TAGTTCCTGCTGATCCTGAAGTACCTGATGTACCACTAGTTCCTGAGGTTCCTGAAGTTCCGCTAGTTCCTGCTGATCCTGAAGTTCCACTAGTTCCTGCTGATCCTGAGGTACCCGATGTACCACTGGTTCCTGATGTACCACTAGTTCCTGCTGATCCTGAAGTTCCGCTAGTTCCTGCTGATCCTGAAGTTCCGCTAGTTCCTGCTGATCCTGAAGTACCCGATGTACCACTAGTTCCTGATGTACCACTAGTTCCTGCTGATCCTGAAGTACCTGATGTACCACTAGTTCCTGAGGTTCCTGAAGTTCCACTAGTTCCTGAGGTTCCTGAAGTTCCGCTAGTTCCTGCTGATCCTGAAGTTCCGCTAGTTCCTGCTGATCCTGAAGTACCCGATGTACCACTAGTTCCTGAAGTTCCACTAGTTCCTGCTGATCCTGAAGTTCCACTAGTTCCTGCTGATCCTGAAGTTCCACTAGTTCCTGAAGTTCCACTAGTTCCTGCTGATCCTGCTGATCCTGAAGTTCCTGCTGATCCTGAAGTACCACTAGTTCCTGAAGTACCCGATGTACCACTGGTTCCTGATGTACCACTAGTTCCTGCTGATCCTGAAGTTCCACTAGTTCCTGAGGTTCCACTAGTTCCTGCTGATCCTGAAGTTCCTGAAGTTCCACTAGTTCCTGCTGATCCTGCTGATCCTGAAGTACCTGATGTACCACTAGTTCCTGCTGATCCTGAAGTTCCGCTAGTTCCTGCTGATCCTGAGGTACCCGATGTACCACTAGTTCCCGAAGTTCCGCTAGATCCGCTAGATCCTGTTTTTCCACTAGATCCTGCTGATCCTGCTGATCCTGAAGTTCCACTAGTTCCTGCTGATCCTGAGGTACCCGATGTACCACTAGTTCCTGAAGTTCCACTAGTTCCTGCTGATCCTGAAGTACCACTAGTTCCTGAAGTTCCACTAGATCCAGCAGCTCCATCAGACATCCAACTAACTGAATAGGTTTCTGTTCCTCCCCACTGTCCATTCCCAACTACAAAAGTAAGAGGTATTGTCCAAAAGTTATTGAGGACGGTATAGAACAAGTTTCCAACTGTAAATATACCAAAAACACTAGTATCATTAACCTGCGTTATTTGTAAACGAGAAGGTTTACCCGCGGCTTGATTAGCATCTAAAGCATTAAACCAACCAGTATACGCTCCAGTTAAAGAAGAATCTGAAATATCTATTGATGTGGTATCGGCAAAATTAGCGTTGTCGCCAATGATAATACCGGAGCCCATCTCCGGTGGGTTATTAGTCTCCCACCTTCCTGAGTTTGCACCATCAATTCCTGGATCCCCTTGAGATCCTTGAGCTCCCGATGTACCACTTGAACCGCTAGACCCCGATGTTCCTGAAGAACCGCTTGAACCTGAAGTTCCTGAAGAACCGCTAGTACCACTAGTTCCTGCTGATCCTGAAGTACCACTAGTTCCTGAAGTACCACTAGTTCCTGAAGTTCCACTAGTTCCACTAGTTCCTGCTGATCCTGATGTACCTGATGTACCACTAGTTCCTGAAGTTCCGCTAGTTCCTGCTGATCCTGAAGTACCACTAGTTCCTGCTGATCCTGAAGTACCTGATGTACCACTAGTTCCTGAAGTTCCACTAGTTCCTGCTGATCCTGAAGTACCTGATGTACCACTAGTTCCTGAAGTTCCACTAGTTCCTGAAGTACCTGAAGTTCCACTAGTTCCTGAAGTTCCACTAGTACCTGCTGATCCCGAAGTACCTGAAGTTCCTGCTGATCCTGAAGTACCACTAGTTCCTGAAGTACCACTAGTTCCTGAAGTTCCACTAGTTCCACTAGTTCCTGCTGATCCTGATGTACCTGCTGATCCTGATGTACCTGAAGTTCCACTAGTTCCTGAAGTTCCTGCTGATCCTGAAGTACCTGCTGATCCTGAAGTACCTGCTGATCCTGAAGTACCACTAGTTCCTGAAGTACCTGATGTACCACTAGTTCCTGCTGATCCTGAAGTTCCACTAGTTCCTGAAGTACCTGCTGATCCCGAAGTACCTGAAGTTCCTGCTGATCCTGAAGTACCACTAGTTCCTGAAGTACCACTAGTTCCTGAAGTTCCACTAGTTCCACTAGTTCCTGCTGATCCTGATGTACCTGCTGATCCTGATGTACCTGAAGTTCCACTAGTTCCTGAAGTTCCTGCTGATCCTGAAGTACCTGCTGATCCTGAAGTACCTGATGTACCACTAGTTCCTGAAGTTCCACTAGTTCCTGAAGTACCTGAAGTTCCACTAGTTCCTGCTGATCCTGAAGTACCTGCTGATCCTGAAGTACCACTAGTTCCTGAAGTACCTGAAGTACCACTAGTTCCTGCTGATCCTGAAGTACCTGATGTACCACTAGTTCCTGAAGTTCCACTAGTTCCTGCTGATCCTGAAGTACCTGAAGTTCCTGCTGATCCTGAAGTACCACTAGTTCCTGAAGTACCACTAGTTCCTGATGACCCATTAACCCCTGATGTTCCCGCTGATCCGGAATTTCCAGATGTACCACTAGATCCTGCAGTTCCATCTAGTCCGGCTATTCCTGAAGTACCTGCTGATCCTGAAGTACCACTAGTTCCTGAAGTTCCTGCTGATCCTGATGTACCACTAGTTCCTGATGATCCTGAAGTACCACTAGTTCCTGCTGATCCTGAAGTACCTGAGGTACCTGCTGATCCTGAAGTTCCTGATGTTCCTGCTGATCCTGAAGTTCCGCTAGTTCCTGATGTTCCTGCTGATCCTGATGTACCGCTAGATCCGCTAGATCCTGTTTTTCCACTAGATCCTGCTGATCCTGCTGATCCTGAAGTTCCGCTAGTTCCTGCTGATCCTGAAGTACCCGATGTACCACTAGTTCCTGAGGTTCCACTAGTTCCTGCTGATCCTGAAGTACCTGATGTACCACTAGTTCCTGAGGTTCCTGAAGTTCCGCTAGTTCCTGCTGATCCTGAAGTTCCACTAGTTCCTGCTGATCCTGAGGTACCCGATGTACCACTAGTTCCTGAAGTTCCACTAGTTCCTGCTGATCCTGAAGTTCCTGATGTACCACTAGTTCCTGAAGTTCCACTAGTTCCTGCTGATCCTGAAGTTCCGCTAGTTCCTGCTGATCCTGAAGTACCTGATGTACCACTAGTTCCTGAAGTTCCACTAGTTCCTGCTGATCCTGAAGTTCCGCTAGTTCCTGCTGATCCTGAAGTACCTGATGTACCACTAGTTCCTGAGGTTCCTGAAGTTCCGCTAGTTCCTGCTGATCCTGAAGTTCCACTAGTTCCTGCTGATCCTGAAGTACCTGATGTACCACTAGTTCCTGAGGTTCCACTAGTTCCTGCTGATCCTGAAGTTCCGCTAGTTCCTGCTGATCCTGAAGTACCTGATGTACCACTAGTTCCTGAGGTTCCACTAGTTCCTGCTGATCCTGAAGTTCCGCTAGTTCCTGCTGATCCTGAAGTACCACTAGTTCCTGCTGATCCTGAAGTACCTGATGTACCACTAGTTCCTGAAGTTCCACTAGTTCCTGAAGTTCCTGCTGATCCTGAAGTACCTGATGTTCCACTAGTTCCTGATGATCCATTAACTCCTGAAGTTCCTGCTGATCCTGAAGTTCCTGCTGATCCTGAAGTTCCTGAAGTTCCTGAAGTTCCACTAGTTCCTGCTGATCCTGAGGTACCTGCTGATCCTGAGGTACCACTAGTTCCTGAAGTACCTGCTGATCCTGAGGTACCACTAGTTCCTGAAGTACCTGCTGATCCTGAGGTACCACTAGTTCCTGAGGTTCCACTAGTTCCTGATGATCCGTTAACTCCTGAAGTACCTGCTGATCCTGAAGTACCTGATGTACCACTAGTTCCTGAAGTTCCACTAGTTCCTGCTGATCCTGAAGTTCCTGAAGTTCCTGAAGTTCCTGCTGATCCTGAGGTACCACTAGTTCCTGCTGATCCTGAAGTTCCACTAGTTCCTGCTGATCCTGAAGTTCCACTAGTTCCTGATGATCCCGAAGTACCTGATGTACCACTAGTTCCTGAAGTTCCACTAGTTCCTGCTGATCCTGAAGTTCCTGAAGTTCCTGAAGTTCCTGAAGTTCCTGAAGTTCCACTAGTTCCTGAAGTTCCACTAGTTCCTGATGATCCCGAAGTACCACTAGTTCCTGAAGTTCCACTAGTTCCTGAAGTACCTGCTGATCCTGAAGTTCCACTAGTTCCTGAGGTTCCACTAGTTCCTGATGATCCGTTAACTCCTGAAGTTCCTGCTGATCCTGAAGTTCCCGAAGAACCATTTGCTCCCGATGTTCCTGCTGATCCTGAAGTTCCTGAAGAACCACTTGCTCCTGATGTTCCTGCTGATCCTGAAGTTCCAGAAGAACCATCTGCTCCTGATGTTCCAGAAGAACCATCTGCTCCTGAAGTTCCAGAAGATCCACTTGCTCCTGAAGTTCCCGAAGAACCATTTGCTCCCGATGTTCCTGCTGATCCTGAAGTTCCTGAAGAACCACTTGCTCCTGATGTTCCTGCTGATCCTGAAGTTCCAGAAGAACCATTTTCTCCTGATGTTCCAGAAGATCCACTTACTCCTGATGTTCCAGAAGATCCACTTGCTCCTGAAGTTCCCGAAGAACCATTTGCTCCCGATGTTCCTGCTGATCCTGAAGTTCCTGAAGAACCACTTGCTCCTGATGTTCCTGCTGATCCTGAAGTTCCAGAAGAACCATTTTCTCCTGATGTTCCAGAAGATCCACTTGCTCCTGAAGTTCCCGAAGAACCATTTGCTCCCGATGTTCCTGCTGATCCTGAAGTTCCTGAAGAACCACTTACTCCTGATGTTCCTGCTGATCCTGAAGTTCCAGAAGAACCATTTTCTCCTGATGTTCCAGAAGATCCACTTGCTCCTGATGTTCCAGAAGATCCACTTGCTCCTGAAGTTCCCGAAGAACCATTTGCTCCCGATGTTCCTGCTGATCCTGAAGTTCCTGAAGAACCACTTGCTCCTGATGTTCCTGCTGATCCTGAAGTTCCAGAAGAACCATTTTCTCCTGATGTTCCAGAAGATCCACTTGCTCCTGATGTTCCTGCTGATCCTGATGTTCCAGAAGATCCACTTGCTCCTGAAGTTCCCGAAGAACCACTTGCTCCTGATGTTCCCGAAGAACCACTTGCTCCTGAAGTTCCTGCTGATCCTGATGTTCCCGAAGAACCATCTGCTCCTGATGTTCCCGAAGAACCGTTTTCTCCTGATGTTCCTGCTGATCCTGAAGTTCCTGAAGAACCACTTGCTCCTGATGTTCCTGCTGATCCTGAAGTTCCAGAAGAACCATCTGCTCCTGATGTTCCAGAAGAACCATCTGCTCCTGATGTTCCCGAAGAACCATCTGCTCCTGAAGTTCCAGAAGATCCTGCTGCTCCTGATGTTCCTGCTGATCCTGATGTTCCAGAAGAACCATCTGCTCCTGAAGTTCCAGAAGAACCACTTGCTCCTGATGTTCCAGAAGATCCGTTTGCTCCTGATGTTCCAGAAGATCCATCTGCTCCTGAAGTTCCAGAAGATCCACTTGCTCCTGAAGTTCCCGAAGAACCATTTGCTCCCGATGTTCCTGCTGATCCTGAAGTTCCTGAAGAACCACTTGCTCCTGATGTTCCTGCTGATCCTGAAGTTCCAGAAGAACCATTTTCTCCTGATGTTCCAGAAGATCCACTTGCTCCTGATGTTCCTGCTGATCCTGATGTTCCAGAAGATCCACTTGCTCCTGATGTTCCCGAAGAACCACTTGCTCCTGAAGTTCCCGAAGAACCACTTGCTCCTGAAGTTCCTGCTGATCCTGATGTTCCCGAAGAACCATTTGCTCCTGAAGTTCCCGAAGAACCGTTTGCTCCTGAAGTTCCAGAAGAACCACTTGCTCCTGAAGTTCCCGAAGAACCACTTGCTCCTGAAGTTCCCGAAGAACCACTTGCTCCTGATGTTCCTGCTGATCCTGAAGTTCCAGAAGAACCATCTGCTCCTGATGTTCCCGAAGAACCATCTGCTCCTGAAGTTCCAGAAGATCCTGCTGCTCCTGAAGTTCCAGAAGTTCCAGAAGATCCTGCTGATCCTGATGTTCCTGCTGATCCTGATGTTCCAGAAGAACCATCTGCTCCTGATGTTCCCGAAGAACCATCTGCTCCTGAAGTTCCAGAAGATCCTGCTGCTCCTGAAGTTCCAGAAGATCCTGCTGCTCCTGATGTTCCTGCTGATCCTGATGTTCCAGAAGAACCACTTGCTCCTGAAGTTCCAGAAGATCCACTTGCTCCTGATGTTCCAGAAGATCCACTTGCTCCTGATGTTCCAGAAGATCCACTTGCCCCTGAAGTTCCCGAAGAACCACTTGCTCCTGATGTTCCCGAAGAACCACTTGCTCCTGAAGTTCCTGCTGATCCTGATGTTCCCGAAGAACCGTTTGCTCCTGATGTTCCCGAAGAACCGTTTGCTCCTGATGTTCCCGAAGAACCACTTGCTCCTGATGTTCCCGAGGAACCTGCTGCTCCTGATGTTCCCGAGGAACCTGCTGCTCCTGATGTTCCCGAGGAACCTGCTGCTCCTGATGTTCCCGAAGAACCACTTGCTCCTGAAGTTCCTGCTGATCCTGATGTTCCCGAAGAACCATTTGCTCCTGAAGTTCCCGAAGAACCGTTTGCTCCTGATGTTCCCGAAGAACCTGCTGCTCCTGATGTTCCCGAAGAACCTGCTGCTCCTGATGTTCCCGAGGAACCTGCTGCTCCTGATGTTCCCGAAGAACCACTTGCTCCTGAAATACCACTAGTTCCACTGCTTCCACTTCCCGTTCCTCCTGATATAGTTATTGTGGTATATCCGCTAGAATCAGTTACAGACGAAACGCCAGATCCAGTAAAGTTTAGACCAGTAACACCTACTCCTATCTGGGATCCACTAGAATAAGTATTTATAGCAGATCCTGATCCCCCTGATCCACCAGGTATTGTAACCGTTACCGTATTGTATTGATCCCCAGTTTCAGTTACTGTAACACCAGCACCGGTAAATCCGACATACCAAGCTCCGTTGAAATGCTGTCCCGTTTGTCCAATGATTACTGGAACATAATCAGAAATTGCAAGTACGTCTATATTATAAGCAGCCTCTGCTATACCAGCTGGTAGATCCGGATATACATCATTCGAAACAGCATTTTGATATGTCCTATAATCAGATTGCTGAGATATTGCACTATAAGTAGCATTAGTAGGTACTCTATTAAGAGAACTGTATGCACCATCCTCATCATAAGTACAGAAGAAATTAATGTATTGATAAGATGGTTTATCGGTTATTTTGTTAATTACAAAGGTATTAAATACCCCCGAAATAGGATTAAATGATCCAGCATCTGTTGCTATGTTTGTAACTAAAAAACCCTCCAATAAATCAGCAGTTGTATAAATGCCGTTTACCTCAAGATAAGTTCCTTCACAATAAAATACGCCGTCACCACACGATGTGGTAATGGTAACACCAGTATTAGTTGCTGTTCCATTGGCGGACATTACGAATGAAGAAGCACCGTAATTAACAGAAATTACGGTAGTTGATGAGGGAATTCCTGTACCTGTTACAGCAAGACCTGGTATAATGAGATTAATATTAGATACGCTAGTAACTACATTACTTCCGTTTGATACGTTTCCTGTTATCTGTGGTCCGTTGGTAAAAAATTCAGGTATAAATAATTGACCGGTTATTCTAGGTTGACTCCCCATGTTTCTTTTATTTTAAAATTGCGCTCTTATATTTCTATCACCTGTTGAAAGAGCAGCCCAAACAAATACATTAGGCGTAGAAGTAAGTGTCATTGTTGCATTTATAGTTGCCCCTGCTGTTGTATAAACTCTCCAAACGGGAGCATATGAATTATAGATTGCATCATTCTGTCCTGCCCCGTTTGCTGATGATTGCGGTGTTGTTAGTGTGTATGTACTATTCATGGAGTCAGAAATAAGCATGCTCATGAGTTGAACATCACCACCAGAAGGGGCTACTATAGTTGAACCTGTTGCAGTAACTGAAGAAGATGTAAATCCTAAGGAGTAAGCTGCTGAAGATCCTGAGGATGATCCGCTGTTCGCGGTAGCTACTGAGAATGAGTTTGCATCTATATAGGTAATGGTACCATTAAAGTTATCAGCATTTGCATTTCTTACTATGATCATATCTCCATTACTTCTTCCGTGAGAGGTGTGGGTAATCGTTAATGTTGTTGTTGATCTAGTCCACGAAAGTCCAGTATAAACTGTTGAACTAGATTCCATCCATATTTGCGCGTTTCCTGAAAGATATGTTCTGTACCTGGAAACCGTATTATATATGGTAGAGGATCCTCCAGATGCGTTTGATCCAGTAGGACCGGTAGGACCAGTTATACTAACTCCCGAAGTTCCTGATGATCCCGAGGCTCCCTGTACTCCGAAATTTCCCGTTATTGAAAAACTCCATGACGCATAGGTATTACCCGCATTGCTGGCTGAAGTAACATTTATCGTTAAAGATGTTCCTGAGAATGCGGTGATGTCGCCTTCCATAAAGTTGTCGGCTACTGCAAAGGCTCTAACTCTCTCACCTACTTGGAATGCAGTTTGTGTATTTGATAAGTTTGTTGTCCATGTTTTACTTCCTGATCCTACTATAATATTAGAAGTAGTTGAAGTTAATCCATAATATCCTATACCTTGTGCTCCTGAAGTTCCTGCTGATCCTGAAGAACCTGAAGTTCCGCTAGTTCCTGATGTACCACTAGATCCTGAAGTTCCGCTAGTTCCTGATGAACCGTTAGAGCCTGATGTTCCACTAGATCCATTAACTCCTGATGTTCCACTAGATCCAGAAATTCCAGTGTAACCCTGAAGATTAACATTCCATACGCTGTAAGGATTTCCTGAGCCTATTTCATAACTACATAAAATAGTCATAGATCCCGTACCTGAATTATATGCTGTTACTAATCCAACAAATAATCCTACGGAGTTATTATAAACAGACACCGTTTCACCACCGGTAGAATTATAAGAAAGTCCAGTCCCAACAGTGATAGTTACACTATTTCCTACGGTTGGTATTGTCGTTGTGCTAACACTGGTTGTTTGATATAAACTTGCTCCATTAACCCCCGATGTTCCACTAGATCCGGAAGATCCTGATGAGCCAGAAGATCCTGATGTTCCTGAAGTCCCGGAAGATCCTGATGATCCTGATGATCCCGATGATCCCGAAGTTCCGCTAGTTCCAGATGATCCATTAGAACCCGATGTTCCTGATGAGCCACTAGAACCTGATGTTCCTGATGAACCGCTAGATCCAGATCTTCCTGATGATCCTGATGATCCTGATGATCCCGAGGTTCCGCTAGTTCCAGATGATCCATTAGAACCCGATGTTCCTGATGAACCGTTAGAACCGGATGTTCCTGATGACCCATCAATACCAGATGTTCCTGATGAACCGCTAGATCCAGAGCTTCCTGCTGATCCTGAAGTTCCTGCTGATCCTGAAGTTCCACTAGTTCCAGAGGAACCATCAACACCAGATGTTCCCGACGAACCGCTAGATCCAGAGGTTCCTGATGATCCTGAGGTACCACTAGTTCCTGAAGTTCCTGATGTTCCAGCTGATCCTGAAGATCCTGAAGATCCTGAAGATCCGCTAGTTCCTGAAGATCCATCAACACCGGATGTTCCTGATGAACCACTAGACCCAGAGCTTCCTGAAGTTCCACTAGTTCCTGCTGATCCTGAAGTTCCGCTAGTTCCTGCTGATCCTGAAGTTCCGCTAGTTCCTGCAGACCCTGAAGATCCACTAGATCCTGATGACCCTGAGGTTCCACTAGTTCCTGAAGATCCTGAAGAGCCATCAAAACCACTAGTTCCTGAAGATCCATATGCCGGACCTTGAGGTCCTTGTGGACCCACAGGTCCAGATGGACCGGTTACCCCTTCTATATAAGGTAGATCGTTCCATGGTTTTTGGCCATCCCCAATTTTTAATCTTCCTGTGTCTGATTCAACCCCAGGCTCTCCGAGCATCAAAACCGGATCATTATAAGACCAGTTTATCGAAAAGTCCCTTCTTAATAATATTCTGTATGGCATCTAGGTTAACCTATTATGTTTATTTGTTTAGTATATATTCTCATTCTTAAAATCTATATACGTCTAACTAGTTTTATATATCACAAAAAAAGACCCGGTGTTACGGGTCTTTATAAAATGTTATTTATTTCATCAGGTTAATCTTATTCTAACTGCACCGCTATTGTGATATATCCCACCTAAAGGAATACCCCCCGTTGCTGCATATGTGTCATTAGGAAAATTATATAATGCATAATTAGTTAATATAAGTGTACCCGTAGTTCCTGTTATAGTTTGACTACCGTAAAAAGTATTAGCACCAGTTCCGCCCGCTCCTGTAGGACCAGCATTTCCAGTAGAACCCGTACCTCCTGCTATTGTTATGTTCACGAATCCATTGGCCCCTGTAATACCAGAGACGCTAGATCCGGTAAAATTAAATCCGGTAACACCCGTTAATATCTCTAATCCGTTTCTATAAACTGAAGCGTTAACAACATCATAGGGATTCCAATATGAAAGATTGTTCCAATATGTAGTTCCATCTCCTATTTTCATAAGAGAGGTATTTGTCTCGTAGCCGAATTCACCCACTAAAAGTATGGGATTATTTACCCCCCATATTGTTGAGGTGTCTCTTCTTATTTGTATTCTAAAAGCCATTTGTCTTTAATTTTATTTTATTAAATACCGTTCTTTTGTATTGGCTCAACACCTCCGACTATCGGAGATAGAAACTGAGAGTTATCTCTGCTTGAATTACCACCATCTAAAATATCAGAAAAGCTACTTCCAACTGGATTTGTATTGGAATAGAAATTTCCAGTTTGCTTAGCGTTAATAGATGTTCCAGAATCTGACTTTTTAACATAGTTATTCCCAGTACCAATAAAATATAATTGATCCAATGTTTGACTATTGCTACCGTCAATGATTCTAGAATTAAGAAGATTTAGATTTATAATACCATCAGCTGCCATTTAATAAAGAAATGTTTATGCTATATATTCATACACCAAAAGATTAAATTGGCAAAAAAAGAGATATAAAGATTAAAGTATTTCCCTATCTCCGTTAGGAGTAACGTTTTTGGCAAAGAGCTGTTCCATTCTAATTCCGGTTTGCATTAGATTACCCCTGAACTTTTCTGTGGTTAAATCTTTCTCAGGGAAATACGTTTCTGCAGCAACTGTGAATTTAAAATCTATGTATTGTGGATTATTCTGATAACTGAATTCTAGTTGTTTAGTCATATCATAGCTTTCAGGAAATCCGACTTGGGCAGGAATTCTAAACCCTTCGTATTCAAAACTGAATTGGTATGTTTTATAGAAAGTTGTTACTACTGATTGGAATATCTTAAAAGCATCGAGAAGGGTGTCAACTTTTATTGTGATATCAAAAGTTATATTTAGCGGTACTGAATTAGTAAAGGAAGAAAGTGTCTTCATTTCTCCTTTAAGATCCTCCTGCGCGTATGACATCCGGGTGTATTTATTAGATAATCCTTGAACATCTATCTGAAGAGACTGTAACGAAACTACTCCCCTTGGGATAACGTCATAGTTACCCTCCGCAACAACCTCGTCAGTTTTACAGTTTGTGTACTTTATAAAGAAATCTTGAAGAAATGACTCATCGCCAGTTAGCGAATAGAAAAAAGGAATATAAGTCTCTAATACCTCCTGCTGATCATTTATCTGAATGTACTTCAGTTTATCGTTCATTGACTTAAGTAGGGAAGTTATTAGTCCTCTTAAGAAAACATCGTCCGTGTTGTATTTTTCTAAAAATCCTGACATTTTTTAATTAATATGTTACTATTACAAAACCAATTTTTGTTTTTGCTGTTGATCCTGCAGCATTTGATGCAGTTAAAGTTACTGTGTATGTTCCGGTTACTCCGTAGGTAACTATTGGGTTTTGTATAATACTTCCTGTTGGCGATGCGGTTACACCAAAGCTCCATATCCATCCTGTTGGAGCAAATTGCCAAGGTGACATTACACTAGTGTCTTTAAATGAAACTGTTCCCCCGGGTATAATTTGTACCGAAGCAGTTGCACCTGTAGCAGTTGCAAAATTAGTATAAGGCGGGGTTGGTATTGGTCCCTTCCTTGTGGTTACCCCATCTGGTGTGCTATCAAATGATGGCGATCCTACAGGTACATCGTCTAATCTTCCCGGGGTTCTTTGTATCTGGATTGGTATTTCTGCATATCTTATCTGAAGTGGCTCGTTGGAGTCATTTAGATATGTAGGATGAGCAAAACTAGAATTATCATATTGATCCTTGGTTATTCCGGTTAAGCTCTTATACGTGTTCCCTAGCATCTTTTTAACACTATTAGTTGGCATAGTGCTAAGCGTTTTTATAACAACAAATGATTTTAATATGGCCTGTAGATTGCTTGTATTCTGATTGTTATATTCGACAAAGAAGTATGTCCAGCTATTTATGCTCCTGTTACTAACGGTAGGTTTACCTAAACTATTATTAACACTAGCATAATCATAAACAGCATTATTAGAAGGTCTGAGTAAACCAGTTCCTAAAAGACCCATTCCTATTGTAGCTGGATCAAAGTAATTCACCGGAATATTATTCATCCCCGAGATAGTAGATTTATTAACCTCTATCGCCTGATTTCTTTGTTTTTTAGTGATATTCTTTTGTGAATTACCCGTTTGTCTACTTCTCAACTTAGGAATCTTTTTATGTATATATTCCAGATGGGTTAGGAATGATACTGCTTAAAATTTATCTATTTTAATACTAGAGAAGTTATGCGTCTTAGTAACATCTAATTTCCAGTCAAATATCTCATGTGGCATGGGCGCGTGATTTATGACAAATATATTAAGCCCCATTGATCTTGAATTTTTCTGTAAAATTTTAAGTATCGCTTGCACGCCCTCGGGATCGACCGAACTAAATAGCTCATCAAGAAAAAGCAGGTTGATTGTGCTAAATTTAAGCTTCATCAGCTTCATTATCGATATAAGAACCACGAAATCAACTTTCTTCATTTCCCCGGTACTTAAAGACGGTACAGGTATTTCCACACCCATATGATATAATGAAGCTTTAAACTCATCATCAAAAACTACTTGATATTCAAGATTCATTTCTCTTAGCAAATCTAATATCTCAGAATTAAGGGAGGGTAGAATTGTTTTTATCGCCATCTGTTTAACCCCCTTCTCGCTTAGCACGTCATCTAAGCCTTTAATCCATAGGTTCTTCTCCTGTGTCTTAGCCACATCAGATCCTATTTTTATCTTATCCTCTTCTAAATTGGTTATTATTCTTTTAAGAGACTCTACCTGTTTATCATTGTCCGAAGATTCAAGTCTTTGTATTTCAAATAATACCTCTCTAATTTTACTATCAATTTTAACACCCTTCTCCTGGAGGTCCATTTTTTTTGTCTTCATCTGAGATTCCTTTTCTCTAACTTCAGTTAAAGATGTTTCGCACCCAGTGAATTCTGTATAGCTATCATCTTTCTCGTTTGTCAGATTACCCTTTAAATCATTATGAAAATCGCTATCTAAAGGTCCTTCGCAGGTTGGACATTTTTCAGATTGATATAATCTAAGTCTTCTTTCAAGATCCTGGTATTTAGTTCTCGCTTCGATTAGTGATCTATTTGTATTAGTTACTAAATCGTTTATTTCCTGCTCTTGAATTTTAAATTCTGTTATTTTAGCAGAATGTATTTTTTGAATATTCTTAAATTTATCTAAACTTTCATTTAGAGTTCCTAGCTCGTCTTTCACCTCTTGCTCGATGATAGCTAAAAGAGAATCCATCTCTTCCTGTGATTTATCTATGCTATTTTCTGTCGATTGAAATTTACCGGATAGGATGTCTAGGGATTCCTTTATTCTTCTAACCTCACTCTTTAGGACTTCCCTCATTTGATTTAATATATGAAATCCGAATATTTTATCAACAATAGCCCTTTTGTCCTGTGGACTCATTTTAATAAAAGATTTAAAGTCGTTTATAGAAAGAGATATGGTGTTGTTGAAAACATAAAAAGGAATACCTATTAAATCATCAGCTAAATAGTCCTGAACGTTTTTAGTCCCTGCCTGGTCATATTTAACACCGTCAATATAGAGAAAGAAAAATGTGGGTTCTAAACCTCTTTCGACGGTTATATTTTTACCATTCGATTCAAATTCTATGCGCGTCCATGCATTACCGTTAATTCTATTTGGTATATCCCCGAGTTTCTTGCCCTCAACTTTACCATAAAGACAAAAAGATATAACTTGTGATATACTAGTTTTACCTGCCCCGTTTTCACCAACAACCTGAAACAAACAAGAGGATTCAGGAAAATCTAAAACTTGTTTCTTATTCCCGTAAGAGGAAAAGTTTTTCCATTCTATTTTTCTGATTCTCATACTATTTAGTTTCTTGCTCTTGTGTGGTTACTATTGTGTGTAATTTTACTAGACTCTGATACATCTTATCCTTTGTGTCTCTATCATGTTCTAAGTTTTCGACGTACTCCTTTATAAAATCAAGAACATTGAATTGTCTGCCATCTATATCAATTATCTGCTGGGATAGAGAATTAGCTTGGTCTGGATCGTAAGGATGAAATTTAAGGCTTCTCTGTGATTGTAAAATATCAGTTAAAATGTTAAGGGGTGCTTTTAAAGACATAACAGGATCAATCATTATGTCAACGAAGTTATTAGTAAATAACGGTTCTAAATCTTCATGTGTTGATTCCAGTATATCTGTGAAATAAAATCTTTTAAATTTTGGAGAAAAATCATTGGGAAAATAAGTCTCTTTTAGGTCAGAAACATTTAAAAGTGTTATGCCTTTCTGATTATCCATATCAGATCTGGTTATCTCATATGGTGATCCTAACATATTTATATTCCCTGCCTTTTGTGCATAGTGTATATGACCAGAATAAACCTTTTTGAATTTATCGAATTCTTTGACAGAAGCACCAGTTTCTACCCGGGTGAATTTATTGAATTTTAAACCTCTTATATCTGCATGACAGCATAAAACATCATGCGGATCTGAATTTTCTAGAAATTCGCTTTCTGCTTCATGATCCTTTCTCCAAGGCATTAAAAGAAAAGATTTATCAAGTATCTTTAGTGTCTGGGGTTCTTCTACGATATTTATTCTGGGTATCCATTTGATAGATTTCAGCGAGTTTACGTCATTAGATGTTTTTCCCCACACGTCATGATTTCCTAGTATAATATAAACACCATCTTTAAAAATAACAGAAAGCTCTTCAGCTATTTCGATACCTAAGTTAAGTACTTTTAAATTTATGCTTTGTCTGGAGTCAAAAAAATCTCCAAGATGAAATAGAACATCACCAGGTTTATAATTTTCCCTAACTAGCGGAAAGAACCAATCGAAAAAATATTCTCTAATACTATCGATCCATTCATTAGAATTATTCCTTACCCCTAAATGGGTATCAGTTATAAACCAAATTCTTTTATCTGTTCCTATTGCTGTCATCCAAATTTATACTAAAATAATCTCTTAATTTTCTTTTTTGAAAGAATCTTAAATTTAACTTCTAGCTCATTTATGATTAGTTCCCTGTATTTAATGGGTGCTATTTCATAAGCTTTTGTATACGGTATCTGTACATAATCACAGATACAAACAAACTTTTCAGAAAAGCTAAATTCTGTTTCCCCGAGTTTCTCTATAACTTCCTGAAAAAGGTGTGGCATTAAATCCTTAGGTATTTTCTTCTTATAGCTTAACGGGAACCATCTTGAGGTTTGGAATGCCTCATATACTGCTTCTTCTAATTTTTTCTTATGTAGATACTCTTGTTCATCATAATACGTTTCTACAAATCTATGATTCTGATCTACATCAAAATTGTCATTATAGTCAACGTCTTTAGTTGGATTATTATGTGCTCCGAATATCTTATCACCGAGTTTTTTCTTATTGGGATCCGTACCCTCTGTGTCGTTAATCAGATCTTCTTTTTCTTCTTCCATTATAAGGAGGTTATTTTGCTTACTCAACATGCATCGGCATATTGGTATCCTCGCTTATTCGCATATAACGGTAGTCAACATTAAATATCTTGTGAGCATTTTTGTAACCATCGTCGCGATTAGCAAGGATTTTTAATTTATACTCCTTATTAGCGTACATTATCGGATCTTGAATAATACCAAACATACCATCAACGGTTGCAACTAATCCAGAAGATTCAGCTGCTGAATTGATGCTTAAATCAGAGGCATCAAAATCCCCTTGTTTAGTTTGTGTGGCAGTTATTATAGACCAATTGTTAGTCATAGCCATACCTCTTAGATCCTCTGCAATTTGCTTGATTTTCATGTAGGTATTTTCAGAGTTGGGATTTCTCCAATTCTTCATAATGTTAATATAATCCACAATAATTACCTTAAATTTTATACCCCTCATTTCTTCAACTTTCCTTAAATATCTCTCAATGTCATTTACAGAAGCCTGCGATGTAGGAAACTCCTTAATCAATAAATGACCCGGAACTTTTAGATTATCATAAGTTACTGACGATAGCTTTCTCTTAATAAGCTGATCATCATTTGAACTATCGCTATATTCTGAAATAGGTATACCTAATATATTAGCACCTACTCTTTTTACGTATTTCCTATCTGTCATCTCTAAGGAAAGAATAGCCACATTATTTCCCGTTTTAACAGCTTGTGCACCTAGATTACCTAACCATAAAGATTTACCAACCTTAGGCATTCCCATAAAAACATATAAAGCTTTTGCAGAAAATCCCCCTCCTAATACTGTATCAATAAAAGGATATCCGCTAGAGAATGTACTAGAGCTGTATTGTTTATGACTATCGGGATTAAAGAAATCTAATCCCTCATCAAAAGCAAAGTCGATATTATTTCTTTCAATTACTATGTTTTTGAAAGTGTCAATAACGTTTTTGATATTATCTGAAGTGACAGGGGTAGATTGAATGTATTTAACAGCATCGATTGCAGACTTTGTTAAATTCTTATATTCAATAAAAAATTCAGTGGTTTCTTTTAACCAATCTTCTTCGTATTTAGATAGATCAATATCATATACTGCTTTTATCTCGCTATCTTTAAGATCTCCACCTTTACCCATTATCTTAAAAGCCTCAACTAATTGTTCAGATGTAGGCATATCATGGTACTTATCCCAGAATTCTTTAGCAGATTCAAATACAATTCCCAAAGCTTCATTCTTAAAGAAGTGGGATTTACATGTTTCTAAATAATCAGGTCTGCTTAGAATGTATCTAAGGATAATGTTTTCTGAGTGGGTTAAATCCATTTTTTTTATTTTTAGCTTTTGTAGTATGGATTACTTTGTATCCTATACCATTTTTTTGTTCCTGTGCTTTTTTCAATCTCTTTGAAATCACCATCCTCTATCATAGTTTTAATCACCTCCCCATGTTTCATCTTTTCCCAGGAAGATCCGAAAATAGAATTAAATGTCTGATTTGATATATCACCATTAGGCCTTCCGTCCTTAACGAGGTAAAGACTTACTTCGTATATGATATCTTCTTTGGTAGGGTAATTAGGCAGCGATTTCCAGAGATTAAGAATGTACTTAAATTTGATCTTATTCCTGTCCATCGATCAAATCAGTTTCGTTTGAATCATCATCGATATCCATAGAGTCTAAAATATCGCTATGATCAGCAAGATCTGGGAATTTGAATTTATCTCTAATAACCTTAGCATCAAGCTGTTCTAGTACTTCCCTAGTAAAAACTTTTTCTGTGAATAATTCTGTTGAAGCTACTGTTTTGCCAAGGTGTTTAACACCCCATCTAGTTGATGATGCGCTTGGTTTAAATACTGATTCTTTTTTACCCTCAGCATTTTTAATCTCCTCATACTTACCTCTTTCGATTCCGCACGCTTCCCAAGAAACATAATCTTGTAATCCAACAAATGGATTCATACCATGTGCAAATGAAATATGAAATTTAACTTGCTCAGGAATAGTGAAACGGCTTTTCTTTAAAGTTGACGTAACTACGATACCAGTTTTAGTTCCAGCTCCGTCTTTTAGCTGAGCTTTAGAAAGGAAAGAAACAACAGACATAGCAAAGATAGGTCCGTCGCCACCGGAGGATTCTTTTGTTGGCATATATCCACCCCCTGCATAAACGTGGTTTGTACAAATCAAAGGAATCTTAGCCGCAGTTAAATCTAACGTGATAACTCTAAATAGTTTTCTAAGTTCTTTAGCTTTAGCACCCATATCTGCTGCATTATGGCCTTTCATTGCATCAGCTAGCTCTTTATCAGTACTTAACATACCTAATGAATCTAGTACTAAAAGTACCTTAGGTTTTTGACCTGCTGCTTTAGCTTTCTTAACTGCATCAATAACATTAGATGCAAATGTCTGAAATTGGGAAACTGTTTGAATAGGTTGATATCTTAGCTTATCCGCATCAATACCAAATTTCAAAGCTCCTGATTTATCAATCGCACCTTCAGTGTCACAATAGATAACATCGTATCCAATTTTCTGAGCTTCCCTAACTACATTTAAACAGAAGAATGATTTACCCGTACCTGGATCACCCATAACTCCAAATGATCTTGAGTTTGGTACGCCACCAAATAAAGTTCCTGAGATCTGTGCATTAAGTAGGTAATTACCCGTGGGTATCCATTCATCTACTTCACTAAATGTATTTGTTGAAAGGATAGATCCTGTTTCGAATCCTGCAATTTTAGAAAGCTCCTTATCTAGAGCTGCAAATGAAAAGGTACCAGGTGAGCTTTTTTCTGTTGTCTTAGCCATAATTTATATTTAAGTATTTATAAATTATACTGCTAATTACCTATTAAGTTTCTGAGATTATAAAAACTGGGACCTATTAAAGACTAGTTTTTAAAGAAAGGGCTCTTAAGTACTCTAAGATTATATTAACCCCTGGGCCAATATGATATTGATTTTAGCAATGGTTTGCAGAAATGTTCCGATTTTTCGGAAAATATTTTTTATAATCCCATTTTTTTCTTGATCTCGTCCTTGTTATCGCTATAAAATCCAAGATCTCTTTGAAAATCCTCGAATGCTTCATCGTTATCTGCATATACTTTACCTGATAATGAACCGATATAAGTCATCGCTAATTTAGAGGCATTCTTAGTTTCCTCGTCAAATTCACCATTAAGATTACCTGTGGGTAAATGACCTAGATCTATTAACCTTTGTTGAAATGATTTTACTACCTCCTTATTAAGATCCTTTCCGTCTTTAGAAAATACCTGAACGTCGCTTTTTCTTTTAATCTTAGATGGCTTAACTTCTTCTGTTCCCGAGCCTCCTTTAAACATATCTACTGCTTTATTAATTACCACATCAGCATCTCTATCTCTATATCTTTTTTCTATGGCTTGTTGATTGGTAACCTCAGAAGCTTTTGCAGCTGCCTTTTGCATTAATTCCCTTCCTTTTTCTAGATAAGCTATGGAAGCAATTCTTTCCCTACTCTCTCCGAGTACATCGTTTTTCCACTTCTCTAAAATTCCACCCTTTCTTCCTATTATAGCGATTTGCTTTGATATGTCATCTAATTTTGTCTTAATAGATGATAAGCTAACACTGCTTGATTCTAGCTCTTTAGGAACACTAACAACATATTTAAAGGAATCCTGTACGAATGATATCATTTCAGAAGCTTCAGATTTAGCTTCATCAGCAGTTAAATCAGACGCTTTTCTTGTTACTTTGTCGCTTTCACTATCAGTAGAAGAATCGTTACTCAATCCATGAACGTTTTTCTTAAAAGCTACTACATTATCAATCTCACTAGCTAATCCAACTAAACTACCCTTTAATACATCTGCAGCATATAATAAAGATGCTTTATCATCTCCTGATTTTGCTGATTGATTTTTTGCTCCACCCTTAAATCCATCTACTATGCCTCTTCCTACTCCGCTTATGAAAGCTTTTTTATCATCTAAAAACCCACCAAAATCTTCTAGTATTCTATCGTTATTTTCTAACCAATGCTCTGATTCCTCTTTTTTGTCGTCTGCTTTTTTAGATAATACTATACTAGAAATAGCATCAGATAACTCCTCATAGAAATTTTCAGGTGCTTCAGCTAAGCCTGATTTAATTTGATCTATTGCACCACCTAGTATATCTTCGATTTTTACGCTTCCGAAATAAGCAGGAAAATCTTTTTTAAGTTTCTCTGCAATTCTTATCTTATCTTCTTTAGATGTTTTTCCATCTTCTAGTTGTTTCTGTAATTCTTCGACCTTAGCTAGATCCTCCCCTTTTATTCCACCCTCTCTTTTTTCAACAAATCCTAGTTCAACATCAGCACCTTTTCCGAATTGATCTATTGCACTCCTATATAATCCTATTGCATTATTAATCTTACCTAAAGTCATAAGCTGCTTGGGATCTATCATGTCAGAATATTTCTTCTTCATCTCTGCTAGCTGCTTATCGTACTCCTCTTGTTTTAATTTAGGAGTGCCGTTTAGCTCAGCGTCTAGAGCTTTCTTCTCTTCAAAATATTTCTTGTAAACATCATTAGATTTAATATTCTTCTGTATTATCCCGGTAATTCCTGCACCAGATGGAGGCCAAGATCCTGCTAATTGATAAATCTTATTCCATGCATTTTTAAGTCCTGCTGCACTTTTATCAACACTGGTAGCAATATCGTACCTATCGTTTTTATAGTTTTTTATAGCTGGAGCATCTGGATCTACCGCACCGCCCAAACTTGCCATGCCGTCTAATGAGTTAAGTGCCTCTATAAATAGTGTTACATAAGCAGAATAAGAAGATTTATTAGATTTATTGCTAACATTAAGATTCATATTAATCTTATACTTATCAGACACCGATGTTTTTTTATCAGTTTCTTTTTTAGAAGTTGGCCCTTTTATATCATCCGCAAGATCGTCGGTCTCATCCTCATTAACAGATAAGCCCATCCTTATTTTGCTTTCTAATAAGCTATAGCTAGAGAAGCTATGGATTTTGAATAATCCCATTTTATTTGATTATTTGAAAAGATCAGCTACCTTATCTTTATTCTCTTCGTATTTTTCTATAAATTTAAGAAATTCTGGGGTCATTGATTTACCATCTAATCCTTTAAGATCCGGTACTAAAGCCTCGAATCTAGAAGCTATAGATTTTATTGCTGCTTCGGTTCCTTTACCGTAAAGCCCATCAGCTTTTATCTTTTCTTTATCTCCAAGTAATGTGTTTAATTTTTCTTGGTATGTTTTTATAGTTTCGAAATTTTTACCTTTTTTACTTAGGTTATCCTTATCTACATTACCTGATTTTACTTCCTCGTATGATTTCTCTTCTTTATCTTCTTCTTCTTCTTCTTTATCTTCTTCTTTATCTTCTTCACCCTCGCCTGCATCTTTTGCAATAACAACCTCTTCTTGCTTGTTTAAAATTTCAATTGCCTTATTTATAAGATCCATTGCGCTTTCGACCGCTGCTTTTATCTTACCGTCGATTCCTAATTTAACTAACGCTTTACCTTGAATTTCATTCATCCTAGCAGGCACTTCGTTAACTTTACCTATGATCTCTTCTAATTTATCTTTTCTCTCTTTTCTCTTCATATTTTCCCATTCGCCCTCATTAGAAAGTAGATCATAGTATCCTTTTAATTCTCTAGCTATTTTAATACACTCGCTCTTTAAACTTTCAACTGGCGAGTTTTTAGCCAAATAAACAACTTGAGAATATATTGGCGTAATCTTCTTTACTATTTCTTCTCTCTCGTCGGTAAAAGTGTTTTTCTCAAAAATGTGTAAATGCCCTTGTTCTCCGTGCACTAATCCATTATTATCTTTATCCTCTTGTGCTTCAACTTTAGGAGCTTCTTTTGCAGTTTGACCTAATTGAGAGATGTAAGCTATTGTCTTTTTGTAAATAGTGTCTTTAATCTTATCTGCAGCTTTCTCGTCGCTTTTTAATAGCGTGTCGTATGCGTCTTTAAGTTTTTTACCCGCAACTACCATTGATGTAGCAGCTTCTTTATATTTAGGATCAACCTTACCTGCAATTTTATTTATTGCGTCTAGCATTCCTTGTCCTTTATTATCAGAATCAGCTACTGCGGTAAGATCTTTACCTGCATCTTTATAATCTCCGATTTTTGTTACTAAAGCGCCATAAGCCTGCATGAAAAGATCTATCATCTGATCTGCCGCGCTTATTGATCCTGCTTCATCAGCTTCATTTAGTTTATGATAGCTTCTGTAGTCTAATACTCTATTTGTTGACATGTTGTTTAATTTTTTTTTGTATTCTATATATCACAAAAAAATTCCGCCTTTTGGACGGAATTCTATTAATTTGTTTAAAGTGTCTTAGCAGTACTTGTCCATCCAGTATTGGATCATCTCATCTAGCATAGTTTCAAATGTGTATTCTGGTTCCCATCCTGTTTTATGCCTTAGCTTAAACGAATCACCTTTAAGATCGTCTAGCTCCTCTGGTCTCATAAACTTTTGGTCCTGAACGACATAATCTTTCCAATCAAGGTCAAGCTTACCGAACACGTATTCTACAAGCTCCAAAACGGAATGTGATGTTCCAGTTGAACAAACATAATCGTCAGGTTCATCCTCTTGAAGGATCATCCACATAGCTTTAACGTAATCTTTAGCGTGTCCCCAATCTCTAGTAGCGTTTAAATTGCCTAGGCTGAGCTTTTCTGCCATACCTAGCTTAATCTCTACTGCAGCCTTTACTACCTTATTAGTGACAAAGTTTGTACCTCTGCGTGGTGATTCGTGGTTGAATAGAATACCGTTACTTATAAACATTCCATATGAATTTCTATAGTTTCTGCAGATGTTGTACGAGAATACTTTAGCACACCCATAAGGTGATACCGGATTCATTGGGGTCGTTTCTCTCTGGTACCTATCATCATCGATAGAATTGCCAAACATTTCCGAAGATGATGCCTGGTAGATCTTAATGTCCTTATTAAACACTCTTACAGCTTCCAGTAAATTTAGTGTTCCTATGCCTGTTGCTTGTGCAGTATAAACTGGTTGGTCAAAAGATATTCTAACATGCGACTGAGCAGCTAAGTTATAAACCTCATGCGGGTTAGAGATATTTAAAGCATGCAAAAGAGACGGGACATCTAAAAGGTCTGCATAAATAAGGTTGCCTTTTATTTTTTCGTAAACAGAATCTAGCCTGGATGTTTGATTTTCTGATACTGAATTTCTTTTGATTGTTCCGAATACATTGTAACCCTTATTGATCAGAAATTCTGCAAGGTAACTTCCATCTTGTCCATTAATACCTGTTATTAAAGCTCTTTTCATTATTTTCTTATATTTGGATAATTTTCTTTGAACCATGTTACTGATTTGTGTATTCCCTCCTCAATTGGGGTGAATTCAAAATCTGGTGCTATTGATCTTATGACAGAATTATCACTTGGTTTCCTAAATTGGCCTTCAGGTTTATCTAAATCCCAAATTATCTTACCCCTGAAATTAAATTCACTTGCTATAATTTCCACTACTTCTTTTATTGATATCTCTTTTCCTGAAGATATTATAACAGGAATTCCCTCTTTATAGTTATCAAAAAGGATACGGGTTAGATCAGCTACGTCCTCTGAAAATACAAATTCCCTAAGGGGGCTTCCAGATCCCCATATGGTAACATCTGATCCGCTGATATCTGCTAAGTGAAATTTGTGAATTAATGAGGGAAGAACATGTCCATCTTCTAAATTATAATTATCTGCTGGACCGTATATGTTACAGGGGATCACACTAAAATAATTAACACCATATTGCTCTCTATATGATTGCATCTGTATCTCTGCCATTCTTTTAGCATACGCATAGCCATAATTAGAAGAATGCGGTGGGCCAAGATGAATCTTATCTGGTGTGAGTGGATATTCTACTTTATCAGGAAATACACAGGTTGAAGAAAATGCAATCAGCTTTTTAATTCCTGCTTTTCTAGCCTCCTCTATGATTCCGGTATTCATCTTGAGGTTCCCGTAGGTGAATTCTCCAGGATATTCCATATTACCCTTTACCCCTCCAACTCTAGCTGCACAGTGTATGACCCCTTCTATCTCTTTATTCTTTAGAAAATCCCCTATTGAATTTTGATTCAGAAGATTAAGATCATTAGACCCTATTTTTATGTAATCTTCACCAATAAATCTTGATCCAACTAATCCTGTTCCCCCTGTAATTAATATCTTTCCCATTATTTAAAGTTTTTAGTAAATTATTTAGCTACCATTTGCCAATGGTCTTATATTTTTTATTGTATTCCTGATTTTGGTAGTATTGTATAGTCTGATCCTTGTCCATTCTTTTGCATTGCTCGAAGACATCCCAATTTTCCTTTGCTTTTGGGTTAGCCTCACTACTGTCAGAACCTCTATAGTGTTCAAAGTGATAAACCTTACAGTCGCTTATCCAATTAACATTAAATCCCATTTTTTGAAATCTCTCGCCTCTTTCTTTATCTTCAGGTCCATATGAAATAAAATTCTCATTCTCTGCACCATATTTTTTATAGATCCATGTATTAAAGAAAATGCAATGTCCATATTCAGAATCATAGTCAGACCAAGGTCCAATAACGTCTATGTGATTTAGATCAAATCCATTCTCATAAAATCTTGGATAATCAAAATTATCTAAAACTCTTCTTTGACCTCCTGGACCGAATCTATAGGGGTATACTACGTCGCTATCCCCATTGGTTATGTCATAAGTAATTTTTTTATAAAATTTGGCCGGTATAATTACGTCTATGTCATAGTTAGCAACAACTGGTGTTTGCACATCATCAAGCATGATGTTTAGATATTTAGTTCTATGAAAAATCCCCTCATCTTCTGATTTCCAGTGTTTAATCTTTAGATTTTTTAGATCATCTAGAAAATCTAATTTACTTATCCCATCTTCACAGATCTCGTATATAAATACATTAGTCTCAAGATGCTGATTCAAAAATCCTAAAACAGTTTTAGCATTTCTGTACCGATCAGAATGCTCTACCTTGATCGGTATGATTAGTGTACAATTTTTTAAATCAATCATTGTGTTTTTGTATTGTTCCCCTCAATTCTTTCTTACCTCCAAAATCATCCTTGTTTAATTGAAGTATTTTAGGGTCTCCGAATTTTTTTATTATTTCGTAATGATTATCCCTTGCTGGATCCCCTACAAAACAATCTGGATACGCAAACGTAGGATCTAATATTTTTGGATTTTTTTCCATCATATACCAATTTAAAGCACTCTCATCATGCCATAGCGGTATTATATTTCTACTTAAATCCAAGTCAATCAAACGGGATAGTTCTTCTGACATCCTGAGAAATTCATTAGTTTTACCGCCATTGAAACATCCTTGAAAATAGTTTCTTTCCTTACCTACTGGAAAATAAAATGATGACATAGGGTTTCTTTCTAGCGGATACTCATTCCTGGGTTCTAAATAAAAACCTGGATGCAATGTTACTATTAGACCACATCCGTTAGGTGTTTCTAGAATAGAACTTCCTATTGTGGATACTACTTTCATATTAGCATTCATAAAGAAAATGTAATCAAATTCCTCTAATTGCTTTTTAATAGAGTTAAACATATGAAATCTCATCATTGTATCGAATGGCCATCCGAGTTTTTGCTGCTCCACCTTTATTACGTCTTCCGAGAATTTTATATTTTCCGAATCAGTAAAGACGAAATATTTTTTCTCCGATCCTGGCAGAAAATACTTATTGCATGATTCAACCAGACCATCAATAAATATGTCATATTTTCCTGTTGCTATTGTTGTTACTGCAATTCTCATTTTCTCGTTTTTGATTTGAAAGTTTTTTGAATATAGGCAGATGTCCGCCGTTTAAATTTATATAAACACTAAACAATTCAGGATTTCTCTTAAAAGCAATGGCTAATGCGATCTGCTCATTATTTACCATATTTAATTCTAGCATTTCTTTTTCCAATATATTAATGACCATATCTGAGACTTTAGATACTATCGTACCGGTACCCCCGAATAATGTACCTACAAGAATACAGTTGTTATCCCATTTATATTCTTCCGTGTTCATAGATGAGTATATTCTTTCCGTGTTCACATTCCCCTGTATAATAAATCTATCTTTATCTAAATTTTGTAAATTTGGCCAATCTAAAGAAAGATCGAAATCAGAAAAAAATCTGCTACATCCCGCATCAAGCCAGAAATAAAAATCCGAATGTTTTTTTATTTCATTTTGAATCCATCCAAATTTAGAATACTGTATTATATTATATAGGTCTAGGTTGCATTCTATTCTAGAATTGTCCTTTATTCTTGAAAGGTAGTCTGCATCATTCAGTATTTTATTTATTGAATCTTTGTGTTTGTACATTGGAATTTCTTCTAGCCTCTGAATTCTTATTTCAGTGCATTCAGGATCTCTATGTTCTTCTATAAATTTTTTAAATTTCTCCTCGGTATAAATGATCATATGAACCTTTAATCGTAGGGTTTCTTTGAACCATTCGAGATATTGGGTCATCGGCCTACCATCTCCTAGATTTTCTCTACCTATGTCAAATAAGGCAGTGATTACTTTTATTCCACCCATTTGCTAATTGTTTCTGCATATTCTTTTACAAGCTTAGTCCAATCAAAATTAGCCAATCCATATTTTCTAATCTCTGATCTCATTCTATTAGAAATCTCTTGATTTTTTCTGATACTTTCACTTACGTAATCAAGGTCATGCAATTTATCATTAGGTATAATTTCTATGAATGGTAGAGATCTATCAAGATTCCCACTAGCATATTCACTGACAACCAAACCGAGACCGCATATTAAAGCTTCACAACAAACTAAGGGATGTGCTTCACCGTCGCTTAAAAGAACAAGATTAGAATATTTGGATAATTCTTTATAGAGCTTATCCTTAGTCCATTCACCTAAGTAATTGCTTCTATTAAAATTAAACCTATGATCATCCTGGTTTCCTGCAAAGTGTATAAACTCAAGATCTTGATAAATGTATTGTTTCTTTCTATCTGTTATTTTAGCTAAGTATATGCTTTTATCTAAAAATTCTGGAGAATCGTAGTATTCAAAAAGATCGCTTCTTGCTCCGTTTGGGGTTACGTATAATCTGGATGGATCTGCTCCACCGTTAAGATAAACCTGTCTTATACCTTCAGAGAGACAGAATATTTTAAAATCACTATCTACAAATCCTTTAAATATTCTATGATATCCTCCCAGTAGATGATGGGGTACTTCTAAGTACCCGAAATGTGAAGTTGCAGCTTTATTTGGACACGAGATATGTGGCAAAACGTGATAAAGATCGTCATATTGCAAATGCACAAAATCCGGATTAAATGAATTTACTTGGTTTACTATCTCTTGGGGGTTTTGTGTATTTACAATCTGTACTTCGTGCCCTAACTTTGTTAGCTCCTGGTAATAGTCCCAGATCAATATCTCAACTGCTCCCCATCCTACTGGAGGAATAGGCATGATTCCCGGACCTATTATGCAGATCTTCATTTTTTCTCCGGTTTCCTTACTGACCAACTAGTATCTTCAAAGAAATTTAATTCCTCTGCCGAGAAGAATTCGTCAACTGCTCCTCTTACTCCACGGTCCCGGGGATCTTCATGAATGTAATCGTGACCGCATATTATTCCCGAATCTTTTAGCTTAGGAAGGGAGATATTAATATCTCTTAATACAAATTCTTTATCGTGGTTTGCATCTATGTAAACAAAATCAAAATACAAATCAGGTAAACCCGGAATTATTTCTTTTATATCACCTTTTTTAAATATGATATTAGGATTCTCTTTTAATTTTTTTTCCAATTTCCCGGTGGAAATTAAATCTATAGCTATTACTTCTTTGCAATAATAAGAAAATAAAGAGGTACTAACCCCATCATTAACCCCCAATTCCAATACTATGTGGCCTTTATTCATTCCGTGGAATTTACACATATCGTCTAACCCTTTTAGATAATTTTGTCTATTTTGATAAGCTCCCCCATGACCATCCATTCTTTCTTCGTAAAGATTTGGCTTTTCCATTTTTAATTTATTTAATTATAGATATCCTCATACCAAATTATAGCTGGGTATTTTTTTAATGTTTCATAAAATAAAACTGAGATATACTATTTATTTCTGTATAACAAGTAAGTTATTATCAATACTGTTCTTCGAGTTTTGTATTGATATTAATTGTATATGTGACGGTGATAGATGGTCACGTATTTCTAAGATTTTTTCTTCAAACCTATCAAAGGTAAATCTGGTTAGATCCTCTATTATAAAAATACCCCCGTCCTTTAACTTACTGTAAGAATTTTCTAAGAAATTTATATTTGATGTGTATTCATGTTTTCCGTCATCTATAATTATATCAAAATCTATATCCTTTAGTGTTTCGTTGTTCCACATTTCCCGAATAGATTCCGGATTGTCTTGATCGCAAAAAAATGAGCTGATCCTATCCTCGTTCACAAAATAATCACGATTAACATCACCGCAATAAATGTGTGAATTTTTAAAATATTCTTTCCATGCTCTTACGGATGATCCGCCGTAAATTCCAACTTCAAATATTTTTAAATTATTATCTCTATCATCAGAGAACATAAAGTCATAAAACAATGAGTAATTGTGCCAATCTGAGCATTTATCGCTACCAAACTTTGTCATTTTAATACACAGATCAGTTTGGATGTTATTATTTGCTTCATTAAAAAATGAGTTGATTAGACTACTGTTTATTTTTTTCATAATTTGTTTAAATAATTTTCAATATTAATATTTCTAAAATAACTAGCTCCCGTGGGATGAGGATTCCAGCTTTGCCCCTCCCATACGAAAGGTTTATTTTCAAATCTGATTACTCTATATAGAAAAGAATATAAGGGAAAACTAGGCGATAACTTTCCCTCCATGATATACTTGTATATTAGACAATTTAAAACGTCCTGATCTCCACAAGACCATTTAAAGTCTGGATCTGGATTAGGATCAGGAGATTTAGCAATAAGAGATTTATCTTTGCAAAGTTCTAAATATTCGTTAATGAAATTCCTGCTAAAATCTGTATTTCTTATTATTATTCTAGCTGCATTTAACAATGGGCTATTTCTTATCAGACCATTCTCCTGTGGGTTCGTAAAGAATCTATCTATCACATAAGACTTTACGTGATTCTTAACTAGTATTTCTGGTCTTTCTATTTGCACAAATATATCAGACCCATTCTCATTGAGAAGTCTAGTAGAAATTGAATATATGTTCTCCCAGTCAGATTCGAAGTATTGCGGATTCTTTTCAAAGTTACCGTCATGATAAATCAGTATGGAGTTTTCCGGTATTTCCGAAAGAGTTTTCTTTATTAAAAATCCCTTAAAGTCAAAATATCCTATGTGATTTGCATTTGGATTCATGTCGAGTTCCTCATCATAATAGTTGCAAATATCTTCGCTACCTGGAAGATCTTTTAAAGTTCTTTTATTGTACAGTAAAATATCCTTGAAATAGGTGGATAGTCTTTCCTTTATGGCTAAAGATTTTTTAGTTAGATCAAACCCTCCGTCTATTTTTGGTCCCTCTGTATAGAAGCTTAAAAAGTATATGTTATTCATTTTTTTAGAATATAATATTTTTGAAATGCTCAAAATTTACGTCACTTACCCAATAAGGCCAAATAGAAGGGGTTCTTATCCTGCTTTTTTCCAAATTGAAATCTTCTAGATAGGTTTCAATTTTATTATGGTAAATATCGTAATAGTTAGTTGCCTGTTTGTATATGTGGGCTCCGAAGTCTGCTATCTGTATTTCCAGATTATTCTTATTGCAAACACGTTTAACCAGCTCATTAGTATGCATAATACCCTCCGTGTATGACTCTTTTATTTCATCGTGCCATCCCTTTAGAAATCTCCCCATTGCATCTTGTCTTCCGAGAAAAAACCAGTCGCATGGTTTATTCGGGAATTCACCTGCGTATAGATGTCCGCCGTTAACCGAGCTTTGGAAAAATATCATATTATCCTTTATGTCAAGTGATTCTATAACACTGGATATTTTTTTGGTTAATATTAAATCAGGTCTGGATCTAATTATAAGGTCATAGTGATTTGAAGAGCTTAATATGTATGATTGATATGCACTGTATGTTTGACTCAGCAATCCATATAGTACTATAGGTGTCATTATTTTATAAAATTCATCTGATTGATCGCCCCATGTATCTTTAGTAAATCTTTTAAAGAAAGTTACATCAAACGGTTTTCCGCTTTCTATTAGATGCTTTTTTATATTGAATTTTTCAATCAGATAATTAGCTATATCTGAATTACCTAGTTTTTCACTGAAGTGCATTTTATAGCATTTATCCTGATGTGATTCGTCCCACCATAGATGGGAGTAAACATCATTTATGTCATCTTTCAGATTTGTATTGAATGTTTCTACACATTCTACATACGTCTTGGGGTTTCCTGAAAGCAGATATCCTATTTTCATTTATATTAAATTTTTTTTAAATATTACACCATACATTTTTTCTAATAAATGAGCTTCAAAAGGATTAGATTTCCAAAATCCGCTAAACTCTTTTTGTTCCGGATAAGCAACTATATCCAATAATTTTTTATATTGGCTTAGAGTGTATTGATGAATGTTATTTTTCTCCACGAAGAAAAATCCGCCAATATGATAATCTTTAATAAAAGGGCATGGTTTTTCGAATGCCTCTTCATAAATATTGTTTAAAGATCTTTTATATGGATTTGGATGTCCCGCTATATTATCTTGGCTAGATCCATAATCCATAGAAAGACCGTTTTCACTCTCCCGACCGATCCATTTAAACCCATCAGTAATATTATCCTCTGCCATTTGATTTCTAATCTCACCAATATAATTTGGAAGATATGAATTTTTCTCTCCAGTAAGGGGGGAAAACGGGTCAGCTTGTGAAAAATAAATCTGGTCGGTTAGGTTGTTGTAATTTTCTACAATGTGATACATGTATGCATGGGCTTCCCTTCCGACGTTATCCAATTGGATCTTTTTTAAATTAGATTGTTGCAACTCTAACCTTTCTCCCTTGTCGTAGATAAAAATCTCCATGTCATCCTCTCTAAGCTGTGTGATCCAATCAACACTTTCGTTATATCGGCAAAGAACCAATGATTTAGTAGCCATAAGTATTATTTTTTTATTATTGTGGTTAACTCATCTTTATAATTAATCATTTCTATATTTTCGCTAGAATATGTAAGTGTGTTCGGATAATCCTCAACAAAATATAATCCGCCCGGAGAAAGATAGTTTTCAAATAATGTATGGAAAGATGTCATTATATGAGAATCTACATGACTGCCATCATCTATTATTATATCAAATTGATCCACACCCATCTGATTGCAAGATTCAATTAATGATGAGCTGTCCGATTGATCACCATAAGATATTTTGATACCCTCTCTAACGAAATAATCGGGATCCTCTACTCTTGATAGATTATTATCTACGCAGTATACTTCAGCCTGGGTAAAATATTCTTTCCATAGCTTTAGACTATCCCCTCCACCAAATCCTATCTCGAGGATTTTAATTTTTTTATCCCTTAAGGGTCTGAAATGTTTTTCATATTCTTCCGTGTAATTGTGACCTGGGGTTCCGTCAGCTTTAAAGGGTCCTTTATCTGTCAGTGGATATTTGGCAGATAATTCACTAAGATTTTTTATATTTTCCATTGTAGTTTTCTGAGTAATGTTTATGATATTGATGTACTATTGAGTGATTAGTTAATTCCCAATTTGGGTTTCTGTTAGCTTCTATAAAATCTATATTTTCCAAGTATTGATATCCAAAAATGCAAAAAAGTACGGTTAGTAAATAATCACAATTAGATATTCTCTTGTCATTATATATCAGCTCTTTTAAGAGTGTGTCATCTGTATCTTTTAGTATTCTAAGAAGTGATGATGTCCTGATTAGACTACCCCCACAAGCACCGAAATTGTAATTGGTATTAGCTGGATTATATTTTTGTATTAGGGAAAGCACATTGTGATGTATTGTATTCGCAAAAGATCCTGACAGATCAGAATTCGAATTGGCTCTTATTTTACCCCTCAGCAATATATCTGGCTCATAGTAAAGAATATAATCTGTTTTACAATAATCTACTGCATGTTTTAGCCTTTCTAGAAACTCCCTACAGCAAAGAATAAGCTTATCCAATTCTTTTGACTCTGGATTATTTACATAGCCCAGAATATCAGCATACAGGGTAAAGTTAGAATTATCGTCACAAAGATCAGAAAAATCATACCCTCCATCAGATGCTAAATATATGGGTGCTTGCGGATAGTGATCTCTTATATTATCTATACAGAATCTTACTGCTTCATTTTCTTTGTAGCATGAAAAGAAAATTCCCAGATTATCTTCTATTAATATTTTATCCATTATTATAAACTTTTATAAGATCCAATGCTCTATTAATATACGTGTGATTTTCTTTTACTAATATCATTTGATCTTTTATAAATTCGGTGTCGTTCATTTTTTTAATCCCGTCATAGAATAATTGACTAGAATCATCATTATAAATTACCATACCATCAAAGAAATCATAAACCGCTTTAGAGTTTGTCATTCCGAGTTGACCGTAACTTATATTCTTCATAACTCTGCATGGAATATAACCCCAGTCTAGCATTGCTTTATGTCTAAAATCTGGAGCAAGATATGATTTCTGTATAAGCTCCATTGTAGTCTGGGATTCAAGGGGATTTGTCCATGGACAATTGCTTCTAAATTCTATTCCGTTCTCTTTACAAGCTTCATAGAATGGCATTATATAAGGAACAGTATCATAATAATCTGGTGCTTTTAAGCAATCGAATAAACCGCCTCTTCCTCCTCCAATTGTACCTATGTAATCTACTACATTTTCTCTTTTTATAAATCTATCATCAAGATTTATCTCATCGGGTAATAGATCAGTTGCCCAAGTAGTGTATATTATATCATATCCATCCTTGCCCTTTTCGAAATATGTTCCCTTACCTATCTTCTCAGTCTGGCTTCTATCAAGATGATATTCATAATTTTTATCAATCCATGAGTTAGCATTATATCTTACGTCTATCAATCTTCCTACTCTTCCTAGATATTGCTCGTGTCTATTATCTTTATTTCCTAGATAATGGATAAAGTATGTTGCAGTATTAGAGATTGGCATATTCCTTGTTGCAAATTGCTCGGTTATTACTAGAGCGTCATTGAAATCCACATTGTGGCTACTCTCTGAATCCAACCAATGCACATCATAGCCAAGTGACTTGAATGCCTTATAGTACCCATAGTGTATATAGCTATGTGTGTGGCTGTAAAGGGGATATCCCCATATAATTACTTTTTTCACTAGAATGATATTTCAAAATTTCTATATTCTACCTCTATACCGAACAATTTAGCATGATCCCTTAGATACGCTTCGTTTGTCCATATCCCGCCATCATCCACTATCTTATTTCTATGAAAATCTATAGCATAAAATATACTTGATATTATATTGGAGTTTGTGTTGTTCGTTATCATAAACCAGTCATTCACTTCACCCCTCGGTAGCTCTTTGTAACCACTTGTAAGTTTGGATAGATCTATAGAATTAAAATTTATTTTAGTTTTAGGTGAAACATCAAATCTTGAAACTATAACGCAATCGTATTCGAACTGATTTTCTTGAGAATATAACTCTTTTAAAAGAAGTGATTGATTTATACTATACCACATGCTGTATGCAGATTTTACTCTATTCATTATAAAATCATCGCGATCGTATGCTCTTGAATATGACCAGCATTCGTCTATATTTTCCTCAGTAGCTGGAACTAATTTACCGTTAAATACCTTTTGTTTTTCTAGTATGAATTTTTTTGATTCTGTTACTGAGGGAATTTTATAATCAAGGGATTCCTCCAAATTGAAATTTTCAAATCCTGGGGTCATCTTATGTATATTTCTATCGCTAGGATCGTACCATGAATGGAAAAATACATCCACGTTATTTCCGTCTATTATATTTCTTCTAAAATAATCCCAGTTGGATGAAAAGTTTCTAGGTTGCCCGTAGAAGCAAAGTGCTATTCTCATATTTTTTTAAATATTAGATTGCAGTAGGTGACTTTAAATTGTGAGATACCATGATAGTCAACGTTTATATTAAAGTCCTCGTTTAATGTGTCATAATTAAAATCCCCTATCAGCTTAAATCCAGAGGACTCGTATATTCTGATCATGTCATCTACCTTTATGAATTCATTCTGGTTATAATACGATTCATCTGTATGCGATATAACATCGCTTGCTATTACAACATATCCTCCATTTTTTATTTTTCTATATAGAGAATCTGCTGCTTTTAATAGACCGGTATTACCATTTTCGTCATACTCAAAATGGGTTAAAGAGCACCCATCAAGAGCATAATTTATGGTATTATCTTCGTGTGATTCTATGTATGTAAAAAAATCTCCTATATTATGATATAGATTTTCTCTTTGAAAGGTATTACTAACTGATATGTCTATCATATGGCCTTCTTTAAAATGCTCGCATAATAGCCAAGCAAGTGGTGATGGACCAGCTCCACAATCAACAAATTTATTTTTCTCACCATTTGAATTCATTACAAAATCGTATATGATGAAATTTTTATACGTTGAATCATCATTTTTTAACGGAAGACTTTCTATTTCATTCTTGTATTTGGATCTAAGGATCTCTAGATCTTTACCTTCGCAATATTTTAAATACATATTAATTATTTTGTGTTATTTTTATATTAATCCCATAGTGATGAATTTTAAATCATACAGATTGTTAGATATTCTTTATAATTATAGGAATTTTTAGAACTATTGTTTCTTGATATCTATATTTTTATTAGTGAACATATGGATTTAATTAAATCCAATATATTCGGATTAGAATCCCAATTGAGAATTTTTTTAGAGAGATTGTTATTACCCATGGATTTTTTAATTGTTTCTTTCTCCACTATAGTTTTTCTGAGTGGAAATTTACCGTCAAAAAGGTCATCATAGCTATCCCATAATTTATCAGATTCTCTGTACGTGGCATCTATATTTTTTTCTAATGCTATACCTTCTTTGACACTCTCTAAAATATCTTTGACCGAGGTTAATGTACCGCTTGAAACATTAAATGTATTATACCCTTTATTATCCATATTTAGACATTTCTCTATGAGGTCAACCACATCATTAACATAAACATAATCCCTTGACTGCTCACCGTCCGAATGTAATATCGGGGATCTACCATTCTTAAGCTCCCTTACTATATAGTTTATTAGCGGTGGGGATTTTCTGTGTATATCCTGTCTGGGACCAAATACATTAAAAAATCTTAGTGTTGTTATATTCATACCATAATTTTCAGAGAAGGATGTGCATATCTCCTCTGCCATTTTTTTAGATAATGAATAAAAGAGCCTTGGATTTATCTCGTCTGATTCGGAGAATCCTTTATTACTGAGCGGTGTGTTTTCATAAACTGCGCTGGTGCTTGCAAATATTATCTTTTCTATACCATATTTTCTTGCAGCTCCTAGAACCGAAGCAGTTCCTTCAACATTACATCTTATACATTCTCTGTAATTTACTTCGCAATCAGGAAGAGATGTTATAGCTGCAAGATGCACTATAGCATCAGGTATTTCCTCAGATATTAAGTTATGAAAATCGTCAGAATTTACATCAATCTTATAAAATTGGCCAAAAGTCTTACCATCAACAATTAGATTTTCTATGTACCCGTTACGCAAATTATCAACCAGAATAAGATCGTGTCCGTTCTGATTTAGAAAATGCCCGAGTGTGGATCCTATACCACCAGCAGCCCCTGTTATAAGTATTTTCATTATTATATTTTCAAATATTGATTAATGCTATCGCTATCTCTTGGTATATTTATTGAAGAGCAAGAAGGATATGGATTAGATTTAGCGAAATCGTTTATCAGAAGTCTTTGCGAATGAGGTAGTCCCATAATTAGAATATCATGGGGTATATTATGCTTATTCATTTCCACGATAGTTAATTCCCTATACTCTTCAGGTCTGCTCGTGGTTATAATAATAAACCCACCATTTTCTTTTATTTTTCTAATCATACTTATATTATCAATAAGTGGCTTACCCTCACCTATAAACGGCGGTATTAAATGGGATGTATTAGTTATAAGCGTTCCGTCTAGATCTGTAAAAACAGTATATAATTTTTCCTTATAATCATTCCAAGATTTTATTGTTCCCCAATCTAGAAACGCTAAAGACTCGTTACCCCTGAATATTTTATTATCTAGTATCATTTCAAATATAACATTGCTTATGTAGCATTCACCCGTAAGATTACCTATCCTGTTATAATAATCACAGAATTCATTAGCTGAATTAAATCCGTAACCCCCCACGCAAAAATTAGAGCTTATAACTCTTTTTTCGACCATATTTATAATGGTGTTATTGGAATCAAGTTCTATATAGCTTTTAGATTTTGCATTTATTTCATCTATATTATTTATATCAAAATATGTTACTTGATTATCGTCTGATTCTATATCACATTCGAAATACCCATCGGAATCTTTAATATAGATGAATCCATTAATTCCTGTCTTCTGGATAGCCATGTAAACAGTTTCTGCCTGTGAATTTGTAGACATATCTAGAACTATTGTATTTATACGATCAAGCACTGTATCCATAGAAATGGTATTTTTTATGGATTTCTTTATCGCTCCGGAAGCATTATAAAGGTCCTCATGTTCTTTCAGAAAGACAAAATATATTTGATCGAAAAAATCTAGGTTTATTCCACGTATAGATTCTACGCACATAAGGTTTCCTGTTAAAGGGTGTGTTAGCATCCATTTGGGTCTCATTCCAGGGAATCTAGAGGATTTACCTCCCATAGGTATTATTAAATTCTTCATAGATAGGTAATTTTTTTATAATTTTTTCAATTGTTAATCTGTCATGCTCTTGCTTAGCGTATGGATATATTCTTAAAAAATTTAAAGCTTCTAATACTTTAAATTCTTCAGATGCAACTATTTTAGGGTATTTCATCTCTATCGACCTCCATATTTTAAGCGACGTTTGAACACATCTGAGGTTTAGCTCATTATTGTCTTTTAAAAAACTCCAGAAATAAAAAAGATCCTGCTTTAATTTAACCAGATCTATTACCCAGCTTTCAATATACGAATCTAGAAAGTCTAGTATAAAGATATGGCTTTTACTAAATAATATATTAGATAGTGTTAGATCGCCGTGACAAAAGCTCCTTGGTATTTCTACGTTTTCTAGCTTTAATATTTTCTTTTCTATAAAATCGGAAAATTCACCATCAGGGATGTTTTTTTTAATAGACCCCAATTTTTCTCTGCAGATTTCAGAAAATTGTATATCGGTATATTTGTCTTCTGTTGATCCGATGGAATCAATATAGTTAAATATAGATTTTGTAAATAAGTCAATATCCTCTGGTGATGAGTAATTTAGAAAATATCTATAATCTTTACCTGTAGCATATTCCATGATAAAATATTCCAGATCGTATTCATCCCTACCAGTTTCTGTTATAAGCGGGCATTGTATACCTGAAATATCCATCATTCTAAATTCGTATTGTTTTTTTATCTGATTGATCAGCCTGTGATTATACCCTTTGTCGGATGATACTTTTCTAACTGATTTACCATCGGATGAGATAGTTAATTTACATCCAGATAATCCACCCGTAAGGGATTTTACCAATCTGTGCTGGCTCATTATAGTATTTTCCAATTTTTACAGTAGATATCTGATGTATCATTCTGTATTAAATCTCCGAACCATCTAGAGGGTGCAATTACAATTTTATCCGGGTTTACATTTAACCAAGCACCCCACCAGCTAAATGAGCTGTTTGCAATTATATTATGATCGCATAAAGACATCGCACACATTTCAGTATATGGATTTTCTAGATTGCTAATTATATAATTCGGATCATTAAACTCTGTTTTACACCATTCAACGTCATCTGAGAATATCACATATATGATATTCTCGTTTAGTATTCTAAGCTCTTCGATTGCATTGTTATAATAATTAAAAGAACATGGCGGGTGATGATCTGGGAACATGACATAATCTCCTCTTCTAACGTGTATAGAAGCTATTACAGCATCTTTATTCTCTTTCCTTATTGTTTGTATATAAGACTCGGCAGAGTCCTTATATGGGCTTTTAAATGTGAACTGTGAGAGTATAGAATCCCTGAATTCATCAAAGTATTTTTCAGTCTGGAAGTACCCGTTTAATGAGCAATCATCATAAAGGCTTTCCACTCCTGTATTATATCCAAATTCATTCTCGCTGTAATAATACCCTTGATTTATGTGTCTTTGCGGAATGAAGTATTCTGGACTGATATCAAAGCAATCAGTAAGATCACATTTAACCGGCATGCATCGTCCGATCTTAGGATCGAAAGGACCAGACTCTTGATAATTAAGGCAATTCTCTATAGGAAATCTTGCAATAGTATTTAATCTATTGGCAATTCCTAGGGTTGAGGCAAATTGAAACATCTGGTTTCCTAGCCTCCCCATATAACCTATTTGTTGAAATGATATCATTATTACTCTATTATTCTTATTTCATTTTATCCAAAATACACCTTTAAGTTTCAGGACGGAACCAAATACTATAATATCGATAAAATAAGAAAAGAATTTAATTAATGGAAAAACTAGCAGTAATAGTACCCTACAGAAATAGAGCTGAACATCTAAAGGTGTTCATTCCTTATATGGAAAAATCTTTAGCCAAGGAGAAAATTCCATTTAATATATTTATAATAGAACAGCATGACGATAAACCATTCAATCGTGCTAAGTTACTAAATATAGGATTTAAAGAAGCTATGAGCTATGACTACTTTGCTTTCCATGATGTTGATATGCTTCCTGTTGATTCGGATTATTCTTTTCCTGATGGACCAACACACCTTTCATCTGAGGTTGAACAATTTAATTGGGGATTACCATATGATGGTTATTTTGGTGGGGTTACCCTATTCGACAAAGAAAGCTTTGTTAACATTAATGGGTACTCTAATGAGTATTGGGGATGGGGAGCTGAAGACGATGACGTGATTCACCGGTGCATGATAAGGGATGTTGACACGTATAGAAAACCATGTAGATACAGGTCTTTGAATCATGAGAGAAACATAGAGAGATTCGAATACAACCAGAATCTAACACGACTCTATGAATTTCAGAATTCAGATTCGCCAGAAACTATGATATCAAATGATGGCATATCTAGCTTGATCTACGAAAAGGTATCAACGGACGATCTTTCAAGAAAAACAAAATTGATCAGGGTTAAATTATAGGTAGTGTTTAAGCTAAAGGACATAAAGAAGAATCGGCTGGTCATATTTGACCTCGACGACACCTTGGTAAAAACTGATGCAAAAATCAAGATAATAAGCGGCAGAACAAAAAAAGTAATAGCAGAGCTAACACCTAACGACTTTAATTCGTTTAAGAAAAAATCGGGGCATATCTTTAATTTCGATGATTTCGAGGATCCAGAAATTCTTAGACAGGGAAAGCTTATTCATTCTATATTTTCTAAATTAAGATATTATTACAGGAAAGGAATTCCAGTTTCTATAGTTACCGCAAGAAGTTCTTCGAATATAGTTAGAGGGTTCTTTCTTGAAAATGGTATAGATATTCATCCTGATTTGGTTATAGCCATAAATGATCCCGGATCAAATTTACAAGGAAATATAGCTGAGAGAAAGCAGAAAGCTATCAAGAGCCTAATTGATGATGGCTATATCAATTTGATATTCTTTGATGATAATGAGGATAACCTAGCTTTAGCTAAAAATCTGGAAGGATATAAAAATTCTAGGATAAAGCTAATCCGTGTTATTTAATCATCAGATTTTCTAAGATCGTTAAGAACCCTATTTACAGTATTCTTTAAATGTTCTCTATTTTGATCCATCGATAGAGGATCATCATTTTTTAGAAGATAACTTATACCTTCTAGTGCTCCTAAGGAAAATGCTATCTTAGCCTTTAAATAATTATTTTCATTCATTACTTCGAAGATTTTCCTGTCTTGTACCTGAGCTTTAAATTCTTTTTTAGACTCCATTTTTAATTTCATTTGAAATGTATAATGTATATAATCAAACCAATTAAAAACCCAAAAAACTTGAAATTACGTAGATTCCTTATTTTGCTGTATAACAGGAATATCTAAAGAACTAGGGTATTTGAAATAAATAAAAAAGGACCTATTGGTCCCTCTTTTGATCTTTTTTAGATTGTACGTATTTAGCTTTTTTAATCTCGTCCCTTCTGGATACACTTTTCTTTTTAAAATTTTTTCTCTCTTTAAGCTCCTGTATTATTTGTAATTTGGTGTATTTGTATTTATATTTTTTGAGAGCAGCATCAATACTTATTTTACCGTTAATGTTTATCTGGATCATTCTGGTTTGGTTTCTTTTTTGCAGTTATCTTAACCTTTACTGGAATCTGCATATCTGCTTCTTTTACTGAATCATAAGAAAGCGTAACTGTACTCCCCTCCTCAATCTTACCTTGTACCATAAGATCAGCTAAAGTGTCTTCTACGTATTTTTGGAGCATTCTCTTAATAGGTCTTGCCCCAAACTTGGGATCAAATCCATTTTCTGCTATCTTTTCTTTTAGATCCTGAGCAACCTTTACCTTGTATCCAAGACTTTCTAATCTAGGCATAATCTTGCTTATCTCAACATCGAGGATGTTAATAACGTCTTCCTTTTCTAATGCTTTAAAGTAAACTATGTCATCTAATCTGTTTATAAACTCAGGGGAGAATGTTTTTTGTAATTCTTTCTTTAACAGAATCTCATTTTCAGTCTCTGCTTTATCCTGTTTAGATTTAGTGGTGAATCCCATGCCTCCGCTGTAGTCCTGAAGATTTCTTTGACCCACATTGGATGTTAAAATTATTAGCGTGTTTTTAAAATTAATCTTTCTACCCATTCCATCTGTAATAGATCCCTCATCTAATATCTGTAACATGGTGTTAAATATGTCTGGATGTGCTTTTTCAATTTCATCAAATAGTACTATAGAATAAGGTTTCCTTCTAACCTTTTCTGTTAGTTGCCCACCATCTTCGTGTCCAATATATCCTGGGGGAGCACCAATTAATTTAGTTGCTTCAAATTTCTCCATATATTCGCTCATATCAACTCTAATAAGAGCGTCGGGATCACCGAACATAATGCTGGCAAGTTCTTTAGCTAGTTGTGTTTTACCGACACCAGTTGGTCCAATAAAGATAAATGAGCCAATTGGTTTATTTGGATCTTTTAGCCCCATTCTATTCCTTCTGATAGCTTTAGCAATTTTTTCTATTGCGTGATCCTGCCCAATTACTTTAGCCTTAAGATCTGGCTCAAGACTAATAAGTTTTTCGTTTTCTAATTGGGTTACTTTTTTAAGAGGAATACCTGACATCATCGAAACAACCTCTGCTACCCTTTCGCCATCTACGACTTTCTTTCTCTCCTTCATTTTTTTCTCCCAGTCTTTAACCTCAATATCTAATGATATTTTGATTTTTCTCTCCTGGTCCCTATATTTAGCAGCAGCCTCGTAATCTTGTTTAGCCACTGATTTTTTCTTATCCGCTTGAACAGTCTCCAGATTTTTCTCTAATGTCTTAATAACCTCTGGAACCTTAACATCGGTTAATTGGGTTCTACTTCCTGCCTCGTCCATAGCATCTAATGCTTTATCTGGGAAGTTACGATCAGTGATATATCTTTCTGTTAATTTAGCGCAATTAACAATTGCATCATCAGTGTAAGTTACGTTATGATGCTCTTCGTACTTTTGTTTAACGTTATTTAGAATTAATAGCGTTGTTTCTAAATCTGGTGCATCTACCTGAACTTTTTGAAATCTTCTTTCTAATGCTCCGTCCTTCTCGATGTTTTGCCGATATTCATTTATCGTTGTTGCTCCGATACATTGTATCTCACCTCTTGATAAAGCAGGCTTAAACATATTAGCAGCATCTAATGATCCTGATGCTCCCCCAGCTCCAACCATAGTGTGAATCTCATCAATAAATACGATTACGTTTTTATTACCTCTAAGCTCTTCTAAAATTGCTCTTATCCTTTCTTCAAATTGTCCACGATATTTAGTACCTGCAACAACAGATCCTAGATCTAAGCTAAGTACCCTTTTGTTAAGTAATCCTCTGGAAACTTTTCTCTGCACAATTCTAAGCGCAAGTCCTTCTGCAATAGCAGATTTACCTACACCGGGATCACCAATTAAAACCGGATTATTCTTTTTCCTTCTTGAAAGAACTTGCGAAACCCTTTCTATCTCTTCATCTCTACCTATAATAGGATCGAGTTCTCCCTTTATAGCCATCTCTGTTAAGTCTCTTGAATATTGATCAAGAGCCGGAGTTTTGCTACTTCCCTTTTTATAGGTAGGATCGTTTAAATTATCATCGTACTCGTCTTCGAAAGCCATATATTATTTGTTATTATATTTTATCCAAAAATACGATTAAATTTCGGGTTAAAAAAATAAAAATCAATTAAGATAAAAATCTTTAACCTATTTTAGAGAATATGAGCATGTACAGAATAACCGGATATTCTCCGGTTTTTATTATTTTTATTTGGCTATTTTACCAAGAGGTAAGTGTAGTTCTCCTCCATGTATTAGTTCCGATGCAGACATAGAGGTAATCTGAATCTAGAGCCAACTGTCCAGTCGCACCGGTAGACCCACTAGATCCTGGTGGAATGTCGGAAACAGTTCCAGAAGCACCAGTTACCCCGTTAGATCCGGTAGGTCCAGTTTCTCCTGTTCCCCCTGTAGGTCCTGTAGCCCCGTTAGATCCGGTAGGTCCAGTCTCTCCTGTTCCCCCTGTAGGTCCTGTAGCCCCGTTAGATCCTGTAGGTCCAGTTCCTCCTGTTCCCCCTGTAGGTCCTGTAGCCCCGTTAGATCCGGTAGGTCCAGTTCCCCCTGTTGCACCAACAGGTCCAGTTGCCCCTGTTGCACCAACAGGTCCAGTTGCCCCTGTGGGTCCATATCCGGTTGCTCCCGTTGGACCTACTGCAGTACTTCCGTTTATTTTAAATTGGCCCCCGGTTGCTGATAATACAACACCGCCAGACCCAGTAGGTCCACCTAATAAAATAGAATCAATGGTTACTAATGATCCTACTGCAGATATCGTGGAATCCCCAAGATATATTGTATTTCCACTAAGATAAAGATCTCTCCATTCATATCCTCCACTAGCTCCTATATCATAAACACCACCGGTTGCAGGTATAAGACTATTCTCGATGTATCCTAAATTTGGATAATAGCTAAGATCCGCCCAGGTTGATGTCCCATCACCTATTTTTAATTTGCCAGTATCTGTTACATATCCAGGCTCTCCTGCCATAAGTACTGTGTTACTGGTAGACCAATTTTCTGATGAATCTCTCCTTAGTAAAATTCTATAAGCCATTTAATGTAATTTTATTTAATACTATATATTCTGAATGATTTATCTTTTATATGTAAGGGTAAAAGAAACCCTCTGGTCTGTTGCTTTTAATGCATCTTTAAATTTTGTAGGCAGCGTAGAAGTCCATGATTCATAGGAAATACCGAGAGATATTGTCTTTGATATTTTTTTAGTTATGTCCAAATTATTTGATAAGTTCGTATTATTACTACCAGTAAATCCAGATTTTGACCAAAATGCTGGTTGATATAAAACTACATTGGATATTAAAACACCTAATACTTCTTTGGAAATGGACTGCCTTACACTAGCTCTAAAGCTATTTTTCCAGTCCCCACCTATAAGCATATCATCATAAACCGGAGCTATTGATGTATTGGTTCTGAATCCTTTACCGTCAATTTCTTTCTTTATCCCTATACCTCCAGCAACTCTTAAATCTATTCTTTTAGAGTAAGAATGTTCTAAATTTCCAAATATGATTAAACTAAATCCTTTTTTGATATCCCTCCAGAAAAAAAGATCAGCCCTAAGATCCTCTGCTTTCTTAATCATCTCGCCATCAGACGTTTGGGCATATTGAATAAAATAATCAGGTGAAAATATAACACCGTGCTTAGATTTAGCACCGTCATAATTTATTATTGATTTTGTTGTTAGCTGAAAGCTGTTTGAGTTACCAGAGTTATAAACACCACCTAAAGTAAATTTAGTTATTCTTAGCGTATCCTGTGCTTTAGCTTTGATAGCAATTAAAATAAGTAAGAATAGAAATATGTTTTTCATGCTTATTGTTTCACGAGATAAAAAAATATTTTAAGCTAGAACACCAACTTTTTCTAAACTTATCTGAATCTGTTCAATGATCTGATAGGGGTTTGCGTTAGAAGCCGGTCTTCTATCTTCAAGATACCCTTTCTTATTATCGATGGTTGCTTGGGGTATTCTAATAGAAGCACCTCTGTCAGCTACACCATAAGAAAACTTATCTATGTGTTGCGTCTCATGAAGACCAGTTAGTCTCTGATCATTATCAGATCCGTAAGCTTTCATGTGATCATTTCTTCTCTCATCAAACACTTCAAATATTCTCTCAAATACACTCCAATCTCCAGAATTTCTCATTTCGTCTGTTGAGAAGTTAGTATGTAAACCTGAACCGTTCCAATCACCTTTTAAAGGCTTAGGGTGGTATTCTACAGTAACCCCAAACTCTTCTGTTATTCTCTCTAGAAGATATCTAGCAATCAATAATTGATCTGCTGCATCAACACCAGTACCAAAAATTTGAAATTCCCATTGCCCTATAAGAACCTCTGCGTTAATTCCTGTTATATCCAAACCAGCTTCCAGACAAACATCTAAATGTTTTTCTACTATTTGTCTTGCGGATACGTTTTCTGTTCCAACTGCACAATAGTATTTTCCTTGTGGCTCTTGTCCTGCTCTAAATCCTAACGGAACTCCACATTGGGACAAAATATACTCCTGTTCAAACCCCCACCAATTATCTTTGTTATCTTCTAAAAGATGCCTATGATTAGACTCATGCGGGGTTAAATCAGGATTCATCACCTCACATAAAACAAGATAAGCATTCTTTCTCTCTGGATCTTTGATAACTTTAACTGGCTTTAACGCACAATCAGATTTTTTCCCCTCTGCTTGTCTTGTAGATGATCCATCAAAACTCCAAATTGGCAATGCATCAGGAACATAAATATTGTCAAGGATCTTTGTTTTAGACCTTAGATTTGGCTCCGGCTCATAACCATCCAACCAGATGTATTCGTACTTGTACTTATTCATAATAGTTCTTTATTTTTTATAGACCAAAAACGGAAAAAGTATTCATTTTTTTGCGGAGAACGGAGGGATCGAACTCACTACCTTCTGGATCACAACCAGACGCTCTAACCTAATGAGCTACACACCGTGTATTATTTTGTGTTTAGGTATTCTTCTATCTCAGCTTCGTTTGCTAATCTAATAGGAACGAATAACGCAAATCCATTATCATCTTCGAAATGATTACACGTATCTAAACGAAATCCAAATTTATACCTCCAATGTTCAAAAACATTTTCTTCTGCATTCCATTTACCTACTTTTGCTCTTCTATACTCGCCATAGTAGAATTGGTTGTCAACTAGATCTGCCTTTGGTATAGCACCAGCAGCTATTAATTTTGGTACATAGAATTCTCTATACTCCTTTTCATCAACACGTGGAATAACAGGAACGTCCTCTAGTTTTTCTATCTTTGGTAACGTCAGCCAATACTCCTTCATCCTTGCTTCTCTTTCCGCTTTTAACTTGAGTCTTTCAGCTTCAAATTTGAGCAGGTACTCTTCTTTTATTCTATCTTCCATGACTTTTATTTTTATTTGTTTATTTGAGGCACCGGTAGGATTCGAACCCACGTCTTCCGCTTTGCAGGCGGTCATCTAGAAGCCACTCGGCCACGGTGCCATTGTTATATGTTTTCTTTATCCCAAGTTATGAGATCCTATAGAGGGATTCGAACCCCCGACATTCTCATTAAAATGAGATGCTCTAACCAGCTGAGCTAATGTAGAAAAAAGTTTCGGGATAAAAAAATATTTTATAAAATATCTTCCTGAATTGTGTAATTTATTATGTCATGAATTTCTATCATCCATGACATAGCTTCTTCATATGTTATTCCGGTTAACCCTTCTACAGGAACAGGGGGATATGATGAGATATTAATTACGCTGTAAGTTGTTTCCATATTAGCTGAATGTTAGTGTTAATGTTTGTGTCTGTGCCCCTATCGTACCCCCAATTCCACCCCAGTTTGCATTATTAACGAATGGTCTCAATGCAGCTGTGCTAGCTGCATCACAGCTGAGAGTGTTTGAAAATTCAACCACATTTGCTGGAACTGGAGGAGTACCATAACGACATCCAGTTCCAACAAGCCAGGTATTAGCTCCGATAGTAACGCTGACTGTGGTACCGTTTCTTAGATTGGTTGCTAGTGTTTGAACCTTTATTGGGTCAGATACATTATATACGGGCGAGCCCGAAAGGGAGCTTGTAAACGTAAAGTTTGTGTAGCTGCCTGTTAGTGATGCCCTAAATGCTGTCCATGCATTTTCTATTGCTGTACCTGGACTTGTGCTATATGTAAAAAGTTGGGAAAACGTTACCTGTACTTGTCCAGAGAAAAGTCCGTAATTATTTGTATCCAACCATCCAGTTGCTCCTGCTGTTGTTGTTAAATTCCCCGGGCTCCCTGGCAATCTATTAACTACCGCTAAAAGTTGGGCTTCTGATGTTCCTGCTGTTTTCCAAAAAGTGGGAACATCAGCAAGGGCAAACCCAGTTCCGCCACCAGTTGTTCTCCCTGCTAACCCTCTTGTTGTGGTATCTGATGTGATTAAATAAACACCAGTGTCATCGACACCTCCGTACCATCCCCCTGTACTAACATCCACATTGCCGGCAGAATATTGCAAAGTTTTCATCTGGGTAGCACCAGACTCTGCAGTTCCCCCTGGGTTATATTTGAATATGTAAGTTGCCATTTAATATTGTTAACTATTTTTCTATATATTTTTTTTATTAGGAATATACGGGTATCGTGGCTTCAGAAGGATTCGAACCCTCACCAACTCGTTCGAAGCGAGGTATGCTAATCCATTACACTATGAAGCCATGAAAAAGGACTCTGTATTTATCAGAGTCCTTTCCATTTAATATTTCGGTATCTGAGATGATAAAGAGCATAGACTAAAACCAAATCTAAGTCAATATCAAAGACCCTTTCCTACTACAAAGTCAAAGTCAAAAACTAAGTCTCATTTTCGTTAGCCAATTTTTCGCATGCGATAACCTGTCTAACTGGTGAGTTCTATCTCAGTTTTTAGAATTTGTAGGAAAGGCGGGATATGATTATACCCACCCGGAGGCGGATAAGATTTGTAGTTTATAAATATAGGGGCATTCAGCCAGCATATAAAAAATCCCTACCATCCCAGATCAAATGAATGTGGAATCATCTTGTGACTATCCACACCCAACCCAATTCCTTTATTCAGCTACGTCCTTTAAGAACATATCGATCACCTCCTGAAATCTAGGATCGATACCTATTCTCAAAGCTGCTGTTTTTTTAATTTCATTCTGACGCTCTTCTTCAAACAAATGCGAAGCTTGACGGTAGTTAGCCTGCCATTCCTCTTTTGCCTTGCTGTAATCGCTAATGACTTTTTGATTCACCTCATTAACAGAAGCTTCCTTAACCGCATTATCTTTAGCAATTCTAGCGTTCTCGGTGGTTACTAAATTCTTAACCTTCGCCTTGAAGTAGTTAACACGTTGCTCGTGAGCTCTATGAACTCCAGCAAGTTGTTCATGTAAATCACCTAACTCTTCAGACGTGTGATGTACACTAACCTTAAGTGGAGTTTTCTTTCCAGACTCTACTTCGATCCACTCTAGAGTTTTAAGTGTAGGTAACTCTGATCTTAAGTTATCTAATTTACCCCCTTTGTGAATGAATTGTCCTACGTGAGATGCAAAAGCTTCCGCTTCTAAATACTCGTTGTATTCGGCTAAAGAAAGTTGGCTCCAAGCCCAATCTTCGTTAACTGAATCATCTATTTCTGCACTTTGAAGTTCACCGCATTTAGGAATCTCGATATCAAATTCCATGCGGGTGTTTCTAAGTCCATTAAGCATCTCTTCTTTGGCCTTAATGTTTTCCATTAAAAAAGCCTGGGTAGCGTGAAGCTTTGATTTATCTGCTAGCAGATCAACCACGTTTTCTGGCATCTTTTTGCCCGGAGTTTCGATATAGGTCTCCTCTCCTATTTTAAGGACCTTTTCAACGTTGTTGATGTCTCTTAATTTAAAAGAGATGTCTCTTGATCTTTGGTTGCAAAGATTAGAGATTGACTGTGCTTGAGACATTGATAGTCCCTTCGAAGCTAAAGAATTTTTTCTCATATGGTATAAAAAATTAAAGTATTTTCTTATTTATAGCGCAAACTTATGGTATTGTTACGGGATAAAAAAATATTAAGTGATTTTTTTTAAATTACTTCGTTTTCAGATCCTCCGAAGAAATATAGGATTGATCTAATGTTTCGTTGTTCGTTGCTTAAGGCTTCAGCCTTAATTTTTTCGATAGCCATATAACCTTGTACAGATAAAAGGGTGTTTCTCTTGTCCATCAATTCAGTGTTTGTTCTAGATACATCAATAAAAGCAGCCTCTCTTGATTCTGCATTGCTGTAAATCTTCTTCCCGTTGTCATCAACCTGTGAATTAATTTCAGTTTTAATTACAGATTCGATCTGAGAGATCTCATTAGAGATGTTTTGGGTCTGTTCGTTGTAATCTAAAATCATTCCTTGTTTTTCAAAAATCGCGTTAGGGATTTCCGATAGTCTTTCTGCAAGACTTGCTAATCTTTCTTTGTTCATGTTTATAAAATTTGTTTATTAATTGTTCCATTTATCTCATAATCCCATCTAACCCTTATGCATGTTTCTGGTCTTTTACAGAGCTTAAGATAGAGATTTATATAACCCATGATATGGCAACACCCTATGGGATTTGCAGAGTGTGTATAACATTGTGGCAGATCTTGTCCGGTAGATTTAGAATACTCTATTAACCATTTAGCAGCATCTAGACCGGTCTTTTCTTTTATCTTTGAATAGTCAATTACGTAAGTTTCCCTAACCTCTTCAACATAATGGCGGGTAGCAGAAAAATCTAGATCGTGATCTAGTGTTATAATTTCAATGTTATCCAATCCGGTTTTTTCTACCAGATCGATAAACTCTTTGAAGTTCTTAACCACAACCCATTCGGTATCAGCTGATGGTGATTCTAATGGTGTTCTCTGGTCGTCTAGATAGATTGAAATCATTTTTTACTTTTTATATTCTCTATGGATTTTCCTATTTCAGCATCGTCGATCATTCCATGGTAGAACTGAACCCTTTCAGAATCTTCACACTTCTGTAGCAAATTATCGAATATGTGTGCATTCATTATATTGCTGTTCGATTCCACATAATCTACAACATCAGCATATAGGGTGTTAACGAAAATTCTTCCGTAATTTTGTGTTGCATTTCTTCTCCATAGCGTAACATTTATTGCAGTCTCTTCAGCTATAGGATAAAACTCTCGGTCAAAGCTATTTAGATACTCGTTCTCAGTTATAGATTTCCACTCTAATAAGAAGTCCCCGCATTTTTCATTGAAGCTTAATGCACAGCTGTAGACATAAGTCATTGTTGGGTTCTTAACTCCATAATATCTCATTAGCCTGCTGTAGTCCTTTATGTCAAGATTCTCTAACTCATGCTCATATACTTTTATCGGGAAATCCTTACCATCAAATATGATCTCATATGATTGATCTTCGTGGTTGATTCTTTTAATGTTACCGAATGCTGATGTTGCTCCGGATGTGAAATAGTTAACCCTTGTACCTCTAAATTCGTCCCTTATTATAACTCTACCCTCTAGATTAAATTTAGGAAAAGCATTATTAGGATCTATCATGTTATAATAATAAGGCAAATCCCAATTTCCAACAGAAAGAAGTGGATAATTAAAATCATGTACAAAGAAGTTAGGATCAAATCTTCTGCTGATCACTATATCTGAATCAAGAAATAATATGTCACCACCGAAGGTTCTTAAAGCATCCAAACAAATTCCGGGTTTATAAAACGGAAATCTTTTCATCTTAGGATCTAATGGCCAGTGTTTTTTTGTCAGATTTGGGTATTGAAGATCTGACTCAAATCCCACTGTATAATATAGGAATTCAATATTATCATGACCATGTAAGTGGAGTGACTGTAACAAGTAGTCTACTTGATATTCGTAATTCTTGTCTGTGAATGCTAATATTTTCATTGTTTATCTTGCTTTTGGGTTTAATATAAAGGTGATCTTAGTGAAATCTATAAAATACCACCAAGAAAACCCAGCATTATGAATAGCAGATTCCATATCGCTTCTAATATCTAATGCCTCAATTTCTAGTGTTACTATAATTTGTTCTAGTGAAGGATCAATTGTTGATAACCTATTGGTAAATGTTTCTATATCCTGAATATTCTTAATAGAAAAAATTAGGTGCGAAGGGTGCTCTATTTTTTTATTAAACCAAAAATCGTGATCGAAATAGAGTTCCCCTATTCTATTTCTGTCCCTCGCATTTAGATTGCTGTTATAGTACTCCACTCTTGCTCTGTATGTTATACTACCAAGATTTGAATAGTACATCTGATATAAAGAATCAAAAGAACCGTCATAGTGATAATGTATAGATTCTAGGGTTTTCCTGCTTTTTCTGCTTTCTGCCTTAGTCATCATACCTTTATCCTCTGCTTCTATATCGGATAAAGAAACTCCCCTGCTCTGCCACATAGGTCCTGATACAGATCCCACTCTGTAGGTATAATCATGTAGTGTTCTAGGTAGGCATAGCATTTTACCACACTCCTCGTAATTTAGAATTTTTAGAATATCAGCGCTCATGCTATGTGTGTACTCGCCTTCTCTTGCTATCTCCCCCCTATGTAATATAGCAGATTTTCTGAAACATCTGGCGTCTCCCATTACGGAATGAACATTGTTTTTTAGACCCTCTATAAAATTAGACGATCCGTTGTATTTTATATACTTAGCACCTATTGAATGCCCGGTTACATTTCCATCTTTCATTACTGATGTTGCTCCTATAATAGATAATTCGGGGAACCTTTCAAGATGAACTAAGTAACATTCAAGTAGCTTAGGATACATAATATCATCAGAATCTATAGTCAGTATGAATTCTCCACTGGATTCTATTAATGGCAAATTCCAGTAATAGTGATTTTTCCATTTAGGATAGATCACTCTTACTCTGCTATCATTTTTTTCGAGATTCTTCAAAGTCTCCAGAACTAAAGGATCCTCGCTGAAGTCGTCGCACACAAGCCATTCCCAATTGGTGTGGGTTTGGTTTTTTATTGATTCGTAGACCTTTTCTAAATCATCTATATAATTATAGAATCCTGTGAGTATGCTAAATTTGGTTTTTTTCTCCATTTAATATTCGTAATTTGTTAGCTGCTTAAATTTATGTAACGCACTTCCTATAACCTGGTGCATGTCGTAGTATTTATACTCTGCCAATCTACCGCCAAAGATATATTTGGGCGATATCTCGTTTGAAAGCTTTTGGTAATCTATATACCTTAGATTGTTCTCCGAGTTATTCACCGGATAATATCTTTCCTTACCAGGTTCCCATGAATCCGGATATTCCCTAGTTATTATTGTGGAATCACTTTTTGTAAATTCGAAGTGCTTGTGTTCGCAGATTCTGGTGTATGGTATTTCCTCCTCTGTGTAGTTAATTAAAGCATTACCCTGATAATCGGGAATATTTAGTTCTTCTGTTTCGAATCTTAGACTTCTATATTCTAGTGGACCAAATTGATACCCAAAGAATTCATCAATAGCTCCGGTGAAGATTATCGTTTTAGCCTCGCTCTCGAATTGCTCTTTATTCTCAAAGAAATCAACGCCAAGTCTAACCTCAACACCTTCCTGCATTTTCTCGATCATCTTGGTATATCCGCCAATAGGTATACCCTGATAGGTGTCATTAAAATAATTATCATCAAAGGTTAATCTAATAGGAAGTCTTCTGATAATCGAAGAAGGCAATTCTTTAGGATCTCTACCCCATTGCTTCTTAGTGTACCCGTATATGAATTTTTTATAGATCTCTTCCCCAACCTGAGATAGTATCCATTCCTCTAGATTTTTAGGTGAATCTGAATGTATCTTTACTGATTCTAGGATTTTGTTAGCCTCTTCAGGAGTCTTAACACCAAATAACTGATATAGAGTAAATAAGTTTATAGGGAAAGAATATAAGTCCCCTTTATAACTCACTTTAGGCCTGTTTACGAAGTTATTAAAGCTTGCGAATCGGTTTACATAGTTCCAGATCCGATCGTCCGATGTGTGGAATATATGTGGTCCGTATTTGTGTACATTAATACCGTTAACATTCTCGCTATAAGCATTTCCTGCATTGTGAGACCTTTTATCTATTATTAAACATTTGTACCCTTTTTCGTTTGCTTGCTGTGCAAAGGTGGATCCGAATAAACCGGATCCTACTATAACGAAATCGTATTTATACATTTCTTTATTTTTTAAAACCATTTATTTTCTGATTCAAAGTAATATTTATAGTCATTAAGATAGAAATATTTCCTCGGGTTTAGGTATTGACTAACTCCTTCTGCATTACCTCTATATAAACACACCCACATAGAAACATTACAGCTGTTTAATATCAACTTAGAGCATCTACTTAAGATTAGAGAGATTGCCATAAATTCAACACCAAAATTAGTCCTCCCCCCATTTTCTATAGTCCATACCACTTGCCATTCGTAGCTCTTGTTTATTACTGGGAGTTCCGGTATAAATATAGAATCGGGATATATGGACATCGCATGATCTAAAAATTCTTTCTCGTCAGTTTGAATCAAGATTTTATATTTTGGGTTCTCTTTAAGTAAGATTCCTATCTTATTGATGTATTCTTCATAACTAGGTGGATTAGCCTCCATTAACTTATCATTTCCCCTATAATATACACCTATAGTTTCCTCTGTATTGATTTCATATTTTGCTAGAAAAGAGTTCATTTTTTCTAGCACTCTTTCTGATGGATCAAAATATGAATTTATTATCGGTAATATCTCTTTGTAGTTTATTCTTTTATATGGGCTGAATTGACCAAGGTATGTAAAATCACCATCTTCATATTTCATAAAATCTGTAAATAGTATAGTTTTACCGACCCCTGTTATTTCTGATCCACGAGATTTAAAAAATTCACACCATATATCTGAATTGATTGATTCGTCTTCCTTATACCATTCCATTAAAGATGCCGTGGATATAAAGGGGAATTCACATTCCTCGTTATATTTCGCTATTATCTGGTTTAATGTAACTGTGCATGTGCTAAAAAAACCGGCAGTAAAAACTGGTGATAAATTAGACATTCTTTATTAGATTTGGATATCGTAATTTATGATCTGCTCTTTTCTTTCTTTCAGTTGCATATTCTTCGCTCTCCTCCATCCAAGGAAGTTTTAAATATTCAGTTGAACTCCATTCATCCTCTATCACATTAGTTCTTATGTAGTAATAAGAAGCTATAGAAATTCTTGGACTTTCCCCTTGGTAAGGATAAGGATGTCCGTGGAAATTGTTTCTAGTATCAAACAAAACCCAACGATTAAATTTAGGCTCGATCACTTCTACAGCTCCTTCGGAGTTCCAGAACTCCAATTCTCCACCGTCTCCAGGTTTCCAGCTGCTGTTCAGGTATCCGATAAGATTGATGCATCTTAGCATCTGTTTATCGTCATTGTAAGTGGTGGGAAGAATATTGAAGTCTTTATGGATTGATAAATATCCTCCTTCCTTAGTTTTATGTAATCCCCCGCCCCATCTTTTTTCGTCAACCAAAAGATCTTCGATTCCTGTTATTTCTGATACTGCGTCAATAAATTTATCCGAATGAACATACCGGAATAACGATACCAGATTCTCCGGCATTTTAGACTGGTCATTCATTGCATATTTCTCGTACTCGAAATATGGGTTTGCATAACGCACAAATTCGGAATCGTCAATCACTAAAAATTCATTCTGGCATTTCAGAATGAATTCCTCGTCAAATAAGTTGTCTATTATAACAAACTTAGGTGATTCTTTTGTGTATTTATTTTTTGCTTCCTGTGATAATACTGAGCTGTGACTTATCATAACATATTTTTGTTGATATGATCTTCTACAGCATTATAGCGGAAAGAATTCGGGGTATCATGAACCATCATTGAGCTTTCCCATTGACGGGTATACCACATATGAATAGCTATATCATCAGACCCCTTATCAACTCTTGGATTAGTTGACTTAAAGCGTTCATCAAAGTGAGGATATAGATAATTGAATTTTCTTCCCTTCTCCTTTAACATCCATAGGATCATATAATAAGGCTCTTGCTCATAAGAACAGTTTTCATCATTGCCCATTATTTCGTGCGGGTACAAGAAGTCTGAGCGGTGTCTATCGGCATTATAGATAATACCTTTATTGTTTCTCCACCCGTCTACATCATGCTTAAACGTAACCTCTTCAGTATCAAAATTAAGGGTATTAAAGTGATCCACATTACCAACCATAAAGAAAGAATTTACGGCAACTGGGTTAGCGCCTCTGTAATGGTGATATCCATCGGATACTGCAGAAAGAGTAAGGTCTTCATCCGCCATCTTTTGAATAAGCTTTAATAGCTCTTCCCTGCTGTTAAGAAAACAATCCTCATCCAAATGCACAAACCATTTGGCGCTTGTGTTCTTAAGTGGGTTCAACCAATGGAACCAAGCATATGGCCAATTATTTCTTCCGTCAACCACAATATGCTCGCTTTCAGGGAAATGTTTTTTGACAAGTTGTTTTTGGTAATTTAACCACTTTGTATATAAAGTGGTGGTGACAAATAGAATGTCTTGATCTTTAATCATTTTGTTTTGTATTGGTACCCCCGGCGGGGATCGAACCCACATCACGGGATTAGAAATCCCGTGTTCTATCCATTGAACTACGGAGGCATTATTTTTAATAATTTATTTCAAAGAGCACATCAATTTTGTATATTTAAGCATTCTATTATTTATAGATCCCAAATGTATTATTATTTCCCGTTACAAAAAAATATTTCTAGTAAATACCAATAAGATTTTAGTATTACAAAGGGGGAAGACCTTTAATGAGTTCAATGTAATTATTTACAAAGGGTGTCTGCTATCGAGATAGCCCAGGGTGATAATGTCTTATATCTAGCCTCCATTCCCATAGATTCGATTAATCCAACAGCAGCTCTCAGTAAAGTGTTAGATTGGTATCTAGGATCAGGATTAAGATCGACGTCAATATAAGCAGGCTTTTGTATACCGTGATCTATCATGCTCTGAGCAGTCTCCACGCTTAGCTCCACCTCTTTCCAAAGCCTTTCGTATCTAGAAGACATTCGGGGTAATATCAATTTACTGTAAATCACATGTCCGCCTTTTCGTGGATTGTGCATAACTACAGCCACCGCAAAAGTTGTTTTATTCCCAGAGTTATGAGAGTCGCAGCCTACATATATCTTGTGATCCCCATTATCCTTCAGCCAATCTCGAAGGTATTCGTTTAGAGAGATCTTCTCTCCGGTTCCAAGTTTACGCCAGTTCATATGTTAATAGTATCTTTACTTCAACCTATATATTTAATAAAAGTTCCGGCTAAAATAAAATAAAGGCATATGTCTATTAGATTGCGGAAAAAACAACCAATGAGAATATATAGACAAATATATTTCTAATAATGGACAAAATTTTAAATCTAAGCACATTTGGTGATGTTATACATCGTGATGGCCAAGATCAAATGGATCGTGAAGAAAAAGGCATTCACTCTGAACATCCAAAGATGGACGGAACGGAGGGTAAATATGCTTATGTATTTAAGATGATTTTACAGAACGTAGCCCAGACTAAGCTATTACATTGGCAATCACATTTCTACGGACAGCACAAAGCTCTAGACGATTTATTTGATGGACTTATAGATAAAGGTGACGAGCTAGCAGAAAGTGTAATGGGTAAATATGGTAGACCAGTTTTAAACGAGGAACAACTTTGTTTGGCCCTCATGAACTACAGCAATCCAGAAAAAGGCGATTTAAGCGACTTTACGGATCACTTATATAAATGCTATGCAATTGATTGCAAATCACTTTTTGAGCAAGGTAAGGATTCAGAGATTCTCAATATAATCGAGGAAATAATAGCTTTGGTTGATAGAATCAAATATTTAATATCATTAAGATAAACTAATAAATATAATATGACACAAGGAAATAATTGCTATAGATTAATAGCTAGCCAAAACTACAGACCAGGAGCTACCGGTGCTACCGCGGGACCTCAAATAAAAGACCTGACAATATCTAGCATTTATATTGCACCTGGTGCAGCAACACTAGATTTTTACGATGCAGCAAATAATAGAAGCATCATTACAATAGGATCAGGTAATACTGGGGTATGGATGCCAATCACAGTTACTGCTACTGGTTCATCACTATCAGGAAATATCTATGGATTCTCTCCGGGAAACATCTACGGAAACCAATAACAAAAAACCCATCGGAGATTGTTCGATGGGTTTTTTGTGCTTATTAGTTTATAGACTCTGTGAAGATTATAAGATTTCTGATCATAACCTCATATTCCCATTTACCATTGGGTAATTTCTTTTCAGCTAGGATAACCATCGTAGAAGATCCATAATCTCCGTCTCCTCTTTCTTTTATAATGTCGTTATGTGATTTTGAGTTCTTATATTCAGAGATAACTTTTTGGCTTAATTTACCTACCCTATAGGCTTTTTTTATGTCATCAACTGCCCTTTGCACTAATTGATCTTGTGATGTTTGTTTGCCATCCAAAACGGTAGACCAAATAACCTGATACATTATCTCGCCTTTCACTTTAAGATTCAGGTTATCCAAGCTGGGAAATAATTCGGGATATTTCACTTCAGCTGGTGAGAAATATGAGGGTTTACCAAAACACTCAGTATGCCCTATTTTTCCGTCGGGAATTGAATCTATTATATCTGAGAATTTACCCCCTGTATTAGAAGTTTGCTGAACTACACTTATAAAATATGAATTTCTAAGCTTTGCTCTTTCGTCCAATAGTAGATTTCGATTAAGATCATGCGAGAGGGTAGAAACGTATAGTTCAATTTTTTTGGAGATGCTATCGTTAATAGAATTAAGATCTTCTATATAGTAGACCTTATTCTGCTGTCCGAATAAGGTAACGGAGAATGTGACGGCTAACCCTAATAGTATCTTTTTCATATTACAAATGTAATTCACTATTGCGGGATAAAAAAATATTTACTTAAATATATAGATAATCATGGGAACACCCGATAATATATTATTTATTGATTTTAGAAACAGCATAATGGAATCATCAGGATTCTCTGATGCTTTGGTCAGGTTTATGGAAAGGGAGGGTATCTATGGATATGAACAGGAGGTTGAAAGCATACTGAGGGGTAATTCAATAAATTCTGTGATAACTGATATACAGAAATATTTTAGAGATAAGGAGGGTATAGAGGTTAGCAGAGCAGATATAATGGATATGGACAGGGAATCTATGCTGGATAGGTATCTCGAGATTAGGGGTATTAAGGGGTATACTGGATCTATTATTGATCTATGGGGTCAATACAGAAAAGCTGGAATGACCAAGACTATTAAGGCAAAAGACAAAGATCTTTATCACTTAAAGCCAAGTAAGGACACCCTACGTATATGGTGCTGGGACAATAAGAGGTTAGAGGGTATACCGACGCTAATTACAGTAGAGGACATATATGGTAGAGAAAACTTCGGACAGGTAAATCCTAGCGACTATGTGTATGTATAAAAAAAACATATAGTGTTTTGATATATAAGATAAATAAATTAAAAAAAGATACAAAAAAATGGAAAACAGACTATTATCATTCAATGAATTCGAGACTCTTTACGAATCTTTCGGATTCATAGCAGAAGCAGAAGTACCTGACTTTACCCCACTAAAAACTACAATTAGTGCTGAAGATCTAACGTCACTATTTGGCGGTAAAATGGTAGATGAGGCATTCGATGCTAAAGCATTCTCTCCTATGCGCAAAGGTGAAAATTCTGAGAGAGTTAAACAACTTCAGAAAGATCTTGGATTACCTGATTTCGGAAAATATAATGGAATGTTCGGGGCCACTACAGAGAAGGCGGTTAAAGATTTCCAAACCAAGTATAAATTAACTGTTGATGGTAAAGTTGGAGTTCAGACATTAAGAAAAATGTTAGCTCTAAAAGGCGATAAAACTCCAGATAAAACTATCGAAGCTAAATACCTTAAGATAACCACTCCAGGTCAAGCAAACGCAGCAGGTATTGATCCTGAGCTATTAAAGCTATATGACATAACAATCGTAAACAACGGAGAAAAACAATATGTTATATTAATACCTAAAAAAGATGCTTCTGCTAAAGCTAAAGCTCTTCAGTCTAAAGGAACATTCAAAGGATTCGAATGGTTAGCAGAAGGGGTAAAATACATCGGTAAAGCTTTAATTTATACTGTTGCCGGGGTAACATTAATTACTTTAGATATAGCTAAAGCCATAATTTCAGGAATAGCTTCCGCTGCAAAATTCGTAGCAGGCGGAGTAGCTTACGTTATGGGTGCAGCCATTCAAGGAATAGTTAATATCGGAAAATGGATAGGTAAAAAGGGTAAAGAAGCATATGCAAAAGTTTCTGCCGCAGCAAACGAACTTTATACCGGATTCTGTAAGGGATTTGCTAAAGTTGCTAAATCATCAGTAGAAGCTTTTACAGCTTTCATGACAGGGGTTAAAGCAGTAGCATACACAGCTACTGGAATTGCATTAGCAGCTTTTAAAGCTGTTGCGACATTATTATCTCCTGCAGTTAAGGCAATAGTACAGGGTGCTAAAGACGCTGGTGCATTTATTTCAAACGGAGCGGCATGGATAGCTAAAAATGTTAAGAATGGAGCAATAGCTTTTAAGAATTCAGTTGTAGCTGGTTGGGAGGCCACTAAAAAAGCTACACAAAATGCATGGAACGGTGCTAAGACAGCAGCTAAATCAGCTGGTGATGCAATGTACAAAGCAGCTGGTGATGCTTATAACGCAACTACCAGTTTCTTTTCAAGTATGTATGATGCAGGTAAATCTTTCTGGGAATCTCTATTAGAATTAACGGGAAATCCTATCTTTGAATCAGACGAATTAGCATTTGATCATATTGACTTTACAATCGTATAACAAAAAAACACACAAAAAAACCAGATCCTAAAAGATCTGGTTTTTTTGTGGTGTTTATTAGCCAATGTATTCTGTTACCCTATTAGGCAAGATGCTATATCTTTCTAATTTAAGCGAGATGAACCCGAGTGCCGCACCTATGACGTGTACCATATGTGCTGTGCCGTCTGAAAAATTAGAAAATCCTATTACTTCAGGAACGATCATAATAGCAAAGAAGATGTAAAGAAATATGTTTTTCTTATTAAGACACGCTCGACTTAACATAAAGTATAGGGTTCCCGATATTCCAACTGCAGGAATACCTACTGCTAAAGATACAGGAAAATATATAAGTGATATAATAAGTGTAATAAAGAATAGATTTCTAAAGCTATATTTCTGATTTATATCAGGTATTAGAAAAGCAAACATTAATAATAGATTCATACCTAGATGGGTAAGATCCCCGTGTATAAATCCATTAACAAATGGATTGTAGTTCATGATGTTATCCGAAGCATCACCTAAAATGACCTTAGCAATTACGCATAGGGCAAAAGAAGAAATCCACGCTAAGAATATAAATAGAACGTTTAATGCGGGATTCTTTAATTTTTTAAAAAATGTAGTTTTCATAATTTCCTTTTTTAAGATTATGATACAAATTTATGACAGATTTACGGGTAAAAAAAATTTAATTCATATTTTTTTATCGTTAGGTAAATATATAAACAATCGTGAAATACCTGGTCCTACCTAATAGAACTGCATTAAAGAAGAAGCCCTCTATAAATAAGAAGAGAGTATGCACTAAACCTAGTGAAGCGGGAACATTAGAGATTAAGATCGATAAAGATCATGATAGAGTACCTAAGAGATACCAATGTGACTATGATAATTGGTTCCCGTGGGAGTGGTATTAATTAATAAACAAAAAGTATAAGAATATGTCAAATTCTAAAATTAGTGAGGAAATACTTTATGAAGCACACGTTCTCGGAATTTTTCACGAGGTTATTGATCTAGCAGTCAAACTTCAATCTACTGGCGTCGATGTATATTTATCCTATGATATGGCATTTAGAAAAGTCTCGTCTGAGACTGAATCAGCTAGGGATTAATATTTTACAACTATAGATTCTATCGATTTCTGGTATATCCTAGATCATATCAACTCTTTTATCCGCTACACCTCTAGTCAGAGCGTCTAAAGATCTTCTATAGGTTTCAATGGTCTTTTTAAAATCTTTTGTTTTATAGAAAGCGCATCTGCACTCTCCGACATCTTTTAATGTGCAAATTGACCAGTTTTCTATAATTCTTTTGCATGTATCTAGATGATCTGTAGTTTTTGAAGATTCTATTACTCTTTTTATCCAGGTATAATCGGTTAATATTTTCCTTCTTATGACTTCTGTATTTTTCATGGGTCCTCCTATTTTTTGTGGCATTTTTAAAAATCCTTTAATCTTTCCCCGGTAAACAAAATAAAATGGCCAGGCAGGACTCGGTATAATTACCAGAAATAAAAAATCAATGCCATCTGATTTTTTAATTGTTTTTAGTAGATAAGACGCACCATTATTTATAGCGGCATTTACCTTATTCCCCGATATATTATTTTTTACCCTGAGCTTTATAAGGTTTCTTGTAGTTTTTGCTATTAGGGTTGCTTGATGTCTTACTTTTAGCAGCAGTTCCCTTTCTTGTTTTTTTCTTGATGTGTGTTGAAGCTGTTGATCCACCTTTAGTTGCTTTTGCCATTTTTATTTTATCTTTATATATTTAATAATATTCAAAAATAAAGTAATAATTGGACCTTAATTTATCTGAATGTAGCTATTCGTATTTTCCTGCGTAGTTAGAGAGTAAATCATAAGATCACCCTCATAAACATCGATATGAGCAGGTTCTCCTTCTATATCATTAAGCCACCAGGAATCCCTCCCCACTAATTTATGATATATCACTGCATCCTCTGAATCAGGAGTGTGTACCACTATTTTTCGAGTAACCTCATTGTCAAGATAGTTTTGTGAATATAGACAATACCCGGTGTGATTGCCTGCATTATCTAGTTTTCTGTATATGTCGCTAATACACCCTTTGTATTTGGTAGGCAGGTTGCTGACAGATACCACTGTGTTCCATGTGGTATCAGGAAAATCTGATTTCATCTCGATGTTACCTTCTCTAATTAAAACTGAGCCTTTGTCCAGGTTATCATAGATATAAGCTTCTACTATTTTAAAATCCCTAGATCCTTGTATATTCATCAAATAATCCTCGTAATCTTCCTCTTTAGATATCCGAGGCATGATCTTCATGAAATGATCTATCTCGCAAAAGAAATAATGGAAAGAAGCATCTTTAGGATAATTTGATTCATTTAGATAGAATAAACCTTTCTTATCGTTCTTTATTACCGTTTCGGGTATCTGAGAAATCCAGAGCATAGAATTTTCTCCGTATAAGTCATCGGTCTCAAATCTTTGAAAATGCGTGTATCCAATGTTCTTAGCTATATCTAGGACATTGAACAGGTTTACTAAAACTGATAGACCGTGTTTTTGAAGACCCGATTTTAAATTATGAACCGTGAAGTTACCTTTATCCGACCAAAAGTCGACATCTTTCACATCCGGATAATCTTTCTTGAATAGCTGGTTACGGCTATCATAGAAATGATAATCCACCATATCTATGATTTCTTTCTTTATCGAAGTATTTGATACAAGAAAAACGTCCTGCCCATTTGATTTCAATCTATTGATGCATTCTATAAGATTAGATTCTACTTTAGCATCATGAACAAAGCAATCTATTATAGAGATTGTTTTTGTATTTCTTAGGGTCTCTCTCTTTTCTATAATACCAATAGCCTTTACATTATTGTCATTCTTTTCCTCCTCAGATCTAAGAGAAAACATTCCATGCTCACTGTGTCTATATACGCCGCAATTCCAATTATCACATCTTATTTTACCGCGAAGTGAAATCTCATAGTTAAATGCCCAATCAAGATAAGGAAAATCCCTTATCCATTCTTTTAAAATATTCGGAAAGTTTCTAAAAGTTCTACCGAAGCTGACTATATTAGAATCGAGCAGATCCTGTGTATTAACCTCATCTTTTTTTGGAAATTTATTATGTCCGGGTTCTGTTGGATCAAATGTCCCGTCGGGCATAAGGCTCACGTATCCAGTAGAGTGCATAACATAATCAGGATTACTCTCGAGAAAATCTATTTGCATTTGGAGCTTGTCTGAATTATTTAGATAATCGTCACCGTCTAATATAGTTGCATACTTACCTTTAGAATTTTCGAGAAGATATTTAATGTTCCCGAACGCTCCTAGATTTTCTGAGCTTTCAAATATAATAACCCTTGGGTCATTTGAGAATTCTTCCCTGAGTAATCTATTTGTACCATCCCCTGAATGATCATCTCTTATAAGGATCTCGAAGTCGAAATTAGTATTCTGTGACGTGACAGATTTTACACATTCGACTATATAGTTTTCAAAATTATATGATGGTATTATTACGCTTAATATCATTATAGTGATTAATTCTTATATGAGATGGGATCAAAATAATGTTCATACCATTGGGTAACTGGAGTATTGTAATAGCTAATCCATCTATGTGCTCCCATACCTAGCCACATTTCAGCAACTGTTCTGTTATCTGGATTTTCTATATTCAATTTTACTAATGATGGTAAACTGTTTATATGTTTTGTATTTGACCACCAGAAATTTCCTGAAAAATAATTTTTGAAGTGATAATCAAGAAACATAAAAGACTCTACGTATAGACATCCGCATACATCACCTTTACTATTAATCAGATCTATTACTGGGGATTTCCATCTTTCTATATTAAAATAGTTCATGCAATCTCTCCAAGAATCTATGTATACATTTTCTCCTCTTGACGATCCCTTTGTGTGAAAGTATAAAACAGATCCATTAGGATTTAATCTGCAATAATTTTGAAGATTTATCAGTGTATTGAATTCTGCATTATTAACTGAATATCTAACTATTTCTATTTTTATATCAGGGTCATATTTTTTTAAAAGGGACTTAAATGTTTCATAATCTAAGTCTTTTTGGGAGTACACCCCATAAAAAATCTTATCGGCCCTTTTATAAAGACCAGACTCTTGAATTTTCACGATCTGATCTTCAACGATGCTTTCCCAATGATTATCTAAAAAATTATGAGAGAATATAGCCACCCTGCTGTTTCTTAATAATCCTATTCCACCCCACACATCGTATCTCTGGTCCTTGAGAATCCTGTGGAATTCGTTATCTCTATTAAAGCTATTGTCCCTCTCATTAGCTATAAATTCAAACCTTTTAGTATATGTTTCCGCTAGTTCGTTCCAAAATTTACTTACAAATATGTTATACCCCTCAGTTTCTTTACTCTGTATGATATCATGGAATGCTAGATATCCATCATCCGATAAGAATTGTTTGTATTTTTCGTAATCGTTCTTAACCCCTTCGTATGAGTGATCCCCGTCAATAAAAATAAGATCAAACTTTATATCCAAAGATTTTATCAAGTTAACCGTGTCATTGGAGGTTGAATCCGAAATTATGTAGTTATAGCTGGGAAAGCTCTCGCGTATTTTATCAAAATTAGGATGATGTTTGATATCAAGAGATATTACGTTTTCGTAGATATGACACAGTCCAAAAGAAGTTCCCCCGTAATTAGATCCTATCTCTAGCGCATATTTTCTATTATCACTTGAAGCCAGAAGATCTAGAAGGCCTTTAAATTCTTCTGGCTTTTGTTCTATGTTAAATGCCAAGCATTTTTCCCAAATTTTATTGAAGTTATATTCCATATTTTTCATTTTTTATTCGCAATCGTTTAAATTATATGCACTTGTCGAAGAGTCAAATCCAAGATTCACTATATGAAATCTTTTATGAAATAGACTCTTATATTTTTTTGACCATCTGATAGCGAACTCTAATTCTGTTCTCATGTTATCTCTATCGTAAGTCGTAGAGAATTCTCCTATACTTAAGAATCTTTCCCCGTGATGTGTTCCGGGTCTTAATGTAAAACTCGGCCAGTTTATATAGGTCATCCAGATGTCAGGTATTATCTGTTGTATTGCTGAAGATTCGTCCATAAAAAGGTTACAATTAAGAGGCTGATTCTCGTCATAATACCATTCCCAATATTCACCTATTTCTTTAGGTTTTATGTGTTCAGGAAATTTCTTAAATGACTGTGCAAATCCAGCATATCCATATTCTGTATATTTTTCTAATAGATTTATATTTTCTGAGATCCTAAAGAAGTCGACAAATAGATAGTCATCCTCCAGGAGGAAGAAATAATCGGTATTTGTATCTATTAGTTTTTCCCTCAAATTGTTTAGAATCCTTGCATGCCTATATGTGTCATTAAATGAGCCTTTATAAAAATGAGTTATTATTCTATTTTGATTTGGAAATAATTCAGATAATAGTATTTCCATCTTTATCTTATCTTCTTCCGTTGATGAATCATCAAAGAATATAACGTTGTCTATAATTTCCATATCTTCACAAAAAACGGTAAATGCTTTAAGTACCCTACTTAAAAGATGCAGTCTCTTACAAGATGTTATTGCTAATGATATTTTTTTACCTGTGTACATTACGATATCTTTTTAATTGGATTTCCAGCATAGGTTCCGCTTGAAGTAATACTTTTAATTATCCCAGTATTTAGCCCTATTACTACATCATCGCATATTCTGATCTTCTCTCTAACTGAAGAATTTGTTCCTATGTAAACCCTATCGCCTACATCAACGTTACCTGAAATTATAGCTCCTGGCATTAAAGAGAAGAAGCTACCTATATTACAATCATGTCCTATATGATTTCCCCTGTTCATAATGAGATGGTTTCCTATTTTAATGTCACATGTTAATATACAATTAGCCCCGATGAAATATCCATCGCCCAATTCACATTCCCCCATTATTCGTGAGGTTGGATGTGCATAGGAAAAATATCTAGTATTGGACGGAAGTCTAGATGCTATTTCAGATCTTGAGTTTGATTCACCAACAGCAATCATAACTTCGAAATCACCAGGGGAGAATTCACTTAGTGGAAGAACCATAGGATCTGTTGGGGTGTAATATTTATCATCCACGAATCTTGTCATGATTTCTTCCATCTGAGCCATCACTTCTCTTGCATGACCCCCATTTCCTATTAGAGCTCTTTTCATTTAGTTTTATAAATATCAAATTTACTCAAATCTGGGTACGGTAATTCCAAATCATCCTGGTGCTTCTTTGTGCCGTCCATATTATAGAATTGTCCCATTAAAAGCATTCCCCTAGTAGCAAGTTCAGGCATCATATAAAAATTCCACCCCAGCATATCAAAATAGTCATCATGATATGAGCATTCTCTTCTTCCACTATATCTTGCCCTTTTGAACCAGAGATACGCATCATGGGAATCAGTAAGTATTGCTCCGCCTTTACTAAGCTTAAAATGCTTATATGGACCAGTAAAAGAAATGCACATATGGGTATCTGGAATATACATGTCTGCAGTAAATCTTAGTGCAGAATCCCATACCTTACTTGGAAAAAGCTGATAAGCTCCTTTAATGGTCTTACCCTCTACAGGTTCGAATTCTACGTGTGCTCCTGCATGGATGATCTCGCACGGTACGGACGGGTACGTCCTCGCGGGTATCTTTATAACCTCGCCTTTTACTTTTTCGTACATCAGAGCAAGAAACAAAGCATTGCTTTGATTGTCCACCGTTACCACGTATGGAGCTCCTGTATAATCGGATAGGGCTTTCTCAAAGTCTTCCGTTATTTTATATACACCTGTTGCCATTAAATAATGTTTAATTATTCTACTGCAACAAATGTTTTTTATTTCGTCTTGTTATTCGGATATTTCGAAAAACTTATCCTGGATAACCTCCACCTTATTCTTAAGGTTTTTCAGTCTGGAGATCTCTGATGGATTACCCGATGTATCTATGATTTTCCCGATATGATCGAGTAGCAGATAGCATAAACTTGCTAATTGTGATGTGAATTTACCATGCTCAGTGTAGTATGGAGCGTATGTGTCTTTGTTCTTTAGGTCTATTAAGTCAACTAAAAAATCTTCTAGATAAGATACAGTTTTTTCTGGGTTTCCTATAAAGATCTCTTCTCCAGTATCTTCATCCTCTTCAACTGATGCTTTTAAGATTTGATCCATTTCTGATATCATTCTTTCTAGCTCTGATTTGGCATCTATCATATTCCTTGACATTTTTAATGCCTCCTCTTTATTGATCTTTGTGAGTGCGTCATAGGGAACAGATACGACTGAAGCCGGCCCGTTTATTAACTGAACCTTTGCCATACCATTAGACAATGATAAGAATTTTGCTGGGCCTCTATATGATGTTACCCAATCGCCTTCCACGATATTAGGATCTGAATCGTCATGAAATTCAGATTCCGGATCCTCCATAAATTTATCAAGATCGAAATCTTCGAAAAGTTTTACGTGCTTCAAAATTACTTTTTGAATTCTTTCTTAGCTTCAGCGAAATCCTCTTCAGATAGCTTCCAACCCTTTTTAACCTTTGAAAGATAAACCTGAGCACCCTTAAGAGTCGGTACTTTAGCCTCCTCGAAATATTGTTTAAGGTCTTTGTAAATTGCAGGACTGATCCCCTCTTTTTCTGTTATCTTTCCTTCTAATAGGAAGGTTTGGTATGATTTAATGTTTTCCATTTGTTTGCTTAATTTAATTATATATCTCTAATCTTCTCAACTATTACTGAAAGATCCCCTGTCCCTTTTATTAATCTGTGCCAGGTTCCCTTTGGTATTCTAATTGTTGATTTGATTTGTACTGGTAGCTTGTTATCAATCTGTAATTGCCAATCTGTTTCATGTACCCGATGCACTAATCTATCCTCTTCGTCCCAGTGCCACTTAAATTCTTCAGAACCACTATACTCAGAAAATTTCCTGATTACTGTTTCAGTTCTCCCTGAAGATACTAATGTCTCCTGGTATGGGTGGGATTTTACCATGGGTTGCTTGATTTTATGTTTAGTAGTTTTCTATATCTAGCAACGTTGCAAGACCACCATTTTGCTTTCCATCTCGGGCCTGGATTATCGCATTGCATTCTTTTCTGGAATGATCTGGCTTTTTTTGGATCATTGTTATTCACTCTCATGCCAGGTTGACCAAACCCGACCTTTACGACTTTGCCCCTATCATTCTTAGCGTATACAGCAAATTTTCTAGGACCCCCTGGTGTTCTGAATGGCTTATTCAGATCCACCTTTCTGCCTTGGTATTCTGCCTCGTCTATCTCTTCATCACCTAGATAAAATGGAACATCTAAAAGAACTTCTTCCCCTTCATAAATTCCAGTTCTCCCCGCATCAGTACTTATCAGAATTAGATCATCTTCATCAAGATCTATTGATCCTGATTCCCAAAGTGTTCTAGCTTCATTTATTAATGCTAGCCAAGCATCAGACTCTATTCTATAAACGCTTTCCATTAACGGTAAACCGTTATCTATGTGGTACCTTAAACCTTCGCTTAGATTAGTGTTTATTTGGCTGTGTGTGATCGATTCAAACGTTTGTATATACTTCACAGGGTATTTGTTTATTTGTTAGTAGCGAGCTTTAATAGCTGCTTATTATATATCAGAAACATTTGTCTAATCCGGATAAATTTTTTTTAGCCGTAACATAGTCCTATATTTGCACTTATAAAAGATAAAAAACATGGAAGAAGCAGTTAATTATTATTTGCACAGAATCAACACTGAGAAGAAAACAGGTTATATGTTTGGATTTATGCCGTTTCCCGCAGGGTCACCTGTGATGTTTACCCTCGTGAATGTTGTTCTGTTTGCTCTTATCGGGATATACTTCAAAGCTCCTTTGTTAATGCTTCCACCCCTATTAACTATCGCATGGGAGCACTACATTATATCATATCAAAGAAACATACTATTTGATGATTGTATGGCAAGCGAAGCTCTTATGCAGAACGAATTTAAAACCAAAGGTGCAGATCCTAATTTTCCATTAGATCCTTTATACGTAACAAAAAGCGATCGTGAAGAAATATTCGATGAGTGTGAGGAATGGGTGGTAAGGGGTAGCTTAGTTGATAAACTAAAAAGCCACCAAGCATTTATTTTAATACTGGTGGCTTCTTATATAGTAGCTTACTTCCTATTGAAGAATCTCGTTATTTAATTCCTTTCTCTTTTAGGAATTTTTGATATGCTAATTTAACTTTTTCTACTGTTACGTTAAGATCTCTAGAAAGCCTAGAGATTGCAGCTTTTTGGGCTTTAGCTGTATCGTTTTTATAAATAGCTACTGCCTTTAATGAGTTGATCAGCGAGTGAACCTTTTCGCCTAATCTAATTTGGTTAATCTTTTGCTCGAATCTTCTAGCAGCTGCTCTGGGACCTTCTGAAGCTGCAGCGTCTCTGTTCTTAGTGAACATAGTATTATCCTGGATAGCCTCACTAGCAAGTGCAGCAATTTCTCTAGGAGTTCTAGAGTTGAATTCGTTAAAGGCTTTAATTATTTTAGGGTAGATAGCTTCACCTGAAGTTTCACCCTCGCCACTAATTAGATTTCTGAATTTTTTAACAGTTCTTCGAACTGTCTCAGCAGAATCTAATCCAATTGCATCAGCAAATGCGGGACCTGTAATATTAAATACACCTTCTTTATCAATCTCTCCGAAATCTTTTATACCATCTATCATGATGGTGTATGTTCCGTAGTGGTTATCCTTAACCTTACCTAATGCTCTTAGATATAGAGCAGCCAATTGAGGTTTGCCCATGATCTGAAAATCTCTAGCAAGTGCAGCCTTTTCACCACTGGTTAATTCAGCATCATCATCTCCCCAATCATCTTCATCATCATCTTCATAAAGATCGCTTTCGAATACTGAGCTTAGATCTTCTTCCTGGTCGGCTTTCCAATCTTCATATATTGAGTCTGCGATTTCCATATCAGTTTGGTAATCCTCAGAGTATTGTTCAAATAGTTTAATGTTTTTCATGTGTGTTTTTTTATTTATCCCATATATATCTTTACACAGTCCCATATATTTACACATGATTTTTTTTCTAAGGACCTTGGTAATCAGTTATTTATGGCATGTTTATTGAAGTCATTAATGTTAACCTGGGGTAAATTAATAAAAAATTTGATTTTTATTTTTTTTACCCGTGAAATGTTCATAACTTTGTGGAATAACATAAAGATATGAATATTAACAATTTAAAACAAAAATTACAGAAACCCACCACATTGGTGTTAGTAAGTTATTAAGAAGGAGGACAAAATGAGACAATTCAAAATTACTGAGAGAATTACACCCAGGTCATCTAAATCGATCGCAGCTTACTATACAGAGGTTGAGAGGTATCCTATTATTACACCTCAGGAAGAGGTTGAACTAGCTAGGAGGATTCAAGAAGGTGATAAGGTAGCAAGGGATAAGCTGGCAACTGCCAATCTCAGATTTGTTATATCTGTTGCTAAGATGTATGGGGGAACTGGAGATCCTGAAATGTTTAATGATTTGATTTCTGCTGGAAATGTAGGTCTGATAGAGGCCGCAGAGAAATTTGACCCTTCAAGGGGTTTCAAATTTATATCATTTGCTGTTTGGCATATTCGTAAGGAAATGCTTAAATACCTAGGTGATAATACCAGAATGGTTAGGATACCCCAAAATAAAACAAACGAGATCCGTGCTATAATGGAGGTCACGAATACTCTAACAATGAAATTGGGGAGAGAAGCCACAATAGAGGAAGTTATGGAGTATGTGGAGGATACTGGTGATATAAGGGTTAAGTCTTTATCAATTGACAGAGCAAATATCATGAGTGTAATGAATGCCGACAGAAAACCTGCTTCTCTAGATGCTCCGTTTAAGAATGACGGAAGTAACGACAGCACAATGCACGATGTAATTGCAAGTGATCTAAGTAGTGCTGATAGCTTCAGTGTTGCAGAAAACATGGAAAAGATGACAAAGATGCTTACTGCTACACTAAGCCCAATAGCAAAAACCATAGTGTTAAGACGCCACGGAATTGGAGGTGGTTTTGAAGAAAGCTATGGTAGTATTGGACATGACTTAGGAATGTCATCAGAAAGAATTCGCCAAATCTATATGAAATCACTTAAGATTATGGGCATCAGAGTTAGAAAATTAAAGTTACAGGGTGATGACATCTTCACTGATTAATAACAAAATAAATCACATAAAAAAGGCCTAAGAAATTAGGCCTTTTTTTATTAGTCGTTGTTTCTAAATTTATGGGGAAATATCATACGCAGTTCATGTCCCATTGGGATATCTTTCTTTCTCATTCCAAACACCTTCTCTTCAGGACAGCATGATTTGCCGTCCATCTTGAATCCGTTATTACAACACCATGTCTCAATAGATCGCGTGTACTGCTGTCCAACAGAGTAAGGAAAGCTAACACCTGAATCGTTTACTAAGTCCTTTATACGGCCACCTAATACGGTAAACGTGATGGCTCTGTTTTGTCTTGAAGACAGTACAACTTCTCGCCCATCGTTATAAGCTTCAAATAGTTCTAGATTTTCCATAACTTATATATCTTTACCTGCTCCAGTAAGCATCACCCCAGTTATTGGATGTCCACCAATTCTCCCTGAGTGCAAATCCATGATCTGCTAGAGTGGGAAATGAGTTCCAGTAAAATTAAAATTGGTTTTTGATCCGGTTAACCTTGAGAACAGCATCAAGCTTCTTCTTGTCCCAGTTAAGCAACCTGATGATACTATCATACATCTCCTGGTCGTCCTCGTACATCAGAAGTTTCTCGGGATCTTTCTCGATGGATCTGGCTAGGTACTTGATGTTAAAACTATTGTTCACGCTGCCCATCATGATCTCTTTTGGATTAGCAAAGAGCTTCTCAAGCATGTCAGACACCTTATAACAGTTTTCGTTGGACTCAGAATGGTAGCCATCGGCTCCCGATTTAATGCTGAATCCATGCCAGAATTGGTAATCAGCCTCTCCAATCTCCATGGCGTTGAACACGTGGGTCATTAGATCATCAACATCCTTAAACTCTGTTGGCTCATCCTCGTCATCGTCACCGAATCCTAGATCCTCATTAACAGCCTGGGCAAAATCGTAAAACGTGTCGTAAATGCCGGCCAACGTGTAACTCATTGCCAAGTCCCTACTGCCTGCAGTGAGGCTGATCACAAATCCCATCGGGCCGCTTTCTGCGCTCTCGTTCAGCAGATAGCTTTCATATTGAGTTAAGTTGTTCATTATTCTCCTGTGGCCTTTCTGATTAGTAGCTCGCCTAGAACTTCGATCTCTCCAACCAGCTCCTGGAAGGGGACCTGCTCTATGTTCATTGAGCTCTTTGTTGCGTTGTATAGCTCATTAAGCTTGCCCTTATATTCGTTCTCGATCTGAGCAAAATCAAGTTCACCCTCAACACCCTGTGTGTAGTAGGGCAGCTTCACCTTGAAGTGATGGTAGGTGAGGAGTGCGTCTCCGCCCTTCTCTTTGGCACCCTGAGCTATCTTCGTGGCTCCAGCCAGCCTATTACTAGAGAACATCTCTAACGACTCTTGGGCTTCGAGCTCTTCGGCAATCGGCACGCAGTTGGGCACGGTCTTGCCTTTCTTTGTTTTTGTGCCAATCTGTTTGTATCCGCTCCAGCATGGTGTGCTCTCATGCAGTTGCTCATATGTCTTTATCACCTTCATGTTCTTATATATCCTTGTCTTCTCTTTGTTCTTCGCCTAGTCTAAAGCGCGGGTCGGGGTCCCCTTGATTTCCCCTGCATCCCCCTTAAGTTCTGGCTCGGGTCCAAAAGTGCGGTCCAGGTCTTCACCGATTAAAAAACTTGGGGGGTGATGCTCTGGGCGCTCTTTGAAATCCCGCGCAGATATATAGATAACAGGGTAACCCATTTAAAACTAAGTAACACACAGTATGCCAATACCAACATCAGATATCGCAATTGGAGACATAGCTGCAACATTAATACCATCTTCAACCGACGTAAGTTTATACAATTTATATGACCACGCCTCAACAACATCAGGTATAAATGGTGGCTCTTCGGGTTATGCTGGTAACTTTCATAACTTGGCTATGGGTGTGAGTTCACCAGATTATTTTGCAAATAAGATATGGGGACAATGGCATTACGGGAGCGATTTGCCCGTCGGAAACTGGGGAAATTATAACTATGACGCGAATGTGGTACTTGATTGGGACATCTCGATGGCCGCCAACTTTAAACCCGCCGATTTATTTGCATGTGATATCTACCTTACCGATGCCTACAATGGCGGGGCTGGCAACGTGCTATACCTTGTTGCAAATATCTCTTTGGGTGCAGGCCAAAGCAGCGTGGTGACAGATTTTGACACGAGCATACCTGCTTTTAGCACTTTTCAGACCTCGGGATACATGACCACGGGATACTACATATATGTAGTCCTCAGTTCAAATATAACGGGGTCGAATTGTATTGTCAGGGTTATCTCAGGAGGATTTGGTGATACTGATGGGGTGGGACCAGATACAACCAGAACACGTTATAGTAATCAGATAAATGTTGGTATGAGTAATACGTTTAATGGGATTATCATCTCTGGTTCTACCGTTAGTGCGCAAATAGCCTACAACAAGAGAACATACTTTACGATTGAAGTAAAGCTGAGCTAGCCGATGTGGGTTAACCTTGTCATGTTAGTGACGGAACACATCTGGTCATCCTAAGTAGGCAAACATCATTCAAGTCATTATAGCCGTTGTAGACATTTTGTAGACATTTTGTAGACATTTTGTAGACATTGTAGACAAACACATACCATTATAACCATATTAGCCAAACCTATACCATTATAACCATATTAACCAAACCCTCAGGTGATTTTGCTAGGCGGTTTGGCTACCCACCAGATACCTCATATGCGAGGCCCCCTCAAAAGGACCCCTGTGAGGGACCCCTAAATGGTACTCTTTGGTCCCTCCCCTAATGTATGGGTCCCCTAGCTTGGCGATCCCAGCCCCTATAACTACCCCTATACGTGAGGGGGCTTTACCCTATATACAGGACCCCCTTTTTTAACCCCCCTCCACACCCTGGAGGGGCCCTCGTTTCTAGGAAGCCACTAAGTTTAAAAAAATATAGCTAAGTAGGAGTGGGAACGTTGACCACGGTTTCACCATAGCTTGCTAGCTTTTTCCAAAAGGTTTAGCCCACAAAAAAAGCCTAGTGTCCTAGGCTTCTGTGGGGTGTCAGTAAATTGTGTTTGCTAAAACTCGAAACTTGCGGTCCCGACGTAGTTGCCTACGATAACATTAAAAATTGAAATTAGGATTCCGCCGAATGCGATTATCCCTAGACCGATAGCCCAAACTTTAAAAGTGATTTCTACTGCTGATGATTTCATATGAATTAGTTTTAATTGGTTATAAAGTAAATGTAAGACATCTAGTCCAGGATAAAAAATATTACTGGTTCTTTTTTAGAAAATAAATTTTATCAACTCCCAGCACCCTATGATCACAGCTAAAGGAACGATGCCTATCTCTAGACCTCTGGCCTTTGAGTAGTTAAAATGAAGAGGGTTTGCTATCAGTGCCTTTAATACACTGTATAGTAGGAAGAACGGAAATACGATAATCTGAAGTAGTTCTCTCATGTGTATATGTTTTAATTGGTTAGCACAAATATAAAGGGTTATATCGGGATAAAAAAATAAAGCTCTTGGTATTCTGTGGCCGGCGGTTCCTGATGCTGCTCACGTTGTCTACTCGTTGCTATCTAGCTGCTCAATTAGCATTTCTGCAAGGTGACCTATCCATCTGCCTATCTGCCAACATCCAATAATTACAAGAAGTGAATCTGGCAATATGATGATTAAGGATAGCGTTACACATATCGCAATTATCATGATGGGAATAGTGTGTTTAATAAGCTTCATAGTTAATGGATTTAAGTTGTTATTTATATAAGGGTTGTTGTCAATTGTTTCTGTCCGCGGAAAATGCTGCGAAGTTGCTGCGAAGTTGCTGCGAAGTTGCTGTAAAGAGTGGGAACGTTGACAACGGTCTACCCAGCTGCATGCTATTGCTTTTCCCATCTTTTTCCGGAATTTTTAGTGGGGGTTTTACAGCTGTGCTCTATGGTCGTACCGAGGGCAACGTTCCCGCAGCAGCTTAGAGTTTTTGCTTGGCGAATTCTTTGACCAATAAAAAAGGCCTCGTGTGAGGCCCCTTCGGTGATTTCGTGAAATGTGTGGGTTAGTACCCGTTTCCATCTTCCCACTCTTCATCTTGAAGCGGGTGGTGGAACGCTGGTCCTTGTGGGAAGCCATTACCAGAAGCCTGGTGTGCGATTGCGGGTTGGGGTTTGTTGCCCATTTGGTTTGCCCAAAAAGATTTTGGAGTTACTGGGGAAAATTGGTGGTTTTTCATATGACGATTTATTAGTTGGTTACATAGCAAATATAAGAATTCCAGTTCAGGATAAAAAATTAAAACCTATTTTTTTCATTTAGTCCGCTAACCTTTTTGCCCTCTGGCAGGATCGTCGATAGCATAAACATTGCTGCCAACATAAAGCTTAAGAAACAAAATGCCATCTCGTTGAGAACGCCGGCAAAGTGAATGTAGGTTTGGATATCCCCTGTTGCAGTGAACACCCCGATTAGCATGCAAGCTAAGAATCCTAAAACGTTTAATAGATTTTTCATGTGTATATGGTTTAGTTGGTTATAGCATAAAAGTAAACAATCCCGCCGCGGGAAAAAAATAAACCTGAGATTTTTTTAAATCTCAGGTTCAAGTAAATCCCAGGCAGTTTCTCCGGTCGGGATATTGTTTTTAAGAATTGTGTAATTCGGGTCCATGCCGGAATCCATGACGTCATTAAGCAACTCATCAAGGGTTGAAAATGATTTTGTGTAGTAATCGCAGTCTAATGTGTACATAAGAAAGTGTTTAATTGGTTATCTAAATATAAGACATCTGATTGGGATAAAAAAATAAATTTTAATAAAATTATAAATAAACTTTTCTGGAGTAATACAGGTTAAGAATCTAAAACCTGTTAACAGTCGCTGTACCGCTGTCAACGTTCCTTAGACTTTTTCCAGATGCTTCCAGATGCTTCCAGATTGTTCCAGGATAATAATCCGGATACATGCGCTGGAACGTTGACAGCGGTTTAAATACGGAAAAGAATCTGAAAACAGTAGGTGGTTTCCCAGAGAATTCCTGGATTTTTCCAAGCATCTATGGATTTATGGAGTGGGAACGTTGACGACGGATATAGACATGGTACAAATTCAAAAAACCCCTGAGGATTTTCCCTGTTTTTCCGCGGATACACAGGCTATAGATTGTGGTCGACGTTCCCGCTCATTTCTATCAGGATCTTTCGTGGTTTAATATAGGATGTTCATGTGGTTTAACGTATGGGTTTCTGATGTATCCATGAAATATCCAGATGTTTTCAGATGTATCCAGGGTGTATTCAGATGTTTTCAGTCGCGGGAACGTTGACGACGGTTTAAGCAACAGACAGCAACAGACAGCAACAGTAGTTTATTGCTTGTTCTTTCTAATGATGGGGGTGATTATTCGGTCTAGTATTTCGAAAGATACTATCACCATTCCTAATATAGCTGCTGCTATCATGCTTATAAAGCCCACTGCTAACACCAAAGGTAATCTTATTAGTCTTTTCATATCTTCTTTTTCTTTTTCTTATACGAAGCTTACATGGCTTCTTCTTATCTACCATCTCCGTGGCCGGCTTTCCTGAGTTGAGATTCGGAAAATATTTAGCAGGTTCTATAACTTCTTTCTCACATGAAATAAAAAAGAGTGGTATAAGTAACAGTAATTTATTCATATATGTATTTATCAGATTTATTAAAACTCCTAAAACCCTCCGCGTGCGGGAGTATGTTAGCACCATACTATGTGCAGGAAGTTATGCATTTTTCCACGCATCTTCGGGACGGGAACGTTGACAACGGTCTTCGGATTCGTACTAGATAAAAACTCGGGACAACAAAAAAGCAGACCGAAGTCTGCTTTTTATTAAATTACTTTAAAATAATGTTACTAAGAATATTCATCACACTCCCTTAAAAATTCAATATCCATTTCATCAATATCACCTATTGATATTTCATCATATTCTCTGTTTATAAATTTCTTTCCCTCTATTAAACACTCTGTTATAATCTCCACATTTAAAATAGCTCCTATTAAACTCTCAAACCCCATTCCTGAATCTAGACTTCCGTCTGATAAAGCCTTCTCTGCCAACTCTCTAATATCGGGCATAGAGTCGCCAGTAATCTTAATGGTTGGGTAAGCTCCTCTTCCGCCTCCCCATAAATTTCCTAGTAAAAATCCTTCGGCGTGATAACTAATTTTCTTTTCCATGTTTGTTTAGCTTTAGTTGGTTATGATGCAAATATAAGAAACTAGATAGAGATAAAAAAATAAAATGTGAAAATAATTTAATTCTTAATGACCACACAAACAGATGTTGGAGATCGGGGAACGTTGACAACGGTTTTACCCCAACTCTATCTGGAAACTCCCTTCTTCTTTTTTCTCCAGATAATCCTCTTTTTCCCAGAGTGTTTTCCACCCGGTCTAGGAGCGGGAACGTTGACAACGGTTTTACCCTGAGATGTGGATTACTTTAGTAAAAATTTGTCCACAAAAAAAGCAGACCGAAGTCTGCTTTCTTATTGACTATGAATCAACAGCCTATCCTTGTTTAAAGAATAGGTCGTCGACTTTGATTTGTGTGCTAGCTAAAACATGTTGAAGACAATCAGGACCGAAGCCGGTGTTAATTGATTCTGGGTGTGTTAGCGGTAATGCACACCGGAAGCATTTTCCTTCGTGCAATAATGATACCTTCTTATCCCTTAGGATCTGTGGATTCTCTAGCGCATTCATAATGAATTTCATAACCTGACCAAGTTGACTTTCGCTTGGAACGTTGCGGTGTAGTTTGCAAATCATACTGTCTTTGAAAATTGTACCTGCAAAAACGTAACCAGTTTGGCGATCGCCTAATAGGCTAACGAACACGTAGAAAATTGGAAGCTTAATCTTACGGTCGTTCTTGTCCGTGAGTTGCTTAACCTTTACGGTCATGTGAGTTTCTTTTTCTGTGTTGCGGAACGTGAGTACTGCACGACCTGCAAAGAAAAGAGTTGGTAATGCGAGCGGGTTAACATTTGAACGGATAATTGGCTTTCTCATGGTGTATGTGTTTTAATTGGTTAATGCAAATATAAGACCTTAACCCGGGATAAAAAAATAAAGCCCAGACTAATCCGGGTTTATTTTTAATCGAATATTTACACCTCAAGTATAAAAAATTGCTTTTTTTTAAACTTTATAAATCTGCTGGGAATCGTTCAGACCACGGGAACGCTGGTGGTGTTCCCATGCCCCCTTCTTCTTTTTCGGTTTGTATTTGTTGGCATCCTCATTGTTCAGAAACCACCTTATCCTCTTTCCATCTCACTGTACCGTGCTTATCCTCTATCACCTCATGCTCGTGGTGGGATTCCGTTTTAAAGATTTGTTTATAATCTTTAATTTCATAAAGAGATTTTCTGTCTATTATTTTCATTTGATTTCTTTTAAATCCCTCGCGAGCGTGAGTATGTTAGTGACATACTATGTTTAGAATAAACCTAGTTGGCGTATGCTTCTCTCGCCGAACTCCCTGTTTATCTGTTCTATTGTTTGATGACTCCTTGGATCTTCATCTTCAGAATACCAAACTTCAAATGTGGTTTCGCCATTTCCGTATAGACTGCGCCCAGCACCACCACCTACAACGGAAGCGCTGGTTCCGTTTGGTAATTCCAGAAATGCAGATTTACCTCCTGGAACTACCTGGTGTGGTTTAAACACCAGGTCTTCAAAGGTGAAGATTTTTAGTTCTTGCATAGTATCAATCTTACGTTTTCGTTCTCGATAACATCAAAGGCTTTTCTTTCCTCTGTGATTTGGGTGTTAATCTTTTTAAGAGCTTCAATCATATTTCGGAATGCTGCTTGCATTTCCAAAAATTCTTTTCTGTTTTCATCATTTGATTTCTCTGACATGGCGTTTGTTTTAATTGGTTACAAAGCAAATATAAGAAACATGATTGAGATAAAAAAATAAAAGAGAGGATATTTTCTAAGCTCTTTCTATATCTAAATCCCCATATCTGTCACGGACTGGTATCCATCCGTAAATCATTCCAACCTCATCTACCCAATCATAAAGACCCATTCTGTCATCCTCATGGGCTTTGTTGTTCCACTCGGCTAAGTCCTTTCTGACTAAGCTCCACCACTCATCTTTTGTTGCTGCTGTTACTGTCATAATTTAGTCCTCCTCTTCGTTTAGTGGGGCAAACATTTTCCTGCCCATGTTAATAAAGTTATCGTACTCTCTTTCTCCCATTGAAGTCTTTAACTCTTCAACAGCTTCTTTGTGCTCTTTGATTTTTAATCTGGCTTTGTCCCAGTCGCCAGATGCTGCTGATTCTTTAATTTCCCAGTTGGTATCTAATACCTTTCTGAAGATTGCTGATTGTTCGTCGGTCATGATGTGGTTTATTATTTGGTTAATACAAAGATAAGAAATTGGATCGGGATAAAAAAATAAAACTATAAATCATTTAGAATTTCAAATGAACTAATTCGTCTCGAACCAACACCAGTTGCTAGTATTGATTGAATCTCCTTGTCCAAGTCCTCCACCTTTTTAAAATTCCGCGCACCGATAGGGAGGGAACGTTGGAGTTGCATGTTGGATATACTGAATCCCGTTCCGCTGGATTGCCAACCACCGTAGTAGTTGTAAGAGAGTGTGTTGTCCTCACGAAGAACAACTGATAAAGTTTTTGAGTTTCCCTGTGGTCCGTAAGTCGGATCAAATAGACGGTAAATAATAAGTAGTTTTTTCATGGTTGGTTATATTTAATTGGTTAATGCAAATATAAGATTCCCTGTTGGGATAAAAAAATAAAACTGAATAATTTAACTTACCCTACCCTCGTCGTTTGATTATTAGTTTTACCTCAGCAACTAATTCTTTTGATTCTGTCTTAACCGTTAACGGATTCGCTCCGGGACGATGTGTCTTAAAGAATTTAACAATTGCGGGTACGTTTAGCATACCGCCATTAATTAATTCTATAATTTCTGCTCTAATTTCTGTGGTTGTCATTGCGTTCATATTTGTCTTATTAATACTCAAATATAAGATAATAAATCGGAGTAAAAAAATAAATACAGATTATTACTGCATGGTGTTTTCTGATGTAGCAGATAGTTCGAAACGTTGTCAACGTTCCTGCGCCGCAACCTTGTTTGTCTTATGGGAATTGATATATAGATTAATAAAAAATAAAAAAACTAATGAAAAATTTTAATTCTTTCGAAGATTTCAGTAACCAAAAAATAAACGAGGCAGCGGGCGTAGCTCCTTTTTATGATAGCGTAAGCCAAATGAATGCTATATTAGCAAGTGATGATATTGCGGGTAAAATGGAAATGATGTTCATTGACAGTATGACCTATGCAGAGGATCTCACATGGATTCTTAAAAGTAAAGATCGTCCCAGATTTATTTTAAAGGTAACTTTAATAGCTGAGGGCGGAGGATATGGTGCTAAAAAATATACTGTAGGTAAAGTAGTAAAAACTATTGCAACACCTTAATTGTATTGTCAACGTTCCTGCGCCGCAACCTTGTTTGTCTTATGGGAAACCTTGGAGCACAAAAAAAGAGACCGAAGTCCCTTTCTCTGTGGGTAACCAAACCCATATCAAACACACATGATAATTTTTAATCCTCTATTTCGAATTGGTCTTCTTCGGGAATAACGGAAAGGGTTCTTCCACTATCCCATTTAACAATGATCTGACCTATTCCGTCTACTTTAACTACTGTACCCATAGCTCCCGGTTCGATTGGTTCAATATCATCCATAAGAATCATTTTAATTCTTTTTCCTTCGATGTTTTTGCTGGTCAGGTGTTTCATTGTCTTTTTCTTTTATTGGTTAATACAAAGATAACGTTTATATTCGGGATAAAAAAATAAAATCCGATTATTCCCAATCATCATCTTCCTCTTCCTCTTCTGCGTAGAAGAAACCCTGAGCTTCGCAGGACTCCGGGTTCGGTAAGCTATTATACTGAGCTACCACATCGTCCTCTAACTCATGAACAAACTTCGGATAGATTACTCCGGGAGTGTTGTCCCCGCCTGGATTGTTCCTGAATACTAAATCAATTCCTGCACCTCGGTCTTCAGGTAAACCATTTAGCTCGCATAGGAGATCATAAAAATCCTTTCCACCAAACTCTCCGTAACCTTCATAATCAGGTTCGGTAAATACCCGTCCGTCCGGTGCAATCATATGCACTGTGAATGTTGGACGAGTTGAACAGTTGTTTGCGATTGACTCATCAGTATCGCACGTTTTCCAGCTAAAGAATCCCATAGTGTTTTAGTTTTAATTGGTTATGGAGTAAAAGTAAGGTATCAGGTCGGGATAAAAAAATAAAAACTGAAAAAATACTCCGCCGGAGAAAGTAATAAAAACAGATGCTTCTGCTGGAGAAAACAGTATGCAGCCGCGGGAACGTTGACAGCGTTCTTCGGATTCGCAGCTGTGGAAAACCTACGGCAACAAAAAAGGCAGACCTAAGCCTGCCTTTCAAAAGATTTTAAATCTTTTATTCGTCTAATTCGTTTAGTGCTCCTGCAATTTCATTTACAGCCAGATCTGTAGAAAGTGATGAATGTCCGCCAATGTGCCATTCTATTAGTTCATTCTCATCCAATACCCTGTATTCCTTCCAATCATAAACTGTAAATACCTCACCCTTCTCAGTCTCCATGACCCATTCGAAGTTTACCTTGTCCTTGCCATCATTCGTTTCAGAAACTGGAAGACCTAATATTTTTCGAAGGTCTGATACTGATGCATTGAATACATCCCCATGGAAGCTTGTCCCACTTGGTGACTTTGATGGTTTTTTCATAATTGTATAAGTTAGTTGGTTATGATGCAAATATAAGATTCCTGGTTGGGATAAAAAAATAAAATGCTAAAATAGTTTTATTTTTCTTTAAGATGTTGAAGCTGTAGATAAAGATGTTACCCACATATAAAAAGATGTAGAAGTCGCGGGAACGTTGACAGCGTTCTTTGGATTCGCAGCTGTCGAAAACCTATGGCAACAAAAAAGGCCAAACCTAAGTTTGACCTCTTTAACCAATCAACCAACTTAACCAATTAATATTTTGGCGGTGTAAAGAACACTATAGTTACTCCGCCTTCTCTAAATCCATCAGATACCATTACGCCATCCAACTTACCTTTATCTTCTCTGTTAATGTTATACCATTTGGAAATATAGCCAACTACGTCTGAATCTGCAAATCCTATTGGCTCTGGTCCACACATAGAACCCACTGTATATCCTAATTCTTTCAGTCTTCTCTCAGCGGAATTGAATGCGCTAAACGTGCCCGCGGGCGGAAAGGTTTCGGTGTGAAGTATTTCTCTTCCTAAATACGTTTCTCCTTTTTTCATGATTGTTTGTTTTAGTTGGTTATAAAGCAAATATAAGATATAGGTTCGGGGTAAAAAAATAAAATACTAAATACCCTTCGCGGGCGTGAGTATCTTAGCACCATACTATGTGCAGGAGGTTACGGATTTTTCCACGCATCTTCGGGGCGGGAACGTTGACAGCGTTCTTCGGATGCTGCTTGGATTAAAAATTAGATGTGGTGAGAAAAATAAATATTATAAATTATTAATGATATCAATAAATATCTTTTTGGTCTCTTCTTTACCTATCTTTTCTTCTATGGATTTGATAAAATTTATTACAATAGTCTGTTTGTAAATTTCCTGTTCGTAATCCTCCCATCTCTTAGCCTTTCCATCAGGTTTAGTATCCATAAACACCGTAGGTGCTTTTCCTGTGCATTTAGTTACAAGAGTCTCAACTTCTTTAATAATCCTGTCTACTTCAGTTTTATTTGTAATCACTATCTTTATATTAGGTAACTCTGATTGAAATTTATCATAGTCAAAATTTTTAGGAACTCTTACAGATACATGAGTAACACCGCCGCCTCTTCCGGTAAAATCTTTAGAGCCAATTCTAATTCTAAGAACATTTTCTGAATCAATAGAAGATAAGTTCTTATTATCCTTTTCTCTATCGTATCTAAAATTATAAAAATCACTAGGATTAGTTATTATAAGTTTATCAAACGAACTTTCATTATCAGATGATATACTTGGATCGTCTTCTTTTACTTTAACATACCCATCAATAGTTGAATTAACATTAAATTTTAATTCACTATATGGTAATTGGTCTTCGTTAATTTTTTCGTAGATAAAATCTTTAAATGTTTTCATTTCTATTGTTATTTATATATTTATATATCTTTAGTTTGAGCGGGAACGTTGACAGCGTTCTTCGAATGCTACTTGGATTAAAACTTAGTCCAACAAAAAAGCCTCTTCCGAAGAAGAGGCTCTTGACCAATTAACCAACTACCAATTATAACATTGCTCTCACTTTTGCGAAGTACTTATCAATGTCATTTGCGAACTTAATTGCTCTTGCCTTTGTTTTAGCGTAAGCAAAGAACTCGCAGAACTCACTATCGAAGTCTATTCCTTTGCAGTTAATTTTTTCTTTGACAAAATCTTCAAAGTCATATGCGCTATCAAACTCTTTAACAGTCATCGCTCTTTTAGCGTTTCCTGAGATTGACCAATCTTTGAAGCCATCGAGTTTATAGACTTCAAGACCTAATTCTAATTTTAATGCTGTTTCTGATGGCATGTGTGATTGGGTTTAGTTGGTTGTTAAAACATTTTAATTTTTAATTTTTGTCGAACAGATTCAAAATCTGCACCAGTGACTTCATTCTTACAATCAGAGACTAAATCACATAGTTCATTAAAATCTTTAACTCCTGATTGTTTTGCTAACTTTAGTAACTCTTTGAATCCTTCTGTCATAATTATTTGGGTTGGGTTTAGTTATTAAAGTTTAACAATTTTTGAATCGGTAACCTGAATGCAACAGATGTTAAGACGTTTAATATCTCTTTTTAAATTATCTATAGATAATTTACCTATTACAAAAGACTTTGCCCCCTTTTTATTCTCACACTCTACGTGAAAAATCATTGGTGGGTCTAAACCTCCTATCACCCAATCTGGATCTGTAACTACTACACAAAATAGATGTTTCATATTAATTTGTTTATTTGGTTATATTACAAAGATAAGAAACTACATCGTGATAAAAAAATAAATCAGATCATTTTTGATAATCTGTTTACCCTTTTAAATACTGAGAATTGCTCCTCTGTAATTCCAAGATCCTTTAAGTAGCTGTCGATTATAGCCAAATCTTTCTGTGGCATTTTTTCGATAACTGCGACGGCCTGAAGGAACGTTGATCCTGTTCCCATTATGGTAGCTATTGATGTTGATGTCTTTACAGACAGGGCACCGGGAATGTTGATTTTAATTTCACCGGTGTCATATTTATAAAAACCCCGCTCTTTGTTCTTTGCATGAACAACGGATAAATTAAATATACGGGCAACGTGACCAATGTGCTTAGATGTGGTACGACTATATCTGCCGTGCTCTATTAACTTATCATCTTCGATATGTGCTACGATTGTATCATAACTAATGATTTCATTTCCTCTGCGGAATAAGTTCTCTCTTAATTTTAATGTTTCCATGGTTGGTTTGATTGGTTAATGTAAAGATAAGAATTCAGATTGGGATAAAAAAATAAAAACCTAAAATAATTCTATTTATTTTTCAGCTGTTAAATCAGACCAAACAGCTGTTGCAGCTTGCGGGAACGTTGACACCGGTTCCGCTCCAGTCTACAGTAAGGTTTGGGAAAGTTTGGAGCATAAAAAAACTCTCCTTGGGGTAGGAGAGTTTAGTAATCCATTTCTTGGTGGCGGCACCTTTACACGACCGGGATTTCCACTTGTGAGGATCTTTGTTAATCAACCCAAACTTCTTTTGTTACCGAAATGGAACGCCATGCGCTTTTTTCCAAATCAAAGAAGGTTGTTACTGAACTGGGAGCCGAACCTCCTTTTGGGTGACCTGATACTGGGATGCGAGATAAATCTCTTGTTCCCATTGCTATTCTAAGTTCTCCACCAACTTTGTGGAAATAGAATTTAACTACGCCTTGACGTAATCTGTCTTTAAGTTGTTCGTGTGTGATTTTTTTAAGTGATGACATATGGTTTGTTTTAATTGGTTAATACAAAGATAAGGTATTTATTCGGGATAAAAAAATGTTTTTATTTTTTCTTTGTTATTTCAATTTCTTTTTTTATAACCATCAAGCCAATAAAATCTTCAAAATTATTTTTAATATTAAGTTCTTTTAATATCTTAGAGGAAAATTCTTTTGATTCTCCAACAGAAAAAAATAAAGTTTCATCTGTCTCATGAAAAATTGTAATTGGTATTTCGCATCCAAGTTTTCCTAAGTTTTCTTTCCTGTGCCATTCCTCCTCCTTAATAATTTCTAATGTTTGGATTTCGTCTGTCATTTCTCCTGTTGGTTTAGGATATTGAAACTTACGCGGGGAAGTTATAAAATTTTCAATAAAAGAATATGCACTTTCTTTTTCTAAAGGCTTCTGTGAAATTATTAAAAATTTACGAACAGAGTATTTTTCATAAGGTAGATTCCAATTCGTGATTGTTTCTAATTTAACTACAGTACCAAAAATCTTGTCTTTCATTTTTATAGTGTTTAATTGGTTAATGCAAAGATAAGATATTGAACCGGGATAAAAAAATATTTCTAAAACTTTTTCTCCATCGGGAATTCTGCTGGAGAAACTGGTATCCGAATCCGGGGAACGTTGACAGCGGTTCTACTCTGTGCATATGGTTTTGCATTTAAGATTTTATGCCCACAAAAAAACCAGACCTAATCAGATCTGGTTCGCATTCGGAATTGGTAAATGCTATTTAATAGTTTTCCAACCTATGATTTTAATATCCTTTTCTCTTACCCCAATCCATAAGTCAGACTTATTACTCTTACCGTTAATCTTAACCGCTCTCATAGAACTAGAGTAGATAACAACAGTATCTTTTGGTACAACTACACCGCTTACCTTAGAGCGTAGTTCTTTTTTAAGTATGACTGCTTGTTCCATACCATAAATATAACAATTATATCTACGAAATAAAAATTTTACTAAGCATTTTTTTGTTAAAGTTTTTAGCCTACGCACGAGGTCCACGCTCCCGCACGTGCTTAGTATGTTAGCATCATACTATGTTTAAAAGGGCCTACAAAAAAGGCCTACCCTAAGGCAGACCTAATTTACGGAAATGAAGTTTATCTTAGAAAGGACTTGGTACGAAGTTAGTCATATCAAAATCCTTTGTCATCATACGTGATGCTTCTACTTGAAGACGACGACGATCGTAATCAGCTATTCTGAAACCGTTGTCGTGGCTAGCGAAGTGTGTTACCCCGTTAATTAAATCCCAAACGGATGTACCGGTTTTAGCACCTTTCTTTTGACCGGTGGTAAATGTAATGGTGTCGATGTTTGCCGCATGAAATCTAGCACGTGTAGTGTGCAATGGCACCCAAGCTTCAAGTTCTTTATTGTCAGCATCAGAGAATGCTTTGAGCGAGTCGTGTGCACTTTCTAATTCGAATAGTGAAGCACGTGTGTTCATAGCTAATCTTAATCTGTTCTCGAACTCTAGTGGGCGGAAACCGCGGTCGGCTAAAAGATTTAATTGTGCCCAGAATGTTTCCATTGAGCGTCCGTCCATTTGACCTAACGATAATGACTCTTCAAATGTTTTACCCATTAACCCGTTTGCACAAACTAATCGATGTAAGAATGGACTTACCATAAAGCCTCCGATAGGACTGTTGGTGAACGAGATACCTCCGTAAAATTCTTCGTCGGCTAAACCACTAATACCCCAGACATTCTTAGGTGATGATGTGTTTATAACCACGCCACCATCATTGTTGACCGAGAAATCGTTTACCTCCAGACCATACTTATTAATGATGCTGGATGAGGTGTCGATGAACGTTTGATTTGAAATTAAATCACGTGGGTCCTTTTGGACGTTAATAATTTCCCTAGTATCGGGGTTAACCACTAGTGATAACGTTGTGCTACCCTTAGCCTGCACCGCCACCTTTAACCTGTTGATAAGTTGTTGACGTGCTTTGTCACCGAATGATGTGGTAAACGTTTTGTCAAATCCGACGGGTAAGCCAACCACTTTACAGATACCTTTAAAGGCATCGCGATTAATTTTAATTTGATGATCCTCCAACTTCAGAGTGGTGTCGTTGATGATTTCAATATCCTTGATGCTGACTTCTTTTCGGATAGGAGTTTTGTTAACTGCTATCTTCGCTTTGTCATCGAAGGCTTGTTGTGATAATGTTTCAAATTTTGGCATATGGCTTTTATTTTTATTTGGTTTCTACAAAGATAAGAATTATGTACGGGATAAAAAAATAAAAAGACGGGTTTTATAACCCGTCCTCCTCTTCCTCTTTAGCAAAACCAAAGAGAGTGTCAAATGCGTTTCCTTCGCTTTCGATTAGAGTACGCTCGTGGCTTAAAGCCTCTCTGGCATTCTCATCGTTGCTGAAACGTTTTAAATCATACTCAACATCACCCGTTGCAGATAGAGAATAGAACATTCGTTTGTTAACAGGACCACGTCTGTTCTTGTTAAACATCATATACTGGCTGCCTGTTGCTTGATCGTAGCGTAACTCAAGCATACCAGTGGTATTATGCTTAAGCTTATTAGAACCGACGAAAACGCCTCCTTTTGTAACCTGTTGGATAGCAATAAAGGTTGTGTGGGTTTTAGTATCGTTTCCTGCAAGGTTGTGAGAGATCATTAGGTCGATCAGCCATTTTTCAGAACCGGTAGAGGTTAGTTTTAGTACCTCCTTAATATCTTCTTGTACCTCGGCAAAAGAGTCAATTAGTACTACGTCGTAACCAGGTTTTAAAGCACTCTCAATTACAGTCTTAGGATTGCTGTCGCAATATTCTCCTGTAAATAGAATATCAACCTCGCCGAACTTGGGGTAACGCTGAACGTATCCATAAAGATCGATCCTTGTCATTTCAGCAGATATGAATAACACCCGATAGCCGTTGGCTGCCAGGTCGGAAAGAATATCTAACGACACTGTGGATTTACCCACACCAGGATCGCCGATTAACATGAAGTTACAGGCCTTAGGTATTCCTCCATCGGAGGTGAACACCTGATCTACAGGTTTACCTGTCTTCATAGGAATGAATAGATCTGGTGAGAAGTATTGCCCACTCATGCGAACCAACTCCAGCGGCTTCTCGATAAATGCCGGTGGTGGTACATTGGCACTTACTTGGGAAAGCGGAGGTAGTCCTTGATCTTGTCTTTTTCTAGCAGCAGCTAATCTGACTGCATCTGCGATACGAGCCTTAGCCTCATCGCTCATAGGTTTTCTTAGTCCTGTTGGTTCTTTGTGTGCCATCTTATATTGTTTTGATTGGTTATGGTGCAAGAATAATATTTCTAACCGGGGTAAAAAAATAAATTGGGGTTAATTTTAAAAATATTTTTATTAACCCATTGTGGAGTAGTTAACCCTGTCCTTATACCTTCTAACCTTACCGTTACCTAGGTAAACATTTAGAACACCCCCATTCCATAATGCCATCTGAACCGGTACCCCAACATCAATAGTAATAAAGTTATATTGGTCTTTGTAAACTTTAATGCGGTTGTATTCTATCCGAACCACACCGCAATTAATAATTTTTGGATCCCACATAGTTGATTGGTTTTATGTTTATGATGTAAATATAATAGATCCAACCGAGGTAAAAAAATATTTCAGATATATAGTTCAATATAATTATTAATATGGATAAGATAAAAAGTTTTAAAGAGTTTACTCTTAACGAAAAAGGAAGTGCATTAGGTTTTCTAGGTGGTATTCTAACTGGGAATATTGACATCTTCGATAAACCAGATCAATGGTCCGGTATAGGATCACCAATAACCGGCGATGGGGATCTGCCCAATTCTAACACCGTGGCATCTGGTCCAAATACCATAGGAGCATTAGCACCAGGTTCTTATACACCATCAGGAACTTATACAGCAACACCAGGTAATGATGACTTTGCTCTTTATATGCAGCACCAACAAGGCATAGCAGGAGCAGCGGGTCTAGTTAAAGCACTTAACGGAACTGGTAATATGCATCCAGAAACAGTTAAAACTAAAAGCGGAACTAGATACGCAAACCTAGTTAAGAACGTACCTTCTGATAGACCACAAGTTAAGAGAGATATTATAGCATCATTAGACAAAGGAGACCAAAAAACTGCAGCAGGACTATTCCTTAATATGTGGAAAGAGAAATGGTTTTCTAAGCAAAAGCAGGCTAAGACCGCTATCAACCTTCCCAAAAATGCTACGGTAAAAGATGCTATCACTAAAGCATCTTCCAAATACAGTGTGCCCTTTGATTTTGCTATTACTGTTGCTATTATAGAATCAGGTTTAAATCCAGCTGCACACGGAGCAACATACAAAGGTCTATATGCAATGAAACCCAGTAGCAACTACAGCGGATTGGTTACTCCTATGGGAAACAATTGGGCAGATCCCTATGTTAATGCAGAAAATGGTATTAAGTTATTAAAAAATAACATTGCTCAATTCAAGAAAAGTTTAGGTAACGATTGGGCTTCTCTTAAAGTTGGAAGTTGGGCAAACAACTTAGCTTAATTTTCCACGCAACCACAGAGCAGGAACGTTGACAACGGTTTCACCCACTACATCATACTTTTTCCCAATTATTAAACACAACAAAAAACCCAAGTCCTTTCGAACTTGGGTCCGGAGTCGAATAGTAAACTCCTTTAACCAACCAACCTATTCAGCTTCTTTTATAAGTATATTTTCTAGTAATTTAGCTTGGCGTACATCTTCATGCGCATCTACACATAGCCACTCACCTGCTGCAGTGAAGACGTATCCATATTCTTCAACATCGCTATTAATGAAATCCTCCACACTGTCGTGGTCTCTAATCTCTAAATCCTCTCGACGGTCACGGTGATAAGCTACCACGATACCGTCTGCTGGTGAACCGAAATTATGAGTAACCCCTTCAGGTATTTCTACATTTTTATTTAATGAAGAAATTGATCCTAATTTGATTAACGATTCAATTTTCTCTTGTGTTCGGAAATGATCTAATAAGATTCTGCCATTATTAGACGGGTAGCCGTCCCAGTGACAGTAAATTGAACGTACTTTTCCTGTTTGATCTTCGATTGCGATTCTTGAGCGTGTTGCCATAGTTATAATTGTTTTAGTTGGTTAGTGATGCAAATATAAGATACATGTTCGGGATAAAAAAATATTTTCTAATTATTTACTGTAAACTTTATTACCTAAGCTTACCAACTTACCGAATCTCATACCATCGGCAACAGAACCTTGAAACATCCAGTTAGGTGTTACCCTTGGGTTATAAGAAACTTTTTCTGAATCGTTCATGACTGTTAAACCCACATGGTCTATGATTTCTATCTCATCACACAGTATCCAAGAGCAGACAGTTTTGTTTGCTCCTTTGAATATTTTAAGTGCTGTAGTCTTTTGATTCTTTAACACACATCCAGTCATTACGAGTTGAACCTCTTCCGGTGAGTGATAGGAGATGCCGCCGTTGGGTCTTTCTATCTTCCACTTCATAAAGTTTTTGCCTGCTCCTAAATTAAATCTGACTCTGATGGTTTTCATATGGCTGAGGTTTGATTGGTTAACGTAAAGATAAGATACATGACCGGGATAAAAAAATAAATTCTTATAATTCTGCAGTGAATCTACATTCACCATTATCTTCCACACATTTCTTAATTTTGTTTCCTAAGTGAAGCCTTGCATAACTATCCATAATTGTTGAATACTTTGCTTCAGCAACCCCGAGCTGTTTAGCGAGCACATTAGGATTGTAACCGTTGGATGAACTAAACACCTCATCCAATTTAGACTTAAACTCTCCTAAGTCGGTAATGCAGGTTTGAATACCTTCGTTGATTGACTCAAGATCTTCTTTATTAAAGAAGTATTCTAATTCGTAAATTTCTCCATCGTCATCTTGCAATTCAATTTCTGAACCACCGAAGTTGTTAGCATCGTCCGAGCTTTGTACGCCAAACCAGAATTTACCTTCTATGTCTCCTTGATAGTAACGTCCCATTTGATTAATTTTTTAGTTGGTTAATAATACAAAAATAAGATTCCTAATCGGGATAAAAAAATAAAACACAAAAAAAAATCCTAAGATGTTATCTTAGGACTTTAGAAGTAGTTGTGCTTAGTAATTAAGCCGTAACTGCTTTACGAGGGTTGGTCATTTTGAATGCTTGGTTAACAATCTTCATGTTAGAATACTTACCAGAAAGTACTTCACTAACTGTGCTTGAAGCATATCCAGTTTTAGCTGAAATGATTGCTTGGTCTCCTCTACGGATTTTTGAAGCAATAACCATCATTTTTTGTTCGTAGCTCATCTTGCTAGAACTTTTGGCTTTAGTAGCCACACTCTTAATTTTGTTCATGATAAAAGGTTTTAATTAAATTTACATGTATTATAGCAGGAAAACGTGAAAAAGTTTCTGATGCTGTCTTTCGGATGATGCCATCAGACGGAACGGTGTCAACGTTCCCGCGGTCTGTCTATGATTTTGGATTTAGTCAAATCCCACAAAAAACCCCCGGACTTTTGGACCGAGGGCTAATTGCTTTGTAACCAAACAAACTACTTAACCAATTTCTGTGTCTTTAAGTGTGTGTAAACATCTTTAAGTTTTGTGTAATCCATGCTTTGGGTTTCATCTAAAAGAGTCTCGATGGCATCTGAACCTAAGTCCATCTCCAATTCGCTCTCTTTCCAATTCTTATCTAACATTAGGTATCCAAGACCACAGAGTATGTTAAGATCCGCCGAGCTAATAAATTCATTGAGAGAATCCCTCATTATAATATCGTTTACCAACTTACTCTGATTGTTATGTAGCTCCTGCGTTTTCATCTTAGTCTTCCTTAGATGTCTTACCCGAGCCTATTCTCGAATAACTTAAATAAGTTAATATTAGGACTGACCCGATATAACTTTTAACCGATGTTGTGATTCCGATCCCCATTAACTGTAAACCCCAGATAAGTAACATCGGGATTAATGCAAATGCCACTATGACCAATGCACCTAGGATAACTGCTATTGCGATTGTTCCCTTTGAGTTTAACGATCCTTCTGCGATCTTTTTAAATATTTTTGCTAAATTCTTTTTCATATTCAATTTTTTAAATTTCCCAAGGCTGTCTGCCGGAACCGTTGGTCCAGACAGATACGTCGTTAATTAGTATTTCCACGATAGGGCCGTATTGTGCTATTTTGGCCTCTGTGTTCATTCTTTTAATATAAGCCCCTGGTCTCTTCACTTTATCATAAACGAAAACTTTTCCTCTTTCGTGAATGGCTTTTACTGTGGATCCTCCTGGCTGTAAGCTTAGAGGGTTAGTTCTGTAGTTGTCGTTTACGTGTAATTCTGACATATTGTATTTTAGCTAAATGGATCTAGATCCGGGTTAGGTATTAATTTCCAGCTCTTCTCCGCTCCTGGGGATCTGGCTAGCATTATATTAGTGGACTCCTCCTTAAGTTTCACTAGAGCCTCATCATATTTACCATCTTTGATAAGGGTGTTAATATCTTTACATGCAGGGATAGGTAACTCTACCTGATAGACAACTGCGTGGCGGTGTCTGTTGGCATTTGCTCTTAGTACCATCATGCTTAGTTCTCTAGGATCAACTTCGAATCCTTCTATTGCTGCATTGAAAGTAACTGGTCTGAAGCTTTCAATTCCGTGTGCGTCTGCTATTCCGTAGTATTTCATGGTTTGGTTGTTGGTTATATTTACAAAGATAATATATCTTCTCGTGATAAAAAAATAAAACCCAATAAAAAAGGAGGTGCTTTTTAGAACACGCTCCTTAGTTTTGAAAATTGGGCTATGATCTATATATTACGTGTTCCAATACTTTTTTTTGATTTCTAGCAAATAACTCCAAGGTAGATAATGATAGTAGAGAAAGAATCTCTCATACTCTTCTGGGGTGGGCTTAGTTAACTCGCCTAAACACCAACTTCTAACTAGATCTTCCCTAAGCTTATCTTTCTCTGTTTTTATGGCTAATAATCTCGTAGCTCTGGCTAGGAACCTCGCCGACGTTCCACCTCGTCTTCTCGATTCTCTTCGAATGATGACGGTTTTTTTAAGAGTCCGAATCACCCTTAGTAAGGTCCTTATAAGCTTGTGATCTTTTAAATTCATCGATTCTTTTTTGTAATGATGCTAAGCTTATTGAAACCCTATTCTCTAGCACCTTAGCTTTTATTTCAGCGGGATTTAGGTTTCCCTTTTGTGCTAGATGATCTGATATTATATTAAATATCAGATCTGATTCGTTGTTTTCGTACATTGTCTGGTCTGGTTATTTTTCTGCCTTCTCTTCGGTCGTAAGAATACTAATGCTATGCATTAAGATTGTTAATCTGTCCTCCGGGTTAATGTTAGAAGAGTTTAGTGCTTTCTTAAGTGCTATTGCCTGAAGATAAATTGTTCGAGCAGTCTTTTCAACTTCTTTTCTGTAGTTCTGTAAAAGAGCTTCTGTCTTTGGATCTGTAATCATTATAACTATTTCTTTTTATTTTTATTCGTTTTATTGCACCTGGTCTTGATGCAGACCATATCCTCCTTAGTAACCATAATGATCTTTGGTTTTATCTTAACAGTATCATCGGATTCCCAAATCTTAGCGGTAAGGATAGACATGCTATCACCCTTCACCAGATACAATGTATCCATTCGATTTGTGGGTTGTGCAAATTCTGCAAAACTGGGTTCTGGAAATTCTCTGTGTCTTCCCGTTGATCGCTGGCCCACAGGACCGCTGGTTGTCTTGCAAGCGGTAAGTGCTAATGCAAAAAATATGATAATGATTTTACTTTTCATTTTATAACTTTATAATAACAGTTCCTTTTGTACACTATTATCAGGGGTGATTTCAAATCCAGGCATATGCTTATCCACAAAAGATTTAATGAATTGGCATCTTTCATATTCTTCCTTAATGACAAATAGCGCCATCATACGGTTAATAGCCTTTTGTATCTCTTTAGGATTTGTACCATTTATAGCTTCTTGCCCGTCTGTAATCAACATCTCATAGGCTTCATAGCATCCTGCAACAAACTCTTTCTTGGATCTTTCGACGAGCTGTTTATTAAGCTCGTTGTGAATTCCTTCTTGATCGTCTTCTTCTTCAAACATGATTACTATTCTTTTATATAAATTGTTTTACTTAATCCCAACTCTTTTACTTCACGATATAAAGTACCCCCTTCTGACATCATTTCCATTTCAGAACGAAATTCTTTCGATGTGTCGTTATAAATTTTCTCCCTCATTAACGCACCTCTAGCTGAATAAAGCCTTCTTTTAATCTCCTCGTGGGAAGCTTTATTATCAGTGGTACATACAAATCTTATCGCTGCCATATTTAATTCTCTATATGTATTCTATTACAAAAAATAAAAAAAGTTCTCAATTATACCTTATATCTTGTTTTCAAATCCACTCTTTCTTTCTGCGAATTTTTTCTTGTGCTCTTCGCGGGAACGACGGTGGACTGGGACACGTAACTCTTTCTGGTGTTTCTCGCCTCCTCAAACGTGTCGGCAAACACTCCCATTGTGGTGTTCTCATAGTCACAGTGAGGTGTGTAGGTTTCCATAAACTCGCTCTCCGTGATTCTCTTGGTTCCAAGATCCTCGAATTCCCCATGTGATTCTCGATAGTGAGTGACTATTACCCAACCGTCTCCTTGAGAGTGTTTGCTAACTAAAACATATTCGAAGGTGGGAACGTTGGAGTCCATGGCCATGAATCTGGTAGCAAATCTACTTTTTGTGCTGGTCTCTATATACGTTCTCATTATGCTAACTGTGAGCTTGTTCTTAATTGGTTTAACCAGCCTTTAAATACTGTGCGCTCACGTGCACTCATATTACGATTAAAGGTTGCGAAGTTGCCTACTGAGTTTCTGAACTCCTGTACTAGAACTTCTAATGTGCGTGGGGTGTTTTCTGCTTTTTTCATCTTATGTTGGTTTAAATGTTTACAATGTTGCCTTCTTCATTAAACTCCGGAGTAGTCTCTTCAATTCTGAATTCGACGTTTTCGTCAGAGAAGTATTCTTCTACCCCATTTACTATTCTTTTTGCTATTTGTCCTATGTGAGCTTCGAACTTTTCCGCAGCGTTATTACTAATAGCCTTTAGTGCTTCGTGGCGAGGGTCCTCGCTCATATATGGATTTTCCATTTCGATGATTGTTCTGCCGTCCCAGTCCATCATACTTACGTATAGATCTTGGAATATTTCCGGGATTCCCAACCAGGTCTTAAACATAGTTTGATTTGTGATCTCTAGCGCATCTGTGATCTGAACTGTTTCGAAGTAGTCCTCAAACAATATACCCTTTCTGTTATTCTTGAAAACGAATTGATCTCCATTGCGGTCGTAATAATCTTCTCCAAAAAGAGCCACCATTTCTGCGTGGGGTGGCTCGAAGAGTGAGCAATCATCAATAGCCCAATCATATGCACTATGTGTTTCATGTTCTTTCATTTCTTCCCTTATCTCTTCTATAGCTGTGGCCTTGGCAGATTCGGAAAGTTCTGAATAGTTTAATAACGTTATAGTTCTCATAGTTGGCTGTTTGTTATAAAGCAAATATAAGATTCCTAAATCGGATAAAAAAATAAAATGTAAACTTTTTTAAATAATTAAGTCTGTCCCGGTTTCCTCTATCTTTTCTATCCGTGTTGCAATATCTTCTATTCTAGCATCATATCCTTTGATAGCATCTTTCTTCTCCTTAACCAAATCATTCATCTCTTGATATCTAGCCTGAATTTTTTCTGCAATCTTAGGATGAAGCCATTTAGTAGATGCTGTACTATCTCTTATCTCGTTCTGATTTTTCACTGTAAGCTCGACCAACGTGTTTACATTATATGAATAGTAGTATGGCTTTAATCCACGATTATACAGATCCAACGTTTCTGCAACACTTAGATCTTTCTTGGATAACAATTTCTCGATGGCCGTTTGTTCGATGACTGTTTGCTCGGTCTCCCAGTTTAGATCTGCTAAATCCGTTACTCGTCGGGTAACTATCAAATCGCCTTCCTTGTTCTCACTCATTGAAAATCTCGGATAATCCATATAACTGTAATAAGGGGCTAAACCACGAAACAACCCATCTAAATCTTTTTCATCCATGCTATACTTTTTTCTTTATTTTAATACCGTATGCTTCTCTACCTTTAGCTAAAAGTCGTTCGTACTCAGCCACCCCCATGGAACGTCGGAGCTTAATTTTCTTTTTTCTTAACTCCTTAACTAGGTTCCATTTTTTAATACCATCCTCCTCTAAGTTAAATTCTAGATGCAAAATAAGAATCTCGCTAAAAAGACATCTTTGGTTTTCTGTCATTTTTTTATTTTTTGTTAAACGCGGTATCCCTTTCTATTATGAATACTATTACAAAATTAAGATAAAACCGCGGGTATAAAAAATGTTTCGGATATAAAAAATATTTTTTGTTAAAGTTTTAAACTTTCTTTTATTCGCAAAAAGAAAAAAGAAAACACGCTTTACAAAAAAACCGCGGGAACGTTGACCGCGGTTTTCGGATTATTGCAATCCTAAGCCTTTAAAGTTCTTACTTCATTCTTTCGTAGTAATCCTTATCGTTATCCTTATCCTTATAATTATCCAACCTCTTGCATTCTTTAAACTCTTTAAGCTTTTTGATAACCACATCCTGCTCTGGTGTAGATTTATCATCCCGATAAAGCCATTGGAAGAAAAGGAACGAGACCAGCACAAAAACGGGTCGGCAAACACCCGGCCATTTAGTGGGATTCATTTCCATAGATGCCAGAGATATACATCCTCCAGCTAAAAATACCGAGAGAGCCAAGTACCCTAATACCCTCTTTGTTCTTGTTGATATTGTTTCGTTCATAGTTCTGGGTTTAATTCATTATATATTATAGAGCTCATCCTGAAAAGAATCCGGGTGTGCGGGAGAGTATGTTAGCATCATACTATGTACCCACCACTTTACCCTTACTCTTCTTGGGCAACACCGAGCTGTTATCTCATCTTTCTATTTACCAAATTTTATTGCAAGGTAACCAATCCCGATAAACCATGCGGCTACAGATAACCATATAATAAGGTCCTGTGGTGTTTTCTTAGCTAATTTCATAGTGTAAATATAATAATAGATTACGGGATAAAAAAATAAATCGCCCGCTAGTTAGTATGTTAACATCATAGTATGTTTGGGAGGAATTAGGATTTATTGGGAAGATCAGGGTTGGGAACGCGGGCTCGCAAAAAACCCCAGAAATGTTTTTTATCTCCGGGGTTATGATTTATATTTGTACTGGTGGGGTTAACTTAACCCTTTTTGACCTAAGCCTCTGGGAAGGCCTTGGATAACAGACTAGCGGATCTTTTATACTCTTCCATATCAGAGCTGCTAGGGTTATACCTTCTACCCTCTCTAGCCTTACTGTAGCTCACGTATTCCTCTATTAACTTCTCGGCCAACTCTGGGTCTATTCTGAATAACCTCACAGTGCCATCCATATCCTCCCAAGCGTCTCTGCCCTCTAGGTACTCATTGTCCTTTAGTAGATATGTGGCGATGGTGGCGTACTCCTCTTCCTCGTAACCCTCAGCCCTTTCGTTCTCGTCATCCAGGATATAGTAGTACAGGAAGTCTTCATACTCATCCTCGAGATCCATGACATTCAACACCCAGAAGGTGCCGTCGCTCTTTCTCTTTAGGATACAGTCATCACCTGGGATGCCCAGCACCACGAAATCCCTTTGGGCTTCGGAGTATTCTGTGCCAGCCACAGGATCCGGATTATCCGGTTGGTTCCAAGGGGCACTGGGATCGTTGTCCCAATGATCACCTTCGTATAGTTTAAATGATTTTAGATTCTTCATACACCTATATATCACCCTAAGGACCGAGGGCTTTTTCACTCCAGACCTCTAAGGGAACCCGGCCTCCAAATAGATAATCCTAATAAGGTTCCGTCTCCTATAGATAGAGAGAAGGCATAGAGTAATCCTAAGAGAACCACATAGAATCATAGGTGTGAGGCGAGGCGAAGGAACCCCAGCCCTAAAGGGTGCATAGGAGGCGGTAAATCGGGGCGGAGACTTAGGTGCCCAACCGGGGCAAAGGAATCTGGGACACTCTCACCACAAATCCCCACAATTTACCACTTTACACCAGAAATTTCCATATGTTAATAACTTTGTCAGGACCGTGGGAATCTGAGTCGAGACCGGGCCGGCTGACTGGGAGATCGGGGAAATCTTAGAAATCCCTGATACCCACCCTGGGTGGAAGCTCAGCCCTCTAGAGGGGTTACTACGAGGGCCTAGGTTTCGCATAGATGTCCAGGTAGTATCTTACTAACATACTATGTTCTGGGCTTCTGTCTTAGGGAATCCTAGAGATCATAGATATCCCTAGAGTTGGGTTAGACTACGTCCTAGTATCCCTTATAGAATTGGTGTGGGTTGGGGTTGTCTATAGCTCTAATCTACTCCAGGTGCCATCTGAGTTTAGTGACCCAGAGTAAAGGTACTTCTGCTTCCACTCTCTTGGAGATATAAGACTAAGGAACTTTGTGCCATCTCCCTTCTCATATAGATGATAGCACTCCCCTAATACGGGTTCGAATGATCTGGCTGCCGAGTAGAGTTCTAGATTAAGCACATAGTCTTCTTGTAGTTCCCTTATAAGATGTGCTATCTCATCTGTTCTCTTCTGTAACGACTTAGTGACCTTGTTTGCCTGTAGTGAGTTAAATGCTGATAGATCTAGTCTCTCTATCTTAGGTGCTGCTACATGGTGTGGGTATGGTAGTAGATTAGGTGTTAGTTTAATCCTGTCTGCCTGTGATGGTGTGCTCATGCTCTCTATCTTGATTAAGTGTGATCTATCTATCTACTCTTATAAGAGACGGAACATTATCTGTATCTATTTGGAGGCCGGGTCCTCTTGAGGTAAAAGGTCGAAAAGGCCCATTTTGAAATGCGATATATAGATCATATAAAACGGGAGCAGCATGAGACATATAAAACCATATCAGATATTCGAAGCCAGTGCAGCTGCACTTCAGGAACTTACACAAGAGCAGATCGGGTGGTTGGATAAATGTGCAGCTGGCAGATGGAAGCTTAATCCACTACAAGACTTATTGATGTGGATGGTGATTTCGATTGCTCGTCCAAAAGTCTAACAGATCTTAAAGGGATTAAGTTCGGGGATGCGAGTGTGATTTTGGAAACCAGGTCCAGGCGCGTAGGTGACTAGGACCACAAAAAAAGCCTGGAGGTCTCCAGGCTGTAATGATTCTTCTATATTAATAATTTTCTAGTAGTTCTGGTTTTTCTCTCTTTATCTTTCGGATAACCCCTTCCGGATCCGATGAATGTCTCTGCAATACTCGTATATCGACGGGTCTTATTAAATCAAGTAACTCCTTATTGGAAACAATTAAATCAACAACCAAATTGTTATACTCTTTATATTTTGGGTTTGAATATGTTATAAAAGAAAGATATCCAACTTTTTCTAATATTTTTGGTTTTAGTAATTTGTAAATAAGCGGCTTTGCATCATCTAAAGAATCTATGAGATTATTTATCAAGTGAAATGTTAGTTCTTCTGGTTTAAGTGAAGTTATAATGTTTAAAATTCCATTAACTACATCTTTGTTAATCTCTTTTAAAAATTCCTTTTCTTCGTTTGATACCCTACCAAGATTTAGTCCTTGTGTAGTGTGATTGAGGAGCTTTTTAAAAGCATCTATATTATTGGATTTTGAAATTCTATTAAGCACCTCATTTTTTAAATATTCACTTTCTTCTTTAGATAATTCCTTATTATTCCTATTATAAACAATTAGATCGATGATCAAATTAGCATATTCTTTGGATCCTTTAAAATCATCTAGATCTTTGTATTTTAAAATTATGATTTCTAATTCATTGAAGACAAAATGAAGTCCTCCAGCTGGATCCTTTTTAAAGGCCTCAAATTTCTTTATTGTAACATCGATATATCTCTTAAGGAGTTTTGAATCCCCCTTAATCGATTCGAACTGTTTTTGACTCAAACCAACGCCAAGGGTGAGATAATCATTTTTAAGCTCATCAGGTAAATTATAAAATTGAGTGTCACTTAATCTATTATCTAAATTAACATAAACTGATATGTAATATTTTTTCTCCTTAAATGGGAGATTCATAAATTCTTCGTCGCTTATGCCTCCTTTGTATTTTTCTATTTTTTCACGCTCCTTTGCGGTTAATGGTTTAGAAGCAAATAGAGATTCTTTCCCCTTTAGTTCTGGGGCTATTTTTAAAATTTCACTCCATGATACGCGATTGTCCCCATCATTCATTGCAGATGATATCATGTATTTTTTAGCTTCTTCTCCCTCCTCGTCTTCATTATATAAATCTGGATTATTTAGAACCTGCAGAACAAAAAAATGCCATTTATCACGAAACTCACCATTAAATATGCTTTTACCTAAATTCCAGAAGGTGAATTCTTTTTTTGTAGCTTCAATTCTTTTGACAAAATAAAAAGAAGGCTCCAGCTCGCTTAGACGATAATTCCAAAACATATTCCCTGAATTTCTTGCAATACACCATGAGTATGGTTTATCCCCCTTGTACTGTATACAAGCTCTTGGGGAGTCTGCATAGTAGATTTCAACAGCTGCATCCTTGTATATCGGATCACCCCCGACTTCTATATCTTCAAAATTTGCTGACCCAAAATTTCTTTGTCCCGCAACATAATCAACAATAAGCTCAACCTCCTTGAATGTTTTATAATTATCTATATTGAATCTGGATTCGTCAGGAGGAACCCCTAATCCTTCTATTTTAGCGTTTTTGGCTTCCCTGAATTTTTTATCCCTTAGATCTTTAAAGTCATCAAGATACCTATTGACAGTTTTCTCATCGTATCCCTGACCTATAAATTTAATTTTTTGGGAATTGAAATCCTCGTTTACTCCTCCTAGAATAAAAGCCTCAAAGATTTTAATATATTTCATGCTCTATATATCATTCGGAAGATATCGAAAAAATAAAAGACATACTTAAAAATAGAGCTGAAATATTAGCTATATTAAGAGGAAGATAAACCATTTACTTAAAAATAAATTAAAGCAGGCAGTAGTCTGCTTTTTTTGTGGACTAAGCTTTGATATTGAAGTACGCTAGATCAGCAGAGGTTGCTTGATCGATTGGCATCACCTTGGATACCGGTGATCCTGGATGGAAGCTTCTAATAACACCATTTGGATCCTGCTTGTATTCTACTGCCATAAGTCCAATAGCAGGTGCTGTGTAGCTGCTGAATGCTAGTGGTTTGCTGGCTTTGTCAGGATTTAGTCTGGTATAGGATGGGTATGCATCTGCGTAGGTTGCTGGACCCCATTTACCATCTTTGTATATGACCCAAATCTGTTTACCATTTTGTGTCTTGGATAACGATACCTTGTAACCCTTATCTAGTAGATATCCATATGACATCACCGAGTCCTGGTCATCCTGTGGTACGAACATTGATTTGGGATACCATGACTTTAACCCACTATCTTCTCCTCCTGTGTTGGCATGTGATGACTTCCATCTCTTAGTCTCTCCTGCATCTGATAACAGATACTTAGATCCTTGTGAGGTCTCGAAGTATGTTGTGATAGGAGATAGAGATGGTGACACCAGCTTCTTTGTGCTGTTGCTCTCGTATAGATTATATGACTTGATGTGTCTCATGATCTATATATTCCGGTTAATAGTGCGGATATATAAAATATTAAAAACAGAACAATAAAAAACAGAACAATAAAATGGAAAGAATTATTAAAACTTATGAGAGCTTCTCCTACTCTCCAGAAAACTTGGGAGACGAGATGGACATTATTAGGTTTGATGCTGGAGATGAGAAGAAGCTATCAGCTTTAGCAAAAGCTTTAGACCACAGCATTGACTTGGTTAATCCTGATTGGGGAAAGAAGTATCTGGATAAAGGACCTATCTACGTTATCAACTCCAAATACTATTATCAACCTTCGAATGGCAAATTGGTTTCTGATGGATCGGGTAAAGGAATTCCTTTTGATGTTCTTGTTGATGAAGTTGGGGATCAGATCTTAACATTGGATTCAGGGGACATTTAATTTTTTATGGCTAGAGTACTTAACTTTGATCAATATGTTTCGTTGAGCGAGGGAGTGAGAACTGGAACTAGAAAGGTGCCAGTAAAGCACTTCATACTTGATGGTGCTTCTTCAGCAGGTAAAAGTTCTGCGTTGAAGGATCTGAATGATTCTTGGTGTGTTTTAGCGGTTGATTCTTTTTATAACGTTATGTTTGAAGAGCTAGGAAATGAGGATTTTGGAAATTCAGACAAACAAACTATCTCTGAAATATATCCCGGATGTCCATATGGGTACTCCAAACCAGATGATCCCAACTGGGAGAAAGCTGCAAGATGGTACATGGCTCAGGAAGCAATGTACGGGAAGATCCTGAATGAGGGCTTAAAAGACGCCACTGGAAAAGTGTTCGGAAAGCCAGCTGACAAGGATAAAGTTATCTATGACGATGTGGAGGGAACCATTATGGACATGTTTGGTGCCGGGGATAGACCTAAATGGCTGCTGGTTCATGCACCGATCGATCACACAATAGCTAATGTTAGGAGAAGAGGAGATAGACCTTTGGATGGTGTTCTTAAAAATTCCTACTGCTTTAAGTACATGGCTCTACCAGAACCTGGTGGAATTGATCCGGATATGTCATGGAGTTCTGATGATATTAGGGCTTTGCTTCCTGGTGAAGAATGGGTAGAAGAATTCTTAACAAAGCTTGGTGTCTCTGATGATGGAAGAAGATATTGGATTTACACTAAACCCCAGCCACAAGGAAAATATGACGCGATTATTAATACAAGAGACAGTAGAGGAAATCAAAAGTCAATAGAGCAGATTGCAAAAGAGGCCAAAATAAAATTCGATCAATGAGACACATTAAATTATTTGAATCTTTTATAAATAAAAAAAATCCGACCTATAAAGAACCTGAGTATGAGTTTAAAGAGTTCTATCGTGCATTTAAGAGCTATCCAGAACTAAGATCAATCTTACCGTCTGATATAGATCAGGAGATATTTGAAATAAAATCAGATGGATTTGGTGACGAACCTGAATGGCTAGAAAAACACGTAGATCCGCCTAGTAAACCGGACGAGATCACAACAGAAGAGCTATTGGAGATTGCTGGTGATGAGGATCCCCGATTTATTCCCCTCATTATTTTCTGTAAGGAACTATTAGAATCAGGTAAGATGAAAAAAATCAATCTGGAATATATGCGTCAAGGATTAACTTCAAATTTTAAGAATCATGATTGGGCTATATTAAAAAAAGATCCGAATTATTTAGATAGCTGTGAGACTGAATATAATAAAGCTATTGATGCAGGATTAACTGATAAAATACTTACTACTACTACTGGGCTAGTTCAACAATATCCAGATATAAATATAGGCCACGCTCAAGTCTGGACTTATCTCGGGCGATCAATAGAGCACTTCAATAAGGTTGAAAAGAGTGGGGGAAAATTACCTTGTACCCAGTTCATAGTGTATGAAGGAAATTATTATACTATAGGCGGAAGAAGAAGAATGTTTTGGCACTTTTATAATAATATAGATCCCACCGTATGGTTAATGGATATCTAAATCCACATTTGGTTATTATAATTTAAAGCAGACTTTGGTCTGCTTTTTTTATGGATATATAGAGCAGATAAAACGGGAGCAGCATGAAGTACATTAAGCCATATCAGATATTCGAAGCCAGTGCATCAGCATCTGCACCAGCACTTACAGCGGAGCAGATAGAGTGGCTGGATAAATGTGTACATGTAAGCTGGACTCTTAATCCACAAACAGGTCTTGTTGATGTGGATGGTGATTTCTATTGTGTAGATGAGGGTCTGACAGATTTTAAAGGGGTTAAGTTCGGGAAAGTGGGTGGGTATTTCAGTTGTGAGAAAAATGAGCTCACCTCACTGGTGGGAGCACCTAAGACCGTTAACGGTGATTTCTGGTGTCATGACAATGAGCTCACCTCACTGGTGGGAGCACCTCAGACCGTTGGTGGGTATTTCGATTGTAGGGGCAATCAGCTCACCACACTGGTGGGAGCACCTCAGACGGTTGGTGGTTTCGATTGTGAAGGCAATCGTCTTACCTCACTTGATGGAGCACCACAAGAGGTTAAAGGGTATTTCGATTGTAGGGGCAATCAGCTCACCACACTGGTGGGAGCACCTCAGAGCGTTGGTGGGGATTTCAATTGTGATAACAATCAGCTCACCACACTGGAGGGAGCACCTCAGACCGTTGGTGTGGATTTCTATTGTAATGACAATGAGCTCACCACACTGGAGGGAGCACCTCAGACCGTTAAAGGGAGTTTCAATTGTGAGGGGAATCCAGTCTCTGAAAGCACTTTAAAAGCCATCTTTGCGCTAATGCGAAAAGGAATGGCTTATCAGCAGGCTCTAGAAAAACGCTGGCCGAAGATGAAAGATGTAGATAGGGTGCTAATGTATAAACAAATGACTAATCTACCACCAGAAGAGATGAGAAAGTACAATGCGTTGGCTACCTATGCTAACATAAAGAGCTATTTATAATTCACTATATCTCCTTAGAGTAGTCTTGAAGCTATCCTGTCCATGGCTTGGGCTAGCTCGTGATCCTTATCTGTGACCACATCTCCTGCGTCATGAGTTCTGAGCCAGCACTCCACCTCCTTATAGATGTTGGTCCATTTGGGATGGTGATCCATTTGGTTGCACACCTCTGCTACTTCGTTCATAAACTCCATGGCAACATTGAAATCTGCAAAAACGTATTTCTTGTACAGCGAGTTGTCGGCAGTAACCCACCCTTCTGTTTGAGTGATTGGCTTTAGTGTCTCCTGGATCTCAAACCCTCTATATTGCTGCAAGTGTCTCATACCGTTTGGGTGTATGTGTAGGTTTTTTTGAAATCAAACTTTAATATATACTAAAAACTAAATAAAAACTTACATATACACCTTGTTATGTGTTAGTAAAAAATAACTAACTAATTATGAAATACCTAAAATTATTCGAAAATTTTATTTTGAATGAACTGACATCTTATCAACAAGCACCTGTCGAAGTAAAAGAATTTGCCGAGGGATTAAAATCACATTTAGAAGTAAATGGTTGCAGTGTTTTTGATGTTAAAGGACTATCTTTAGACGATGAAAGAAATCTAGTCTTTGATGAAAGACCCAAAGGAAAAAATATTATCTTTTCATTGAGTAATGAATTCAGTAACAAATACTTACCTGATGATGATTGTTTGAATGTTTATTACGAAAAGGGTAACGTTCAAGTAATTTCTTTGATTGTGGATTATTTGAAGGATTTTAATGAAAAAATAGGTAAAGCTACAAATGCTTCTGAAAGAACTGAAGGCTATCGAAACGCGATGATAAATGATTATCTTATTTGGGATTTACTTGTCAAAAAAAGTGAAAAGCTTGTGAAGAACTACTCTGTTAAGTTCGTGGGTCGTTAATTATTTTTTTATTACACATAACACTATATATCCTCTATTAGTTGCTCTATCTATAAGAGACGGAACATTATCTGCATCTATTTGGAGACCGGGCCTGGTTGTGGTAAAAGGCCGAAAAGGCCAGTTTTGAAATGCGATATATATAATAATTAAAATAATAAGAACAACCCAATATGAAAAAAGAAAAACTAAACGAATCAGCAGAAGCAGGTGCTATGTTTATTTCGCTACACCCTGATGACTATCACGGAGCGCCAGAGGTTGACACCGTATTTCCCTCTAGTATTCCTGGGGGGTTTTCCGGTGATGTGTTTCCGACAATTCCTAGCAAAGAAGAGGTTTTTAATGATTGGTTAGCAGCAGGATATAACGCTTTTGATACGGGCTGGGACGGTGATTTTGATAACCCGCATGAGGTAGAAGAGGGACAGAAGGAGACTTTTGAACTTTATGGCGATATGCCCCTTTATTATGCGACCTATATGATAGTTATGAATGATGAACTAAATCCGCAAGAAATAATTGAGAATATAAATTATGATATACAGGAGGAATCTTATAATGGGAATAAGCTCGATCCTGATGATTTTGTTAAGCTTCTTAACGGTATACAGGGCATTATTGCTGCATATGTATTAACTAGATAATTATATAAATCTTAAATTTAATGGAAAAAAAATTAAAATCTTTAGTTTTTAGAAATAAAACAGGAAGAAGGAGTCCATGGACTTGCAATTTTTATATTGGGTGTTCTAACTCATGCACATACTGCTGCTGTACGTATATTGTTAAACATTCATGGTCATCTAGCGTTAAACTCATAAAGCACTTTATCAACGAATCGCATGCATTAGAGATTTTTGAAGAGGAGATAAAAGACAACCTAGCTTCATTACAGGAAAGGGGAAGACTTTTCTTCTCATTAACAACCGACGCAATGCTTCCCGAGACAAAAGAACTGACGTTTTCCGCTATGAGAATTTGTCATGATAATAATATTCCCTTTAAGGTTTTAACTAAATGTACAGATTGGGTAAATGGGGAATTCGTAAAAGAATTTGAGAATTCCGGAACAGTATGGGGTTTAGAACCTAAAATGGAACTTTTTGCTTTTGGCTTCTCCCTTACAGGTCATGATGAAATAGAGATTGGTGCAGGAACGAATGAGGATAGGGTAAAATCCCTTATTAAATTGAAAAACCTCGGATTTAGAACGTTTATTAGTTTTGAACCTGTAATAGATTATGAATCCACTTTTTCAATAATGGAAAAATCCTATATGTACTGTGACTTCATGAGAATAGGACTAATGAACGGGCCAACACGTGACAAGAATATAGATCGGGTAAAACTTCGTGGCTTCTTTGATCGTGTGAACGCTATGGTTAAATACGTTCCAGTTTATTGGGGGGATAGCATAATAACATATTTAGAAATAGATAGAGAAAATATGCCACAAAATTGTGTTATTGAAGAGATTTTCTAAATCGTGCATAGGGATCTAATATTAGAACACGCAAAGAGATGGAGATCTATTGGGATCGATACTGTTTCTATTAAAGTTGAGGGAGAGCACAGATCAAAGAAGCTATACAGAAAAACACTAAAGATAAGTGATGAAATATTGAATTCGCCTGATATGCTTTCCGAAGATTTTAATTTTCTTGGCATCTCACTCAGAAATTCAGGTATTTTTTGTCTTGATATAGAGGCGATTAATAATTCAGTTGATAATTTCTATTCTCTCCTGGCAGAAAGAGAAATAGATCCCAATTCTTTTTTAATGGAAACGAGCCTAAATGGTGGACTTCATGCTTATTTCAGAACGGATGATTTGATAATAGAGAATAAACACTTTAATTTTCTGCATGGAATTCATTTTGATATATTAACCAGATTTAGAGTATTTACCTCGCCTTCAACCTTTAGCGGTAAGAAGTATGAATGGATAGGTACACATTTTGATCGCATCTCATCATTGAATCAGATTCCGAAATTTCCAGAAGAACTTCACGATCTTATATGTGATATATAAAGATGAAATAAAATACATTTAATTCAATGAAAAATCTGATAAATTTTAAAAAATTTAGCTTAAATGAGTCCGATCAAATCGAGAAATCTATTAATAACATTTCAGATTCTGCTCTTGATATTATTATAGATAAATGCGAGAGTGACGCACTTTTAGCTATAAAAGAAAATGTTCCTTATCTATATCAGGTGCTTTCAAAAAGATCACAATCTAGAGGAATAGACATTGATAAAATGGTTTCAGCAAAAGCTAAAATGAAATGGATCTAGAATAGAGCACAAAGTTAATCAAAGCAGACATAAGTCTGCTTTTTTTGTGGTTTTATTTTTTTATCCCGTATAATTGACTTATCTTTATGAAAAATTTAAAACTCAAAATAATGGAAAAATTAGATGGAATAAAAAAAGAAATGATTGATAGGCTTGGTCAAATATCTCCTATGCTTAGACGTGGAGATGAAAGAAGTAAAAAAATAGCAGGCATTGCAACACATTTGCATGCTTTGTCCTATATGGAGACAGGGGCAAGAAGAACCCGTTTACTTGAGGAGATATCTGATATCTACAATGAAATGCAGGTAAAGTATAATCGTGAAATATACGAAGGATCAGGGGGAAAAATCGGATCAGGTAAAATGGTTGCTGCCACAGAAAAAGATCCAATACATGACATTGCAATAAAGAAAATATCAGGTATTGATGTAAATGGATTTAACACAATACAAATAAATATGGCTTTAATGCAGGACCCTATGTCCAGAATAGTATTAGGGCAGTTTTACGGTGACGATAAAGCAGCAGACGAATTCTTTAATTTCGTATACCGATCTTTATGGACTTTGCTTCTTTGTTGCTACAGCAACAAGAGCTACGCAGAAAAAATAGAAAAGATTGTGTGCAAGTTTCCAGCACCTAGTTTAAACTAGATTTATGGTAATGTTACAAAAAAGCAGGAAATCACCTGCTTTTTTATGGATATATAATGGACATGAAGAATCTAAAGACCTATAGAATGTTTGAGAGTGTGATGGAGATGACTCAGTGGCGATTACTACAAACTTTCGAAGCATTTTCACCTTCTTTTCCAAAAAACAAACACATGAATTCTTTCTTCGGGCGGGAAGAATATAAAATAAAATTATTGACTACTATAGATGGAATTAAAGTTTATCTAATTAATTCTTCCATCTTAAGTCAAAAATTTCACGTGTGGAACACATATTTAGGTAGTCATCATTATGGTAAAAAAAGTTCTCATATTCCAGAGGATGAAATTTTTATATCTGATAAAACTCCCGAGAATGAAATTAAAAGAGTAATACTGCATGAGTATGTAGAAAGAGCTATAATGAAAGTTTTAGAAACACAATATAATATGTCACCTGAACAAGCATGGGAAATAGCTCATTATTTTGTTAAGAATGATTTAGGTTTATAAGGTAACCATATAAGAAGATGAAGAATTTAAAGACCTATAGAATGTTTGAGAGTGTGATGGAGCCGACCCAGGAGCAGATCGGGTGGCTCGACAAATGTGTATATGGAAGCTGGAAGCTTAACACTTCTACAGGGCTTGTAGATGTTGATGGGAATTTCAATTGTAACGAACAGGGTCTGACGGATCTTAAAGGTGTTAGATTCGGAGAAGTGAGCGAGGATTTCGATTGTGAAGACAATCGTCTCACCTCACTTGATGGAGCACCACAAGAGGTTAAAGGGAGTTTCAATTGTAATAGTAATCAGCTCACAAGTCTGGAGGGAGCACCTCAGGCTGTTAATGGGAGTTTCGATTGCCAGAATAATCAGCTCACAAGTCTGGTGGGAGCACCCCAGAAAGTTGGTGGGGCTTTCAGTTGTTATCGCAATCGGCTCACCTCACTCGAGGGAGCACCTCAGACCGTTGGCGGGAGTTTCTATTGTAACGGCAATCAGCTCACAAGTCTTGAGGGAGCACCTCAGAGTGTTGATGGTGATTTCGATTGTAGGAGCAATCAGCTCACCACCCTGGTGGGAGCAACTAAGACAGTTGGCAAGCATTTCATTTGTAGTCATAATCAGCTCACAAGTCTGGTGGGGGCACCTCAGAAAGTTGATGGGGATTTCACTTGTAAGAACAATGCTCTAACCTCACTGGTGGGAGCACCACAGACTGTTAATGAGTTTTTCAATTGTAGTGAGAATCAGCTCACAAGTCTTGAGGGAGCACCTCAGACCGTTGGTGGAAGTTTCTATTGTATAGATAATCAGCTCACAAGTCTTGAGGGAGCACCTCAGAAAGTTGGTGGTATTTTCCACTGTGAGGATAATCCAGTTACTGAGAAGACACTTAAAGAAATATTAGATTATATGGGAATGCGTAGATCCTATCTAGATGTTGTTAAATCCCGATGGTACCTATTTCCCTTGGAGGATCAGGTGCTGTTATACAGACCTGATTTCGAGTGGATTGGAGCAGAAGAGAGAAGGAAGTTGGATGCTATGAAAACTTATACCAATATTAAAGGAATGATATAATGATATATAAGACAATAAAAAAAACATAATAAAATGAAAAACCTAAAAACGATTACTATTTTCCTGTTTGCCACCTTATTAATAGCTGGGTGCTCAGACAGCGTACAAAAAGTGCAAACTGCCCAAGAGAACGAGGCTAAAGCCCTTAAAATTCACGAAGGTGCTTTTGCTTTCTGTGGAGCATCTGCTGCAGTGCCTACAGGCAATAAGATCATTATTCAAGGCGTGGAGTTCGATGAAGGATGTGCTATCTGTCCAGTTCTAACAGGACCTTCCATCTCTAATCTAGACATGTATGGCAGTGGAGGTACTTGGGGAGATTTCGCAGTGGCGTCCAACTTTCAAACACCAGACGGAACAGATAAAACAATCTGGAGCCTATTCTGGTACTTTGACACCACTACCACTATTCCTCAGTTCAACCCTGAAAGCAAGAAGTGGGAGTTATCTTCCCCAGTGAACAGATCATTTACAATTAACCTGGATTCACCAGCAACATCTGAGAGCAACATGTTTGCTATGCCTGGTGTGGTTTTTGATACCACTGAATCTGGAATTATCTTAGCTAAAGTTTATGGACCACTTAATGAAGCAGCAATTCCTTTGCGTAAAGCAGTAGCTGTTAAGAACGGGGAGACTTCAATAACTGCAGCAAAAGAAGGATTTCCCTACCCAGTAGGTACCCCAATCCCGACGATGCCAAAGAAAAAGTAAACACCACCAACATTAAATTAAAGCAGACAATTGTCTGCTTTTTTTGTGGATATATAAAATCATGAAGCACGTTACCTCATACAACCTATTTGAATCAGAATCAGAACCAATCAGAAAGGTGTTCACCAGAGAGCAGCTTAGCTGGCTAGATAAATGCACAGAGAACTCCTGGAAATACAATCCATCTACAGGGCTTGTTGATGTGGATGGGGATTTCTATTGTAGCGGCCAGAATCTACAAGATTTTAAAGGTGTCAGATTCGGGACAGTTGGAAGGGGTTTCAGTTGTAAGAATAATCAGCTCACCACACTGGAGGGAGCACCTCAGAGTGTTGGTGGGGATTTCAATTGTTATAATAATCAGCTCACCACACTGGAGGGAGCACCTCAGAGTGTTGGCAATAGTTTCAATTGTGATGACAATCAGCTCACCACACTAGTGGGAGCACCTCAGAGCGTTGGTGGGGGTTTCAGTTGTAAGAATAATCAGCTCACAAGTCTAATGGGAGCACCTCAGAGTGTTGGTGAGGATTTCGATTGTGAGAATAATCAGCTCACGAGTCTTGAGGGAGCACCTCAGGCTGTTAATGGGCGTTTCAGTTGTAGGGATAATGAGCTCACCACACTAGTGGGAGCACCTCAGAAAGTTAATGGGGCTTTCAGTTGTGTTGGCAATCAGCTCACGAGTCTGGTGGGAGCACCTCAAACGGTTGGTGAGATTTTCTATTGTGGTGGTAATCCAGTCTCTGAATCAACTTTAAAAGTCATCTTTGCGCTAATTCGAAAAGGAATTGCTTATCAGCAGGCTCTAGAACAATACTGGCCGGAGATGGAAGATGAAGATAGGGCGTTAATGTATAAACAAATGCCTAATCTACCACCAGAAGAAACAAGAAAATACAAGGCGTTGGCTAACTACAATAACATAAAGGGTTATTTATAATGAAGTACATTAAGCCATATCAGATATTCGAAGCCAATGCGGCAGCACCAGCAGCACTTACTGAGGAGCAGATCGAGTGGTTGGATAAATGTGCTAATCGAACATGGTCACTAAATCCACAGACTGGACTGGTTGATGTGGATTTGGATTTCAATTGTACCGGACAGGGACTTTCAGATTTTAAAGGAGTTAAGTTCGGGGTGGTTAATAGAAGTTTCTTTTGTCCCCGCAATTCCCTTACTTCCCTTATAGGAGCACCACAACGGGTTGGCGGGGATTTATATTGTAACGAAAATGCACTCACCTCACTTGAGGGAGCACCACAACGGGTTGGAATGAGCTTAAATTGTAACAACAATTCACTCACCTCACTTATGGGAGCACCACGAGAGGTTGGCGGGAGTTTCTATTGTCACACCAATCTTCTAACCTCATTAGAGGGAGCACCCCAACGGGTTGGTGGGGATTTCACTTGTACTAACAATCTTCTCACCTCACTTGAGGGAGCACCAAAAAGTGTTTTCAGGGATTTCGGTTGTCATGGCAATCCAGTCTCAGAAAAAACATTAAAGAAGATATATGACAAAATGCAAAAGGGTACCAGTTATCTGGCTGCTGTGGAGAGTCTTTGGAGCGAGATTCCTCAGGACGATCAGGTTCTGCTTTATGCTGATGATTTCAAATGGGTAAGCCCAGAGCAGGGTAGAGGACTAGTAGCACTAAGGGCTTATCAGGCTCTAAGAGGCATGCTTTAGCGGATATATAGAGTTATGAAAAGAATAAAAAGTTTTAATGATTTTATTAATAGTAATGTTAACGAAGGTGTTTTTAGTAAAATAGCTAGGAGCTTTACCGGAGCCGATAGAAAAGAAATAAATGCTCAGGTAAAGCTATTAAGAGACACTTACGAGGGATTAAATGACGGAGAAAAGAAAGAATTTTCCGATAGACTACAGCAAAAAATAGATAAAAATAATCAAGGAGGCTCGAGCATAGCTATTAGGTTACGTGAGAAATTTAAAACCATACTCGATTCGGGGGATTGGTATTCAGAACTAGGAAAAATATCTTCGGATGATGCCGAATATCTAATTATGTATATTAGCTCTCTCTATCAATACATAATTAGAGAATATGATAATATAAAAGAAGTAGTTCAAAAAAATAAACTAACTAAAGAGTTAGAAAAATATAATGAAGATGTCGCTAAATATAACAAAATTTCTTCATTTATAAAAGATGATTTTGAATCAAAAAAAGAAGAGTTTAATAAATTCTTTAGTTGTATCGACGGGAGTCCTAATTTTAAGAACAGAGACACATATGCTTTTATAGATAAATTTAATGCTTCTGATAGAAACAAAAAAATATTAGAAACAGACATATTTAAGAGATTTAAGGCTTATACTATTGAGTTAAATCAGAAATTAAAAAGCTTTGAATGGAACTCGGGAGAATTTGTAAATACCATTGAACTTTATGACAAAGTCCAAAGTAGATACGAAGAACTCTTCAATAAGTCACAGGGTATGTCTATAAGACCAGATAAACCCAACTTTCAAATTTCGGGATGGGGTATGGACTTATTAACATGGGCTGAGGAGAATCTGAAAGATAAAACAATATCAGAGATGGCATTGGATATGACAATGAATAATTTGGATTATGCGAATGGAATGAAATGTGTTGAAATAGGAACCGAAGATACTAAAGTGGCCATAAAAAATGAAGATGGATTAATTGGTGGAAATATTGTTTATTCTGGGCAAAACTTTAATAATCTTAATTTAGAAAATGTATCAGACCTTATCAATAAAGAAGGAGGATATAAGGAAAGTGTTTCGGGAAAAGTTATGTATGTAACTAATAATATACCATATGCTTTCTACTATTGCTATTTGAGATTTGGATTAGATGCTGATAGACCTAGCCCCAATTTATCTAGAAATTTATTTCCAACAGTTTATAAAATAACTCTAAAAAAAGGAACTAAATTTTTTCATAAAAGTGATACCTATATAGATCAAGAAGAATATAAATTAGCTAGTATTTGTGGAATGTCTGGTTATCACTCGGGAAATGAAATAGTGAATGGCCAGAGTATTGAAGTGTCATTAATTACCAGCGATTGTATTGATACAATAGAGGCAATTAAACCAGGAGAGTTAATTTCATATTTAGAAAGTCCAGAATTTACTAAAGATAATCAACTTATAAGTGGAGAAAGATATAAAATAGACCAGAACGAAATAAACTGGTATAAGGAATTAGTTTCACGGTATGGGATATGATTTTAAGAAGATAAAGAATTTAAAGACCTTGACTAACCCAGCTTTGAATTTCAAAAAAATGATATATAGATAAAATCAATAGGCTAGTATGAAACACATAAAATTATTTGAAAACTACTTTGAATCTGATAATTCATCACCTGGGTTTATTAACGAATCTTTAGAAAAGAAGATTAGTAACGGTAAAATAACAGCTACGATAAAAAATAAATTAGGTCTTGAAGTTTCTTCAGGGAATTTTGTTTTGCAAATTGGTAGCGGTACAGGTCTTATTATAAAACATCCGGATTTTGATAAAAATAAAAAACAAATAAAAATTTCTATGGATGGTCCAGAGGGTTTTCGTGACATGTCAGGTATCCCAAATAAAGGTACCTGGTCAATTAATGGAACATATTTAACCCTCAAAGAATAAATATAATGAATAAATGATCGACCTGCTTTTTTGTGGATATTTGATTTATTTCTCGTCCAGAGGGTAGATGTCTTCGATCCAGCTAGGTACTTCATCCAAAACCTCAATCTCATCAGAATACCCATATTTTCTATAATCCTTTAAGGGAAGCACAGAGTACTTTTCTTTTTTATCTTTAGTAAATTGTTTGTGTGCAAAATCTAGAACCAAATCATCAACCAGTATTGCTATGTGTGCATCTTTAGCCTTTTCTGTTTCTGGAAAGTAAACTATTCTAACAGGTGTTCTGTTATTTTCACACCATTGATAAAACTCCTGAACATACCAAGCACAGTTTCCTTTCTTCTTATCGAACTCTTTACCAACTCTTAGATCGTAGTTCTTTCCCAGATCTCTTAGAAATTGATCCGCAATATTTTCCACTCCTGGTTTGCTAACTCTAAAGCTGGTAGGAACCATTTGATTCTCGTAATCATCAAATGTTCTGATAAATTTCATCATGCTCTATATATCCCCTCTCTCCTTGAAATATATACATTATCCGGCGGGTTTAACCCCCATTTTAGGACCGGAGTGGTTACGATCACTGAAAGACGGGAACTCGCTACTCTCGTCTTTCTTTTTTGGATATATAGATCAAATAAAAGAATACCTATGATGAACATAAAAATGTACGAAAACTTCGTAAACGAATCTCCAGAGATGACTAACGTTCCCCAGCTAAGAACTCAAACATCTGATGTTGCCGTGCCTAGTAATGACAATCAGGCAATAACAAGAGAGCAGGAAGCTATGAGAGCAAGACTTGAATCTGATGTTAAAAGAATGTACCCTAATTTATCAATTAGACACACACAGGACGGACAATCAGGTGTAGCAATAGATAATAATGTAATTTACGCTTCGGATCATTACGAGGCTTTTAACGCATTTCTATTTGGCCTTGTAATGGCTAAGATGCAAGAGGGAAGAGGTGGAAACGATAGAATGCCAACTAGATATTAATTATGATAGACGTAAAATACGGATTTGAAATAGAGGATGTAAGGAGGTTCATCGAGAAGCTTACCCCTTGTAAGAAGGTTACTTTTATCACTACTTCCAGTAGGAGTCCGTATGTTGAGAAGTTTGGGGAAAGTCCAAAATCTTCACAGTTAGCTAGAAATCTGGCAGAAAAGCTAAAGCAAAGAGATATTAAGGTTGAGGTTATAGATGCTGCTAAATTAAACATACACAACTGTTTAGGCTGCGTTAGTGAACTACATGGTAATAATTGTGGCGTTAAAGAATCAGCTATTAAAGACGATATAAAGAATCCGCATGGGCATCTTAGATGCTGGGCATCACATGATTTTGAAGATGATGAGCTTTACAAGATAGCCAACGCAATCTATGATAGTCAGGCAGTTGTCTTCTTTGGATCTCAGAGATGGGGAAGTGTTAATGCAATCTACCAGAAGGTTATAGAAAGGCTTGATTGGATGGAGAACATGCACAGCACACTCGGGGAGAAAAGCACGATCGATAACATAATGGCAGGTTTAGTTGTGATAGGTCAGAACTGGCAGGTTGATCAGAGTCTAACCACACAGAAGAAAGTACTGGAATTCTTCGGATTTCAAGTACCTGATGAGTTATTTATGGGTTGGCAGTATACAAGAGATTCTAATGAGGAATCACCTGAAGCTTATCGAGATGCAGTTGATACTTTCGAGGTTGCTTGGAACACGCCACTATTTCATTGGGAGAAGGAGAAAGGAACTGAATTAAGCACTGACGAGAAACCAAATGAATCACAAACTTTCAGAACATTCAACGAATTTGTAAACGAGGTAAAGAAAATTTAATAGCAATGAGAATTTTGCCATATGAACTTTTCGGATCTTATAGTAAAAGAAATCTTTTATTTGAGGAATTTATTCCTTCAGGAAACGAAAAATGGCCTAGCAACTGGAAAGAAATGCCAGAGTGGAAAACCTTACAGGATCTAGGATTTATTGAGACAACTACCGATAGGCAGACAAGACTTAACACTATTATGTTGAAAAACACCCTGATAAATTATCTTTATCCTGCTGGAGTAGTTCTTCAAGCATCAGGATACATCAGGGATAAAGGAGTTGATTCGGGATACATTAGCAATAAATATGACAATCTCTCTGATATGTTAAATTATCTTATTGTGAGATATTCTAAGGAATCAGAAAGGAATTCAGTAAGTGAAAGAACAGGACCTTTAACTCAAGAACAGATAAAGGCTATAAACGTATTCACACAAGCACCATGGAGGTGGAACACTAAAACAGAATCTGTTGATGTTGACGGTAAGGTTAGAGTAATGGATTCAAATGGTTTAAATAAAGATGTAATCGGAACTTTTAAATTCGGAAAGGTAAAAGGAGAATTTGAATTACGAGGCAGTCATTTTGATCTTGACACGTTAGAAAATTTTGCACCAGATTATGTCGGAAAGAATGTGATGATGTTTAGTACAGATCTGAAAGACATGAAAGGATTTCCTTCAATAGTAAAAGGAAGAATATGGATAAGTGGAACGCCAGGTTCTTTAGAAGGTATACCTATGGAAGCAGAAGAATTATCGACTGATTATTTTATTGCCAGACCCTGGAATATCAAGAATGCTTTAATCATTCTTGATAGAGGGTCAGTAGATGTGGAAGACACAAGAGCAGGCGTGGAAGCGATTAAAAGACATTGGGACGATAATCCAGATAGAAGTAAAAAAGCTAGTCAGCTGGCTTCAACAGTTTTAAGCGATGATATAATCGATGAATATTTTAAAAATAATCCACTTAAGCTATATATTCTTGACCCTTACCCTGAAATTAAAGCCGGTGTTCTAAAAAGAACAGGTATGAAGGATCTTTCTGGTGTAGGTAAAGGATTACAGGGAGGATGGTTCTAAAATACATAAAAAATACAATGGAGCACATATTAGAGTACGAACAATTTTCAGGGGAATCTTTAAATGAAGCAGAAATCATTTATGATGGTGTTAAAATAACATCGGCAAACGACAAAACTGGTAGAGTAATTTTATCTTATGGATTGACAAAGATATTCTATAAAGTTAAAGCAAAAGTACAAAAGATCGGTATAACATGGTACGATGGACCTATTTCAGTGGTAGCTGCTTGGCAGGACGATAAAAAACAATGTTGGGTTAAGGATAACACAGGTAAGTTATTTGAGTTAAATCCAGATACATTAAAGATCCTTGCTGCAAAAGCAAAAGCAAAAGCACCGCTAATAGCTTTTACTGGAACTGGTGAGGTCAAAGGAGTAGAAGGAACATATAACGCTACCTTGACTAAGGTTGCATAAGATATGAAGATATATAAAAAAAACTATACAATGGAACACATTAAATTATTTGAAAATTACATATTTGAAGCTGCAAACGCAGAGACACTGGAGTCACCAGGGATTGCTAAGGGTGTAGATACAGAAGAGTATTTAGCTAAAGTTAGGGGTGAAGAAGCTAAAGATAGAGATAAAAACTCGGAGTATTTTGCAGCTTGTAAACAGTTTGCCACTAGCTTTGTTGGTAAATCAATGAAAATTCCTAATTACGGGATGATTCCTAAATCAACTTTTACCATGGAAGGATTTGCAGATTGTTGCTTCTCTATTATGAGCATGGCTAAAGGATCTGGTGTTTGGAATAACGCAGTTAGAAAAGAAGAATCTAAGCTGGAGACCGGATATTTCCCTACAGCTTTTGTAGCTGGATATGTTACTAAGGATAAAGGATTTGCTGATATTGATTTCAATGCAGATATAAACGGACCTAAGAAAGCCCTTGCTCCTGCTTTATCCGGATATTATTGCTATTTAAACGTCCACAAAAGAATCGGTACAGATATTGATTTGAAACCAGCACCTGAGAAATTCTCTATGCAAGAGCTGGTTGCTCTGGATCCACAATGGAAGGTATATTTTCAGGGATTGGTTAATTTAGCAACCAAATTTCAATAATAAAATTCGTAAACATAAAAAAAGGCCTGAGTAATCAGGCCTTTTTTGTTCCCTGTGATTATCGCTTATTCGAAAGTGATAACAATCTTAGCTCCAGTTTGTTTAGCCAATCTTGATAAACTAGCAAAATCTATAGAGATGTTGGCTTGCTCAATTACCCGGGGCTCGCTAACAGTCTTAATTAACCTGGTAGGTTTATTAGTTTTGATCATTGGATCTGTACCCCATCTACGATTTTTTGTGGATAATGTTGTCGGAGCAATATTTTTTTGGCCCTTAGAGGAAGTCAAGCGGCCTTTAACACCCAACGTACTTTTACGTCCCCAAACTGATGCCTTAGTACGACCTAGCGCAACTGCAATCTGATCAGTGGTTGATTTACCTGATGCCATTTCTTTCAGAATTGCATCATCTTTTTTTGTCCATGAAGCGTTATTGAACGGAGCTTTCGGATTAACCGTGTTTTTTATGTAAGCCATATTTAATTATTTAAGTTAGGGTAAATATAAGATCATATTACGGGATAAAAAAATTTTAGTGTATATTTTTTAGATATATAGTATTATTTTACATATTAAACTCAATGGAAAAATTATTACTATTACTATTAATTGCCCCAGCAGTAGTCTGGGGATGGACAGCAACGATATTCTTTATAGCAGACTACATTAAGTCACGTAGGAATTAAAAAAAGGCGGGAAATAATTTCTCACCTTTCTATTTTATATTCAACCGGATTAAATTACATACTAGAGAAAATCCAATATAAAATAAGACCAATTCCAAAACCAACTAAGCTTAAAACTGCGTAATAAGCTACGGTTTCGTTATTGAAAACTTGTCTTTTAGATCTCCCCTGGTAAACATCATAATCCCAATTAATGTCGTCATTTAATTCGACCACCGGTTTTTTCTTTTGCTTTGCCATCACATTCAGGTTTTTCTGTTATATTATTATTTGTTGATATTTGTTTCGGCGATCTATAACATATTTCCATCCTCGTCAAAAGTGTGACCCCCTGATCTTAGATCCTCAGCTATTGTTTCGTCTGAAGTTAGCTCATCATGGTATGTTTCAAGACTATTATAAAGGCCTTTGCTTTTTTCTCTTGCCCAATCCGTAATTATAGGATCTATTCTTTCACACACATCATTAACATCAATCTCTATAATCATACCCAGACCTAGATCAAGTTCGATCTCCTCGTCACCGTCAACCTCAACGTTTGCTGAGATCGTGTTGTGGTGATAGTAGTTTCTATCATTTCTTTGTATAGTGATGTAGATATTTTCTGCAATTGAAGCTAAAGCCGTATCAAATTTTCTTGGTGTCTTATCACCTAGACCTACTGATGCTGGTGTTATTCCAAGCTCTTTTAGAAATAATTCATTGTCTTTCACTTTTCCTGTAAAAGAAGCACCGTCACCTTGTGAATAGAATCCAGAGAACTGGCAATCAATATCGGCCATACCAATCGCTTCCATTTCTTCAGTGAATCCCTCTATGATAGGCTCCCACCAATCGTATGATTCTATGTTATAATCTCTATTTCTATCTATGGCATTCTTCTTAGCCTCCGGAGATAGTTCATCGAATGTATACGATTTCTCGTCTTCTGATTCAGACAGATTGGAAAATTGAGAGTATTTAAGTATCTTCATAACCCTATATATCGAATAAAAGCTCGTTTAAAAGCTTTTAGCGAGCTTGTTTATCTTTTTAATATCTTCATTAGATAAACGGTAATAAGCTTCGCTAAGCTTATTTAAACTGGAGGTGGTGGTCCCTACAGGGCTCGAACCTGTGACCCTCTGATTATGAGTCAGACGCTACTAACCAACTGAGCTAAGGGACCTTTGTTATTAATTATACTCAAATATAAGAAACCGTTTCTGTTTAAAAAAACTTTTTTCACAAAAAAGAAAACTTTTTTCCAATATATAGTGTTGGATAACTCGAATCCCACGAATTTTTTCCACTAAGGAGCTAAAACGTGAAAATATTTTCCACTATGGACGATTCAAATAGTAAAACAACTAATGAAATTAAAGAGACTAAAAACAATAGCGCTCATACTGGCAACGTTTTTCAATCCCTTGGGATTCGATGCACTATTTGCGATAGTTACAAAGTGGACGGGTTCGTATTTAATCACAGACATCTTATTCTATATGGCTTCTGCTTCCTTCTTTGCACTATATTTCTTTCTTGGAAAAATTGAAAGGGAAAAAGAATTAGAAAAATAAGATTCTAATCTATATCTCCGCTTAGCAGAAAAAATAAGCAATCTTTCAAATACTCATCTTCGAGTTCATCGAAAACTTCTCTGGGTGCCTTATTGGCTACCAATTCAAATACTTTATGTACAGCTTCTTCACCATATGTTTCTGAAGCCTCTGCCACTGTCCGTGCCTTTATTACTGTTGTTTTTATCATTTTTATCTAAATATTATTTATTAGAGATATATAACTACGATGAAAAATCTTAAGCCATTTGCCATATTCGAGGCTTCTTCATATAGTTACACAATCGACGATGTAAAAAGGTTGCCGTTATTTGGGCTATTAGAAAAACTTGGTTTTTATGATTCAACTACCGATAGAATATGGAAAAATAGTAATATGAGAATTTATAACGATCTTCTTTATATGAATGAACCTTCTGAATGTATAACTATCTATGGCAATGGTCCGGTTAGAAAAACTATTAAAGGTATGTTTGGTACCGGTGCACCCCATATACTAAAGAACTTCAATTCTAATATCTCTTCATTAACAGACTGGAATATTAGATTTGCTTATCTCGTTAATTGGGCTAGAAAAAGATATGCTAAACAGGGATTAGCTTTTGATCTATCTAAAATTCCTAATATAGAAAGTTATTTAGAATCTATCTATAAAGAAGATATTCCAATCTTTATGGGCATTTACAAAGATTTAGATCAAAGATCTAAAGAATTGTTTCTGAAAAAAATAGGGAAGACCGAGGATGATCTAAATAAATTGGTTGCTCTTTATAATAAAGCCACTAACATTATGAAATGGACTTAATCCATTCTTCTTAGGTCCCTTTCTACGTCTCTCTCCTTAATAGATTCCCTTTTGTCATAAAGCTTTTTACCTTTAGCTAAAGCTATTTCCATTTTTAGCCTATTCCTTTCGTCTACAAATATCTTAACCGGGATTATGGTTAACCCTTTGTCTAGTGAGGAGCTTAGTTTTTTTAACTCTTTCTTTCTGAGGAGAAGCTTCTTATCTCTAAGTGCTTCGTGCTGAAAGGATCCAGGACCAGGAGTTATTCCCAGTCCTTTCACCCAAAGTTCCCCTTTATCGAAAATGCAATATGTGTCAACCATAGAAGCCTTACCGTCTTTGATCGCCTTTACCTCGGTGCCAAATAGGCATATCCCTGCGATATAGGTGTCGATGAAAGTGTATTCGAATCTGGCCTTACGATTAACTATCGATTTCATTATTTTTGTTTTAATCCGCTGAAACTGCTCTTCCTATTTGTGATTCCCAATCTTTATCGGTTCTAACTTCTCTGTTCTTTTCTATTGAAGCATTTAGAATCTTTGTTGAAATTCCCATTTGTTTAGCAACATATTGTAAAGCTGCAATATCCTTAGGAAAACAATGTCCGCCGTATCCCAGATCACCATCAGGACCAGGAACACCCCAATGGGAATTACCCAACCTTTCGTCATAACGAGCATATTCGATTACTTTATCGTAATCAATATTAAGCTCCTGACAGATCTGATACATCTCATTAGCAAAAGAAACCTTAGTAGCTAGAAAAGTATTCGTAACGTACTTAATCATCTCCGCAATAGTCGAGCTGGTTTTAATTACAGGAACTTTGGGAAAAGCTTTAGAGAATATTTGTTTAACCTTCGTTGTTCCTGGTCTTTCACCTCCGATGATGATTCTATTTTGATTTTTGTAATCATCGTTAGCATTAGCCTCTGTTAAAAATTCTGGATTGAATACTATATCAATGTTATCGAATTTTTTATCAAACATCTCTGTTGTTCCTGGTGGAATTGTCGATTTGATAATAACTATATAACCTTCTTTTCCGTGCTCATCTACACAATCAGAGATCTCGTTTAAAGCTGAAGATATGATCGAAAGATCACACTCCCCGGTTTTTCTCATTGGGGTAGGTACACATAAGAAAGTGACCTCAGTGTTTCTTACTACTCCAGATATACCTATAGCATTACTAAATTTCTTTGGATCTTTATCGAAAGCAAATACGTCGAAGTAATTTTTCATTCCTTCGTATACTGCGCTTCCAACAAACCCCTGCCCGATAATTCCTATATTCATATTAGCCTATTTTTTCTTTGGATCTTTTTTAGTAACAACCTCATCAATGATACCGTACTTAACAGCTGCTTCTGCACTTAACCAGAAATCTCTAGTTGCATCCTTCATTACTTGTTCTGGTTTTTTCCCACAGTAACCGCCGAGAAGATCGAAAAGAATTTTATTACACTCTTCCCATTCTTGCATGTCGATTTTAGCGTCCTGAATGTTTCCTCTGAAACCACCACTCGATTGGTGTAGCATCACCTTACTAAATCTCAATGAGCTACGCTTTCCTTTTGCTCCAGCTCCAAGTAAAACAGATCCCATTGAAGCTGCCATCCCTGTGTTAACTGTTCTGATATCTGCAGAGATGTATTCCATTACATCGACCATAGATAAACCAGACTTAACTGATCCACCTGGTGAATCGATGTGCATAGTGATATCTCTGTTATCCACAGAATCCAGATACATTAGCTGTGCCTGAACCACCGTTGACATGTTATCATTAACTTCACCAGCAACCCAAAGAATACGATCACGCATTAAACGTGAGAAGATATCCATTTGGGTTACCCTCATTTCTCTTTCCTCTAAAATATAAGGTGTCATTGATGCTTGGATTTGCTTATCGAAATAATCTAATTTCAATGAAGAAATGTTATGTTCGCTTCTAGCGTACTTTTCAAATTCTGATTTTTGGTTCATATTCTATTTTTAATTGTTTTCTTTTTTTAACTCATCCCACACCACTTTTGTTTCATAAAAGCATGTGAGTTTAATTCCGCCTTCAACAAATTCCATTGCTTCGACTATAAGTCCTTCCCATTCTGTCTCATAGTAACCCATATCAGCTCCTGGTTGATTTTCATGTTCGACTGTGGTGTAAGGTCCTCCCGGAGGATCAAACATTATAAGCTTATTGTCATCGGTGACTGAAGTCCGATAAAAATCTGCAGAGTATCCTGACATTATAAATTCGGTCAGGGATATTCTTTCAACTACTATCTTATCTGAATGGCGATTTATATAAATTGATTCTTTAATATTCATATTCTACTTGGATATTTATATTTTTAGATTATAGACGCAAACTTAATTAATAATCCCGGTATATAAAAATAAATTATTGGTTTATCCCGGATCCTTTATCATAAAATAGTGTATAACCCCTATAAATTAATTAAAATGAAGGAGAATCAGGAGTCACGTTTAATCTCGATAATAGGTGCACCGAGTTCAGGTAAGTCCACGCTTGCAACATCTATACATCACGGATTAAAGATATCAAAAAGAAATTCTGTGTTTGTTGGGGAAGCAGCAACGGACTATATTGCAGAGTGGGGGATACCAAATACACCCACCGATCAAATCATCATATTCTATAAGCAACTCGGTAGGGAAAGAATGTATGTTGGATCTAAAGAGTTTATCATCTGTGATTCTAGCTCTATTCTAAACTACTTCTATTTCAGATCTTTATTTAGCCCTGTTTTAAGCTTAAAGGATATAGCAACAATAAATCATTTACAGAAGGAAATTCTAAAGTCCTTAAGTCAGTGGCATAAAATATATTATGTCCCGCCGTTTCTTGATGAAGAAGATCAGAACGATGGTATAAGATACCATAACAAAGAGCAGATAATTAAATTGGATTTGATAATAAAGAATTATCTTGAACTTGAAAGAATTCCGTATATCGATCTTTCATCAATACCAATGGAAGAAAGAGATAAATGGATTTTGAATGATCTTACTAAACCACGTAAGTAATTAGAAAACTGGTATAATAGCCCAAGGTTCTGCAGGGAGCCAATATTGTGCATCATCTATAACCTTTTGCATTTGCTGTACATTTATAGTATTTCTCCAGTTAGGAGTTTTATTTTTATTTAACCCTATATTAAACCCTGTCATACCAACCCATTTTTTGAGATACTCTTTTGTTGGCATAACTTTTTTATAAGATAATTTTCCATCCTTATATCCCATAATATAAATCTCTTCATACAAATTAGTCATATAAACAGGTATCCCTGGCTTATTTCCGACCTTCATTCTGGATAATTCCTGAACATATTTAACCGGCATAAGAAAAACATAGCTTTTATCTTCTCTATCTTTCTGAGGATTACCCTTAATAAAAACCCATCCTCCCTGTGTCCATGGTAGGGTGCCTTCATTTAGCCAGATTTGATATTCTAGTAAGTTTTCCACACCTTATATATCAAATCTATAAGATATATATAATGTAAAAAAAAACAGATATATAAAAATAAATACAAAATGGAAAACATATTAGAATTTGAAACGTTTAATCCTCAAGCTACAGGATCTGCTCCAGCAGGAGTTGAAGTAGCACCTCCGGTTTTTGGTAATATAGATTTTACCATGTCGGGAGTATCTGATGATGCTATGAAGCTTATTGCAGGACTTATGGCTCAATCGGTATTAGCATCAGGTGAAGCTGAAAGAATAGCTAGAATGGCAGATACAGACCCAGCTTCGGCAGCGTCTTATCTACAAAAGAAGGTGGAAGGGATCTTAATTGGAGTTCCGGGATTAGCTCCTACATTTATTCAGTCTATGAAATCTCAATCTTCAAATATTTCTAAGATTATGGTTCAAACAATTCCAGGATTACTTGGTAGCTTAACAGATAAAGATATTGAAGCAAACGAATTAAAACCAGATACATCTAAAGCATCTTTCCTAAGTAAACTTAGCGGATTTTTTGCTGACAATCAGGGAGCATAATCACTATGAGGTCTATAACACCATTTGATAATTTTAAAGCTACCATTAACGAGGAAACTGCGGTTAATCTGGTTGGCTATACTAAGAGTGATGTTGAAACCGCATTCCGTAGTATAGAAGATGATCTTAGTGATTATTATTCTATTGATGAGGGTAACACGAGTATATCCCTTGAATGGGATGTGAAGTATGGATCATCACTTGAGGTTGAATGCTTGATTAATAGTATTGAATTTGATTTTAATCATTCAGGATTCTCCGGAGCTCTTATGAGAAACTTATCGCAGGATCCAGATTCAACAGGACCTAGATTCAGCAAGTCTGAAATAGAAAGAGCAATAGGGGAAGTACATTATAATGCAGTATTCCAGGAGAATATTGATGTAGATTCAAGGGATTTTTCTACCAGTATATCCGTGGATCAGGATAGGAATTCAACCGAGCTTACAGTTACCGGAGAAATAGATGAAGACTCTGTTGATTTATCTGATGCTGATATAGATACGGATGAAATATTGGAGAAAATAACGGAAGAACTCTACCGAGGTGTTTCTAGAAGAATTGATTATGCATAATAATAATAACAATATGAAAAGAATTAAATTATTTGAATCATTTATAAAAGAGACTGCAATAGATCTACCGGATCCAAGCACAGCTGGTGAAGTTTTTTCTGGCGTGTTAGCAGGAAATAGAAATGCTAAGGAAGAACCAAAAGGTTCTAATACAGGATCAATGGTTAACCAATACCTATCTTCGGTTGGTCTCAAACCAGGATTACCCTGGTGTGCAGCCTTTGTTTATTATATCTTCGATCAGGTTACTAGAAGGCTTCGCGTAAAAAATCAACTCCCTAAAACTGGCGGTGTAATGAATATGTGGAAAGGATCAGACCCGTCACTAAAAATAGATATAAAAGATGCTAAAGCAAATCCATCTCTTATAAGACCAGGTCAGATATTTATTATGTCTAGACCGGGCAAGGGATTAGGTCACACAGGAATAGTTATAGGTGTTGATGTCAATAAAAGGGAATTCATAACGATAGAGGGTAATACTAACGACCAGCAGTCTGGCGAGGGTGATAGAGTAGGAGTTAACAGAAGAAAACTTGATAAATTACCTCTCCTTGGATTTATAGATTTTTTCAGAAATAACAGAACCCCTGAATTTGAGAAAGATATTATGTCTATGATAGACGGGAATAAACCGCCTTTATCACCTTTAGATGCTATACCCACGGATGCAGTTGTTAGTGGGTATGAAGAGGGCCCAACTCAGATTAAATCAAAACCAGCGGGATTCATGGCTAAGATATTAGCTAACTTAGCAAATACTACTAGCGGGAAATTAGCAGATGCCGACGAGATACAGGCTCAGATGGATAAGCTTAAGTAAGCTTAATAACTTCTTTATTTTTTATTCCCCCCAAAGTTCTTCTTCTTCCATAAGGCTCGTTTCCATCATCTACTAGCCAAACATAAGTTTTGTTGTAGGCATTTTCGTCTATCAAATATTTTTTTCCTTCTATTTGATAGATCCTGTCAACTTCTAGTACAATCGGTTTTTCTTTTTTATTATACATCCTGATTTTGTTTAATTTCTGGGTACTCCGTATCAATCTCTATTTCTTCCATACCAAATCTTTCTTTTAACATGTTTGTTATCGCTGAAGGTCCTCCTGTATATTCTACAGTAGGCCATTGACCTCCTTCACTTTCTAATATCTTGTGTGATATTGAATATTCATCAAGATACTCAAAAAAAGATTTATCAAATTCTTCGTTCTCCCCGAGAATAGTATCAACCTTTACTGTAACAAATTTAAAAATCATATCCTATTTTCTTTTTTTAGCAATTTTATATACCTGTTTAGAACCGACCGGTATGTGAGCCCTTGTCTCATATGTGCTATCCAAGTCTGTCCTATTCAGCCAAATAGGTGATCCTTCCTCCATGACATTTCTTGGTATGATTCTTTCAGAGCTGATCACTGTATGGGTATCCACTGTGATATCAAAAGTGTCTTTTCCTGAAATGAGTATGTCGCCATCGACAGCTTTTTCTATTGCCTTTTTATCCCCGGTTCTGCACGAAGTGATTAATATAGATGTGGCTAATAATGTAAAAAATATTTTATTTTTCATTTATTTATATTTTAGTGTAAAACATATGATTCGTTTCGGCTTAATGGAAAGAAAGTATTCCCCCTTTAGAAGCTATTTCGAATCCTTTCATAAAGTTATCATAAACACTTTCATAATAACCCTTATATGGATTTTTTGATTTAATTTTTTTATGGAAGGTTTCTCTATGCTCCATGAAATCTTTATGTAACTTATCTGACATCTGAGGCCCGAAGTTACCCTCGCAATCGGAAAAGTTTATCATTTCGTAGAATGGTTTGCCTACATATTTCTCTTCTTCCACCCAAACCTTTTGGGCTTCAACACCAAGTGCTATTTGACTAAGAAGATTTCGGAAAACGTTATATCCAGAATACGATCCTGCTCTAAATCTACATGTTTCTGCTTCGATGTCTTCTATATACGTACCCTTCTCGATGTCTTTAGCCTGGTCGTTATGATTCTCTCCACGGTAGATAAAGATTGTTGCTTCGTCAAGATTATCTGTCTTGTTGATTTTGCTGCATGCTGAAATGTCTAATCCCATATTTTTATTTTTAAAAAGGTTGATCTAAAGCTAGTGCCATCATGTGTGTTTCCCTTGCACCCCATTCTACTAGAATTTCTGCAAATTGGTTTCTTGATAAGCCATTTATGAAGTATGATTTTTCCTCTAACAGATGCTTAGGCGAATCCTCAGGTTCGTTAAGATCTGTGATGTCATAGAAGTACCCTAGAGCATGATCGAAACCATAAACTAGTTGCTTGTTGTCTTTTTTAATACTATATCTACTCATAAGCGTTTTGTTTTAATAGTTTATTACATGAACCGATATCCCCTTTTCAGTTGCAAGATCTATCATGTGTTTTGTACCTCTTGATTCGCCGTCCCAAAATGCGATTAAGCAATCTGCGTAATCGGCCATTTCTTTGTTTCTAACGTATCCTGCCGCTTTACCGTGTTTATCCCAGTCGGCAGGGAATTGACGCACGCTATAGCCTTTTAAACTGGCGTAGTGCTCACCTAACTTGTCAGCTCCTCTAGCAGTACCACTTATGATCTCAGCTTCATTGGCATTTGCCAATACCTCTTCACACTTTGTGTAAAGAAGTTGAAAATCTGAGAAGTCTCTGCTGCCTGCTATTATCACTTTCATTTTGTTAATTTCTACAATATTAATCAATACCCTCGGGAGAAAAAAATAAAAAAGGGAAAACTTTTTATGTTCTCCCTTTTATTTTATTTCTTAAAGATTCTGTTGATAAGATGAGTTATTATATTGTGCCTTTTAATAGTGGTATTAAGAGTATAGTATTTTAAGTGAGCATTATCTGTTGCTACCAAAGCCATTCTCTTTTTATAATTAAGAACAATATAAGGCATAAGATTATCTGGACTTATCTCCTCTGTCTCGATTATCTCTGGCTCCATCTCGTACTGGTATATTCCTTCCTGGCCTTCAAAAGTATTAGATCCTATAACTATAGACTCGTCATTCCAATGTAGCATTGGATTGATTATCACTGAGAACTTATTTCCAAAAGCACCAACTTTATGTATAAGTCCTGTACTACGATCTAGATCTGGTTGATTGGGATCGTTATAAACGAATTGGGGTAGATCCATTATTCTAGATCCCATAGCAGGTCCAACCATAATAAAATCAGCATCAGATCTTCTTGTTTTACTGGCTATTGAATTAGAGATAGAAATTATTTTTCCAAATAGATCAGAATCTTCTTTTACCCTAAATTTAGGCTCATAGCCAAACCATTTGTTAGCTTTAAAAACTATGGTTGACCATCCGATCTTTTCGTTAACAGACCCAGCATACCTAATCATATTATAGATAAGCTTATCCTGCTCCCTTTTATCCTGTTCCTCAATTTCTGACATTAACATAGCCTTAGGATCTACTGAATGTAGCTTTTCTAGATCTGCTATCTGTTCTTTAGTAACTTTTGATTTAATCATGTAAGTTTCTAACTGAAAAATCTTTCTTAGGGTCTTCATAGAAAGGGTTCCAGTTCCTTCTGAGTCTTTCTCGGGGGTTTCTGATGTTAGGTAGAATATCTCTCCCGAACTTTTATCTGTCTTATTCCAACAGATTCTATTTTTGATTTCTTGCATCTGCGTTATTTGTTTTTGTATCTTTTGTATTAGAATTCTCTTTAGTTTGTTTCACATTAATCCAGTTAATCCTCTTCTGTAGCTGTTTATCGTGAATGGGAATAAGATCCACGGTGATAACGTCATGAATTAAAATCTCAGATGTTTCCCTATCTACATTTCCCTTTATTGTTGGCCTGAAACTTGCTAGACCATCGGAGAATATCTTTAATGCTTCCTTTCCGTTTCTGGTATTTCTAAATTTAACAACAGCCATAATAAAATTATCTTCAATAAATAAATCGTCTATTATATGCGAAGCCTCCTCAAGTTTAACTAAATAGTGATATTTGGAATTCCAAGTATCGTATCCACCGTCATTAAGGAGTACGTCAACCAGTTCCCCCATAAAAAATTTCTTCTCCTCCAGAATTTTGAATATTTTATCCGCTGATTCCTTAGTGTAAATGTTGCCTACATTATTAGGAACACCTATCTCCATAAGGGGAACCTCTCTGATAACTGATTTAGCTTCTCCTATTTTAAGCATTATAAAAATGTATTTAATATCATAACAAACTTTGATTTAGATAATGTTGCCTATGTGGATTCTTTCCCCTTTTTATTTTACACCCAAATAAGTTAATACCTCTTTCCATCCGGGAAATTGGTCTGTTCCAAAGTGGATATGTTCACCTCCGAAATCTGCAACACCATTGGCAATTCTGTCATCAATAAGGAAATCACCCTTAACCAATCCCTTATGGTGGCAGAGAATAAGCTTCTTGTTAACCGATTTACCTAAATGTGTTTCTACCCAAATTCTTTTCTCAGCCCATGCATCTGGGTTGCTCCAAGGTGGTGTACTTAAAATGTAGGTCTCGTACTTATCCTGCAAAGCAGCCCATGCACTTATTGCTCCTTCGATAGGTTCAAGATCTTTATATGCACTCGGATGTTTAAAGAGGCTTTGTCCCTTTATCCCTTGCAATTCTAGTTCTGCTGCTCTCTTATCAAAATCGCAGATAACCCCGTCGAGATCGATTAACAAAATAGGCTTTGTTATTTTAATGCTTGCTCTTAGCCACGGTTGGTCCATATATTATATTTTTTAGCAAATATAATAAACAGGTACGAGGTAAAAAAATAAATAAAGGGATTTGTTGAAATTATGAAAATTTCATACGATCTTTAGCACTAAAATATTTAGGGTCTATTTCTTTTTCTAAGCTGAATTCTATTCTCTGAACATTGCCGTTCGGCGAAAATTGCCAATCTATTTTAGTTCCGAATTCTTCAGAAATGATTTCTGCGATGTCGTCTATGTAGTAGGATATTCTTTGTGGGATTCTTCCATCGAAAGACTTTGGCCAGTATTCGATAACAAATTTTTCAGGGTCATCAACATCTACAAAATCTACGTCCATTAATCTGGAGTTGAAATGAGATATAATATCCTTCTTAGAAAGCTCAACCATTTTTGATAGAAGCTCTATACCTTCTTCACCCTCTTGTTTAGCACTATCCGATGGCAAGTTCCAGAGTTCATATAGTTTAATGTTCTTCATTAGATACCCTTTAATATTCTAGATGATCTAAGGTATGCTCTGATGACCTTAACCACATCTGTTTCTTCCATTTTTTCTAGCCCTCTTATGATGGAATCTAAAGTATCCCTGTCCTCGATATCGGAAATGGTGCTTAAAATTGTTTTATCTGATGCGTATATTTCTGCTATAATAGATCCAAGATTTTCCCCCATAGATTCGGGTGATTCCCCTTTATAGAAGAATGAATCTACCGCATTTTTATAGCTTTCGAGTACTTTCTTTTTCAATGAAGGTTTTAATGAATCCGGCAGATTCTTTTTACCTACCTGAACCATTACTCTAACTTTCTTGATTTCCCCTATGACCTCTTCGATAGCTTTATTTACTATCGTAACCACCTGATCTTTATTATCAGCGTTAAAATCTATATGAAATTCTCTGAACTTAGCTTTATGGGAAGATGACTCAGATGCTATTATGTCCATTAGATATTTCCCATTACCCATTTTTTTATCTCTAACAAAAGTTATCCTCATCTTAGATGTTTCGAAATAATGGGGAATGAATTCTATCTCTGATTTTTCTAGAGCATCAAAGTACTCCTTGAGTGATCCAGATAATATGTCAATAGAAAATTTATGTGCGTATACATTTGATGAAAATGCAGTGCTCAGTCCTTTTTCTTTGAGACCCTCCGCAATTTTACAGTTCTTCTGAATATACTCAAGATCATTCTCGGTTACTCTGTATTCCTCAGGAGTTTCCGATTCAGATAGCCAATTTTTATATTTCAGTAGGGAATTCTGCATTCACTATATATCCCTCAGCAGGCTCTTCTTGCTGACTGAACTGAACATCAACAACCTCTGAAGATCTCTCAATCTTCTCAGGTTTGTGCGGTTTCTCCTTAAATGGGGATATTTTCTTATAGATGCACTCTATTTCATCAAAAGATAGATTACTTTTTTTGCCGTTAATGTCAACTGTGCATGCAACCACATTACCTTCTATGTAACCCTTAGCAGAGTCAACCCTATCAAAACTTCTGGAGAAGTTACCCTCTTCCTCAAATTTCTTATTGGTGTAGTAGCATGTTTGATAGCTTAGCAGTTTTTTGACAGACTCGAATGATAAATTGAATTCTAGCTTTCTGTCTGCTGCACTTTGATATATCTTTAGCATCTTTTTTGCAACCTCTAGATCATTAATCTCTATAGATTCTTGTAAAAAGACTGGTCTTGGTTTTGTGCGATTTGGTTTTTTTGGTTTAGGATTTGTTTTTTCCATATATAATGTATGCGTTACTTAATTATTTTAATTCTATTTATCCCTTTTACTTCTTTAGCCCAAATAAAAACTGATAAGGCTGGGGATTTCTGGGATCTTAAAGTAGATTCAGCCCTAAATAAGATAAAGTTGATCGACTCTGTTTATTATAGTCGCATTCTTCAGGTTTGTGACACTGTTTCATTCTGGACAGGAAATTTTTCTAGCTGTTATGGTGGTTATGCAAAAAGAGGAACTATAATTATCTCGTCTAAAGATATGAGATCCAATGATATAGATGATATTTGTGCTGTTCTCGTTCATGAGTCTCTTCATCTAAAAATATTAATGATGGGTATGGAAATGAATGATAATAACGAGGAAGCATTATGTTATGCTTATGAGAAGCTATTTCTATTAAAGGTACCCGGGGTTAATGAATACCTTATAAAACACGCAGATGATATGATTTTTATAATGGAGGCTAAAGGAAATCTATTTCCTCAATATCTCCCAGATCATATCCAGCATTAAAGCTTCCCTCAGCGCTAACTGACATGGAGTAGTTTTGAGAATCTGATGTTTCATAACTATCAAATATTAATGTTGTCATTTCATCATCTCTATATGTGTCAGCGTGCTCAAATTTCCCGGTAACCATATTCTTGCCATTCCAGAATAACATCTCTATGTGGTTCTCGTTAAAATCATTGAAAGTTATTTCTCTCATTCTGGACTTATCCAGAACGTCATAAGAAAATATTCCTTTGTGTATGTTAACGCATGACTTATATCTCATAAAGTTAGACATAATGGTGAAAGTCAGTCCATATTCAAAATTATCAAAGGGATTTGAGTAATCTATATTGCTGACAGACATTAGAGCTTTTAGAGTTCTTTCATCTGAAGTTGGAAAGAACTCAACTTCATAATTCTTTTCTTTTAGAAACTGGACTAGTTCTATGATTTTTTCGGCAGGATAATTCTTTCCTATATTTGCCGTATAGTTTGAAGAGTATCTTCGTCTGTTTTTGAAAATATCAACTGTTCCCAAAAATTCAGCAATCTCAAGGGCTAGATCTTCCTCCTTAGGATACGTAAATTCCTCGTACAGTTTAAGATTTTTCATGGATTATATATCCATGCCTCGGAGTCTCTTCTCCCATTCCCAGGCACTCTTTAGAATGTCAAAAGTGGTTAGCTTAGACTCCCAGCCTAATACTTCCTTAGCCTTTGTGGTATCGCACCAAACTTCTGCTGTGTCTCCTGGTCTTCTGTCTGCCTTTTCACAAACAATCATATCAGGTTCAACGTCCATAACAAATGTTTCTAACATTTCGTAAACTGATGTGCCTTTACCAGTTCCTATATTAAACACATCGAATGTATGTAGTTCCTGTTTGCCAAGCCATTCTAAAGAAGCTAGATGTGCCTGAGCTAAATCTGTTACGTGAATATAGTCTCTGATAGCGGATCCGTCAGGAGTTGGAAAATCAGTTCCTGTTACCTTGATTGGTTGTTCATAGTAACCCGCTGCTGCCTGTGTGATAATAGGAACTAAATTTCCTGGCTTACCTATTGGCATCTCTCCAATCCAACCTGAAGCATCTGCTCCTGCTGGATTAAAATATCGGAGTGCTACTGATTTTAATTTTTTGATTGCTGTGCAATCATCTAATATCCATTCTCCAACAACTTTTGAAGACCCGTAAGGTGTTGTACCCTTTGATATTGGATGGGATTCGTTTATTGGTAGATAGCGGGGTTCACCATAGACAGTGCATGAACTGGAGAATATAAAATTCTTAATATCTAGGATCTCGCATAGTCTGATCGAAGTGAGCAAAGAATCTATATTGTTTCTATAATACGTCAAAGGATTTCCCACAGAATCAGGAGAAGACTTAAGTGCAGCGAAATGAATTAGTGCATCAGCTTTTCTTGAGTGCTCACCTATTACATCATAAATATCTAGTGGAGAATCAAGAAGAGATAACTTATAAAACGTCACGGATTTACCAGCGGCTTGTTCTATTCTTTCTATTGACTCGTGTGATGAGTTGATCAAAGAATCTATTATAATTACTTCATGGCCTGCTCTCAGAGCTTCTACTGCTGTATGTGAACCGATATATCCTGCTCCTCCTGTGATTATTATTTTCATATACTGTTTTCTAGCTCGGTTCTTTTTTATCTTCCGTATCAATAAATAATTTTGCACACTTGTACCCGATCCACATTCCGATTGAAATACCTAAACATAAACCACCGAAGAATAATCTCATCTCCATTGGTGTAAAAACCTCATTGATTGTTCCCATGTTACTTCTCTTTTAATAAAAACGTATTTGATATAGCTTTGAAAGAAACGCTCTTGTCTTTGTTTCTAATAACTATACCTTCTCTATCTGTTAACCCATTCAATCTTGACTTGTCATCAGCATATCTGATGATCTCATCGATAGTTGGTGGTAATTTGTAATCGTAATTAACAACCGGTACAAGCTCTAGTGGTTTGTTATCAACATTTACTTTTTGTAGAAAATGCACCATGTCATCAAGGCCAAGGTATTCTTGAGTGTCTATATTGAAGATGTTAAAGATTAATACTGTTTGACCCTTGAGCTTATATGCATTACCTTGAATTCCCTCTCCGATAAGCTCACCCTGAATTGCATAGTTCTCTTCTAGAGTTCCTAATTTTTCTTCGATATGCAATTCTCTTGCAACCTTCCAGAATGTATTCCCTTCACTTTCTAATAGCTCCAGATTTCTGGAACACACCCCAAACACACCATCTCTAAAGTAGTATGTTGCAGAACTACCATCGAGCTTTTCTGTAACATAATATGGCTTATCCTTCATGCTCTCGTATTCAGCAGTCATGTTCTGGATTCTTTCCTCATCAGTTTTTCTAATGAATCCAGGGAATCCGCCTTTAACTTTTCCTGATAATTCTGCTGGGATCGGCGGTTCGTATTTGAGGACACACATGTAAGCTGTAACATCAGCTCCCTCTTCGATAACTATTGCATCATCATAAGGTCCAAGCTGAAGTTGGTCACCCCAAGGTTGTTTACTGATCCCGATTTTCATTTCATCATCCTTTTCCAGAACGCTTAACGGTAAGCAAAGTCCCTGTGAAACTTGCCCCTTTAATTTGATGGTTCTTAATCTGAATCCTTCTAAGTCACCCATCTTTCTGTAAGATGATTTTCTTAGGAATTCGAAATCTTTTTCCATCGGTAAGAATGAATCGATTTCGAAGTAAACACAAAGATCCCCTTCTTTAAATTCTCCCTTCTTAGTAACAACCCTCCAAGAGTTAATTGTTACCATTTCTATTGCGTCTGCTCCCATAATGGGCAATACTGATCCTATCCTTTGGATGGATGCTAATTTTCTATTTTCCATTTTATTTTATTTATTGTACCATGAAACGTGTGTGGCGTTAAGTTGTGGATCGGAGAACACCATATCCTCAGATTCCATACCGTCTTTCATCCAGTAACCGTGGCCATCCCACTTTGTTAATTCTTTTCCTTCAACTGCGGTGTTGAAATTTTCAACCGTCAGTATTTCTGATGCTCTCCTAGGAGAGTTGCTGTAAATTCTTAGAGCCGTTTCCATTTTTTTTTATTGTTCTTCGGATATCTTATTGATTGTTTGTGAAATTATTTCATTATAGGGTAGCCATTCCAATGTCATTTTTTCCTTTTTGTAAGCAGCCGGAACGTGGCATCCGTGATTTTCCATCGGTATCAATGCTCTGCATTGAGCAGGTCTAGCTTCAAAAGATTTTGAACAACCAGTTTCCGTTAAGAAAACACATTCACCTCCCCAGGATCCGTCTACTATTTTACCAACAGATTTCTTAGTCTGTGGTCTTAAATAATAGAGCGTGATGTCTTCGTGTTCAGGTTTACCCGTCATATTCCCTTCCCAGTAATCAAATTGATACCCTTTTTTAAAAAGGTCGCTTAGAGATTCGACAGTTATTTCACTTAGATCTTTAGGTGAAACTATCCCCGGCATTCCTTTGCAGCATTTACCGCATTTAGAACACAGTGATATATTTTCGTTATTTTCCATCGATGTGAATCTAATTCCTTTATTTTCCTCAAATTTATAACATATGGGCGAGATAAAAAAATATTATTTGATAATTTTATCGGATATATAAGTCACATGACTAATATATTAGATTTTACATCCTTTATTAACGAAGCTGAAAATGTTTACTCTGGAGGAGGCGATCCATATTCATATAAGGTGATTAACGGGGAATGGTGGACAAAAGGTCCTCAGATTCCAAATTGGAAAAGTATAGGTGACAACGTAAGAGCCACCCAGATACTAGATACAAGATATCCAGGTACAAGAGGAAATGTGGGTATTCCAAATCCTACCCAAGTTTCATCTATATACCAAAGCAATACATCTAATCAATATAATCCGCAAACATCAGCTATAACTCAGACATCTAAGGACATTATGGTTTGTTCCCATGCTGCTAGATGGGATGGCCCAGGGGGAACGAAAGTTTTTAACTCAATTAAGAATTTTGAACTAAATGTTAAGAACGGGACAGATATGATAGAAGTTGATATTCAGATCACAGCAGACGGTGTTCCTGTTTTATATCACGACGGAACATTGGATGCTAGAACTTCAGCTAAAGGTAAAATTCAGAATAAAAATTGGGCCGAGGTAAAGAACATATCATACGACGAGGATCCTAAAGAGAAGATACCTTCATTAGCAGAAGCAGTTAGAATACTCAAAACTAGCAATAAAACTAAATTACAGTTGGATAAGTGTGATGCTTCAGAGCTTGCTATTATTCACAAATTAGGTCTACTTAAAGGTATAGAGAACAGAGTTATTGCGAAGGGAACTTCGTACACCCCACCGGCGATAATTAGAAGTATGGGAATCCAATGGATGCCAATAATACCCGGAAATATGGTTGGTTCTATAACGGATCAAAAAAATGCAGATTCCGTTGTTGCTAAATGCTCTCCGGGATATCTTGAATATCAATTTAGCGATTCAGATACTTATGTAACTAATGGGTATCTTTCAGATGCTCTAAGAGCTAGAGGCGTTATGCCTTTAGTTGTAGCTGTAGGCGGAACAGATAAGACCAACGGAAAATCTTTCAGAGGAGACGGAGATTCTGCATGGAATAAAATGATAACACAGATTAATCCTAGTGTTATTATGACAAATAGCCCAAAGAGATTAAGAGATAAAATAAATTCTACCAGATAATGAAATATCCTAAGAAATATTTAACAACTAATCCCAATATCATGAAAAGAGAGATCAAGAAGCATGCAGGCAAAGCTGATAATGACGGTTCTGCATATAAAGAATGGGACGCCGATTATAAAAGCGGAAAAGCAGGAAAGGGTAAAGCAGTTCCAACTAAGACCAGCAAGTACACTAAGAAGTACAAGGAAATGTTTGGTGAAGGTGAGGAATATGTTTCTAACAACATAGTTAGCTATGATTCATATGAAGATCCACAAAACGTCTTTGAAGAAATAGTACTAGAGGACGAAAGCATAACAGCTGAAATGCTAGAAGAAGCTTCAAAAATGAGTAAGGATAGCCCAGTTTATAAGGGTCTTAAGAATAAGTCTGACAAGACAGGATTTCCATTGGGTATATTAAAGCAAGTTTGGGGTAGAGGATATGCTGCTTGGAAAATAGGACATATACCAGGAACAACACCTCAGCAATGGGCAATGGCTAGGGTTAATTCATTTTTAACTGGGGGTAAAACTACTAAGATGGGTGATAAAGCTCTTTATAAGAGCGCTAAAGCTAATTTAAAGGATCATTAAGATTATTCCTTTTGTGTTATCCTAAGCCCTATGTTTATTTCAATATCAAATGGCATAGTAATAAATCTATCGTGATATATTTTTTCTCCTTCGTGGAATACCTTAATTTCTAACCCGTTATTTTCCTGAATATAATCACTATGCCAAGTTCCACTATTGAGGGTAACCCGTGAAGACATATTAAATTCCTGATTATCCTCAGCATTCACAAATATAATGTACACCTTAGTTTGCGTGTCGCATTCAAACGAGGCATTACATTTTCCTGAATCTGCCCATATTCTTAGTTTACCTGATGTTCTGACAGTTACATCATTTCTGCTATCCTCCCTTATTATAGCAGTCTTTCCTCTAAGACCCACATGGTGATTAGAGAACTCCGATTTAGAATAATCCATCCAGCTTTCTGATATTAAATTATTTCGTAAATCTAATATATGTCCATGTAATTTCTTTTGTGTGCGGTATAGATTTGTATCCAATAAATACTCATTCTCGGAAATCATATTCCATTTTTTTTCAAAGAAAGATAATGCACATCCTCTATTAGGAGACAGAGGTGATTCTTTTTCGGGATATCTGCTAAAATCATATCCCCATATGATCGCTTTATTAAATAGCTTCAATCTCAGCGAGAAGTCATCATCCTCATACTCAGATCCAAGGTACCTCTCGTCGAATAGCCCTATATTTCTAAATAGCTCAACTGTTGCTCCACAATATCCTGTTCCTATAACGGAAACAAAACAATACCCGGAGATCAGCTTATCAATCATGTGATCTATGTCACTAATTAGAGGTTCAATCTTGGGATTAATGAATATAATATATTCGTTCGGTGATTCCGATATGCACTCATTTGCTATTTGGGACCATGTATAATAATAACCCTCAAATTTATCGCATCTTCTCCAGAAGAAGAAATCATAGTCCGAGTTTTGACTTAAAATGGAATCCTGCTGTGCATTAGTTTGCCCGACATTACCCCCAATAAAGCATATGGTTATTTTTTTGGACCTTTCTATCATTTTTCTATTTTTAAAAAGTAGGTGTCTGGTTTATTAGGATCAAAAATCTCATTTGTCCAGAAAGCGCATATCAATTCTTCGTCACCTATATTCTTTAACGTGTGCACATTCATAACTGGTATATCTATAACCTTATTGTCGCTATCCGATATGGCGAATGTTTCCACCTCATTTCTGTCTGGTTTTTGAAACTCTATCTCTGCGGATCCTTTGATAACTATAAATCTCTCTATTTTATGGAAATGAAAATGATTACCCCTTGTTATACCAGGCTTTGTTATCGAATAAAACATGTGACTATTTCGTGACTTCGTTCTTAGACACTCCAGCAGATAGCCTCTCTCATCAGATTTCCTATCTAGATCTCTAACAGGATTTGAAAATGATCTGAACGTATTGAATAAATCAATATCAAATTTGCTATCCATATCGGGTATTGTGTTATTTGAATTATAATCCGAATTATAAATTGATAGCTTATTTAATACCTCCGATACTTTTATCCGGGTTGTTGTAAAATCCCGGCGTTCATTTACGATTATTGAATGTATATGTTCACATAAATCAGTAACGTAGACGAGCTCAACCTCATTATCATCGATGATAGTTGGTGTTCCACCATAGCTTAATAGATAGGAGAATGTTGATATAAATGAATTGTAATGTGGCTTGCATAAAGGACCAAATACATTTGGTATTTTTAATGACTCAACATCCCCAGAATATGAGCTTCTTAATGCAGCAACTGATTCTTGCTTGGCTGTTCCGTATTCTGTTCCGTTACCTTCCTGTAGTGATGATGTAAATATTAATTTAGGGGTCAACCATAAATCTCCCAGTATGGAAATCAGATCGTTTGTTATACCCATATTTCTATCATACACATCCTCACCCCGATTTACGCCAGCTAAATGCACTATCACGTCGCATGATTCAATTGATTTTATATCGTTCTGGAATCTCCCGCTTGATGGAAGCACCTCCAGATCTGTTCGGTGTTTTAAATACTGTGTCAGATGATATCCGATAAAACCTTGTGCTCCTGTTATGTAAACTTTCATGATTTAAAATAGTTGTGTTGTGTTAATATTGATTCCAGCTCCTCTTTGCTCACAACAACAAGATCACTTGTTAGTTGTTTAAGTCCTAGAGTCTCGTTTACTATATCTCGATAGTGCATGTAATACGTGTTATTGCTGCTATCGTAGCTTGTTCGCGGTGATTCCTCCTCGGAGATCATCATCTCGTGAAGTTTCTCTGATATTCGCGGTTCACCTATTCTATATTTAAGACCAAATTTATCTGCATAGATTTCAAAAAGATCCTTTACTCTAAATGATTTAAGATTTGGTATCACATTATACCCGTTAACTTCCAACCCTCTTTCGATCAGATTCATTGCTTCCCCTATATCTATCATGAATCTTGTCATGTGCTCGGAATAAAGAACCAGTTCATAACCTTCAGCTATCGAATTCCAGATAAGAGGAATAATGCTGCCTGTAGAATTCATGACGTTTCCATATACTGCGCAGGACAATCTGGTCTTAGATTCTTCGGCATTAACGATAAAGCTTTCGCCGGCCACAAACTTCATCGACCCATATAGCGTGGTAGCTGCTCTGGATTTATCACTAGAGATGAAGCAAGCTGCTTCGAATCCGCACTCCTCGGAAACTCTTCTAGAATTAATTGCACCTTTAACTATAATCTCAAGAGCCTCTTCTACATTCTGATCCACGGCCTCTATTTGTTTTAAAGAAGCAGCAAAGATTCCGATGTCGTGACCTGATGCTGATCTTTTTAAAAGATCAAAATTTCTAACATCACCCACTATACATTTTACGTTGGGATATCTTTTTTTAAGGTAATAATGCTTTGCTTCGTCTCTTGAGTATACCGTGATTTCATTATCTTTGTAATATCTCTTTACTAGATTCCATCCGAGATATCCTGCACCGCCAGTAATAAAAATTTTCTTACCTATCATAATTTTTTATTTTGGTAATCTATAACTGAATAACCTACTGGCTCATGCACAATAGGAGCTGAGGTAGCAAATATAGGAACTCTCGTATCGTAATTCCAATAAAGCCAAATATCCCAAGCATGCCAACCGCTATTCTTTAATTTGTTCTGCATGCTTTCTTTTTCTAATTCGAATACCATATAACAGTGTGCACATAGAAAATGATCAATCTGTTTATACTTACCCATATAGATCGCTGTGTCTGAAACCGAAGCTTTTGATGCAGTTCCATAACTAACTGCTCCGAATGTAAACATTGCACCAGATCTCTGAACACCAAATTCATATGCATCATAAATCTCCTTAACCATTTCTTCTGGGCTCACGTCATACACAACATCACTTTCGATAACCAGAATAGCATCGTAATTTCCGAAGTCTTCAATAGCAGATCTATGAGCAACGTAAGCTCCGTAGTGGCCATATGATAATACCGGTGGGACGTTGATAAATTCCTTAGATGTGTTTATGATCTCCGGCTGTGCGCAATTCTCTGATGGTAAATCAGTACGATTAACAACGGAATACATCTGGGAATAACAAGCAAAATTACTAGCTATTTTTTCAAATGCAGAAATTGACGCTTTCTGTTTATCCATAGCTGAATCCCATCTTTCGGAATGAATATCTTGAGGCTGATTAGGATCCAGTAGTAAATGACAGATTTTAATTCTTGGTCTTACGCTCATTATTTCTTAAATCTATTTAATGAATTTGTCGAGATCATATTCCATTTAGCGTTTCCTATGAACTCTTGTAGAGTAGTTGCATTACTGTAACTCATTGCGGAGCTAAGATAGCTTTTGAAATTTTCTGTCCATCCAGATAAAGTGTATTCAACTGGTTGCATCCGGGTAACACCCTCACTTGTTTTTAAATCTGTCTTGCCCATAGCCTTCTGAGCCTCTTTGGTGCTCATTCCCCTGAACTTCTTAAACATCTTAGTTCCGTAGTTAAAAAGATTTCTAGTCTCGTCGGAATACTGATCTATCTTCTCTCCTGGCTCGGTCCAACCTTCACCCTTCGTATTAGCTAAATAGGTGTCGCCTGCGCTCTCTAAAGTCTTATTCAATATTGAACCAAGCATAACGTGATCTGCGCCTAAAGCGAGCGCTTTAATGATGTCTGCGTAACTTTTAAATCCTCCATCTGCAACGATTTTTGCTGGTGTTTGTAATGTACAGCTAATTTCGTAGCATTCGTGTATAAGTGAAGCCATAGGATAGCCAATTCCAGTTTGTACTGTTGTTAGACACCCCCCGCCATTGCCTATACCTATTCTTACTAGATCTGCTCCTGCTTCGGAGAAAATCCTATATGTTTCTGGGTTGGCAACGTTACCAACCATTAAAATCATGCTGCCACCATATAAAGATTTGGCTTGAAACGTTGCATCGAGTAAACCCTGCATGTGACCATTTGCAATGTCAATCAGAATATAATATTTTTCCGCAACATCTACCTTTCCGTTATCTAAAAATATCTTCTTAAACTCATCCTTTCCAAATGATAAGAAGTTATTAAAATCACTATCTAAATTAACTCCGAACGATGGTGCCTTTCTGGGTCTCACCACATTTATTCCAGATTGCTGAAATAAAGAATAATTACGATCATCTATAACAGTGTCCATTGGTGCGGTGAATAATGGAAGATACCCATTATCATAGAAAACATCAACCTGTTTTCTTGATTCAATCCTGCTAATCGCTGCCGGCTGAATTAATATGTCGTCAAAGTCAAATTTCATTATGTTTGTTTTAGATAGTTAACGACTTCTTGCAGTCTCTCTGCATCGTCTGTATTAAATATAAATTCATCAAAAGCACCATACCTACATTTATAGCCAAAAATGTATTTAATTCCGTATTTTAATCTTTCCCAGAAGGGTCTTTTATTCAAATGAACATTCGAATAAACCATGGGATATCCATCATCCTCACTATATAGGATAACCATCTGGTGATCAGTGGAGTGGCATTCACAAATAAAAATTTCTGGTGCTTTAGTTTTCTTCATCATGTGATAGTGATTTAACAAAAGGTCTGTTCATGAAACATTTGTATGCTTCCCAAGTTCCTTTTAGTTGGTAAGTGTAATAGCCGTGCGTATCATCATATTCATTGACGACCTCGACAAAATACCTCTGGTCGCTGTCTTCGATCATGTTGTTAATGAATTCCTTCAGGATTACCCCATCTTCAGGAATAATCCCCACGTAAAAGTATATTTTATCTTTCATATCCCTAGTTTCTTACCAGCTATCGACATCGGTTAAATCTAATTCTGTTTTTGTGTTGTGACTATAAACTACAATCTCACTACCAATTCCATTTGGAGTTATTTTCCAAGTAAATAATCCATACTCACCATAAATTGCTTTAATGTGTGATAACCATTCATCATACATTTCCTGTTGTTTCTCGTTGAGTTCCTTGTGTATTACAGTATTACGCATCGATTATTCTTCTTGATGTCTGTTATACTCCTCTTGCTCCTGGAATTTTCGATAATTGTCCAAATACATAAAGATATTTTTACCTCCTGCTGGATTCATTGAGTGGATAATGTATTCAGGAAGATCCTGTTTTGTATCAATGCAGAAATCAACCAACCATTTAGCGCAGTCCATTCCAGTTTTTTCTTGGAATGTTTCGTAGTTCTTGTTGTAGACCTCAGTACTAGCATGCATGTCAGAAGAGTAATGTTCATCAGCCAAATCATGATCAAAAGATATGATGTTAGGCAAGCCATTCTTCCTGATGAAGTTAACAAACTCATCATAGTTTCTAACGATAACAAATTCGTTATTGAAATAGAATTTTGCGTCTGGCATGTACTGACAGCAGTCTTTTGGATTTCTTACATCATCCAAGAATAAATTGTATGTTTTCATTTTTATTTTCTAAAGTTTTACCTCGAATCTTTGTCTCATTTTTTCCAGAGTTTCCACTGGAACGTTGTGGACATTTGAGCTACCGTGTCTGTTCTCTACGATAAGAGTTGTAACCTGATAACCATACTTCTTAGCAAGGTCGATATAGGCTTGCATCTCCCATTCTTGTGTGAATGTATTTGACACCACAATCTCTGGATAATACTGGGGATTGACCTGATGATCACTCATTCTGGTCTCAACCTCATTTTTACACCACTCGTGGGCTTCTTTTAATCTTGATGCGTCAAAGTTATATTCCCCAGTTTCTTTGCTGTGAAAAAACTTATCAGCTTCACAAATAGCGTACTCATTCCAGATATGATTTGCAAAAGTGCTCTTACCTGATCCTGGAATTCCTCTCACAATAAATAGCGTTGGGTTCAGTGTGTGATATTCTTCGCTTCTTACGTTTTCCATTATTCAAAAATTATTCCTTCTTTTTCTACATACTCAACGAAAGCTTTTTCAGCTTCTTCTTTTGTTGGATAATATCCTATAATCTCATCATGAGTGATAGGATCATTAACTCCAAATTTTTCTCCGCCTATTGTAGAGAATACGAATGTGTCTAAAATTTCTTGTGTTACCATTTTTTATATTTTTTTTTATTCTTCTGTGTGATGATCTTTGGGTAGAACCAGATGTTTAACGGGTCTTCCGTCCATGATCTTCAGTATCTCATTTAAGCTGTAAGGTTCAAGATTGTTTCCATCCACACCAACATCCATTGCCTTTCCTTCGTGGATTTTTAATCTTGGTGGTAGGTGAACATGCCCATGTAAATGCGGAACGTTCTTATTCATCCCATCCCAACTAGCTATTGGAAAGTGACAGCAAACAAATTGATATTTACCTACCACCTTACCCTCCGGTCTACGTATTTCTAAAACGTCATAACTGGAAACGTGTTTGAAGTGACCCTGTACACCTTCTTTATTATTACGAATGTGATGATCGTGATTACCTAAAAATAGAATCACGTTCTTGCAAGCAATTCTCTTTCTGAACTCTATAATGGATTCAAATCCACCAAAGCTCCAGTCACCCATGTGGACCAGATAATCATCAGCACCAACAACTGAGTTAATGCCGCTTACAATCGCATCGTTCATTTCACCTAATGAATGAAAGTCACGTGTACCTCTTCCACCTCCCCAATTTGACGTTGCCCGACAGATATTAGAGTGATTAAAATGCGAATCACTACTGAAAAATATGTTCTGATTTTTTTCTAATACTATTTTCATTTCTTAATCTTTTTTAATCCATTTTGAATCTGCTGGAATTTCTTCTTCCTTATTCCAGAAAGGTTTTTGGTATTTCGGTTTTATCATTTTCCATATGATGTGATCGTAATTCTTTCTGTCCCACATTGCAAAACAGATAGATCTTATGCTTGGTTCAACCCCACAAAATTCTAAGTGCTCTGCAAATTCTTTTTTGGTAGGCTCGGGATCACGATCCCTATATTTTCCATATCTGAAATAGTCATGGGTTTTACCTGCTCTTTCCCCTATTCTATATTTATAATATTGCAAATCGCTTATTGTCTCTTTAACCCATTTATCGAACTCATCTGGCACTCTATCTAAAAACTCGTCCAGGCTCTTACCATCTTTTAAAAGCTCCCAGATATCAACGTTTGAAAAGCTGGTTAGCAACCTATGTAGCCTAACGTACTCCTCACCTTTGATCTTCATTCTGAATCCAGATTTGAATTTGATTACAAATCCTTCCGCATTGCTCTCGATCATAGATTTCAGCTGTTTGTAATCCTGAACGCCGTCGTACTTCTTAACGATCTTAAATCCTAGGTTGTTGTAGAGATTAACAAATCTAATACCTTCAAGGTGTATGTCATTGTCATGTATTCTAAGCTCGTAGCCATCCTTGTTATCAATAACAGCAAGCATAACCAAATCTTCATATCCATAATCAACTACGATTCTATTTTCAGGGTAGAGGATCTCAAAAAGGTAGGTGAATCCAGGAATTAGTTTATCGTACCTGTATTTGCTTAGTATCTCCTTACCTTTTATTGCCTGCTCAGAAACAAAGGATCCTCTGGTAGCTAAATGCCAGTCACCTTCGTAGTGGAAAAGAATCCCTAATGATCCGTCCATCTTTTCAAACACCTCAAACTCCTCATTAGGAATTTCTTCCGGCTTGTGCTCTTCCATATTAAAGAATTTTGGAAAAGTTCTAGCCACAATGTTACCCTCACGATCTAAAACTGTACCCCTCATATTTAGCGTAACACTATCCCAAGCTTCGCTATATTGACAATCTCTTGAATAGTTATAAATATCAAGAGGCAATGTTGGGTGAGAATTCTTAATTAGAAGTCCACGCTCAATATAATCGTTCAATATGTTTAAATCATATTTCATTATTAGAGAATTTTATTATCGTTGTCAAGTTTTCTTTCTATGTGTGCTGCAATATCAATGATGGAGTTGCTATCAATCCAATTGTAACTTTCCCCGTTAAACACAACAGAGAAATCTCCGTCAGTCCAATCATAAACAGCTTTATCAAATTTCTTGATCTCGACTGTCTGCTTGTTAAGTTCATTTATTAGATCGTTAAATATCTTAGATCCTCCTCTATTTCTCTTGCTTCTCGTTCCAAAATATTGTGTACCCTCGTGATTAGCGCATCTTAGCATAAGATGCAGTGTCTTGTAATCCTTTACCTTCTCGTAATTGTCAAGAATGTAAATCTTTGCTGCTTCTACAAGAGATCTTGTTTCTGCAGAAAGTTCTATGTAGAGGATTTCAAAGTTTCCACCGTTATATTTTTTACCCCCTCTGATTACGGAAAGAACTTCTTCTTCACCTTTTGATACGTCTACTAGCATAATTAGGTTTTAAGTATTCTATTGCAATATTAAATAAATCTTTCGGGGTAAAAAAATTAAATCGGAAGTTTTACCCCACTTAAAAAGAATATTGGGACGTGGGCATAAATTTCTGTTGTTTTAGGGGAACCCGTAATTGAAAATATAACCCAAATTAAGCTACATTAACGTTTTCTGGCTTAGATTTAGCCGTTAAATCGTTTTTGGAATAAAAATATGTTTTCCCAGCATAATTCCAGAAAAAAGCATTGTTACTTTTGTTACTTTGTCTCTCTATGGGTTTAGCTGCTCCACCACTTTTTGGTTTATCAGCTAAAAACTCAGTTCTAGACTGAACGTGTTTACCCGCTTCGTTGGATAGTTTTACGTCCTTTTGAGCCAATATGGAGTTGTTGATAGCAAGGGTAGCTTTATTTCTATCTACTTTCTTTGTTTTCATGTATACTATTATAGCCTTGTCCTTGGAGTTTATTGAATTCCAATCCGCTCCTCTCTTCTTTCCAATGCTAACAGGCTCATATTGGCCTTTATAAAGAATTATTTCCTTAATTGTTTTTCCGTAAGGTTTCTTAGGAACTGCTAATCTATTATAAATCGATTGTGCTGTATCTGCCATAGCCTGCTTTTGATCTGAAAAATTCTCACATGCCATTATAGTTATTAAAGTCCAATACTCCGAATTATCTATTGCACCTGGTGTATTAGACTTCTCGTTGAGTTCGTTAAATTGATTAAATTCTAATACATTTATCATAATGTTTCTATTATAAATGGAATCCCAGCAAGAGATATTTATCCTTGATATTTCCAAATGCTATCTTCGAATTCAGATTTAATCATAGGATAATATATATCCTCTTTCGTTGTAAATATTACCTGATTTGCCGTATTCTAATGAATAAGAATATCCAGATTAGAGAAACCTACTAGAATCTTTTCAGAACATAGAGCTTTCTACTTGATCTGGTATACGCAGTGTACTTGATTCTATTGCGTTCTACGATTTCCCAGTTCATATCAATATCATCCTCCAGAACGAAGGTTGTGTTGTATGTGCTTCCTTGTGACTTGTGGGCGGTTATGCAATATCCGTAATTCACATCCGCATACTTTCTAAGAAAGTTATAGTACACCAACCAGCTTTTATCTTTGCCTTTCTTTTCAATAGCTCTAAGCTTTAGCATATTAGCCAGCTTTTTAAAATCCATCTCGCTGTCTTCGTGTAAGATCTGTATGTTAACCCTTACTGTTTCATCCTCATCATCAAGATAGCTAACAACAGTTTCATAATACTTTAGTGTTATTGGAAATGGTTCGGCATCAGGATGATCAGATACGTGGTATCTAAGATCATCGCTATCTATAACAAAACTATCCACACTGAATTCGTCGTTGGTGTTCAGAACTATAGACTCACCTTGAATGATTGGATTGTTTGCTATTAGCTTTTCCCCAACTAATATCTTTGATCCTAATGCTTCGTCTCCGTAGATAACTTTACGGATAACATCATTCATGGTTGCAACAGTTTTATTTCTCCATGCAATGATCTTTGCATACTCAGAATCTTTTTTGAATTCATCAGTGACAAAATAGCGTCTCAGTATTTCTGAGAATCCCTTTCTTGTCTCGGGAATATTGAGATTGAGAAATTCTATTCCTTCACCTTTCTCATTTAACTTTGTAACGGGTTCAACTGGATTTTTCGATCTACCAAGCTCAGATCTAATAGCAACAGATGATTCAATAATAGCATTATCTTTCTTCTGACGCATGATCTGTTTTAAATTAAGTGTTTTAATTCTATAACCTGCAGCCAGCTCTTCTCTAAAAGGAATACAATCGGGTTTACCTACTGGAGGAATCTGCGCTGGATCGCCCATGCAGATAATTTTTATTCTATCTCGGTATTTTAATACTTCCTGAAACAGATCATCGTTCAGCATCGAAACCTCATCGATAATAAGTAACTTTACAGTCTTAATCTTCGGCTGAAAATCCCCTTGGTTAACAAATTCTTGCACACCTTCCTTGGTTATCCTTTCGGTTAGACCAAGCATTTTATGAATTGTCTGAAACGAAACCCTAGGATTTTTAAGTCCACTGGTTTTCTTAATAACTCTCACTGATTTATTAGTTGGCCCTGTAACTGCTATTCGATACCAATTATGAGTTGGGTGTATCACCTCAAGAACATATCTAACAAGCACACTCACACAATAGGTCTTTCCTGTTCCTGCCCAACCTTTCAACACATAAACGCTATCATCTCCCTTATCACAGATGAAATCCCTTAGATCTTTAAAAGCTGTCTTCTGATCTGAGTTAAGAGATTCTAAATCTATTATTGGTTTTATCTTTTTAACTTTAGCCATCTATTTTACTCTCCCTTTTTTAATCGATATAGATTTATAGCGATCACTAATATGTTCATTATTATTATAGGGTATGCTGACAAAAAAATTCCATATACAACAAACATTGAGCATGCTATGCTGTTTATAATTCTTAGTTTGCTGAAATCCTTCATAGTCATGGAGTAAAGAACAACCAGCATTGATAGGTATCCGAATATTTCTATTTTAGTCATGTGGAATATAAAATTATGGGGTTACCTTAAGCATTCTCTTCTGAAAGCTTAGCATTTTTCTTATGAGATTAAAATTCTCCATTCTATTTTTTATTATTTTCTTTTTCTACTAGATGCACGTTGTGCTTAATGTCGCCGATAACAGCTACCTTTTTTAGATCTTCTCCTTGGATGTCATACCATCCGTCGGAAAGTGGATCCTCACCCACCTTAACCGCATCAATTTTCCAGATTGTGTTTTCTTTGCCGAAATAAATCGCCATTGGCTCTAGCCATTGACGATTTCTAGAGTCCCATATTTTTATGTCCATAATACATAGCTTCTTTGAAGCAAAAGTAATATCTGGCTACGGATAAAAAAAATATTTCCGCAAAAAAAATTCCAACCTTTTGAGCTGGAATTTTAAAATTATGAGGTTATTCTTATTCTGTCTTTTTATCCTCTGTGCTAGCTGGTGTTTCTGTGCTAGTATCGGGAGTTGGAGAGGAAGAAGTTGGCTGAGGAGTAGGTGCTGGCTGTTCTGGTTTACCTGGTGCTGGTTTACCTCCGGGTTTACCTGGTGCTGGTTTAGCTCCTGGTTTACCTGGTGCTGGTTTACCTGGTGCTGGTTTACCTGGTGCTGGTTTACCTGGTGCTGGTTTAGTTGATTTGTAGTTACCTTCTTTATTTAGTATTTCACTAAAATCTTTATTCTGTTTCAAAATAGATTCTCTAGCTACCTTACGAACTAAATATAAGCTACCGAGTGTTTGTCCAACTTGTTTGGATAATAAAACAGATGGATCTGCTTTAACCGAAGCAATCAATTTCTGGAGTGAATTCACATAAATTGCAGAGATCGTCTTCATCTGTTGACTTGCTGCAAGTTCTTTTCTAAATTCTGCAGGATTATTTCCTGCTTTTTTCATAGAATCTGCTATTCCCTTACTTACTGATATTAATAGGCCGTTTACCTTGGGATCTACTGATTCCTGACCCATTCCTTTAGAGATCTTACCTGTAATTGATGAGATAAAAGATTTTATCTTGCCCATTAAGTCAGAGCTGTCGTTCTTTCCCTCATTTAACCCTTCGTCCAATCCTTCTTCTAAACAGGCTTGATCTAGGAAATCCCATTCGGGTAGATTTTCTTTTTCGTGAACTCTTGATTCTACGAATTTTGTGAATTTAATTATGTTGTTCATATTTTCTGGTTTTTTTTCTTCGCTTAATTTTTGATTTGGCTGCATAACAGGAGAGTTCTGAAGCCATTTAGAAATACCTAAAGTTTTAGCTGCCGCTCTCTCGTGATATGCCTTATGAGGAAATGCTCCACATGTTGGGCATTCTTTTTCACTGTCTTCTATGCTTTTTCCGCAACCAGAACAAACGTCCTGTCTTTTTCTTTCTGTTACGAATTGGGTTATTTGTTTTAGTTGCTTCATATTATACGTATCTTAATGCTTTAGAAACATTGATCAATCTCTTAGTTAATCCGTCGATGTCTTCGATCTTAGTTGCCATATCAACATACTGATTCATCTTATCGTTTCCTGAGATTAGACTCTTAATTGACATTGATCCCTCCTTTAGGAGATATTTAATTAGAATAGCTTTAGCGTTCTCGTGTACTGCTGTTGTGTCGTGTTCTTTATCGAAGAAAACAGTTTGACTCACATCCGCTGATGCATCATGAAAATAGTTTGCAAGAAGGCCGTTAAGTTCTTCCATTGTTTCTTTATCTTCTGCCGATGCTCTCCATCCAGGTATTACTAATTTCTCGTCTAGAGATTTACCCTTTGCTCTTTTAAAAGTTCTTTTTGCAATAGCAATAAAAATGGCGTTAAACATCTCGACGTCTTCCAACCTACATCTTAGAGTGTTTTCACCTGTTCTAAAATTAACGGAGTTGATAGGCATTCTTTGTGTGTTGGTAACTGTCCAAGTTTCGTAATCTGTTTTGGTAATCATTTGACCGTGTGTATCACCACCTACTAGATCTTTAATTAGATCTCCATAAAGTTGTTTAGCTCTTTCTAAAGCTCTCAGGTAGAAATAGTACTTAACTTTACCGCCTTTAGAAATGTCTCTCACTAAACTAACCCTTCCGCTGCTAGAATATCTGACACTCTTACCAACGAAGTCAAGTTCAACCAACCTTTGCATTGTTGCAAGCTGAAGTAACTCGTCGTTATTAGGATGAGCTAATTGATCTCCTCCCATCATAGGTTTTAGCCTTTCCCTAATCTGATCAAGGGTAAGTTCTTCACCTGCAGGATACATCTCATCAAAATCAACTTTCTCGTTAACGTCTCTCTTGCTTATAAGTGAAGCTGGAATTCCGTTTTTAACAATTCTAAGCCAGATGTGTCTGAAAAGTTCTTGTGGGGTATCAAAACTAGCAAATCCATATGTTTCTAATCCAGGTTTACTTGAGTAGTGTTCGCAACAGTAATTACCATCATCATCAACAAACATGGAGGTTTTAGGCATTGAGCTTCCTCTGATTTCTAATCTAATCTTCTGATCATCTATTCTCTGAACGGTTACATTTAACCCTCTTTTAAGGTCTCTCGCAGAAGGTAGATTGCTGTCAAAAGAATCTATTAATTCTCTTCCTGGAGGATTGAGCCAGTTTTTACTCCAATAAGCTTCCCCGATAAACTCGGAGTAATTTGAAACTTTTTCCATATTATAATTTAGATTTAATTCTTTTAGCTATATTTTGCTCTTCTCTAACCACGTTTTTCATGCTTTCGACTTGGGTAGGCTTTAATGGAAGATTTCCTTCTGCATTAAGATCCAAAACGTACTTAATCTCTTCGATACCCTTTTCTGTTGCCTTTAATATATCTTCGATATCAGCTTTAGTGTAATCATCACCAATAAGTCTATTGAATACATTTAGAGTTGCCTCACTGAAGATACCATATTGTTTAAACTCGTTCATGAAGTCACTTTTCTTAAGACCTTTAACATCATAGATGATCTGAGCAACCAATCCTGAGATCTTCTCCCAGTCTTCCTGTGGCATAGCACCAGCTAAGAAACCTTTTGATGTTGCTATAAGGGATTCAATAATGTTTCTAATAGTAAGACCTGTTCCGTCTCGGTAATATCTTTCAAGAGCGATCTTGATATCACACTCCATTTTGAACTTTGACATAACAGTATCAACCAGATCCTTAGGGTAATCGAGTCCTTCTAAAACATCTTTTAGCGTTTTGAACGTGTTATTGTTTTTATCCCTTAGTCTATTGTTAGGTCTTGTGGCATCAGTGTGGATTGATCCGTCTTGGTTAACCGTGACACCAATTAAGCTGTGTATATCAGTAACGGGAACGTTTGAGTTAATGATATTGATCTGTACCCTTCCCCCGTTATAGGACCAGAATGTTGAATCTGTTCTAATACACCAGTTGGTATCTGCACATATTGCTCTTTGGGCTTCCGGTGTTCTTGCGGATTCCACGATGTAACCGTCCTTAGCATAAAGAATACCTGCCATTGGACCTAGATCCTTAAGCTTCTTAAGTAATCCGGACTCGTCTTGGCTCCAGCCTTCAATAAATTCTAATGCGTCCTTAATAATATCAGCGAAAGCCACCTTTTCATCTCTGTATTCAGGATAAGTTCTGGTGTCTTCGTATTTCTTTAGTCCTTTGGTGAATTCTTTCCAAGCAATTTTTCCGTCTTTATCTTTTAGTTGTTCTAATTGGTTGGAGATTTCGGTAAGGTCATCAATTTGTTTGTCCGTTGCTTTTGCGAAAACCTTTCTCATTTTACCTGTTAACTCACCGTAAAACTTTTTTAGTTTTCTTTTTCTCTCGATATTTCTAAGGTCGTCACCCAAAACTTCATATCCTGGACGGATGTCGTCTTCCGTAGGTTCAACTTTAGCGTAATCATTAATGTTCATAGACAAATCCTGTCCTAGGGTTTGTTTATATTTCATTAGATTATCGAAAATCTCCTTTAGTTCCTCCATGTGAGCTTTCTGATCGAATCTGAATTTTACGAACATTGGGGTGTAGCCAGGGAATTTTTCTGTTAAATCCTTAACCTCTTTAAATTTTGGATCTGCTAGGATCTTTTTCTTTGTTTCTTCACCGATTTCAGATGTTTTTATCTTCTTTTCTAAAGCATATCTCTTTAAAAGATAGTCCTTAGCAGCTTGGACATTTTCTAACAGAGCTTGTTTCTCTGAAAATGTTGGGAAACTATATTTCATCATAAGGTATAATTTTGTATTGTGATATATATTCAAATTAAAAAACCAACTATGAAAGTTTTCACCAAAATAGAAGAGTTTTTGGCAACTAAGCCCCAAACGGCACCTGGTCAGCCAACTACAAGGCCTGGAACTACCCCAGGAACGAGACCTACTCCTTCAAGACCAAGTCCAATCAGAAGGGATAAACCAGCTGTTGACCCAGCTCCTAAAGCTAAAGCATCTGCCGTTGTTGATAGATTTATGGTGGAACTTAAAAAGGCTAAGGCACCTATAAAATTTAACATCTCAAAATTAAAAGACAGATATGAATCTTAAATCATTTACACAGTTAGTAGACGAAGCCTCATTAAAGGATAATCCAGGAATACCTGGCGAAGGCGGAAAAGAAGGGGATTACCTTGCAAAAGTTGAAGGTAGAGCCAAAGAAAGAATTGATGCTCTCCAAAGAAGACATGGAGCAGATATCCCTAGATTCATGTCACTTGTTTCTAGGACAAAACAAATCCAATCAGGAAAAGAGAAAGAGCTAGAAAAGCTTGCAGAGGACTCAATCAGATTATATTACGGTTCTATTCTAGAGGAGGTCACGCTAAACATTAAGTTTGAGAAGGACGATGAGATTAAGAAGTCTATGGAGAAGGTTCAAGCAGAACCCCCTGAAATGCCACAACTTAAAGAGCTTAAGGATGCTAATATCATTTCAGAAATCCAAAAAAGAAAAATAGCAAACAACATCACCCAAGGGGAAGCTAAGAACACTAAGCTAATACTAAATCTACCTGAGGTTAGAGACGGTTTAATTAGAATACTAGGACAAGAGCAAGGTACAGAGTATAAAGATCTACTTAATAAGATCACAGAAATCGCTGGATTCTTTGATTGGAAAATCCCAATGGAAGTTCAGTTGGAGATGTGGACAAGAGATAAATCAGGATTTAGTGGATCAGTAACCGTTGAATGGAACACTGACAAAGAGGAAGATTCAGAAGAACTTGCACAGGAGATTCTTGGTGAATTAGAAGACGACACAGAAATACCAGAAGAGACTGAAGAACTATTCTCACAAACACAGCCTACTATTAATGCTTTAGGTACTGACTTTGCCATGTTACTTCATGAGGCAGTTAAAGGTATCTATGAACTTATAGCTGCAGTGGGTATTCCTGATGATGAAGAAACAGCAGAAACAGTTATAATGAACACCGATTCATTAGCAGACGAGATCGAAGATCTTAGATATGGACCAGAAATTGCAGCAGATCTCAGAGATCTTGTTAACTCGTTTCCCGAATTTGAGAGCATTCCTAATTTAAGAGAACATGTTTTCGGTAAGATGATGGCAATGGAAGCTAAGGATTTCCTTGAGCTTATGTACATGATACTTATTGAGGATCCTAAGGCTAAGCCAATTGTACAGGAGTTCATTGACGAGATTGCAGAAGAGATTGGTAAATACGAGCTTGGTCAGGCAGGAATAGATAATGACGACGACTACGAGCCAGCGGAAACACCAGGTAGAGCACCAGCACAGGCTGGACAGGAAGAGGTTGATTACTCTGAACTTACAAGAAGAGAGATTGAGAGATTGATCGATGCTGCTCTAGATGTTAAAGACTTTGATAGGGTTAGGGATCTTTCTAAGTACCTAAAAGAGTCAAAACAACAAGAAATCTCAGAAAAACTTCACAAAGAAATGGGTTACCCATCAAATTTAGAAGAATGAGATAGATATATAGTAAAACTAATAAATAATATGAAAAATAATATGAAAAATAACAAACCAGTATTTGAGAGCTTTAATGAATTCATTAAGTTCATTTATGAAGCAGATCAATTAAACGAAGGAGAAACAACAGGTTACGCAGGTAAGTTATCTGCTATTCTATCTGGAGGTATGAAACTCCAAGGACAGAATAAGACTTTTACCGAAACTCTAGTTACTGAATATCTTAACAAATATTACAATGCTAGCGTGCCAGGAACTAAGGAGATGGCAGATACGCTAATACAAGTCTTAAGTGATGCTTTTGATACGCTTAACAATAAAGTAATAAGAACTACACCTGGTGTTGTCTCAAAAACAATACTACCAACAACTTACGAATATTTAACCGACGGTGTGGTTAAAGCGGAAGGACATTGTAATCTAGAGACTACTTTTGAATACACCGGCTATGATGATAAGGGAAATTTACAAGGAGGTCTAGAAGGTAGTTACACAATTGGAGATAGAGTAGATGAAACACAAACGTTACCCTTGTCATATCTTTTAGCAGCTGTTAATGCTCATAATTTTAACGCATTTGCAGAACTGGTTGACATGGCAGCGGGATATAAAAAAGGGGATACTATAGTAAATTATGGGGACAAAGCCGATCTGAAGGGGTATCTAAAATGGTCTACTGGAACAAGTAATGAGAATAAAAGATTTTTCCAAATGGATTCCGAATCTCTTGGTGGTAATATCATTCAATTTACTGATTACAAACCTAAAGGAACCGCACCTGGTTGGGGATGGCAATTCCCTATTTACGTAGCTTCTTTTATTACCGCAGGTGGGGGTAGTCTTGTAGATGCTTCAACGTATGACGAAGTTATTCAGCCAGCAGGAAATTCGGTAGAGGTTTCTGAAAAGGAATATAATGCTCCACCCGAAGCTAAATTCTTTGACGCAAACGAGGTAACAATCTCTGAAGATGGTAAAGCATCATTAAATGCTATACTTTCCTCATTTAACTCTATTGATAAAATTTTAGTTAACGGTGGTGCTTCAAGCTCAAAAACTGATAGAGAAGGAGGAAACGAACAACTTGCTAAAGATAGACAAGCAGCTGGTATTACAGAATTAAATGCTCTTAAAGAATCAGGAGTACTTCAACTTAAAGATACAGTAATTGAAGCGGGAACAGCTAAAGTTCAGGATGCAGCAGAAAAAAGTGATCCTACAAAACAGCAAGTTTCTTTTATTATTTCAGGTAAGATTAAATCAACTAAAGTTGTAGAAACCAAACCAGTTACAATTCAAAGGGTTGAGACGATAAAAGGAGATGCTGTTCAATTTACTGAATACGTATTTAACATTATGGTTAATGCAGAGCCTAACACTAAAACTCTAACAGAAGCTTAAATATTTTTATAACACACAAAAAAAGCCTAGAATATTCTAGGCTTTTTTTGTGATCTTTATTTTATTTATTCAACGATTACAGTGAATCCTATACTTTCTAATTCTTTATCTAATTTTTCAACGTCTACAATTACTGAGTTACGGTCGAAGTTTCTGTCAATTACCAAAGCATATAGGATAATCCCATTTTTATTAATAGCCAAAGCATCAAATTCTACATATCCCAATTTGCCTAATCCCTCTGGTGTTACGTCGATTGCTAATCTTTTTACTAGTCTTTCTTTATATTCAGTAACGATTCTTTTTGCTTCTTCCTTTTCATTTGCTGTAATACTAGCTTTACCTTTATCTCTAGCAGTAAAACATGATGGGTTTCCAGCTACTTCTTGTGCTTCCTTTAATACCACATATGTTTTTTTTCCGTTAGGTAAATCAACCAATTTGTTTGTACCGTCCGAGTTTTTTTCATATACGTTTTCTGCTCTCAGTACATAATCTAGAGTTGTGTCCAAATTTAATCCTGGAAATTGAATGTACATCTCATCAACCAATGCTTTCTGAAATAGGCTGACATCAAATCCTTTTGCTGTGTCTGCTGGCTGAGCTTTTACCTGTGCAGTAGTTACCGATGCGATAACGATTGCTGCGATTGCGATTAACTTTTTCATAACTTTTTTTATTTTATATTTTAATTACAATACAAATATAAGACCCATTCACGGGATAAAAAAATTTTTATGGGGATTTATTAATATTTTTTAGCAGGCTAGATCTATTATACATCAAATTTGGAATAATTAGATAGATATATAGTAAAACTAATAAATAACAAATAACATGACAAACAATAAACCAGTATTTGAGAGCTTTAATGAATTCATTAAGTTCATTTACAGCGATGCAATTTACGAATCGGTAAAAATCGAAAATCTTTCCGACTTGCAAAGAACCCTAGGAAGCTTGGGTATGGATAAAGTAGGAAAAAATGCACTGACCGAGATTGAAAGCTTAGCAGAGCAATCTGGGGCTATATTTTCTGCAGCGGATCTAAGCCAAATTGGGGTAGTCCTAGGAAAGTTAACAATCCCTGACGTAATCTCTATTACAGATGTAAATGTAGATGTAGAAAAATTCTACTACGACAATTTAATGGGCGGAGCGGTTAAAACACAAAAGGGTGATAAAGTAGGTCTTGCCCAATTCTTAACCCAAGCAAATAAGGAGAATTTAAAACCTTTGAGTGGAAAGATCCCAAATATAAACCTAAAGAAGAAGAAGTTTGATTTAGACGAGAATGGAAAATTTGTACCAGGATCAGGTTTAATTGGCCAATATTTACCGGTTCAGATAGAGGGTACACTAGATCTGAAGAAATGGAAATTTGATGACCCTGTTAAGAATTCTGTGATTGCTTTACCAGATTATGATCCTTCGGGAACAAGTATTAGTTCCAGCGAACCAGTATCTAAGGAAACTCGAGCATATATGTACGGCGAAATACATGTTGCGTATGTGCTTTATCATCCAACCTTTGTAGGTAATAATGGTCAGCCATACACATCTAAAAAGGTGGAAACATACGTTCGTCCAGTACCTACAGTTACGGAGAAATTAAACCCTATCGTTGTTCAAGAAGAGCTTCCGCTTTTCGTAGTAAATACTGCAAATCTAACGGAAGAAGGAAAAATTGCAATCATGCAAGCACTATCAAACGTAACAACAGCTAAATCTATTTCAATCAGAGGCGGTGCTTCTCAAGAAGGAACTCCGGAAAGAAATAAGGAACTTTGTAAACTACGATCTGAAGCAGTGGCTGAATTTCTTAAACCTACTTTCCCTGATGCTGCTATCACTGCAGAAGCAGAAGGTGAGATACAACCTAAAACACCAGATACAGACGAGAAAACAAGAAAAACTTTCAGAAAGATAATTATGGACGTTGATGGTACAACATTGGTTAAACAGCCAGGAACAAAGGATGAAACTATTACAACAATTAACACCGTTAGCAAGAGAGCACAAAAGGTTACTATTGCAGCAACTATAATTACTATAACCGCTAAGTTTAATGAATAAGTATAATATCAAAACAAAAAAAGATCAAAGTTAGCTTTGATCTTTTTTTTGTGGTCTTTGATTTTATTAATACCCGCTCATTTCTTTCTTAATGCTTTCCACTGTTGTTCTAACCTGATAATCCTGAATTAAGATGAAGTATTTAGCTCCTTCATTTTCGATAACGGTGAAGCTATATAGATCATAGTCATAATCTGAATTTACCTCGCTATTAATGTCTCTAACAAATTGATTGTATACTTTTTCGGCATTATCCTTATACTCAAGCGGAAATTCAGCGGGGAATGCAACCACTTGGAATGCCAAAGGAATTTGTCCATTAAAGATTGGCTCCCCATCTTTAGTAATACCTGATACCTGATATCTTTCAATCTTAGCGTACTCCGAATGCTGAGCTTTCATAAAGGTATCGATAGAGATACTAATACGTTCTGATGCTGGTTGAGCTTTTACCTGTGCAGTAGTTACCGATGCGATAACGATTGCTGCGATTGAGATTAACTTTTTCATAACTTTTTTTATTTTATATTTTAATTACAATACAAATATAAGACCCATTCACGAGATAAAAAAATTTTTCTGGGTATTTATTAATATTTTTCAAAAGTAATGTTCTTACATCCTAGCAATTATATAGATCACTGTTCCTGCGATAGCAACTATCGCTGCAATAAAAGCTATGACTATTAATATACCACCTCCTTGTCGTTCTCTTTCATCCTCTTCCCAGCCTTCCCAATTCAAATTGGAATCTTTCGTATGATCTTCTATTTTTTTCTTTTTCATAGTTATTAGTTATTAATAGAAGTTTGACATAAGGTTTCGATAATCAGCGGGGGTGGAAACTCTGAATGTTGTGGTATCGACATTACAGATAGTTCCTGACTTGGTTGGTGCACCATATTTTTTTTCAGCCTGTTTAATAGCTTCCTCTTCATAGAAAGCCCATTCGGAATTCCAACCACCCCCTTTAAAATTGAAGAGGTATTCTCTTCTATTATCTTTTAAGTCTTTAAGGTGCAGAAGTTCTTCTTCGGTCTCTTTGATGATATCTTCTAAATCGTTTAGATGTGACTGTCCAAAGCTCATATGAATAGTTGGCTTAACCTCATCTATAATAAGTCTTAAACTATCTACCCTATTAAGAAGGTCTGTATAACGTTGTAGCATTTTATTTCTTTCCGCCTTTTTCATTATTGAGTTATTTAATTATAGGTTGGAACCAAGCTTCTTTCTGTATGTAAGGTTTACTAATAGACATTGAATCAAACGAGAAGGACATTACCTCTGATTCTATAATAGTAAACTCTATCCCTTCTAGTACGTATCTGTCTATCTTCTTATGTGCTCTACTTTCTTTATTAGAGAAATAAGGACCGAAATTACCCATAGTCCCGTATAGACCTGCTTTAATAAGTGCTTCTTTAGCACGGCGAAAGTCTGTCGGATCTTCTGTTAGACCGTTTTGATAAATCTTTGGCTGTCTCATAGTGATTATTTAATTAACTAAAAATTTTTAATATTGGGTTCTCAGTAACTGTATAACGTCCCAAGCATCTTCTAAAGCATCGTGTGTAACTATACCTTCGATATTAGCCCTCTGTTTGCATTCATATAAAGAAGGGATTGCTTTATCATCAGTCCAATTTGTAAAGATCACTGATGGATCGATGATCCGCTGTCTGATCCTAATAACCTGCTGCCATCTGGGTAATCTCTCTAGGAAGTGCTTGTCGAACGAAGCAAAGTTTTTTCCTGCCACATTGATAGTAACAGGTTTCATCTTTGATGTTAACATTGGATAGCTTTTTCCGTTTTCCAATTTAACCATCTGGCTCTTAAATTTCTCCATATCAAATTCGACTACATCGTTATCATAAAGCCATCGATAGAATCCTTCTACAACCTGATCCTCCTGATAAAAGTGCATGCCGGTCATCTGAACTAGATCGTTCTTTTCATCCTGATCTTTTGCTGTTTGATATTGCACAATAGCTTCAATAATCTTCTTGTTCATATTGAGAGCAAAAGGAGAACCTGTGATCTCGTTGTGCAGGATAGCTGCATGAAACTTAGGTATTTCTTCAAAACTAAGCTTCTTAGTTGTATCCTCTAGAATAGCACCGATTGAAAGAATCTGATAGCGATCCTTTTCTAATCCTGTCGTTTCGACATCGATTGAAATGTATATCATATTATTTATAGGGATTTTTAATATTATTTGTTCCAAATGTATTATAAACTCCCGAGGAAAAAAAATAAAAGCGGGGGATATATAAAACAAAATTAAAAAATATGGCTTATAAAAGAGAGCAAATCGAAAAAGCGGTAAAAGAAAAAGGATACGTTTGGTTTGAAGGAGCCAAAGATTTTGATGTTAATATTGTTGGTATTAGAAATAATGCTCCCGCGATAGCAGATAAGGTAACTAATGTATTTGATGATTACATAACGCTATCTTTTAAAGAAGCTGGGGTATGGAAATTTTATGAGTGGAATATTACCACAGATCCTGGAACAAAAGCTGTTAAAGAGTTTCACAATCCAAATGGGGTTGCAAGAGTAGTACCTGGGCAATATCGGGGAATGTGGGCCGTTGGTTTACATCAGGGTAAATACGAAGCTATGCGTCAGGTTAAACCAGTTAAGGTTTACCGTGACAAGAATAAGGATATGACTTTTAATGAAACTGTTATCCAAGAGGGTATTTTTGGAATCAATGGACATAGATCTAATCCAACTACTGAGTCCGCTTATGTAGAAAATTGGTCGGAAGGATGTCAAGTATTCAAGAGGGTAAAGGATTTTAATGAATTTATGGGACTTATTAATAAAGCAAAGGCGATCCACGGTAATCAATTTACCTACACACTAATAGAGTCAAATGACTTAATATAAAAAAAACCAAAAAATATGTTATTAAAAAACGGGTCTAAAGGGGAAGACGTTAAAAAACTCCAAGCAAAATTAGGTGCTACCGCAGACGGAAATTTTGGTCCAGGTACGGAAGCAAAAGTAAAAGCGTGGCAATCAGCTAATGGATTAGTAGCAGACGGCGTTGTAGGAGATGGAACTTGGGCTAAGATGTTTGGCTCTGCTCCAGTAGCAGCAGCTCCAGCAGCTATTCCAGCTTCATCTTTTAAATTGGAAGCTCTGAGAGGTCACATTCCTGATGCAGTTATTGCGCAAATCCCAGATACAGCAGCTAAATTTGGTATTACGAATACCCTAAGACTAGCTCACTTCTTAGCTCAGTGCGGTCACGAATCTGGTGGATTCAAAGCAGTTAATGAAAATCTTAACTACTCAGCTGATGGTCTTAAAAAGATCTTCCCTAAATACTTCCCTGGAAATTTAAACGAGTCTTATGCAAGACAGCCGGAGAAAATTGCTAATAAGGTGTACTCATCTAGAATGGGCAACGGAGACGAAGCATCTGGTGATGGATATCGATATAAAGGTGCGGGTTTTATCCAATTAACAGGCAAAAGCAACTATGCTGCTTTTGATAAATTTGTTGATGATGACATATTAGCAAATCCCAATTTAGTTGCAACCAAATATCCATTAGCCTCTGCAGCATTCTTTTTTAATTCAAATAAGCTTTGGTCTATATGTGATAAAGGAGCTGATGATGCTACAGTGACTGCGGTTACGAAGCGTGTAAACGGTGGCACAATCGGGCTAGCTGATAGAATTAAACACTTTAAGGAATACTATAATCTACTTAAATAAGAATATATAAAGGGTAAAAATAAAAAAAATATATGAAAAACTTATTTTCTTCAATTAAAGAACACAGTAAAGGACTATGTTCCTGGGTAGCTGGCTTATTCAAAGATGAGTCTGGCCACCCATCATCCAAAAGATTTGTAGGCATAGTAGCTTCGCTTACTTTATGTATTACTATGTACCACAATAGCTATACTGCCGTGGACATTGCGCCAGCAGAATATCTTGTGAATGCTGTAGCACTTCTTGCATTTTCAACACTCGGACTTTCGTCTGTTGACAAATTTGTAAAGAGTAGAAAAGACATGCACATGGCTACTAAAGCCAATGAAACCCCAGCAGAAACGACTGAAGAATCAACAGAAAACCCGTTATGAAAAAGTTTATTTTATTAGCAGCTTTTGCTTTAATCAGCAATTTAGGAATCTCACAATGTTGTAAAGATTCTAAAAAAGTTAATCAACCTTGGGCATTAAGTACAAGTCTTGGCTATATCAACGTATCAAATACTACAATTGGACCAAGATACCAATCAAATGCATGGGGATCTCTTAACATTAGCTATAGTACAAATAGGTGGACTTTCGGTGCTTGGGCAGGAGCTAACTATTGGGTAAATGGTAAACAGCCCGATCTTAGATTAGGAGTCACTACTACATACACAATAAAAAAATGGTAATATAAATGAAAGATATAGGCATAACACTTAGTTTCTTAATAAGTGGTCTTTTCGGTGCTATTCTAATGGTATCGAACAATGCACAGGGAAACTTAAAATCTGCTATGCTGTCAATCATCGGCGGAATGGCATCAGCTAATTACCTAACCCCTGTTATGATCGAGATGCTGGGTCTTAAGGAAGCTAAATTACAGAATGGTTTAGCTTTTATTGTCGGATTTTTAGGGTTAAAATTAGTTGAGGTTCTTAGCAATAAATTTCTTAAGCAAGTTTCTCCTTCTGAGCAGGTTGTAAAAGAGCCAGTTAGAAGAAAGCCTGCGGCTAAGAAACCAGCAGTGAAGAAACCTGTGACAAAGAAATAGCATAAAAGAATTAAAATATTAATATGAAAGAAATAATCGAAAAGATAAAATCAAAACTTTGGTTTATTACTATTCCAGTAGCAGCTTTAGTTTTGTTTTCAATGTCAGCATTGAAAGATATAGAAGCTTCCCATCAAGAATTAGAAACGGGAAAGAAATTAAGTTATTATTTAAGAACTTCTACAGATAGCTTAACTTATCTTGCAATAGCTTATACATCAACTAAAGATCCAAAATTTTTAGATCAATTTAACGGCCATCTAGAACGTAGAAAATATAAACAAATTGATATTGATCCTGAATTTCAAATCTATTACAACGAAGGTCTTAGTTTAAGTAATGAATTAGCAACTAAGATTGAAGCTCCTGCATTTGAAAAGATGGACGATCAAGCTTTTTTCTCAAAAGAATATATCGATTACAAAACGAGGATAATCGCATCTATTGAAAAACTGAGAGAAGAGACATATAAGAAATCTAATAATAAACTAAGTAGAGCTCTTTTAGAAATTAACATCTATATCTATTCGCTAATTCTTATCATTCTAGCATTCATCATTCTTATTAGATTTGAATCTAAAGAAGAAGTTCAAGTAAAGAGAGTTACGAAGCCTAAAGCTAAAGCTAAATTAACACCTGTTAAAAAGGCACCTGTTAAAAAGGCACCTGTTAAAAAGGCACCTGTTAAAAAGGCACCTGTTAAAAAATCAACAAAAAATAAAATATGAAAAAAATAATAGGCCTATTAATTCTTTGTTCAGGAATTTTTGTTATTCTACACTCATGCGCAAAAGTGGAAAAGAAGATTACACCAGTTCAATTCCCCGATGTAGCAATTCAAAATTTTAGATTCCCCGAAGATTCAACAACTATTAATGGGTGGTTATCTAAACAAGACACTACACAGATTGTAAGTCATGCATGGGGTATTTGGGCAGGTTTAACCGAGCCTACCGATCAAAAATATAACGGTCAAACTTTATTAGTATTCGAAACATGGCTAGGCATACAGGAAATAGCAAATTCATCAAATAATAATACTTCTAAAATTAATAGAACTGCATTAAATGTACCAAAACAATTTATCCACGGTGCATTAAGAGACCCACAAGTTATAGACACTGCATTTCAAGTTCTAGAAACCGTATCATATGATCCTTTTGCGGCAAACTTTGCAATATCTAATCAACTGTTGACTGGCTCAAAATTAAGATCTTATGCAGTAACCGACGGGATTGGTTTTATACCGGATTTTCCCAACGCATCTATTGTAACTAAACCTACATACTATACGGGTGTACCTGATAAGAATAGTTTAATCAGAGTTCCTGTTTGGGTATCACCAGTTCCTGCTAAGGCGTTCAGATCGTCAGATTGGAAAACTTGGGTTTATGCTGATATTAACAATCGTCAAAAACCTAATAAGATTTTAGTTCCTGTAACTTCTTCAAACCCCTCTAAAAAACAGATTGAAGATGCAACGTGCAATCTAAACGAATTTATTAACTACAAACTTGATGAAGAAGGTGCTGAGTATTTAAACCTACATGAGGATTTTAATAGTACCACTTATAAAGATGGTGATTATGTTTTATTGGTTGCTATGCACGTTGCGACTAAGGAGATTAAAAACTGGACATGGCAAACATATTTTTGGTGTCCTGATCCAACAAATCCTCCATCTCCAAGCTCAAAATTTGCAGCAAACTTAAAACCTAAAGAATTGAAAGGTGCAGCATCTCATTATGCAGTCAGTGTTGCTTATGCAATGGTTTGGCCAAATCAACCAATAACTGGGGGGAGTGATAAAAACACAAGACCTATCATAGCATTTAACCCATATTTAGAAGGAGGTTTTGGACCTGGAGTTTTTAATCAGCCTAACACATATAAACCAGAATTTATTTATGGCATGCAAACGAATTGTATGTCTTGCCATGCATTAGCTACATATAAAGGTACAGTTGGCTATACAACAGATCAATACATAGATATGAAAAATTCAAAACTATTCAAAAATGACATTCAATTAGATTTTCTTTGGTCAATTCAGGGAAACATGGATACGCTTAAATAAAAATAAAATAAAAACAGATTATGAACAACTACAATACATTAGGCACTATTATGCTATTTGCTGGAAATTTTGCACCACAAGGGTGGATGTACTGCAATGGCGCAACATTATCAATTCAGCAATACGAGGCACTATTCTCTATTCTTGGAATTACGTATGGAGGTGATGCTGAACAAGTCTTTAAATTGCCAAATCTTATAGGACCGGCATCTACTGAGGTCTCTTTACCAATAAACTACATTATATGCGTAGAGGGAATTTTTCCAGCTAGACAGTAATTAAAAAAAAATAAAGAAAAAATGAACACTACAGAACAGAGATTACAAGAATTAACTAACATTGCCCCAACAGTATCCGTCAAAATGGATATGGAGTGGTTGGGTTCAACAACAAACACTGCGGATTTCCAAATTCGATTAACAAACACAGGTACATCAGTAGTTAAATTAAATGCTTTGATTATTCGTGGAATCCATTCACCTAAATTAACAACAGGAACTATAACATGGAAAGCATTAAATGACAATACTGATCCGTCATGGTTAGGCTGGCCTAAAAAAGGAACAGATAACTTGCCTTATATTTCAGGTGCAAGAAAATTAAATTTCTCTTCAGCAACAAATATCTTTACTAACGAAACTGCTCCTATTATACCAAAAGAAACAGGAGTAATAGCTGGGACTTTTAGAGTTTCTACAACAACAACATGGAATCCAAATACTGATTTTGGTTTTGTATGGGAAATGACAACAGGTGGAGTTGTAGGTTACATAAATTTTGAAACGCAATCTTCAACTTCATTACTACCAGTTGGTTTTATGCATTACGGACCAACAACATCTAATTCAATAGGTAAATGTTTAACTGTAACAGCACCAAGTGCACAGAAATTAAATGAATTGAAAAAATAAATTATGAAAAAACACGCAAATGTTAAACAAAACCACACAGCAGAAACGCATTCAGACGAAACTTCAGGTGGTGCATCGATTGATACTACAACAACTGCATCGGCAGGAGTAGAAACAGGAGATGAAAATGCATCAATTGGTATCGAAGTGTCTGCTAAAACTGGAACTGAAGCATCAGTTGATGGTGGATTAGATGGAAATAATGTATATGTAGAAGCAAACTATTCAGATACAACCGAGGTTCATGTTACAGTAGAAGGCCAAGCTAATGCTGAAGGATTTGGAGTTGGCGGTTCTGTAGATGCTTATGCAAAAACAGGAAACGAAGCTAGCATTGAAGTGCGAGCAGGAGACGAAGGTGTAGTAGCAAATGGGAGTGTATCAGCAGGATCATCTGTTGGTGTTGACGGAGAAGGAACTGCTGATTTAAGAGAAGGTTCTGTTACAGCTGGTGCAGGTGTGTCAGTCGGAGAACAAGTTGGAATTGGTGGTGGAGGAGAAGCTACATATGTAGATGGCGTTGCAACTGTTGGTGTTAGTGGTGAAGTTGCAGTTTTACTTGGTGTTGATGTTGATTTAAGTGTAAGTGTTGATACAAACCAAATAGCAGAAGATGCTGCTGCTGCTCAAAAACTTGCTGAAGAACAAGCTGCTGAGGCAAAACGTTTATCTGATGAAGCTGATAGAGTATTAGCTGAACAAGCTGCTGCTGCACAAAAACTTGCTGAAGAGCAAGCTGCTGAAGCTAACAGAGTATTAGCTGAACAAGCTGCTGCTGCACAAAGAGAAACTGAAAGACAAGCAAAAGCTGCTCAGGAAGAATTTGATAGACAAGCAAGAGCTGCTCAAGAAGAATTTGATAGACAAGCAAGAGCTGCTCAAGAAGCTGCCGAAGCTGCACAAAGAGAAACAGAAAGGGTAGCTAGAGAAACTCAAGACGCTTTAAATCAAGCAGCAGAAGATGCTAAAAAATCAAAATGGAATCCTAAAAATTGGTTCTAAATCAATGCTTTGTAGAAAAAACAAAAGTATGATATGATTAGAAAATATTCAAATTTCTAATCATTTAAGTAAAGAAATTAACCAGAGGGAAAGTAAAACAGGAAGTGTGAGTAAACCACTTCCTGAACTGGTACGATATAAGAATAGCGATATATAGTTCTAAAAACATCCCAAATTGGCAACAGTCAGAACATTCGCATACAATTCAGGAACTGGTGTAACCGGAACAACACAGGTTGGCTATATAGCAGCAGGGGCAACCGCTGCTGACTATGGTGCAGGTATTACCTGGTGGAAAGGACCGGACGAAGATCTAGGCTATGTTATATGTCACACATCAGAGGCTAGAACAGCAGGACGAAACGCATATGCTGTTGCAGCACCCACTATAGGATTTTGGAGAAGCCCAGCAAAAACAGATTCTAGCTTTATTGATTTCTGTAATAGCGTATTCAAACAAAATTTCACAACCGCGATCGATGCAAGTACTTGGCTAACGATCAATGGGTATTGGAGTTCATATCCCGAATCTATATCATTAGTAATGAATCTGGATTCAACAACAGGGGTTACTGGTTCAAACTGGACTGATATTTCAGGTGGGGGTCATAATGCAACATTAAATGGTGGGTATGGGACAACAACATATAACGGTAACCAAGTTGTTACCCTTAATGGAACGAGCGGTTATGTTTTACCATCCTCTTTTGGAACTCAATTAAATTCAACAGGATTTACATATAATGTTTGGGTTTATCCAACTACAACATCCAACGGAACAATAATTGGCGAATGGGGAGGAACACCTCCGAATGGTTGGACAGATGCTCAAATTGCATTGGTTTCTGGAACTATAAGGGGCGGTGTATTTTCTCCGTCAGCTTTTTCACCAACAGGTTATATTACAGGGCAAACATTCTTCACAAACACTTGGTATAATATCGCAATGACATACAATCCAACAACTAAAGATCTTAAGTTGTATATCAACGGAACATTGAATTCAACTATAAACGGGGTAAAATCAAATCCAGGTACATTGTATTTAACTTTGGGAAGACCCGATGGTGTATCAAGCTATTTAGGAGGTGCTTCGGGATATTTTCAAGGATATGTTGGATCTTGGAAAATATGGAATGGTCCAATATCTGCAACAAGCATTTTATCAAATTATAACTTAACCAAATCAATATACGGATTATAAAAAAAATAAATTAATATGGAAAAAAAAGAACCACAAAATACTCAAAGCCCAATGAATGGATTTGCTGATGCGTTTTTTTCAAAACTCAAAGAACAATCATTCACCATTATAGTTATGGTTGGTATAATTTGGTACCAAGGTAAAATGATGGAAGAGCGAGTAGCATATTGGCAAAAACTATATGAAGACCAAAAAGCCTATATTGAACAAACGGTAAAAGAGGATAAAGCAATTATGCTAAACAGAATAAATTATCTACAGGATCAGAGAGATAAGTATGTCGAGGCTGCAATAGATGAATTAAAAATAAAATAAAATACAGGATAAAAAATGGAAACACCCTTCGTACCTAACCACCTACATTTAATTGTTAAGGGATATTTTAAAACTCCCCCTAGGGAAGAGAAAATCTTAAATGACTGGCTTAGAAGGCTAGTTGAAAAAGTAAGAATGGTGGTTGTCGCCGGACCCTCGTCCATTTATGTTGATGAACCAGGAAATGAAGGGATTACAGGAACAGTTACCCTAGCAACTTCACACGCTGCTATTCACGTTTGGGATCGCGCTGTTCCTGCAATGTTTCAATTTGATATCTACTCCTGCTCAGAGTTCACCGCAGAGGAGGTTTTAGAGCATCTAGATGAGTTTGGTCTTATTTCATGTGAATACATTCGGATTGACAGAAACGGAGAAAGCATGACAGTTATAGAGCAAAAGAAGATAGGATATACAGCATCTTAACGAAACAAAAAAAGCCTAGTAATTTATTTTACTAGGCTTTTTTGTGGATTGTTAAGTCTATTATACTAATAAAAATTCGTTAATCATTTTGGCGATTTTTTCTTTGGAGTGATTGCCAGATACCTTTGAAGCTTCCTCTCCGTCTTTTAAAAAAATAAGTGTCGGAATTCCTCTAATGTTATACTTTTGTGTGAGTTCAGGCTCGTTGTCAACGTTCACCTTTTTAATCTCAACATTAGAACCCTCCACATTATATTCAGCCATTAGTGACTCGATTGCTGGCCCCATTGATTTGCAGGGCTCGCACCATTCAGCGTAAAAATCTAATACTTTTACCTTTGCCATTTTTTATTTATCGTTTATATTTCCTTGCTAATTCCTGTGCATGATTCAAGTCCCTAACACCAAATTTCTGGGATTGCTGCAAATACCCATCAGCAAATGATCTAGGCTTATTTAAAGCCATTGAATTCCATCCATTATAATTTGTACTGTATTTCCAAATCTGGTCTGTAGTTGCTATAGATCCATTAGGTCTTTCCGTGTATAAATAACCACCTACATTACCTCCTGTTCGATCTGCTCCATGAGCGCAGTGTACTAATGTGTTACCACTTTTAATAATTTCATTTACCTTGTCCTGATCTCTAGTAGATGAAAGCTTATAGAATTTACATCCTAGCTGTTTACATAATGCTTCCTCTTCTGCGATTGAAACAGATTGATCTTTTCTTTGATGTCTTCCATCCTTTCCATCCCCGTTAAATCGTATAACATTCTTTATTCCGTATTTAGGGTACATCTGTTTCATTACCTCGAGAGGAAATTGTGCACTTCTGTAATTTGTTCCCTTTCCGTCAGGAATCAAATGAAAATTATACTCTCTAGAAATAGCTGCATCATCCTGTTCTGGATTAGTCCCCACCACAGCAGGAGTAAATATTATATTGTTATTAGGTATCGGAGATTGGTTATTAACTATCTGAGATGTATTATTGGCATCTGCGCCAGATTTCTTAGGAGCATTCTTAGACCTCATGTTTGGGTTTTCGCTATCCAATGTGTCAATGGAAATCTGATAAGCTGGATTAAAATCTGCTCCAGTTAGCTCATACCATCTTGATTGACTATCTTTTTTAGCTAACCAATGATCGCCTTCTACCTTATATTTATAAGGATCCTTCGGTCTAGAAATAATTTGACTCGCTGTAGAGTTTCCTTTACTTAGATCTGTTGGTGGAATGTATCCAGATTGGTTTGTTACCAACCCGTCAATTTCCTTTGCTATAGTATCATATACAGGTAGATTAACATGGGGGTTTGTTACTTTCCCGATTGGTGGTTCAATAACGGTAACGCCTTCACCTTTAAATCTGTCATAGTATTGCTTAACCTTATCAGTGGTTACTGATACATTTCCGCCCCAACCCCATGATCCCTGAACAACAGACAATTTTGCCTGCGGAAAAACTCTTCTTAATTCAGAAACTAGACCTTTGATGTCGTCATTGGGGCTAAATCCCCCATTCGTTCCGATGTTTATTACAACATCTTTAACTTTAGTGTCAACTGGATGCTTAGAAACAGCCCCATTCAGCCATTTAACGCCCATTCCACTTTTCCATAAGTTTTCTTCCGATCCAGTAGTTCCTAACATTGTAAGGGTCTTGGATCTCCTGAATATGTTTGGAGTACAAGAATCACCTATTACGATGCTTGTCCCATCACTTTTAGACTCGTTTAAACTTATAAAAGATTTAAAATCATGTATTCTATTTTTCATGAATTATATATCCCATTTTATAATACATTTATCAGATTAGGTATTCTAAAAGCTTATTTTTTATTCCCGATTGTTTAATTCCTTCATTTGACCTGGGGGTGAGCACAAAGTTTTTTAACCCGTGTCCCTGGTTATATTCAGGTGACATGTTTAAATCATCTATAGCAACCCAATGGGTAATCTCTGGATGTAGTTCAAGATATTTTTGTATTTCTAATATCCTCTCTTTTTCTTTCCAGCCTTTCCAATGATAAAGACCAGCAGCTCCCTCATCGAAGTCGTAGAGATCGGGAGTTGTTGCTATAGGTTTCTTTATAATACCTTGGGATTCGTAATACTCTCCAAGTCCTTCTAGATCAGCATGCAGCTTCCAGTCAGACGAGACCACTATTTCTGCCCCCGTTTCTTGCAGCACCTCATTTAATATCAATACTGCTTTTTTATCAAAGTCATCGAATCTCACAGTAACTGGAGCATCTTTTAACTCCCTGCTAGATTCTGGATTTTCTCTCCGATATCTAGACCATTTTTTGCTTCGCCCACCCCAATTACTCGAGAGACAAATTACTCCGTCATTATCCAAGAACAAGATTTTCATTTTATTATTTGTTTACAGTAAACATATCAGCGTAAACAGCTATTCTTTCATCAGCTATCCCCAAAGAAAATTCTAGCTGCTTTTCCTTTTTTCCTTTGGGGTATTTCTTTCTCATTAGTTCATAGAGTGCAGTTCTTCTTTCGGAAGGTTCTCTCAGAAATACCTGTTCTTCGTTTTCTTTTTGTTTATTTGTCATTGTTAAAATTTTCAATCTTTGCTAAATCTGATTTAAGTCTTTCTATAAAAGTGTCTTCCCCGTCGTCACCGCTAAGCAACCAATCTACTCTCTGAGCATAAATCTCAGCTACCCTAAGATGCTTAACCGCATTCTTAAATTCTGCCAAGACTTCTTCTGTATATTTGTGGTGATTCAGATCCTCCGGATACTTCTCGTACCAACTGGGATCCCTCCAACTATCCTTAATCTCCTCTTGAGTTTTTGGACGTCCGCTGCTTTCTATCTCATGCTCTATCTGATCAGCTATGTAGCCGATCTTGTACTGATTATATTCAAATGCTCCGCCGCTCATATTATTTAGATTTATAGTTTTCTTCTAGATATTCCCAGGTCGATTTAACAGAATAAAAAATAGGCTTTCCGTTTTCGTCCGTTGCACCGTATTTCTTTTTCTTTGATTTTTTTACCTTGACCATCTTACCGTCAATGGTTTCATACGTGTCTAGGTTTCCCTTATTCCAATCTTTCTCACCATACTCAGCTTCGTAACAGAACCAGCTGAACCAGTCAGCTCCTTCCTCTCCATATACCTCTTTAATTAGTATATTTATTATGTGATGTAGCCCGTCCGCAAAATCGTAAACGTCTATGCCAACCTTATGTGCTTTCTGCACTGAAGAATCATACTCTTTTAGGCGATCTATGATTTCAGAAAATTCTTTATATTCCATGGTATTTATAGAAATCAGTTCATATTTTGTTCCAAATATAATGATTCTTTGCGGGGATAAAAATATTTAATGGTATATAGATTATGAAACCTAGCAAAGAATATTTAGATCATATAGCTAAAAGACTCGAAGCAATGAATCCCAATATAGTTAACGGGGTTAACATTATACAGGAGCCATATAAAATGCCAAGCTTCGAGGACCAATTAGGTCAAACAGCAATGGCTTATTTAGCAAACAAAAAAAATCAGGAACACGCAGCTCCTGATCCTCTTTTTCCTGATAGAAACTCCTACTGATTCGGTTTCCTGGTAATCACATAATTCCCTATACAAAGTGCATGCAGATTTCTTCCCCAGAATGTTCTGATCGCATGATAGGGCGATTCAACTATAGGCTCGTCAGGTCCATTAAAACTAGTATTGAGAACAAGGGGTATACCACTTATTGATTCGAATTCGGAAATCAATTTATGATAATATAGGTTGGATTCTTTAGTTACTGATTGATATCTTGAAGTTCCGTCTATATGAACCACTGATGGTATTTTAGATTTCCACTCTTCTCTAACCCTCGCGGTCACCATCATATAAGGGGAATAAACATCAAGATCAAAAACATCCTTTTGTTTTTCGAAAAGAACCGAGGGAGCAAATGGTCTGTACCATTCCCTTAATTTAATGTCATGATTAATATGGTCTTTCATCCATGAGCATTTAGGTGAAGCTATTATCGACCGGTTACCTAAAGCTCTTGGACCAATTTCAGATCCTCCTTGGAATAGACCAATAACTTTATTTTGATTAATTAACGAAGCTACATTTTTAATTTGTTCGGATTTATCCCGATATAGCTCAATATTAACCAGGTCACCAAATTCAAACTCTGATGAAGCTTTATCTATGTCATCTTTTATCTGGAGATCCGAATACGATCTCCCCATGTATGGATTAAGGTACTTTCCTTTATGTGCTCCCCCGCTTTTAACGTAACCCCACCAAGCACAACCTAATGGTATACCGCTATCATCTGAACACGGAACGAAATACTGATCTTTATATAAACCAGATTTTATGATCATCTCGTTCGTGTTGCAGTTTAGAAAAGATCCTCCGGCAACGCAAACATTCTCGGATCCAGTTAATCTTTTAGCCATTTCAACCAGATGAATTGAATTCTGTTCCTGATCCCTTTGATATAATCCAGCAACATTTGCTTTGGAATAGAAGTCAGATTTGTAATCAACCTCTGGCATTATCTTAACCGAAGGTATAAAGATGTCATACTCTCTTAAAGTTGTATGTGAAGGGATTTGGTTAACCCACTCCTGATCTGCATATGAAGCTAGTCCCATAAGTTTCCCCGCTGGCCATGAATGTGTTTTTGTATCATATACAAGTTGGAGAGATCCCTTCGTGTATTGTTCGCCTATTGATGTTTCCGAATTTTCGTCTATAAGCATTGGATACTTTATCAACTTCTTGTAAACCTCTCGATCTTCTTCCTGAGAGAACTTATAAATAGTTATACCTTCTGCATATTCATAATCCTCTGTACCTGGCCATTCCTGATTAAACCACTTTAGAGCATTGCTATTCCTTTTCAAAACGCTACCCATAGCATCAGCAACAACAACCGCAGCTTCAGAAAAGCCAGAGCTATAAAAGGTTGAATACGCATGGGCCAAGTGATGAGGAATGAAATGAAGTCTGCTTTTACCGATTCCAAAGGTCTTCTCGAAAGAATCAGCTACAACATCATCATCCTCTACCGTATCAAATGTCCATCTGTCAACGTCTGAATACTCAAAACCGAGATATTTCAGGCAGTAATCTATAGATTCCACGGGTAAACCAGTGCTATATGCGCCATCATGTTTCACTCTAGTGATCCTTTCCTGTGATATACCCACTTTAACCTCTCCGTCTACTATGATTACACAGCCTTTATCGTGTCCTACTGAAAATCCTAAGCTTACCATTGTATTTAATTTTGAATGCGTCTAGCGGCTCCTAACGAGCTCTTAGAGATGTTCATTAGTTGGAATAATGTTTGTATGATTTTTCCTCCACAAAAAGCGAACCGTATTTTATGTTGATTTCTTTTTTGATTTCTGCTCTTTTATCGTTTGTGTAATAAACAGACCTAGCAAGCTCTATGAAATCCTGATCAAATTCATTAACTTTCTCCTTATCTCTAAGATCATCTTCAATAACCCATAAAGATCTATTAACCTCTAATAATCTGGAGTAGTCATCATAGCTGATATCCAATTGCGAGAATACAATTTCATATAGGTAAACATATTCCTTGTTGACGTTTTCTAATTTAACCTCGTCTGTTATGTTGTCTTTTTTAATGTGTAGGATTGACAGCTTATCTACTATCTCACCTATCGATACTTCTATTTTCATATTTAATTTTTTTATTCCCAGTATTTTTGATCCTTATAGAAGTGCTTCTTATTATCCCTATTAAACCAATTTTTCATGGCCATTTTAAGCATGTTAAGATATCCGAACTTCTTAAATCTTCTATTATCCTGGGTTATTAAATTAGGAATAAGTTTAAAGTACTTGGATTTTATTTGTCTACTCAGTAACCAATCTTCCGATTGATGAACCATTTCATCAAATCCGCCTAAATCCGTGAATTTTTTCCTTGATATCAACATAAATGCTCCAATTGCAAATGGATCTGTTATTGACATTATTCTAGCTGTGAATCTGTTAAAAATGAATATCAGACTAGCCGCTATATCGGGCTCTCCCATGTATTCAGGGGTTGTTCCAATAAGCTCGAGATTTGTATTTTCTTTAAGTGCCTCGAATGACATTTCTATCGCTAATAAATCAGTAAATGTTATATCAGCATCGAGAAATAATATAAAAGGAGTTTTAACTAAAGCAGCTCCTCTATTTCTGCCAACAGAAACTGTTCCTCCTTCTATAACCTCTATCTTTAGGTTGTTTTCTTCCGATTTTATGAATTCTTCTATTTTTTGAAGCGTAGAATCTGTGGATCCTCCATCGGCAATAATAATTCTCGTTCCCCTTATACCTGATTGGATAGATATCTCATTAAGAGTTCTTTTAATGTAGTTTTCCTCGTTTTTACAAGGAATAACGATGCTCAAATAATCCTTTATCATAAACTATATAGCTATTATTTTCTATCCAGTCACCACAATTAAGATAGTGGATTCCGTCAATGTGGGTATCAGCCACTGTGTGTATGTGTCCGCATATAACCCCGGTGCATCCTCTTTTCTTAGCCTGAAAGGCTAATTGTTTTTCAAAGGAGGTTATAAATTTAACCGCTCCTTTAACTTTGTTTTTTAAATACTTACTTAGTGATCTCTTGTACCCGAGACTCTTTAAAAATCTATCCAGAGATATTGCTATCTCATACCCAATAGAGCCTAACATACCAAGCCACTTTAACTTAACAACTCCATCATAAAGATCTCCATGTGTTATATAGTATTCTTTAAATCTTGCTTCGTCGACAACATTTATATTATCCCCAAGAGATAATGGAACGTAATGTCTTAGAAATTCGTCATGATTTCCTGTTACGTAAGTTACATTAGTTCCGTTTTTGCTGTATGATAATATTTTTCTGATTAAATTGGTGTTCTCTTGTGTCCAATAGTGTCTCTTCTTAAGAAGCCAGCCATCAATAAAATCACCAACTATAAAGAGTTCCTCGGGATCGTACATTTTTAGGGTTTCCAAAAGTTTTCCTGAATTAGATCCCCTGCTACCCAAGTGGACATCTGATATAAATAGGGCTTCTATTTTTTTCGCTTTCATTATTTTCTTTTATCTATATATGGATCTTTGAAAACTAACGAATCCATATTTTCTTCTTCCATTTGATACCACGTATTCATCCAACAGAATTCTCTAGATCCTATTTTAATTTTTTTATCACTTCCTATCACAACTCCATTTTCTAGGGTTACGATATATTTAGTGGTAATCCAATTTTTATCTTTCGATGTATTTATTTCGCATGAAATAACAGGTACCGGCATCCATTCATTTCCTGTTTTGAAATCTATAGAGGAAGTATCTATCTCTTCTATCTCATCTGAAGATTCTATATCAGGTGTTTCTGCAATTTTTGTAATTTCTTTAGATGAATTACTATTTATAAAAATATTAAGAGCTATTCCAAGAATGATTAGAATTGTTATTAATGCTATATTATTTCTCATTTTTACTTTTTAAATGGTTGTCATAGTACTCAGATAAAGACTTGGATAGCTCAATTCCACCATCATAGAAAAACTTAACTGCATATGATTCTATCTTTGGATTATCCTCGTTTTCGAACCTTCCGTCCATCTCATAGAGAACATAGAGATCCTCACTTAATATAAATGCTAGATCGGCTATGAAAGTTTGCTTTAGAGTTACGTCTAAATCCCCCCACCAGATCTTTTCATCCTTAGTACAGATGTTTGCATTGAAGATTGATAAATTTTCAGGATGTTTTTCCCTGTATCCGCTTTTTGAATGGGAGATAATAGTTCCTAGTGGTCCTATTATCGATTGTGCTTTTTGTTCTTTATTCATTTTTTTAAGCTTTGAGCTATTAAAGTTTTATATTTTGTTGTTGACCAACCATGATCTCTATTGAGATAGTGTATAGGTATTTCTAGATCATCCCCGGTAAAAGATTTCCCTGTGTAATCATCTCCTAGAAATCTAACCCCAGGATTCATATCTTTTAGAATTTCGTAAAGATCTGATTCTGTCTTATAAGTAATTACATTATCAATTTGTTTAAGTGATAGGAGTATGTCCGTTCTCTCACCCGAGGATAAAACAGGTTTGCACTTTTCTGGTCTTTCTATTGTGGGATCTTCATGTAGTAAAACTACAAATTCTTTGCAGTTGGCTTTGCACTCATCAAACATATAGATGTATCCAGGATGGATCACGTCAAAATTACCAGCTATTACTCCGAGCATATTATTTGATTTTTATTGATTCAATAAATTCTTTGTTCGACTCAACCATTCGACCAACCGAGTTTCTGCCCTTCTCCCCGATAGGAATTGGGTTTCCCTCTTCGTCTATATGAACAAACTTAATGTGTGTTTTAAGAACCACCGACTGTCTGCCTGTGTAAACATTATGTGCTCTTGCCTCGATGTATAAAGTTATTGATGTGTGACCTATGTCGGTCGATATCCCATATATTTTAATTAATTGACCCTCTTTTGCGGGTTTTTCGAAATAACACTTATCGATGAGTATCGTGACCATTCTCGGGGTATCACATAACTGCATAGAATATCCCGCCGCAGCTGCATCGATCCATGCTAATAATTGACCACCAAAAAGATTACCATGAAATCCAAGATCTGACTTTTTAATCGGGTGGGTGTTTAATAATTCCATTCTTTATATCAATCTAAACTTTTTGTGAAACCGAAACTGATCTGATAACCATTGCACTTTCATCGGGTAAAACATTAGGCTGATTCTCGGTCCTTCCATGATTTAGTATTATTATCATCTGGTCTCTTTCTCCATTATACCACTTTAATATTTTTTGGTCGGTTGTTTCGAAAACTAAAGCACCATCGTAATAGATTCTTATGAAATCTTTCTCCCAGTGGCAAACATACTGTACAAGCCTATTGGTACAATCAGCAACTGCCACGTCATAAGATCCGTACATTTCTTTTGTGCCATCCTCGACAACACCATAATGAAGGTTTGGCTGTATTCTACTAGTCTTACCTAAAGTGTGTTTTTTAGCGTAGTCTGGACTTTGATCGCTGTAAGCCTCAAATATGTCAATTTCTGGTGGCCAACTATTAAGCCCGCTTAACCAAAAAGCTGGCCAATATGATTGTCCATATGGTAATTGAACCCATGACTCAAACCAGCCATACTGCCATCCGATTTTTGATGTGGCATAACCAACGCCAGTAGGTATGGTAAATTCATCGGGAAGCTGTGCGGTTTGTCTCCAATCAGGTAACTCTGATTTAATATATGTCTTTGGCGTATTTCTCAGCTCGAGAATTAATCCTTCTGGTGAAACATACGATAGTGTACCATCAGTGTCATAATATTGATATAAGGCATTAGGGTGAAAATCACCCCAGGAAGGTCCATATCCCCAATTTTCTTGGTTTAGCGGCGATTCGAATTTATCTACGAAAACGGGGGAATATCCGTCAGGCAAAGAAACCGATCTTGTCCCGCCCTTATAATATCTTGCTCTTATCCTTGATCTTATCTTACGAATGCAATTAAGCAATGTATCTTTTAGATTATGTTTTATATTCATATTTTTAATTCTTTATATTCTCTATTGTAATATTCCTCAGAAGTTCCATTACAGCCTTGATTAAATTCGCCCTTATCATAGGCATCCATTATTTTTTCCTTCTCTTCGGGTAGGCTATTCTCCATCATAGTTACAATTCCTTTCATAGTTAAAGTTATTCCCCTAGATTCAATTTCCTTAACCGATTCTATTAGATGCTCAAGTGTTGTTTTGTTTTTCATATCGATATTGTTAGTTGATAATTAAGCCATCCTATTATAAATTCGTAGTTACCGTTTAAGAACCTTTCGTGTGTTATCTTAATGTATGGGGTAATATACATCTGGTACATTACCTCGTCTATCCGTATCTTCATGGTTAATTTGATAAAGGTGCTTTAATTGAAGGGTGTGATTGGTAATTTTCAACAACAAAATCAGTATTATCCAAATGTGTGATTAAACTTAAATCTTCACCTAAGGATTTATAAAAATTATCGGTCTTCATATGTTTTAATGTTGGTAACGGAAATGGATCTCTAGTTTTTACCCTCGGGATATCCCATTGATCAATCTCTAAATGTGATAGAGTTTCAGGGCCTCCAGCATTATAGATTTGATTAAACATTTCTTGTGTAACCATTTCTCTTCTTTCCTCCAGACTCAGAACCCTACCAATTTGTTCTTTCGCTTGCTCAATGTGATTCAAATACAAATGGGTATCCCCCAAGTTGCCAATTAGCTCATCGGGTACCATATCCACTGCTTTTGCAATGATTTCAAGTAACAAACCGTAACTAGCAATATTAAACGGTAAACCTAAGAATGTATCTACTGAACGCTGATTCCACATTAAAGAGATTGCTCGGGTTGGAATATTGTAATCATCCCATCCTTTTGGAGTCATTGGTCCATTTATAGCATATGATTCTTTTATGGTTGAATTTGTTAATGCTAGCTGCTCTCGTTCATTGTAACTTAACTCTCTTGTATAAACTTGAAATCCATAATGACAAGGTGGAAGAACCATTTGGTCTAATTCACCTACATTCCAAGCATTAACCATTAATCGTCTTGAGTCTGGATTTGTTTTAAGGTCGTTAATTAGATTTTGGATTTGGTCTATTTGTTTTGTATAAACACCAGGGTCAACTATTTTCTCATCACGAGTTGCATTTCGGTTCCAACTTCTCCATTGCTTTCCATACACAGGTCCAAGGTCACCCCACTTCTTAGCAAACTCATCATCTGTTTTGATTTTGTTTATGAATTCTTGATAAGTACAACCTTTGATCAATTGTCTTGATTGCTGTTCACAATAGTTCTTATAAGCATCACCATCCCAAATATGACAATTATTATCAACAAGGAACTTAATGTTTGTATCACCACGCAAGAACCACATTAGTTCTGTTGCGATAAGTCTGAACGGCATCTTCTTTGTTGTAAGTAATGGAAACCCCTCACTCATTTTATGTCTAATCTGTCTACCAAACACTGAAAGAGTACCACCGTTTCTTGTTTCTTTTTTTACACCATTATCAAGGATGTCTTGTAGGAGTAATTGGTATTGTTTATCTAGGTTATTCATTAATAATCTCGTTTAATCGTTTAATTTCTGCTATCACATCATCCCCCAATTCGATCTTGGACATCATGGTTAGATCCACTACTTGATTAGTTAGTAATTCAATTAATTCATCTCTAAATTTAATTTGTTTATGTTGTACTTGTGTATACTCATCGATCATCCACTTTATCTTATCAAACTCAGATCGAATGTCATCGTTTAGTCTATTTAATTGAGTATCTGCTGTTATTGTTTTTTCCATATTTTTTATTAGTTCATATCGTTCAACTTGTGGTTTTACTACAGTGTCTATAATATGTTGTGCCTTGCGATTGAATTCTTCTACATCTATTTTCATTAGTTCTTTACGTTTTTCTGGGTGTCTCCACTTTCCATAGTTAGGCCATTTATTCATAACGTTCCAATTGATTTTCGTTGAAGATGTGTAATAGTCCATATTCATCCATTTCACCAATCACCCGGACTTCACCAGCAATTGTTTCAAATACACCTACAATTGTGCAAGGAAATTTATAACCTTTTGGTTTGTGTGCCTTATAACCAACCTTAAATTTTGGTTCTGTTTGATTAATAATACCGTTTAATCGTTTAATCTCATCAATCACATCATCACCCAATTCAATTTTGGACATCATGGTTAGATCTACTACTTGAGAATATAATACTTTGATTAACAGGTCTTTTGCTTCTTCCTTATTTATTTTTCTCATGATTTTTATTTTAATAAATTTTAATAGTGGAGTATTATGTTATGTCTACAAATCTCTTACCAACTTCGTAGTATTTTTCCAAAACCCACTCTAGCAATTTCTCTTTTGTAGCCAGGACAGGAATCGAACCTGTGTACTCCGACTTAAAAGGTCGGGCTTTACCATTAAGCCACCTGGCTATTTTATTTTTTATTTATTATATTCTTCCCAATTGCTATATTTTAATCCCCATTGTAAATTATTCCACATCATTTCACGTTCGGCTAATGCTTTATTCATTTTAAGATTTTTACGTAGGTAAGCAATCCCCCATTTTTTCCATTCTTCAGACTGCTCAACAGTCATTAAGTATTCTAAAAACCATTTATCTTTACCTAAAATGTCATTATAAGTAACATCATAACCGGCAATAATAAACATTTGGTTAATCAAGTCAACAACTGCTTTTTCTCGTTTTTGGTCTCTAGTTAATCGTTTTTTAGTTTCCATAATTCATTCTTTCCCTTTACGAATCTTATTTTAATCCCCATTTTCCGTGCTTATTTCTCCGGTTTCCAAATCAAACCAAACTGTCTCTGGCCCTTCGTTACCCATCTGTGATAGAGCTTTCTGCAGCATTGGTCCTAAAACTTGATTCATCCATTGATCCTGGGTCAGATCAGAATCTGGATTATCCTTTAGGTAATTTTTGTACTGTGATTCTAATGTCATATCAATTTATTTTTAATATTAATGTGATCCGAAGCCAACCTCTTTTTGCTTCTTACCTTTTGGCGTTTTTTTCATACCCTTAAGATGCTCTATCGCATTTTCGTATTTGTTGTCTAGCAACACAACAGAAATGAAAAGTTCTTTTAAATGAGACATAGAAAGATCCTCAGTATCATCTAACCATTTCTCGATGTTGATATCAATTTTATTATCTCCGATTTTATTTTCCAGGTAGGATTTTCTAACCTCTCTAGAAGGTGGGGAAACGTAATATCTTCGGTCAAACCGTGAGGGTCTATTAGTAATCCTTTCCTCTAGTTTTTCTGGATAGTTCGTTGTTGCTATGTAAACAACATTTTCAATTTGTTTAATTCCGTCAAGAATATTAAGTAACACTGAAGTTGAATAATTACTATCCCCTGCAACGCTATCGATATCTTCGATAACAACAACTAGCGGACGATTAGGTTCAATTTGTCTTAACTTTGGAACCATTTCAACATATGCTTTGATAGAGTCTTCGTTTTTAATATTGATAACAACACCAGATAACTCCCTGATGATGTGCATCATGCAAAGCTGTAAAATACCTGACTTACCACATCCAGGATCTCCATATAAAAGAATACCTCTTTTGTGCATAAGCTTATATGATTTATAAAGTTCTGCTTTTTTCCAGAATGATTTTATATCAGTTAGGATTTCTCCAATCTCAACTGTTGGAAGCTCATATAACTCATCGGTATTAATGGCTTGTCTCATTACACACCACTCATTGGCTCTGCCATTCCATTCAAGTTCATATAGACCAGCAGGAAGTTGTTTCTCTGCTTTAGGAGCTGCGATATAACTACCGTCGCCCATCACAGACCACTGTGCAAAATCTAGTTTTTTCTCCTCATCCACCGAATCTGATGGAACAGCTTCAACATTAAGATAGTCATCAACTTCTATTTCAATATTTGGCATACCTAAATCTGCCAGTAATCTTTCCTTAATTCTTCTGCTTGCCATTTTATGTAGATTATATTATTTTATATTTTTGAATATTTTTTAGTTTCGGTTTAATCCTCACTAAATAGTGGGTTTGGTTTTTTATGAACATACTAATTCCAATTGTTAGCTAAATAATTTATAATAAAATACGAGATCTTATACCCAGTAAAAGCACCAAGTGCTGAGGGTATCGGAAACACTATTAGTTTTCCGAGATCGGTTACATACTTTGGTCTGTTTACAATTCTCCCTAAGTAAGAATAATAAACAAGATAACTCACTAATACAGCAAAGTCAACCCTTGTTGCTATAAAAACAACCAGGGTAGCACTAATAAATCCATAAATGAAATTATCCCTAACTCCTTCCCAAATCTCTGCCGTGGTAGCATCTTTATATTCCTTAACTATTTTATTAATCGAAGTAATCTTTTTACCAGGTTTCTGTATTTCCATTTCTACAAATATAATGTTTGACTACGTATTAAAAAAATTAAATAGCGGATTCTTTTAAACTTTTTATCTGAGCTTCGTATAGCTTATTCTTATCCTCAAGCAAGATAAGATTGCTTCTTGTATTTTTCCAGTAGTAGTAGAACTTGTCGCAAAGTTTTTTTGTTAGTTCAATCTTTTCTTTGTGTAGGAATCTAGGCTCCTTTATAGTAGTGACCACACCATAGGAACTTACGTACATTAACCCTGCATAATCAGGAACTTCCTCCTTTTTAATTAGACCCTCGGGTACGCAATAATAGAATTTATTGGGTCTAAATTTCCATTCTATCGGGCCATAGTAATGTTCAGATATCTTTTTCTTTGTTACTGAATCAGTATGATATCTATACTTCTTTTTCATATAGACACCTTCGTTTAGTATCCTGTGTTTGTTAGTTTTTTTGAAATCATTTAAGAAATCACCTCTGCTAATTTTTATTTCTATCTCATAGCAGTATCCACTTTTCTGAACTACTAGAAAATCGGTTTCCCAGTCATCTTTGAAAAGATAAAGATTCCCTGCGGTGTACTTTATATTTCCGCTGTCAAATCTTTTTTCTAAATTATTCTGGATTGTTTTTTCTGTGTGTTTTTTATCTAGCATTTCTAATTTTTTAATCCCACCACCCGCGAAGACCTGTTCCGTCAAACCATTTATAATAATGATCCTCGTCTTTGTGCTCTTCTTCGGTTAGTGATTCTAATATTTTTTGATATTCCCTGCGATCCTGGCCCTCTATAATTCTCCATAGCTCTTTCCATTCCTCTTGAGCTATTTCATGGGATCTTTCAAACACCTTTCTGTTGTGAGCTTTCTCCTCTTCAGTTTCTTTATCAATCAATTTAGAATATCCTGGCTTATCATCAACAGCTTCGAATTCCCAATCGTGGTTTATAATCTCCCCTAATTCTGCCTCAGCCATTTCGATATACAGATCCTCGTTATAGTTCCGCATAAGCTCCGCAGCTCTCTTCATCGCTTTAACTTTTTTTAGTCTGCTGATGTCAACCTCGTGGCCATGTTTTTCCATTTTGTCTCCCATATCAGAAATCCCTATTTCCATGAATTTAAGTAAAGAGTGATGATCCCACCAGTAGTGATTTGCTAGAGGCTTTCTGAATTTCCAAACATTTTTCAGAAATCTTGGAATGTCGTATCTGAAAAGTGAGTAGGTTTTATACCACCATGTATTGTGTCTTATTAATCTTTTGATGCTATCGCCAAATGTGTCTGCAAACTCTACTTTCATAAAAAATGGTTTGTTTTTCATAGATTATGATCAATACAAAGTTCCACAAAAAAAGCCAGATAAACTATATCTGGCTTTAAATATTATAGATTTTTAATTATTCCTCATCTTCCTCATCTTCATCTTCCTCGCCTTCTTCTTTCTCCCCATCTTCAACTTCTGGTTTTTCGTCGTCTTCAACTTCAACCTCTATGTTTTCCGGTTCGAATAATTCTTCTCCTGATTCTTCTGATGATCCTTCACCTTCAATTTCGTTTCTGATCCAATCAGCAACTTCTTGAATATCGTCTTTAGATGTAGCAATATGATCAGCAGCCCAATCGTGACCATTCTTAAGATGATTATCGACTTCTTCTGGATCCATTTTAAGAATCTCTTCTATGTAATGTTTAATGGAAGTTAAGTTCGCAAAAAACATGTAATGCTGTTTCTCCTGACCTCCATCCATGTGGTTGTCGTCTTCCACTATTTCCGTAGCTTTTTTCTTGAAGTCGTCAAATGATACTATTCTTTCCATTTTTTAAATTTTTATGTTTATGTATATATCTATCTTCACTATCTAATTATGTAATCTGTGTATTTAGGCTTTGCCGGTGTTTCGTTTGGAAAATAATACTTTATTGTCTTTTTAGACTTTTCTAGGTATATCGTTTTATAAAATCCGCTAGGAACGGTGGCTCCCGTTGGGAGTTTAATTGATTTCTTATCAAAAACTAGCGTTATAGTAACTGTTACTTTCTCTCTTTTAGCTAATTCCCTCTCATATTCCTCTAGCATTCTCCAAACCCCTCTGTTTAAATATTGGTTTTGTAAAGCGCAGTTTAAATAACTAAATGTTTGGTGCAAAAGCTCCTTAGTGCAATTGAAATCAGCTGCAGGTGCTAAATGCCCTTTATCATAAATATTCTTTACGTAATCTTCATTATCTGATGTTTTGATCGAGTCATTGGTATAAAAATCCATGCCTGCTCTAGAAGCCGTCCCATTTGGACACTGTACGATATATTGTATCCAGGTGGGCTGTTCTAATTTTTCGCTGTATACCACTTCATATATTGGGGTTTTTACCTTAACCTCTTCTCTAAATTTCTGCCCAAATACTAAGGTCGGTAATAATAGTATTAATATTAATTTTTTCATTAACAATTTTTACTACTATTTATCAAAATATCTGAATTTATTTAGTCCAGCTCCTAGCCTCTATAGCATCCATTACCTGCTTTGCCGATATTCTCTTGGTGCATTCAAATTGTCTAGATGTTCCTTTATGCTCTGGACACCAGAACCAATCCCCGGGATCAAATGGGAATTTTTCGGGTGAGTTAAAACAGGAATTACAAACGTCTTCCTTGTGGACCCTAATACAATCCTCATCAAACTCATTATCCTTCTTGGTTACCCCTGATATCACGACAACTTTTTTCCCTAGTGCATGTGCCACCCAAGATAATCCACTGGAAAGCCCTACGAAGAATTCGCAATGCTCTATCCAGTGCATCATTTCTGTAAGCTCCATGCCTGTCTTATTCATGCAGTTCTTAGGGATCTCGTTCCAATTTCCTTCTGTACCAAAGCTATAATATCGATCTATACAAACTGGGGTTAGTCCCTTCTTAGTAAGAAGGTCACATAATTTTTCCCAAGAATTGTTATTGTTCCAATGCTTAGCCTGAGCCGTACTATGGCTGGAGAAGCAAACATACTTCTTATTTAAAGGAGAAGGTTTACCAGATGTCTTTAACTGTGGTCTAACTTTGCCCATATCGGCTAATCCTAGCTGTTTAGCGAAGCCTATTTGTAAAGGTAAGTCATAGATATAGTCACAGCATATAATGTCTGTATAAGCGCTTAAATCGCCTGGCATTTGTATCAGATTCACATTGGGATATAGATCTTGATACAGAAACCCAAAATTACCAACAACATCGCATTCAATCCCATGTCTTTTAGCGTACTCGTCTGCATACGGCATGAACGATATGGTATCACCCAATGCAGCTGTTTTTAAAATTATAAGCGGATTATGGGATTTAACGTGATTGGGGCTAAAGTAAGATATTATCTGATCCGTGTTTAGCACTCTATAAAATCCAGACTCGTCATCACCATTATATTTAAAATGTGGTACATAAATGTCTTCAAGGTATTTTGATTTTTCAGATATTGAAGGAATACACTTAGTCGAAGACACAAAGTCCTTGACTATGTCCTTGATATCGTTTCTTCTTATAGTTCCGTCCTCTATTAACACGTGTTGATCTGTTAGATCCATCTTAATTGTTTTTAGAACTTCCACACCATCCTTTATAAAGATCTCCCAGTCAATATACTCGTTTTTATCATCAGGAATTGTTGACCAAGCTCTTCCGTTTTTTGCGGTATTTAAAAATGATTTAATCGATCCAGTTCTGCCATCCCTAAAAAATATTGATTGTCCTACAGCTTCCGGATATGAGCATTTATAAAAATGAGGATGTCTTTTAAACCACGAGTAAAATCCATGATCTTCTCTCTTTTCTATTCTTTTAGGAATTGTCCGATAATCATTAAGTATAAGATCCTTTTGCGATATCTTACCGAATGATGCATAGTCCATGAGCATTCGTGAAACGATAACCTCCCATGATATTAAACTTCTTTCCTCTTTACATTCAAGAACATACTGTGAATATCTTTTCATCACATCAGAAACACCATCAACTAGATCTACTGTGTTTGCGGTATCTATTCTTTTCATCCCCTTTAAATCAGCTTCCATTAAACCGACAACAGGGATACCCATTGCTATGCTTTCAGTAACTGTTAGATTGGGATGCCCGGCCTCAATAGAACCTGGGTTTAAAAAGATGTGGTGCTTTCTCATTTCTGAAAGCGAATCCTCATAATTCAAATCATATATTAAATTAAGTTTTCTGTATGATGCTACCACATTATTCTTCTCAAAAAACTCCTTGTTGTTTTTACTTGGACATATTATAGTTATTGGTAGATCCAGTACTGCAGCACACTCTATTCCAGGAATGAATCCCTTTCTATCGAATAATGGATCTCCTAAAAGACCGTTGTTTGCCATCATTATTAAACTTGGTCCTTTTTCGATAAGGTCTTTTGATCTATCCTCGAAATAGTAATCTTCTAAATTAGCTCCGTGGCTGAGATATCTTAGCTGTGGTAAAGAATCGAAATAATCGACAAGATATTTAGCATGAACAAAAGATAGAACAGATCCCTTTATAGCTTCCAGATTTTGTTTATAAACAGCTGAATCCTTTCCTAAATGATGTGCGTGGTGGTCGTGGTGAGAAAAGACATAAGGAATGCCTCTCTCTTTTAAAATTAAAGCTAGATTAGCCATGTGTACATGAACGATATCCCATTCACCTACCCTGACGTCATCTGTGTAAATTATTTCAACTTCATGGCCAAGACCTCTTAATACCTTTGTGTACTCCCAGATTATTTTTTCTACTGCTCCCCATCCGTTAGGGGGTATCTGAATTACTCCTGGTGTGATTTGTGCTATTCTCATTTCTTAATTTTTTCTTTTTGCAAATATTACTCCGTGATCTGCATTGTTATCAACCTCTTTTTGTATTAATTCATCATAAAGCTTAACCGCAAAATCAGCGCTAACTAATTTTTCTATTAACATATTGACCCTTCCGTCGTTATTGTCATGGAATTCTAGAATTATATTTTTAGCTTTAGCTAGAGATGCAATATCAGTATTACTAAGAAGATCATATTCAGCACCCTCTATATCAATCTTTAGAAGATCAACTGAATCATGATCAGACATCAAAGAGTTTAGTGTTTGCGATTTAACCAAAACAGTATTATCACCTATAGTTTTAGCAATGCTTGAAACTAGGCTGTTTCCTGGATCTACACTAAGATTAACATCCTCGCCATCCGAGGTCAAAGCAATCTCACTGAAGATAACATTTGGATTTTCTGAGTGCATTTTTCTGAATTCATTAGCGGCTAGGTGATTTGGTTCTATTGAGATAACTTTTTCAAACCCTACATCTAAACAATACTCTGTGAATAATCCAACATTAGCACCAACGTCAATAGCAACTTTCTTTTGGAATATGCTATCGGTCATAATGTCATATATTCGGTCAGTGAAGAACTCTTCATAGTTTCTAAATATAGGATCTTTCGTATCCAATCTGCAAGTCTTCTTTGTTACGTTCCTAAATCTTATTATAGATTCTGAGATCACCTCTTCTCCCTGTTTATATTCAATTAAGAATCCACCAAAATTTGCATTATTTTGGAAATCGTAAATGTGGATGGGCACTGGGATTATCCAATATGATCCACCTAAACTAAAGTTTATAGTGCAATGAAATATATTAGAACCGCTGTCCACATCCTTAACATAAACATCACAATCGAGTTCCTTTATGTTTCTTGAATCCCCTATATAAACTATATCAAGTTTATTATCCCATGGAGAAAATTTATGTATAAACATATCGCTTTTATTATTCATAGCTAATTCTTTTTTAAGTTCTAATATTTCCCTTATCTGGTTTGCTATCCCTGTTTTATCATCACTTATAAAAAACTTTAGAGTGTTTGATTCCTGATACATGTCAACGTAGACAGGGAGATTTCTTAGGAGCAATGGGGCTTTCCAAGATATTGCTTCTTTGATAACAAGAGGGCTTGTTTCTTTATCATTAAATAAAGGTATTGACGGGAATATAACAAGATCCGCTGCCTGATAGAATAGATCTACGTCATCTCTTTCTCCCCATACCTTACAATTGCTGGGAAGATTGCTTGTGATAGGATTCCAATACCATTTAAAATTATCAGCCATTGTACCGATGAAATGAAATTCCACTTCTGGTAGTAGCCTTGCAATCTCTGCTGTTTCCCTTTGATTTTTTCTTGGTGTAAATATACCTATTTGGATTACGTGTTTCTTATTAGGATCCAGCCCTAATTTTGCTCTGCTATCTAAATAATCTCTTACAGGTTTCTTAGCTATCTCGTGCTCGATAACTTCTATGGGTACTTTAAGATCTCTTAACAGATTAACCTGCCAAGGGCTAACGACCACAAATTTATCGGGAAGGTATATTTTTTCTTCAGGGGAAACCGATGAATCGTGCATGGTCTCAAATATTTTATATTCTCTGTCGTCGGAGAATATAATATCCAAAAGATGGTGACTTAAGAATTGCTCGCATGGTTCTTCGAAATGTATAATATCAGGTTTCATCTCCTTAATCGCCTTGATAAGAATATCCTCAGGCTTTTCCCCCCATGTTATTATTCTCTCCGCACCAAGTATGGATTCTATTCTTTTCCTGATTGTATTATAGGAAAACTCGTGTCTTTTTTCAAAAACCCAAACTTCAGCTTCGTCTTTGATTTTGTCTATTTTATTCTTTAAATATTCCGGCATTCCTCCGGTAGACAGATATGGTACAATATAAAAAACTCTCAATGTTTTGTATTTATAGGTTCTATTGTAAAAGTCAAATAAAATTTCGGGTAAAAGTATTAAAGGGGTGCCTTTGTACGAAATTTATTGATCTAGAGATTCGCCACAGTTAGGGCAAAATTTCCATGTTTTTTTCTTGGATCTTGTTCCACATCCGGTACAATAATCCCTAATCTCAGTAACCTCTACAGGCTTAGCTGATCTCGGAAGAATTTGATACTCCGATGTGTAACCGCAATACCAGGAGTAACTACCTGAATCTTTTCCGAAGTCCTGATCAGATTTTTCCCCCTTTTCTACTCTACCGGTTTCAAGAGAACCTGCAACCGAGCAGTTAACTAATCCAGATAATCTTTTAGAAGAGTAACCAATCGTACCACTCAATGCTGAAGTGTTGCTAGCGTAATAAACATTGTTGGTCGTAGTTCCTCCGAAAATAATAGGATTCACTGTTCCTGGGTCGTTCGTCCAAGTTTGGTGATAAGGTACATAGGCTGTCCCTGTTGAAAGAGGGCTCCAACTGTAACTCGTGTGTTCCTGATAGAACTCAACCTTTACCTTACCGTTGTTTTTGATTGCCTCTTTAGCCTCTTCTGTGTCATCAACATCGTAAGTCGAGAATAAGAATTTCTTCTTCTCTTCGATGAAACGATCCAAGAAGTATCTCTGCCCGGGTCTAAGTACTAAACCTGAGCTACTGATAATCTTGTCATTGAGATAGATTTTAGCTAAATAGGATGTTGATGTTGGATTATAGAGCTCGATTTGAAACTCTTGTCCATTGTCTAGATAAACTAGATCTTCCTTTGAGCCGTAGATTTTTTGTCTGTTGTTGGATACGGCTACCCAAGCTTGTGGTTTTGGGGTACTGTATACCCCGATCGTGTTGTTTTTCATTTTACCTTTTTCTTTTTTTTAAAATCCCATCGCTGCTATTGCTAACAACTCTAAGGCCATTTTGACCCGGGACACTAAGTACGAAAGGCACCCTTTAATACATTCTATATATAATCACTGGTTATTACCAGAAATCTTCTCCCTCTTGCCCCTTTGAGTATTCATTATAACCACCCAATGAATTATCATAGTCATCATCCTCAAATTCTGCATCGCTAAGGAATTCCCTTTCTGATTCAGAAATTCTTTCAAACCAATCCCCGTTGTCTTTATACCAAACGGTGTTTATAGCGGGTGTTCCTGCTGTCCACTCTATTTTTGAATCATTCGATAAACCTCCGGGTATAATTGAATCTAGATCGTTGACTACTTTTTCTAAATCGTTTTGTAGATCTGTGTCTAGTTCTACATCATCAACGTATATTTCTAAATATTCATTAAAGTTAGGTTCCATACAATCAATAAAGATATTATATAAAATAATGAAATCTTCTCTTGATTCCATTAGTAATTTAATATCTAATATTTCGCTAGCTTTAAACTTGTTATTGGTTATTAGCTCTGCATTTAAAATGTAATTCTTCATTATTTTTTTAGTTGTATATACCCATAATGCTTCTCTATTTTATTTGGCTTCCCCTAACTTTTATAGTTTCCTCTGTTATCGGTCGAGAATAAAGACTCATTATTTTAGTTCCCTCTACATTAGTAAAAGTAATTCTACTTTTCTCGTTTGGCCTCAGTGTAATCGTAACATCACCAGGTTCTTCTGAAATGTCACTCCATGCAAAAACAATAGGATTCTCGTTATCAAATTGAAAAACCCATTCGGCATCTTTGAAATTTTCTGGTAATCCTGCTATTGTAGCGGATTCCCCCTTTAGTTCTATGTTATTATCTTCCATGTTATTTTATATAAAGTTTTGACAAAATGTTTTTCTGTGATGTTTGGATAAACCGATTTCTCTTATTGCTGAGATGTGTTCTGGTGTACCGTACCCAACATTCTTTTCCCATAGATAATGTGAAAATTCTGGGCTGATAGATTTCATTAGCCTATCTCTATGAACTTTAGCTAAGATAGATGCTGCAGATATACATTGCACTTTAGAGTCTCCTTTTATCACACACTCATAATCTATTCCCTTATGTCCAGGAAATCTATCGCCGTCAACATAAAGGAAATCCGGAACTACGCTACAAGAATCAATAGCTCTTTTCATAGCTAAAAATGTTGCCTGTAAAATATTGATCTGATCTATTTCCTGTGGCGATGCTGCACCTATTCCCCATGCTATTGCATTTTCTTTTATTAGTGCTTCCACATCTTCTCTTTTTTTTAAGCTCTTTATGGTTTTACTATCTCTAATTCTAGGATCTAAAAAATCATTGGGTAGAATAACTACTGCGGCAACTACTGGGCCAGAAAGGCATCCTCTTCCTTCAGCCCACCTCGTCTACACCAGCAATAAATCTTAGCTCGCGTAGAAGAGGCGGATTATTATTTTCTATCATTATTTTTATTATTAATTTATTAAAATCCTCTTTGACAATATGCCATTGCATTTATCTTTTCTTTTTGCAACCACTGTAAATACTTAAATAATCTTTTCATGGACTTTCTATTGGATAATTTTCATATTGAAATATTAAATCTTTAAGTAATTTGTTTTCTTGAATGACTCCTTCACATTTATTACCTTCTTGAAACACGGTCATACCTATAAAAATTCCAATAACAAACCCTATAAGTAATCCTAATCCGGCTGCTCTATATTCGGTTCTTCTATCGGACATTTATTCTTAATTTTTATGGTTTAAGTGTGGTGAATTCGCCTTTAATGAAATTGATATGCTGAGCTTTACCGTCATGATGAATTATAACGTGTGATTGAAGCCATCCGCTAGGTCCGATATTATAATTAACCCTTAGCTTAGTTGATGTACCTACTGCAAGTGCTCCGTCTTTTCTACCCGGTGAGTGATAGTGACCGACTACTATTTTAGTATTAAGTTTTCTGAATTGTACTAAGGATCCTCTGGTTCCGCTAGAACCAATATCTCCATGTTGGCCTAATTCCCAGCCATTGATTACCAAGCTATCGCTTCTGCCTAGAGTTTTGTACTTGGGGTATTTAGCGTTTATTAAATAAGGTATAACACCGTTTGGAGCCACACCTTTAAGTAGCAATGCACTGTATTCCATATACTCTATGGAATTTTTCATGGTCGAAGCCTTTCTCCAATCAGTTCCTTTTAGCCATCTATCCAAAAAATCATCATGATTACTTCTAACAATTACCACGTTATATTCTTCAAAGCTTTTTAATCCATCAAGCATGGCATCAACTTCACTCTTAAGAGAATTAGTTCCGTCTAATTCTCTTTGATATTGTATGAAAGGATCTTTTGATTCGTGGTGGTTAATAGAAAGCCCATCAAATACATCATGAAGAACTACGTGTTCCGGTTTTAGATTCTTGAATAGATCAAGTGTTTTTAAAATGACCCTTTCGTCATGCTGGCCGTAGTGAATATCTCCTAATATAGCAGCTGCAATCGAATCAATCTTAGAAACTTCCCCTTCCTCAACTTTATAGTATAAATCGCAGAAATCCCCATCTTCGGTAGCTGTAACCTGTCTGGCAAAGAATGTATTTGCATCTTTAATTTCCACTACAACAAAACCTAATGTGTGATGAAATTCACCTTTCTTTCCTGATTTTGAATCGGTGTAGTTTTTAAGGGTACATGCTCCAGTGGTCATCATCATCTTAGGAAGATTTCCTTCGAGTACAGGAATTGTTTCCATATGAACTCTTGGTGATCCAAAGACGCAAGAATTAATTCCACTCATACCTTGTAGTCCTGTCATTGGATCTACTGCAGTAGGTTGAATCTTGACATCTGACATGATCCACATATGTTTATGAACCTCATGACGATTGGCATCAAGATATATTGCTATTCTATTTGACCATTCGTCATAACTTCTGTCAGAGAAAACTGAAGTTGGATTTTTATATCTTCCTGCAATGACGTGAATGTCTGCATCTATCTCTTTGGCGTAAGCCTCTATGTTCATTATAAAATCCTCATGAACTGGAGTATCGTTCTGTGCCCAAGTAATTATAAATTTCTTTTTCTTCTTGTCAAATTTTCTTTCCTTGGCCTTTATGTACTGTGGTGACTCTGTTAGTGCTTTTTCTGTTATGCCTAATTTAGAAATCCATTTTTGTATTGTCCTTTCGGATTTTCCTATAAGATCACTTAGGGTTTTCATTCTCTGATCCCATGTTAAATCTCTGTTCCAGTAAATATCCGACATTTTAGATATTTGCTCGTCGTTTAATTCTTCAAACTTCATTAGCAAGTGTTAAGTTTATTATTAGCAAGTGTTAAAGTTACTGGTTATTATATACTTTTTCCAATTAAAGGTTTCAATTATATAAAAACGGATAAGCAGTTAAAAATTATAAGCTTTATCAGAAAATCTTTCTCCTGTAGCTCCTACTATATCATCATATATTTTAGACTCTTCCGCTTCTCTTTCCAGCTCCTCGAAGAACTCTTTTATATAAGTGCATTTTTCAAATTCCTCGGTAGACTCATAGTATACAAGAAGAGATTTTTTGATGCTTTCCCTCTTGGGGTATATTTTTGCTGACAATATGCTACCAACTCCATATTTTTTCATGGTAGCTATTGCATTTTCGAATACACCTCTATCTATTTTTTTTTCCAATTCTTATTATATTGTTGTTGGATTATCTATCTCTTTTATTATGCTTAAAAGATGATTGCATTTTTCATAGTCCTCAAAATACTCAAGTAATTTTATGCAATCTAATATTTTATCTTTATCCCGGATTCTTTCTCTTACTATCGCAGAATAGATTATTAGATTCTTGTTGTATATTTCCTTCTCATTATCTTTCATGAGATCATCATCCTGATATTATTTAATTTACAAAAATTGTAGTATTTGCGAATAGCTAGGTTCAGCCTTTTATAAACAAAAAACCCTCATGCTATATATTAACATGAGGGGTATTTTAACTAGTTATTGTCTTAAGGAGCTACTCCAAAAATAACTTTTAGTGCAATAGCTAATATAGCTCCAAAAATAATCCAAAGAGCTTTATTAACACCGCTTTGCCATTTCTTAAGAGAATCAACATCGATATTAAATTTCATATAATCTTCATATCTGTTTTCTTCAGCTAATCTAAATTTGGTATTCTCATTAACCTTAACAATAACGCCAGATTCTGGATCAAGAAGCTTTTTCTTCATATCCGAAATATCATCCTTCATAGACCTTTGGTCTTTCTTAAGATCCTCCATTGTTGTTTGCAGGTGTTTTAATTCACCATTCGGCATATTAGCTTTAAGATGATTTAGTTCATCTAAAATCTGCTTCATTAAAAACGTGCTTGTTATATCTTTTTCTTCCATTGTCTTTCGGTTAATTTTGCCCAATTCCCAAAAGATAACTGATTATATATCCTGGAAGGTCTAAGATCTAAATGGTTTTTAAAAATTATCTGAGGGTTTTTCCCTGAGGATATTCAACGGTTATTCCAATTGAGAACTCACTGAATACCTCGAAAGCATCTTCCGATGCTTTTACGTAAAATACACCATAGAAAGGCTCATCTTTTTCGCACACTTTATCCGTTATTATTTCACAATTGAAGTAGTTTATAAGGGAGCAAGCCTCTATATGAGATTTGGGATCGTGGGTTTTTACGTAAAATTCAACCATTATCTTTTCCCAGTTACTATTTCTGATATGATATTACCGTTCATTCTATAGTAATTTTCTTCAGAGTCCTTAACTAACATTAATACCTGATCTATAGTACCCATTAATTTCATGCTCTTTTCCTCGAACACAAATTCAGAACCTAGATGGCTAACCTCTAAAGAGGCTCTACGAATCCATTTGGTTTGGTTCCTTCCGTAAAGATCCGCATAGTGTTTAAGCATTTCCTTACTGGGGGCTTTAAATGGGATTAATTCGGACTTTTTATTTTTATTATCTTCCATAATAGATTGGGTTCTTTGTGAGTTCTTTAATGTCTATGTGTTTATTGTCTTTTAGCGAGCCTGCTATTTTTCTCATTTTATCACCCAATTCCATGTTGTTTGGTGTTTCCTGTGTGATCATGAGAATTAAATCTTTCAAATCCTCGTAGTTTTTTGGTGTTTGTAGTTCATCATTCATTGTGAATTTAGTTATTTTTTACATATTAGACTGCCTCAATATGCCTTTCTCGCTATTAAAGCAATGTAACGAAGTTATGTGCATAACAAAGTAACCAGGGGTAACATCTGACCATCTTTCAGGATCTCTTTGTTTTAAGTTGTCTAACAACCACATAAGTTTTCTGCATGCCATATAAACATCGTCTCTAAAGTGTCTTATATAATCACATGATCTTATGTAATAAGTCATATGAATCCAATTTCCTCTCCTGATAAACTGATATCCCAAGGTGCATGGTACGCGTTCCCCGTGAACTGTTCCTGTATCTTCTGGAAACCAAATAGGTAAAAATGCTTGTCTAGTAAAAGGCTCTCTCTCCATAAGATCTACCACATCGCCAAAATCGCCATATTCATATCTAATACCTTCCATTTTACTATTAGGAACCTCTGAAGCAAATTTAGGCCAAATTCTTTCTGGGTATGTATGTGAGAATTTATCATGTCCTCCGAATTGAGCGTTATTTTTCTGAGCAAAAGGCCATCTAACATGCGATGGGGGAGGATTTAATGGTTGACCCCCTACTCTCTCACCAAAATGCTCATCTGCCCAAGGCAAATTTGGTCTGATCTCCGTTACTAATTCATCTATGGTGTGTGGCATAAAAAACTGGAAAGAATGATTCATACTTTCCCACATATCGTCAGGAGATTCTATCCCCTGCCATCTTTCTGTTTTAACAACATAACCGTGATTAAATAGTTCCTCCTTGGTCCATTTAATTGCTTCGCTTGGTTTATAAAAAGTTTTTATGCCTGCCATATCCTAGTTTATAGAAGTTTTAGAATAAAGTGAGAAATAAATTTCACTATACATGTAAAATTACTGGTGAATTTTTAACCTCGTAATACAAATCAAGAATACTTGCATTTACGTAGATTACGCCATCCTTTTCAACTACACCATCAGCCTCGTGGATATGGCCAAAAACATGAACCTTTAAATCAGAAAGGCCCTCTATTTTATTGGCTAATTCAGGGCATCCAACTCTAAGACCAGATTTAGTAGCATCAAGGGTTAGATAAGGAGGTCCATGGGTTATTAAAATATTAGTGTCTACAGGAATAAGATCCCAGTGTTCGTTTATTTTCTCTTCAACTCTATTGAATGCCCAATTATGAAACCATGGGGTGACTGGACTACCCCAGAATTTTAAACCTTCCAATTCAACCCCACTGTCATTTAAGTATATTATTCCTGGTCCTATTCTATCCAGTATATCTTTTGCTGCCTCTGGCGAGTCTTCGAATAAAAAATCATGATTACCTGCAATCATGATTTTATGTTTAAATGGTAATCCTGAATACCACTCTGTAAATTCTTCAACCTCCCACTTTCTTCCTCTATATGAAATATCACCCGCATGTACTATAATAGCATCAGGATGGTTCCCGTATATCTCTTTAAGTTGAGCATCTATTTCATAGTGCTTGGTGTGGGTATCTGATATTAAAACTAAAGTTGGCATCGGCTATTATTTTCTTTAATGTTAATTGTTTTAATGATCTGCTTTGCTAGTGTCATTAGGATCCTTAGTAGATCCAGCTTCTATCGGCTTAGCATTAGCAGAAACATGTTCTCTGTTACAGGCATGAATAACTTTAATCTTAATAGTATCGTGGATGTAAATAACTTCCTGCTTAGGACAAACGTGTGATTCTTTTACCAATTCTTTACTATGTGATCCCAAAGAAGACTTTCTGGTCATAGCAATTATAACCCCGAATAATAACATCATAAATATTAATATTATAACAGAAATTGGGATTATCCCTATCCAGAATACGCCTCTAAAGTTATTTTTGTTTTTCATTTAGTTTTTTTATTATTGATTTAAGACTATGCTGAACGTTATTTTTATATTCATCCTCCATCTGATTCCTTCTTTTTTCTACCTCCTCTATAAAAGTTTCGGTTAGCATCCTTTCTGATTTTTGTGAAAGGGGAACGTTATATCCATATACATGATTTACTATTGATATCTGATTGTGGCCTAGTACTAAAAGCATAGACTTATCTCTAGTTCTTATATAATATTTTCCTGATAAAGGGGAGGTAAGAAGCTCCGACTCAGGATCCTTTAAAAGTTTTCTGAATATAGATGCGGTTTCTCTTTCGCTCTCTTCTATTTTGGAGCAATTTAACGGATTCATTATTCGATAAAATTTAATTCCTATTTTCTGTGTAATTCTTTTTAGCGTGTGAATTCTGTTGTCCATTTTTTTAATTTGTTGATTAGTACTTTTTTTATTTTATGCAAATTTATATAGCGATCCCGAATAAAAAAAATATTTTCACAAAAAAACCTGCTAATTTATGATATTAGCAGGTTTTTTTAATATAGTTTCGTTATAAATTAGCTTAGAAGCATATCGTTTCCTTTATCCTTTGACTTTCTCTCTTTTTTAACTGCAGTTTCTTTTTTAACTATCTTCGCCTTAACCTTCTTTACCACTTTTTGTTTTGCTGGTTTTTCTTTAACTTTGGTTTTTTCTAATTCTGGTGTAGGTGAAGGCACATTCTCTAATATAACAGGGTATTCATTTTTTGTAACCTCGGGTACTGTTACTTCTGGTTCTGTTACTGTTGATTCTTTTTTTCTGTTAAATAATAAATATCCGATGTAGGAAACTGCCAATAAGATTAATAAGACGATTAAGGTTTGCATAAATTTAGTTTTTTAATTTGGTTATTATATATTGATTACGCTGATTTGTTTCAAAAAAAATCCTTGTCAATTAGATTAACAAGGATTTCGTGTGGATCTGCAGGGAGTCGAACCCTGGTCTCCTTCAGTTAATACTAAGAATTCATTCACAGGCTTAGAAAGTTTTTTATAAACTTACAAACTAATCGGGTTTATGACACCAGCAAACATTTTGCTGTCTTTTAGTGACTTACAGCGTCAGTCAGAGAACTTATACTAACAGCGATCTTAAGGGTATTGATGTTATCTCAGGGTTACTGATCATAAGCTCTACTTTTTTGGTACTGTTAACCCTTTTTCCCAACGTCACATTTTTTTAAACGGAGTAAGTGAGACTCCGGAGGTTATGCAGCGTAAGCGTACTCAACCTCAGTTACAGGAGTACCAAACGAGTTGATAGCGTCCCAAACTGATTTTTTGCCATTTATAGCTTTATATAGGTTATTAAAGTGTTTCCAATACTAACACTGCCTGCATTCAAAGAACTACGCCTGCGGATCAATTCCGGTCAGACCCATTTATTATGTATCTATAGATTAAGATGGATTATTTGTTTCGCCTCCATATAATTCTCCGCTCTTAATTAAAATTATTTGTTATTTTTCTTCTCTTAGTAGCCAAAGTGCAATAATGCAAAGGCATGTTACCAATAAAACTTCTACCATAATTTATCTGACTTTATAATTATAAACATCAATTGCATATTGATTTACCATCGGCCTACCTGTATTATAAGCACCGAATACTAATTTCCAATCTCCATAAGTTTCATATAGATGTTTCAGTAATTTCATACTCGTTTCAATATTAAACCTTATGTCTGTTCTAAGATTGTTTCTATCGATGACTTTATCTTTCCACATCATTCTAGCAGTTGCCGGCATTATTTGCATTGGTCCTACTGCTCCGGCACAACTTTCTTGACCCGGATTATATTTCCAATGAAATGGACCTTCATATCTCGTTTCCTTAAATGCTACGCCAAAAGCGTAGTCTCTTGGTATCCCGTACTGTTCGGAATATTTTTCAATGTAATAATACATTTGAAGGCAAGGCGGGGATTGAGAATTTATAGGATTTCCCCTTACTGCTATTTCTGCTTCGTTCTCTATCTCTTTAGTTTCGAAATAAAAGAAAGCCAGAATAGCTAGCATCATTGCACCCAAGAGTGTGTATATGCCTCTGAACATTATTTAGATTTTTGAGCATTATAAATCTGATTAGCTCGTAGGTTAAAAATAATATCCATTACGTTTTTGTCATAAAGTTGATATGATCCAGATTTAATGTCCATTAGCATTAATTCATTATCTCCGCTCAGATAAACCTTAGTCTCCTCTCCTGTTTTTGCGGTCTGCATTTTGTGGGTTTTTAGAGTCGTCTCGTATCTATGATAGATCTCTGATGCTGCATAACCCGAGGCCATTGCAGTAAAAATGATAGCCACTTTGCCTAAATTGTTGAAGAATTTTTTCAGATTCTCAGTAAAGGTCTTGAAGTTAAAATTGTACTTTTCCATGTTTTTCTTTTTTAAAGATTTAAACAAATGTAAGACCAGTACACGGGATAAAAAAATTTTTCAGTGATTATTCACAGCATGGAAAAAAATAGATTTAATACTGAAATCTTTGAACTTGATCTATACCGTTGTAATTAATCTCAGGATTCGGTGACATTATAACAGAAATACCATCGGATAAATCATATATGCTCTCAATATAGCTTTGAACCTCATCCTTCTTTGATTTGTCTATACCTAGTTGATTGAGTGCGTCATTAGTAATCTGATCGACAGAATTCATAAAATTTCCGCTATCATGAAAGTTGAAGTATTTTTCATATTTTTTTAGCCAGTTTCTAATCTCTGCTTGTTGTTCAGGATTAAGATCTAAGTCGTCCATATAGTCGGAGAATTCTAGTATTTTTTTCATACAATATATATCATCTAAATTACATTCAAATGGAAGGCGAAGAACAATTACCAGGAGACGAGATATCTGCGGATAAGTCTCAATTAAATCAAGAAATAGGAAGAGAAGAAGGACAGGGATCTTGGGATCAGTTCGAGACGGAGCCAGAAGAAGATCCCAACACAGAGATTGAGACTGGGCAGGAAGAACCTGAAGTTATTGGAAATGATTCGGAAGAGGAAGAAGATCCAATAGATTCGGAAGAGGAAGAAATAGAGCAAAAAAATACCCTGCAAGGCGAGCCAAACAGAGTATTATCATTTAAGGACTTCTCTAATAAAAATTAATCCTCTGAAGTGCTCTTACCTAGATCTCTTCTAATTAGTCTTCTAACATAGTGAGATATTGATACCGGTGCATCGCCTTTAGCCAATGCGCTTTTAGCGATTTTTCTGCTAAGATCGGTTAAATCCTCTTCAGATAGAAGTACCTGTATCTTTTCTGTTTTTTCTTGTTGATTGCTCATATTGTTTTATTTATTTTCAAAGTAGATTCCTGCATGGGCTTCACCCTTTGCTTTACCCGGACTATATTTATCTTCAGGCTCTTCAGTAACCACGAATGCCTTATTAGGGTTTACTATTAATCCCATTCTTCTCATTAGTGTTCTATTTGCTAAGAATGGTGTGCTTTTATCTGTTCTGCCGACAGGGGAAACTTTAACATTAGGTATTAGGCTTCCGTTAAATTCAAGGTTAATTTCTATGATAGGTCTAGTGTGTGTATCGCTTCCTATTTCAGCATCAGAATATCCAACGATATCATTAACGAACTTTTTATCACCAACTGACCAAATAAGCTTTTTACCATTCTCTTCAATCTCGTCTGCATGAAGAGAGCAGGATTTTGCACCATTTCCTGTGTCAAATTTAGCTACCATGTCACCAATTCCAGGTACAGATACTTTCTCAAGATAACCAATTTCTAAATTAGCATAGCTCCAATTAGCCTTATCTAAGATGTAATCAAGTACATCATTAACAATGGGTTTACCTATAGCCTTGGAAATACCCTCGGTTCCAGGGGATGAATTAACCTCTAAAATATATGGTTTCTTAGTTTTCTTATCTATCATGATATCTACTCCACACCAGTGGCATCCAACTGCGTTAGCTGCTTTGCAAGCTATTTCTACTAAATCCTCTGGAATTTCGTAATTTGATACAGATCCGCCTAAAGAATAATTAGTTCTAAAATCTTTATCTACCGCCTCTCTTTTCATAGACCCTAATATAATACAGTTGTCTGAAGATGGTTTGATTGGATCAAAGTTCTTAATTATAACCTGAATTCTAAGGTCAAAGTTTGAATCGATTTTTTCCTGAACTAATATCTCGCTGTTCTCGTCAAGTTTTCTTATCGTTTGATATACAGACTTTAAAGATGCGTAAGAATCCACAATAGAAACCCCGATACCTTGGGTTCCTGATAAAAGCTTCATGATGATTGGGAATTTGCCACCTATCTTTTCTAGTGCAGAATCAAGAAATTCCTCATTCGGTACTAAAGCATATTTAGGAACGGGTAATCCCGCTTCCTCCATATATTGTGAAGTTATGTACTTATTTTCACAAACCTCAATGGATTCCAGTGTATTCACAGTGAAATATCGGTCAGCTTCTAATTGTGTCAAAATTTGCTTAGTGTAAGAGTTTTCTATCACTCCTCTTCTTGGTATAATCACCGTTGAATTGGGATCAATTAAAATTCCCTCTTTTCCAGTTTTTAATAGATGCCCATTATAAACTTTTTCTATCATCACTTGATTTACGTCAACCACATAGCATTCAACGCCCCTTTTTTCGCATTGTTCTGCGAAAGACTTAGATGTCTTACTTCCCTGCGTATTTCCAGTCAGAACTATAACCTTAGTAGTTTCACCTTTTGCTTCATTCAAAAAAGACCAAAAATCCAATACTTTACCAGCCATTAATATTTTATTATTTTTATAAGCTATATATCACTTATCTGGTCTCTTAAAAAGTGCTTAACCATTATTGCCTTCTTTAATTCGTTCAGCTCCTGTACAATTTCATGTTCTTCCTCTAAATAGAATAGGTCAATCATCTGATCCAGATTAAATAGCTTAGTTATTGAGCCTATAGAATTTGTTTGAATATACCGTTTTTTACCCTTTAGGACTAGTTCGGTCTCTTCTAATATGAATTTACGGTATAAATCATAGTTATCAAGTATGTTCCCCTGTGGCGTGTTTTCTCTCTCCATTGGATTTTATTTTTTCATAAAGCGAATCAAGATAGTCCACAGATTCCTTAGGACCTATTAGAGCATCTGATTTTCCCACAACAGCATCCAGAAATTCCTGGTCCGAATTATAGTCCTTCCTTCTTTCCTTTAGTACCTCTATCTTCTGAATATATCTTTTGTTGAATCCCATAGTGTTAAAATAAAGCGTTTATTAAGAATAAATTTGGACTTATTGTATTGTAGCCCATAACCTCAATGAATCTATTAATAGGATCCAGAATTGTTTTGGTAAATTGCATGTCATGGTCTATCGGGGGTGCATATTCATAAGGATAAGTTCCCTGTGCATAAGCAAAAACGTTATTGTCCATAATGGACTTAGTCTTAACAAAATAATAATTGATTTTTTCTCCACTTCTAATTAATGGGTACTTGTCTTTATATTTTGATCTGTTCAGCAGAAGATTATGATAAGCTGCTGCTCTAACTTGAATAGGACATCCCTTTGTGACTTCTAATGCACTTACATCATTAAGGATATACTTTTCATAGTTATTAATTGCTATTGCGGCAGAGATGTTCCTAGGCTCTTGTATTTTAAAGTCTCTTTTAATATCTTTAAGCTCTCTTACAAATTCTCTTATATCGAATGCACGGCCTTTAGCAAAAATGAATTTCGTTAGGTAAATTAGTTTCTCCCTAACAAAAGGTGGGGTTCCGCCTTTGATCATTTCCACTCCTACTGTCTTTATCTGTGAGAGTGGATCCATATGTAGACCATCTGAATAAACTAGATTAGTAACATACTTCTTCTTTCCTAAGAATATACCATTTATTGCCAGGTTCTCCATCTCGAAATCCTGGTAATTTATCGTGCCCCATTTTTTGGAGTATTTCTCAAAGCATGCTTTAAGATAATCTGCTAACCTATATTCGTTTATTTTTAAAATAAGATCTTTCGGATCGCCATTCCAATCACACGAATCTACTACCTCCTGAAAGGTAACATAGTTAGAATCGGTGTCTCCATAAATAACAAGAGGTTTAGAAACTCTCTTAACCTTAGTTAATTCTAGCTTGTCGTGGAGTTCCTTATCTACATGCCAATACTCATGAAAATATTTATGAAGCACCTTCTCCGAATATTTGATCAAGTCCTGGCCCTGAAGTGTCACTGCCTCCGCAACGTCAGGGTTAAAGCAAACAAACCAATTATTTCCAATCGCTCCGTAGATGGAGTTCATCGTTAATTTTACAGCCTGTTCCTCGTTCTTTAACTCGTTCTTTAGTGAGGTAAGTTTTTCTATTCTTTCTTCAATTTCTTTTATTTCTTCCTGATTCATTTATCTTAAATTTGTTGGGTCATTTGATACCCTACCTATATTTTCAGGATTTCTTGGTGATTTTAGATAAACCCAATTGCTTCCATCGAATGTATTCCAGTAAATATAATCACTTGGCCCCTGATTGGTTTCGATGAAATCATAGCCAAAATTTCTTCTGCAGAAATTTAGAAAATTGAATCCCCCTGGATTTTTAACTATTTTACCATTCAAATCATTTATAAGCAATCCTGAGATAGATTGATCGTGTCTGTGTCCAACTTTACCACAGTTTCCGACATCAACTCCGTAAAAATCCCTTACTGGTTCATCCAATGATGATAAACTAGCACACTCATCTATAAGATTCCATTTTAACCACTCAGATACAAAATCTAGGGTTTTCTTTGATTTTTGAAAGACCATCATGCCTGAAGCATGCTGTATGGAATGGCGATACTTTTGCATGTCCATTCTATTCATACAGGACTCTGTGGTAAAGTTCTCATGCGTATGTGGAGCAACTTCGTTATTAACTATCCAAACACTTTCAGTGCTAAGTATACCACCGTTTGAGTTGCACAGTTCTTTTATAACGTCAAGGCTAAACACCGAAGAATCGAACGATAGATTAGTCCAATGCTCGGGGGAAACGTCATTATAGATTAAAAAATCTCCATCCCCTATTGACTTTAAAGCTTCTAGGATAGTGAATGGCTTATAGCATCTACCGTTCATAGCAGGATCATAATTATCTAGCATCTTTTTATTCTCCTTATAGAAATCTGTCGATAGTATATCATTAAATTTCCAAAAGAAAAAATTAGAGAATTCCATATGGGAATTACCTCTAAGAGTTTCTAAAATAAAATCCTGAGTTGATGAATATTTGCCATCCTTACGCCCATATCTGTCATCAGATACGGTTACAAATGAAATGTTGCTTGTGCTCATTAATTATTATTTTTCAACTAATCCTATCGCAATCGAAGTAGACGATTGTTCAGAGCACATGACCAATCTGTTATCGTGTACGTAAACTTGGCAAGTCTCAGCTTCCATGTATGATAATTGTCCTTTGTATATGTTTGAGATAACAGATTCCGACGTGGTTATTTCAGAAGCACCCAAATTAAGTTTGTATCTGAATGAGTCACCAAATGAATGCGCATTTTTTTCGTTTATTTCAAATGCTAATACTTCCTCTGAGTTTGTTTCCAATCCACATAAGGAAAGAATTGTGGTAAAGTCTGATTGGTAGATCTTGAATTGTGCAACTGCATCTTCCTGTGAATGTACCATGCTTAAGATTTTATCTTCGACATAAGATAATAATCCTAGATCTGCACATCTTAATCTGATGTTTAATGAAGCAGAGATAAGTTTAATCTCAGTAGATACGCAATCACCATCTACATTATCAGTAGTAAGTTCTAAGTAAACGTCCTCTTCTGGTCTAAAGTGTTTAAATGCTTCTATTAATCTTGTAGCATCCAAAATACCAATTTTAATCCTATCAGTTTTTAATTTTGTCCAATCAACATCTCCCTCCATAACATCAGATAATAAAATACTAGTGTATTTCATAACCGATTTATCCGCGGTGTGAACTTTTGAGAATAAGCTATCCTTCGTCAATTCAAGGATTACACTTTTTTCTACTGATTTAAGTCTTTTTAAAAAGACTAGAAAATTTTGGATGCTCGTTATTCTTAATTTCATTTTCTTATTATTTAATAGTTCTAGATTTATTTTGCAATTAAATTTCGTTTTCTTCTAAATTTTCATCCGAAATTACTGTATCCTCTTCATCTGGTACCTGATAAACTTCTATTCCCTCTATCTGATTTGTCTCGAATAGATTTATCATGGGTTTGAATGACTTAATTTTACCTAATGCCTGTATTTTCTTAGCCGCTTCTTTGTGTATTTTTTCCTGATCCTTTACAAGCTTTTTAGCTTCAGTTATTTTTTCTTTTAACTCTTTGATATCAATCTCGGTTTGTTTAATATGATCAGAGCTTAGCCTTATTATTTCAATCCTCTGCAATCTCTGGGAGATCCAATTTTCAAATTCTCCCAGAAATGCTATGATCTCATCGTTTGTTCTTTTCTTAGATATCATGAAATTAAGGAACTTTAGTTTTGCTTCCAAAAACTGTAGCTCTCTAGAATAGTCGCTAAGATCCTTTAATAACCTTTTTAGCTTAACCAATTCAAGATGACCCTTGAAATGATCTAAGTACTCTTTGACAGAGGTGAATTCCATAACGCCACCGTCACGAATGAATATAACATCCTCTGTAACTATAATCTTACACATCCTTGATATGATTTCAACAATTTCGGTAAACCTGGTATTATCCATACCCCTTAGTGAAACTATAAGATCGCATTTACTTTGTGACCTGTTCTCTATCCTATACTCACATCCGGAGTTTTCTAATTTAGAATCTAGCTTATTTATAAAGCTATCATATCTCATTACCGGTGGTAAATCGTAGATGTGTATTGTTTTTTTCTTAGCATCAACATCAAATCCACTTTCAAATAACCACGTATTATCCTCGTTTCTAAATTTTGATATCTTACCTGAGAAATCCTTAAAATATGGTTTAAGCAATTTCGGAGATCCATTTAGATATTCTATAATATCTTCTAATTTTCTAGGAAGGATGTTACTTCTGTACCCTACTGCAATACCAACAACGTGAGTTAGTAATCCAACAGGAACTTCAACATGAAGCCAATCGTGGCCACCCTCTTCGTTCTTGTCATTAAGATCATAGTTTTTGAATAGAAAATCTTTGATCTTGCTATTGATTTTAACCGACGTGTATCTGGGAGCAGATGGACTTGGATTGACTGGGGATCCAAAGAATCCGTCACCTTCTAAAACACTGAATGAGCATCCGAAAGGTCTAGCTAATTTAGATATAGCTCCAGAAAGTGAAGAATCCCCATGATGGTAAAGCCCGGTTTTGATTACCTCTCCAACCAAGCCAATGGTCTTATTAAATTTTCCAGGGGAGTTCTCTAATATTAATCTCTGAACTGGGGTTAAAGCATCATAGAAATTTGGTATACCTCTGCTTTGTAAAACATATAATGCGTACGTTCTATATTGATGATTTATTTGATCCGATATGCTTAAATTTTGTAACATTATAAATTTTTATTATTAACTGTTTCTTGAGCCCTTAACTAGATAAATTATAAACGATTCGATCAATACTGAAACACCGCTTTGAATTATTGGGTATGCTATGTAGCCAACCCATTTGTATGTTGTTATGTAAGGAACTTCATCTAGTGCTAAAAGTGGAACGAATATAATTATCCCAACCCATAACCCTGTGCATTGTATACAGGAAAGTAGTTTTCCAAAAAATGGATACTTTACAAGAAGGTAATTTCTAAGTGGATCAAATATAGATCCGTTTACTAGGATTGACGTAAGTGACCATCCAAGAAATAAATATAGTGTAATCATAGTTTAAAAATATTCTATTGCTTTCATTTGTTCTTCTGTAAGGAATTCTGGTATTTTAACATTTACCTGGACTAGGATGTCACCAAATCCAAATCCATTAAATTCTGGTAATCCTTTGCCTTTTAATCTAAATATCTTACCTGGTTGTGTTCCAGGGGGAACTTTTATTCTAAAGCTAGATCCGGTTAAGTTGGGAAAATCCATTTCAGTACCTAGACAAATATCTTTGAATGAAATGTATTTCTCGCTTACTAAATTTATGCCATCTCTACGATAAACAGGATGTGCATATTCTTCTATTGCTACAACAAGATCTCCTGGATTTGAAGGTGCCTTTGCCCAATCACCTTTAGCAGCCAAAACGTAAGAAACACCATCTATAGATCCTTTAGGTATATTGAAATCAACCTCTTCCTCTTTTTTAACCGTACCTGTTCCTGAACAGTCATTACATGGCTTTCTAGGTTTAGTCCCATGTCCTCCGCAAGATCTACATGTTTCCTGTGTAACCATTTCTCCGAATTGATATTGAATAGTTTTATTAACCCTACCAATTCCCCCGCATGCAGAACAATTTACAACGTCAGCATTTTCTGCACCGGTACCTTTACATGGATCGCAGTGGACTCTTCTATTAAGTTTGATCCTCTTATTTACCCCCGTCATCATCTCCTCCAAAGTTAAAGCTACGATAGTGTTTATATTTCTACCCTTGTTTACCATTGGCTCTTGAGATCTCTTACCCTGACCATTGAAAAACGATGAGAAGTCTCCGCTTTGAAATGGATTTGTTCCGTTCCAGAACTGTTCAAATGGATTACCCCCACCCGCTCCAGAGAATGGACTTGGGTTATCGTGTTTTGATTTTTTGTTCGGGTCAGATAAATTATCATAAGCCTCAGAAACCTCTTTAAATTTTTTCTCCGCATCGGGATCATTCCCTGTTTTGTCCGGATGATATTTTATAGCTAACTTTCGGTAAGCCTTTTTTATTTCATCTGGTGAAGCTCCTTTATGAACTCCTAATATTTGATAGTAATCTTTCATCTTGTTATTTCTAAGATTTAAAAAGGTTTTTTATTCTAGAAATACTTGGAGATTCCTCTATAAATTCCCTGTTTTTCCATCTTTCTTTAAATTCTTTGCTTAAATCTAGAACTTCCTTGCAAACTTCATAATCTTCTAATCCTTCCCAATAATTGAGAATCCTTTCAGTAAATTTATCTAGCTGGAACTCGTCATTAAACACATAAAGTAAATCGTTAGTTCTACTTCTCAGCGAATCTATAAAAAGATCCTGAACTGCTCTTTCTATATGCTTCTTTATAACTTCGAACTGCGGATGTTCCCCTTCGTTTCTGAAATCATTTATTTGGAAGCCCCCGCTGTTCATACTTTATATCGAAAATTCATTTAGTATTCTAGCTACAGTGTTGAAATTATCAATATCATAAAGATCGGTCATTTCCAACCCAGATTCTTTGATACCTAAATCTGTTTTTTCTTTACCGAAACTGTCACAAAGATATTCATACTTTACCAAAGCTTCCATATTACTATCAACAGTATATTTAATCTCCTCTGTGTTTTCTTTATTAAGAATCATATTCTCAAAGTTCTGTATGTTCTCTCTCATAATTTAATATTTTTTTATTTTCTTTTAAGAATTTGAGCAAAGCCAAATCCTTCATTTTTACTTCAAACTCTATATCAAAATTAAGTCCATAAGTTTCGACATTTCCCCATACCCAGTCTGTATGAGCAAGCTCTTTTGATGATTCGTCCTCATAAAGTTTTTTAGAATCAGAGTAGTGTGTAATAGCAGGTATTTCTTTAGGCCAAGTAGATAGGCATAGAGCTAGTGCTTCTTCCTCATTAAGTATTGACGGGTTACATCGATTATGCAAATAATCAAAAGTAATTGGAATTCCAATGTTTTTATGGATTAAATGGAATAGATTAACCGCTGTATACTGTGATTTCTTATCGTCAACTTCAACGACCAGTCTTTTCTTAACTGAATCTGATAGTCTTTCGAAATTTAAACAGAATCTTTCTGCAGCTTCTTCTTTGGATGGTTGTGTCGTATTTACGTGTATATTTATGGGATAAAATAAACTCCTATCTAAACCCATTAGATCAAAGATTTCTCCATGCTGGTTCAATTCTTTTATTGCTTTAATAACTACTGATGGATTCACTGAAGCTAAAACGCCATACGGTGATGGGTGAAATGTTATCCTCTGATCAGTTCTCTTTGCAAAATCTCCACATGATTTCAATATCTCTAAGATAGCCTGATAATCAGGGAGATCCATTATTTCATATTCAGAGCACCAGGGAAAGATGTCACTGGACATCCTAAACATCCTTATGTTATTATCATCATTCCACTCTAGTATCTGTCTGAGATCTAATACATTCTTTAGAGCAAGTTCGGAGGCATAAGCAATACCCTTTTCTTCAAAGGTCTTTTTGACCATTCCCCTATTTGTAGAAATTTTGTCCTTAGCTAAACTTAAATTTATACAACAATAACCATATCTTCTTTCCATTCGGTAAATGTATTAAAATATCCCGGTATAAAAAAATTAAACAATCGAGCTTAACCATTTTTTTCTCTCCATTGCAGACTTACCAAATGCCATATCTAAATGGTACTTAGTTTTCTTGTCTTCAATTAAGACCGTTATCCTTTTATCCTTCATCACATAATCCCAGTCTTCAAGAGATAATGAGCCAAGTCCTTTTAGGTATCTTACGTTTCCTTTATCAGATTTACCCGATCCCTTCTTAAATTCTTCAAGTGAGTAGAAATACTTTTTAGCCTTATCCCCGGTAGTAACTAAGGGTGTTTCCAAAAACTGTATTCTTCCCTGTTTAATCATCCAAGGGAACCAAAGATAAAATAGATTTATTAAGAGTGAAGTAATGTGTGCTCCGTCAGGATCCTGGTCAGTAGCTATAACAACCCTGTCAAATGGACACTGTATATTTTGTCCCTCTGGATCCAGATTTAATATCTGCATCAATTCTAAAATTTCTCTGTTATCAGAAAGATCAGATAAGCTTCTTGCATTTTTAATCTTTCCCTTTAACGCATAAACAGCTTCTTTCTTAGGATCTCTTTTTTGTAATATAGATCCCATGGCACTAAGTCCTTCCACTATAAAAAGAGTTTCTGGTCTGGAGGATGCAGAGGGAAAGTATTTATTTGATTGTTTTATTCTAATTGATTTCTTATCCCTTCTTATCTTTTTTAGCTCGGTCTCTTTTTTTCTGGCATCTACAGCCTTCCTAATGTTCTTGTAAACCTCGCTCTTAAAGAATCTAGCCAATATAGGATCAAAGTGTTTTGCTATGGTTGGCTCTACCTCTTCTCTTTTAGAAACGAATTTAGTCTTATTCTGATCACCGAATCTAACGATGCCAGGGGAAAGATTCAATACAATTAATGTGTCGTAAAAATGGTGTCCCAAAGAATCATCCAGCTGTCCGTTGATTCTATCAAGAATTATCTTTTGGTGGATGCCAGTACAAAGAGCACTGTTTACAAAAGAGAAAGATCCAGACTCCGAAGTTTTTTCCCAGATTAGTATTTCACCTATCGGTGTTTTTGCAGTCCAATCGGGTGAAAGGAGACTTGTTATATTCTCTGTTTTTCCATCCCAAATGAAATCAATCTTAAGGCTGGCAGTTTTAGATTCGGTCTCTAATACTCTTTTCTTTAAACAAAGGTATGATTTTATTGTTTGATAATCCCATTTTGAGTTATCAAAAACCTGGTGATTTGGTATGAAGGTTACTCTAGTCCCTGTTTGCCTACTCTTTGCTTTAGGGGTAACCTTAGCAGAAGATGCTTTAAAAGTTTTCCAAGTCTGTAAATAAGCTTCATTTGGATTGACCGTTTCAATCTCAAACATATTTGATAAGGCATTAACTAAGCTAACCCCCATACCATTCGTTCCTACGAGGGTTTCTGTGATTGAATCATTATCAAAATTGGATCCAGAACGGAGCATGGAAACAGCAGTTTCGATGTTACTTAGACCACTCTTTTTGTTTATCGTAGATCCGTTGGTAAATCCGTCTCCGGTATCGGTAATAGAAACAGAATTCTCTTTTATGTTAACATCGACTATTATTTTCTTCATCGGTGTAGACATCCTTTTTGCTTCGTCTACCGAGTTTGAAAACACTTCATCAAATAACTTATACATTCCAACCGAATGTTCTTTTACGACGCCCTTAATGATGCCTGCGTCAATTATAGGAAGTGTTTCCTCGCTCCTTTTAACACTGCCAACATAGATTGTTGGTCTTTTTATAATGTGTTCAAAATCTGTAAGAACCTCGATGGTCTTATTAACTTTACTCATATTTTTATGTAATTAGATCCGGAGATTATATGCTTAGATCAATCAAAGTTTCAATAAAAAACTCCAACATTTAAAAAATATTGGAGTTTAAGTTATTTAAAGGGATCTAATAATTAAGATTTATTAAAATAAATCTCCATTATTTGATCTGGTGATATTTTAACAGTGTAGTAGTCTTTTAAACTTGGCTCTCTTTTAATCTTGCTTACAAAAGAAGCAGGAATACCGATTAAATAATCCTTTCCGATCTCTCTAACAACTCCTTCGATAGCATATTCAGAGTCAACAAAAACGTTAATTTCGTCTCTGTATTCTTCATCCTCTGGCCTATCAGCTCTTTCGATTCTACTTCCGTATATAGCTTGTTGTCTTTGAGCCATTCTTTCTCTTTCCTTTGTCATTAAATCCCTAACATATCCAGGAGCATTTTTACCTTGGGTAGGTAAATCTGCAATAACATTAACGGAAGCAAGCTCGCCAGCTTCAACCTTGTTTAAAAGCCCTTCAATAACCGCAGGAATTTGGGTCCATTTAATTTCCATTTCTGGTTTAGACTTTGTATCCTTTACGAATTCTGCCTCATCATAAACTGGGATAGCGCCTTCGTTTACCTGATTTTCGTAAGATTCATATTCTAGTAAATGTTTCATTAATTTAATATTTTTTTCTTTATATATCATTTATTTATTATAAATAGTCCTTTATGTTAGCATAGGTAGCCAACGCATTGTACTTTCTGGTCTCTTCTGGTGGTAGATTAGTCATTTGTTTATACATTAGCACCCTATCTTCATCTCCCATCTCCGGCCAATACTCTTCTAGAGCCTGTTGATAAGCCATTCCTTTTTCCATTAGCGCAAAGATGGAATACAAAGTTGTTTTAGTGACTGAATTATCAGCACAATTGAAATTCCGACCAACCGTCTGAGGTGCTCCCTCCAGAGATGTGAGATGATTGTGACGACAATTGAAATCCCCGTCAACGCTCTGTGGTGCTCCCACCAGTGAGGTGAGCTCATTGTTACGACAATTGAAACTCCACCCAACCGTCTGAGGTGCTCCCTCCAGTGTGGTGAGCCGATTGTCATAGCAATTGAAACTCCCACCAACCGTCTGAGGTGCTCCCTCCAGTGAGGTGAGCTCATTGTCGTCACAATAGAAACCCGCACCAACGGTCTGAGGTGCTCCCCCCAGTGTGGTGAGCCGATTGTTATAACAAACGAAATCCCCACTCACGTCTCCGAACTTAACACCTTTAAGATCTGTCAGACCCTGTTCGCTACAATAGAAACTCCCAACCACATCAACAAGACCTGTTTGTGGATTAAGCTTCCATTTTCTTTTTACACATTTATCCAACCAGCCAATCTGCTTCGCTGTAAGTGCAGCTGTCGCACTGGCTTCGAATAGTGCATATGGTAAAACATGTTTCATGGATCATTATATATCTAAAAATTAATGGTGGTTTATATGCAGTTCACAGGGATCGCTATTTTAATCTAGATTTATAAAGCAAAAATAAAGCAGACCGAAGTCTGCTTTATTTAATAAACATATTTTAAATTTAATAAATTATCTTCTTTGCATTTGCTGAGCTTTTTCAGCTGCTTGCATCTGCTGGATCTTCTTCATTTTCTCTTCCGATCCCTTTTTATAGAAGTCCATATTTTTTCTTAATCTCGTCTTCTCATCCTCAGGTAAGGTGTTAAAGAATGGTGCACTTAAGATTGCTGCGGTCTTTTCTACAGATAAATCAGGATTTCCTATATAATATGCGCAAAGTGAATATTCATCCAGAAGTCTCCATTGCCATATCTCGGGCTCAACGAATAGGATATCACCAGTTCCCCTTGTTTTTATAGCAATATCACCATAAGCAAAAGCAATAAGAAATCTTTTCTGATCTCTAAGTTTTCTCATAGTATGGAAAACAGCTTCTAGTCTTTCTGGTCTGTATTCCCAAGCTCTAGAATAGCACTCAGTAACTTCTTTGTCGGATGCACCAATCTTCTCTTTAATTTTAGCAATCATATACATTGAGTAATAAACTTCCTCTGGCCATTCCCCCATGTTGATTCTTTTCTCGTAAGCCTCGATAGCTTTCTCGTGTTGCTCTGAATCCCTGTAGCTTTGTGCTAGATAAAACATATATCTGGTGTTATTAGGCTCATCGACTAGAGCTTTTTCTAATATAATAGCATCATTAGCATATTTTTCCTGTAATGAATTAGCTCTTTTTAATGGTGAGATATCAGCAATAACATAAGACATTGGAATTATACCCTGTGAAATCTCGGGCTTGTCCAAATGTAGGTATTCATGGAGTACCCCTTTATAAACCCAGTCCTGATCTGATTTTACAATCTGTACCCTATGGTATTGTAATGTGTTCAGTTTATATAAAATCTGATATCCGTCAGGCTCATTTGTTAATCCTACAAATGGATTAGTTCCGGGAACTTCAGGATAGAATGTATCATCCGCATCTATTATCCATCTGTAATCGCATCTTCCCTTTGCTAGTTCTAAACTCTCTGTTCTATTAACCTCAAAGTTAACCCAAGGTCTTTCGTGGAGCTCACCCTTAATATTAAGTTCTGCTGTTGTTTCTCTAATGACATTCAAAGTGTTATCCTTAGATCCCGTATCAACTATAACCCAATACGAAATATACGGGGCAACAGCTTTTAAACATTTTGCTATTGTATCTTCCTCGTCTTTTACTATCATAACCAAGCATAAGGATATTTCTTGCTTGTTAGATAAAGGTTTTGACATTGATGCAGTTATGGGTTTTATTTTCCCCATAGGGACTGCTTTTTTCTTAAATTTACTCATTGGTTGTATATTTTAATTATTATAGATCTATTTTTTGTTTTTCCTCCTCTTTTTTGGAAATAAAGTAAAGTTATCCGGTTCATCTATTTCATTAAAGGTTATTGTGATTTCATGGCCAGATTCTCCGCTAAGTGTACTAATTTTTTTTATGTTCCTATTAAAATCTTTAAGTCTTATAGATTCCACGTTTATCTCTGAGTTTTCATATAGCCAGTATTTTATTTCATGATAATTCTTTTCAAAAACTGAGTATCCAAATTTAGAATCACACTGGGATATTTTAATCTTAAAAGTTCTAAGTCTTTTTGAAAAAATCTCTAATGAAATCATATTATGCGGATTACCCGATGCTACCAATCTATTTTCTAAATCCAATATAAATAAACACTTATATTCCCCTAACATAGCTGACTGGCTAGATATTCCTGATTTTTCTAATGAGTTCTTTATACTTTCGTATGGGTCTTCTGGAGAATATACATCAACAAAACAGGATATTTCCGAAGTTTCAAAATCCCTAATTGTTCTTACCTCTAGATCTGAATGCTCTTTGAATACACCAAGTATTATATTAAGGGAATCCTGTAGTAGGATTCTTTTCTTTTGTATTTGATTTTTTTCTTCAGAAATTTTTTCTTTTAGAGACCTCACAAAATTCCCAGATATACTTTCTGTCATGGTCTAGATTTATTTTTTTGATTTCAAACCAAGTCTTTCCCTGACTTGTTTTAGCACTTTATCCTTTCCTTCGTTAGCTTCTACCTTTATAAGCTTACGACTTTTTTGATAAAAGTCTAATAATGGAAAAGTCTTCTCGTGATATTCTTTGAATCTTTTCTCAACTATTTCTTCGCTAGCATCATCTTTTCTATTCTCTTCCTTAGCTCTGCTTTTTATTCTTTCCCTGGCTACTTTATCAGGAAGATCTAAGTAAATGGCATGATTCAAACCTAAGCCCATTCTACCTAAAAGAGAATCTAGTCTTTTTGCTTGCTTTATCGTTCTAGGAAATCCATCAAGTATAACATTAGAACTGGGATCAATTTTTTTAAGTTCAGCCCTGAGCATTTTTATCATCATATTATCAGGAAGTAGATTTCCAGCATCTATGATTTTTTTTATATCTTCATCTTTGGAATTTCTTATTAGATCACCAGTTGACAAGTGGATAAAGTTATAGTCTTTTTTTAATTCCTTAGATAATGTTCCCTTACCTGATCCAGGTGCTCCTAAGATAACAAGGATTTTACCCTGGTTATCAGGAAGTTGTCTTTCATTTAGTGCAAAATCTTCAAAAGTTTTTATTCTTTCCATCTTTTTAATATTTTTTATGATCCACAGGCGATACAATCGTCTGGGTTGTCCAAGCTACAAACTATTCCGGATGTAAGCTCTTCCTCTGCTGCTTTGCTTAATTCCTCGCTAGTCATGCTTCCTAAGTCTATTTTCTTGGATTCAGTTTCGACGTCCTCCATTCTTTTAAGAGATTCTTTAGCTTTGGCCATATCTATCCCTAATCCTGCAATTGCATCAACAGCAGATTTAGTTCTTAGGTAGTACATACCAGTTTTAAGCCCTAGCTCCCAAGAGTGAAAATGTGCTGCCGTTAATTTAGCAGAGTTAACACCCTCGATGAATAGATTTAGAGACTGTGACTGACAGATAAATTTACCTCTATCAGCTGACATTTGGATTAGATCCTTTTGTTTGATCTCCCATACTGTCTTATAAACTTCTCTGATCTCCTGAGGTATTTGTGGGATATTCTGAACAGATCCTTTGTGTAAGATAATAAGATTTTTCATATCCTCACTCCAAAGATCTAATGAGATTAAATCCTTAACAAGGTGTTTATTAACTAAAACAAATTCTCCACTTAATGTTCTTCTCGTATAGATATTAGATGTGAAAGGTTCGAAAGCTTCGTTATTACCCATGATCTGAGCTGTTGAAGCAGTTGGCATAGGGGCTAACAATAAAGAATTTCTAGCTCCATTCTTCATAACATCCTTTCTTAATTTAGCCCAATCCCATCTTCCTGAAAGTTGCTCGTCTTTAAATCCCCAAAGATTGAATTGGAAATCACCTTTACTTAATGGTGATCCGTCAAAGGTTTCATATTTACCGTCTTTTTTAGCTAACTCCATTGAAGCTGTCATAGCTGCAAAGTATATAGTTTCGAAAACTTCCTCGTTGGTTTTCATAGCTTCCTCAGAAGTAAATGCTATTCTCATATTAGCAAAAAGATCTGCTAAGCCTTGGATACCGATACCAATTGGTCTATGTCTAAAGTTAGATTTTTTTGTCTCGGGTGTTGGATAATAATTAATATCAATAACCCTATTTAAGTTGACCGTTGTTTGATAGGCAACATCATATAATGCTTTATGATCAACCTCACATTTACCTCTGTTAATCTTAGCAGTTCTTGCGTCTGTTGATTTTAAGAACTTATTAACAGGTATAGAAGCTAAGTTACAAACTGCTTGCTCATCTTTATCAGTGTATTCTAATATCTCTGTACAGAGATTTGAACTTTTAATCGTTCCAAGGTTTTGTTGATTTGATTTTCTATTAGCAGCATCTTTATAAAGCATATAAGGTGTTCCCGTTTCAATCTGGGAATCAATCACTTTGGTCCAAAGTTCTCTCGCTTTAATAACCTTTCTTGCTTTACCTGCAGCTTCAGCTTCAATATAAGCTTTTTCGAATTCGTCACCGTAAAGTTCCCAGAGTCCGGGAACGTCGGAAGGAGAGAACAATGACCAATCCTCACTGGCCTTAACTCTCTTCATGAATAGATCAGAGATCCAAAGTGCTAGAAAAAGATCTCTCGCTCTTAGTTCTTCTTTACCTGTATTCTTTCTTAGGTCTAAGAAATCTTCAATATCTGCATGCCAAGGCTCGATATAAATAGCAAAGGATCCTTTTCTTTTTCCCCCACCCTGATCTACGTATCTTGCAGTTTCATTGAATACTTTTAGCATCGGAACGATACCATTTGATGTACCATTTGTTCCTTTGATATAAGAACCAGTACTTCTAATATTATGTATGGCCAAACCTATACCTCCAGCATTCTGTGATATGGTGGCTACATCGGTTAAAGTTTTATAAATACCCTGTATAGAGTCATCAGACATTGTTAAAAGAAAACAAGAAGATAATTGGGGTTTTCTAGTACCTGCATTAAATAATGTAGGCGTAGCGTGTGTCATCATATGGGTAGATAAAAGTTCGTATGTTTTAAGAACGTTCTTTGTGTCTTCTCCCCAAATTCCAGCAGCAACTCTCATATACATGTGTTGAGGACTTTCAGCTGGCTGTCCTTTCATCTTTAAAAGATAACTTTTCTCTAATGTTTTAAATCCAAAATATTCAAAATTAAAATCCCTTTCATGTATAATACCACCATCAAACTTCTGTTTGTTTTTCATAACAGAGCTATATGTTTCTTCGTTGATTAAACCTGCAGGTTGATTAGTTTCTGGATCTATGTAAGAATATAGATCTTGAATTGTTTCCGAGAATTTTTTCTTAGTTGATTTGTGTAATTTAGATACCGCAATTCTAGATGCCAATACCGAATAGTCCGGATGTTTTGGTATTAAAGAAGCTGCTGTTTCTGCTGCAAGATTATCTAGTTCATCTGTTGTAATACCGTCATAAATTCCTGCAATTACTTTTTGTGCGATTTCAATCGGATCAATATAATCCCCATTTAGACCATAAGTCATTTTTCTTACTCTGTTTGATATCTTCTCGAATCTCACGGGCTCTTTCGAACCATCCCTTTTTATTACCTGCATTTTTTAGTTTAATTATTTTTATTTAGAAGTCTGTGTCGAAGTCGAACGAATCTTCTGATTTGTTCATTACCCCTGATTTTTGATACTCGCCAACTCTTTTTTCAAAGAAGTTAGTTTTCCCCTGTAGTGAAATGTTTGCCATGAAATCGAAAGGATTTTCTACATTGTATACTCTAGAACATCCTAAATCCATAAGCAATCTATCAGCTACAAACTCAAGATATTGTTTCATCAAATCTGAATTCATTCCTATTAATCTAACTGGAAGCGATTCGGTAATGAACTCTTTTTCAATCTCTAGAGCGCTCATAATAATTTCTTTGATTCTTTCCTCCGAAACTTTATTTGATAAATGATTATTATGCAACATAACAGCAAAATCTGTGTGCATTCCTTCGTCTCTCGAGATTAGCTCATTAGAGAAAGATAGACCTGGCATAAGCCCTCTTTTCTTTAACCAGAAAATAGAACAGAAAGATCCACTAAAGAAAATACCTTCCACTGCGGCAAACGCCACGACTCTTTCTTGAAAGTGCGGTGAGTCTATCCATTTAAGTGCCCACTCAGCTTTTTTCTTAACAGCAGGAATAGTATCGATTGCATGGAGAAGAGTGCTTTTTTCTTCCGGATCTTGAATATATGTGTCAATTAAAAGAGAATAAGTCTCTGAGTGTATATTCTCCATCATTATTTGGAAACTATAAAAGAACTTTGCCTCAGTGTATTGAACTTCAGACAAAAAGTTCTCAGCCAGATTTTCATTTACTATACCATCGGAAGCTGCAAAGAAAGCTAAAACGTTCTTGATGAAATATCTCTCGTCGTCGCTTAATCTGTTTCTCCAATCGTTTAAATCCTGAGCTAGGTCAATTTCCTCCGCTGTCCATATGCAAGCTTGTTGTTGTTTATACATCTGCCAGATGTCGTGGTGCTCTATTGGAAATAAAACAAACCTATCTGGGTTTTCTTGCAGAATAGGCTCAGGTATAGAATAAAAATCTTTCATGTTTTTAATTAGTTTTTTTAATAATTGTTTTCTTGTCTTCTGATATTTTCTTTATTCTTACTTAAATAATAATTATAAAGCTCATCTGCGGTCATACCAACAGAGACCATCATATTAAATAAGAAATGCTGAATATCAACCAGCTCCATTTTAAGTTCTTTAACATCTTCTGGAGACAGGTCAGATACCTTCATGGAATAAGCTTTCTTGTGATTACTTTTCCATGGCTTCCAAACTGCGTTACCAATCGATGTTTCTCCATTATTAGAAACACCGCCTAGAGCGTCATATGCTTCCGATATTTCATCATCTATTGCTCTGGTGTTCCAGAGCCAGAAGTCTTTAATCTCTCCTAAAGAAAGATTTGCGAAATCGTAACCATAGACTTTCTCCTGGGTGTTTTTTTGGAGTGTCATTAATGTGCCCAAGTGATGCGTGGACTTTACGTAGTCGTCCTCAACGGGAAGATCTTTGCATTGATTGTCTGTATTTGCCATATTTGTGATTTTTGACTAGGTTTTTTTGTCTATGCCTCCACCACCGGGTTTTTTATATATCGATCTGTTTCCGGGGACAGGGGCTTGACGTGATTTATTTTTATATTTTGCCTATCTTTTTTTTCAGCTGATCGATTTCATATTCTAACTCTAACATTCGGTCCTTAGTTTTACGACGTTTACCGTACAAATCCTTAATAATTATTTTAAGTATAGGATCTTCTTCATCGGAAGCAAAGCATGCCCCGGAGGCAGTTCTAATCCAATCGTCTTTGGGATTTACTGGATTTTTACCTCTATATGCTTCAGGCGAAATGTTCCACTGAACCATTGTATTTGGGTATAGCGATGCAAAGTCATAGCAGGCTACCCATTCATGTAATCCTTTTATAGGTTCTTTAACATATCCACCCGCAAACTTGACGTGTACCTCCTCTCTTTTTTCCACGACAAATAGCTGTTTACGGTCTAAAAACTTTCTAAGCATTAATACTTCCGTCGACCAAACAGGGGAAAGGCATCGATTTATCTCCACCCCGCTAATCATAGCGATTTTAAAGAAAGTCTGCATGGTCTTTAACTTCTGATCGATATAATGTACTAAAGCACAGTCAACTACGTTATAGTAAATAAAGTCCTCGAAGTTTGACTGGTAAAGGTCTCGGAGGGTTCCGTTATATTCAATCTTTTTAAGTCCTATTGCTTTGTCTGCTACGTAGTCCAATCTATTGCTTTCTTTAATCTTGATAACTCGGTCCCACTTCTTGTAGATTTCTAAGTAGTCAAACATTAATAGATGAACCGGAAGCTGTTGCTTCCCTATAAGGTATCCCCCAGGTGAAATAATTTTTGGATCAATCCCAAGTTTCTTCGCTCTGTTAATAAGATAAGGCCAGTCATATCCTAGCCAGTTCCATCCTGTCATAACCGGCATTTTAGGTCCAAGTTCTTTAAAGAATGTATACATCATATCATATTCGGTCTCGAACTGTTTATATTTAAAGGACCATTCATCTCCAAACTTCTTGAAATATTCGTTGGTCTTCTTATAGATATTAGCTTGTTGCTCTGGTGTCAATGGATCTAGCCCTAAAACTATCAATTTACATTTGTCTGTTGCAATACCTATTGATAGAACACGATTTTTAGCATTCTCTGTGTCTAGTGCTGCTGCCATATCTTCGGTTATCTCGACCTCAATATCGACAAAGTATTTCTTAGGATTCTGATATACCCAAAGTGGTGCTGTTAATTCAGGATCTGCTTCGATTAGAATCTGAGCCATCCTATATTTGTCGTATTTTTGAGTTTTTAGTTTCTTTACCGAATCACCTGTCCAGGTTTTCCATTCTTTATCCTTAGCGGAATTGCTAGGACTGCACTTTTCCCAAACGAATCTTTCTGATTCCGGAATGGGTACATCTAGGAAAGCTAGGTCGCCTTCTTCTGTGAAATGTGATACTTTAAGATATTCCCCTCTGTTCTCAATGTCTACGATCATTTTTTTTATTTACGTATGTTTTATACCAATACCATCTTTTTATTTCGATCTTTACTTAAGTTTCATGAAGATATATAAAAATATGAAGAATTTAAAAAACATTTACCAATTTATCAATGAGTGGCTTGATTCACCGGGTAGTATCGACGTTCCTGGTCAGAATTCGGAAATTAGAGTCAATTCTAGAAATTACAAAACACAGAATCAGCAGCTTCCCGAAGTTGTTGATGCTATGTTCGAGGCAGCATATTTTCACGATTTTCTAGATGAGGAGGGCAAATCAGAGGAATTTAATAAATTTTTAGATGGTGGGAAAAAATCGGGTGCTCAGGTAACAAGCTATATAAAAGACTCTTTTAAAAATAAGGCATCTAAAAAGAGAGATTAATTTTTAATATCCGCATTAAAACATTAGATTTGTAAGAAAAATAATATGTACTCAAAAATATACGACTTTTGTAAAGTCAAAAATTTAGGAAATTGCTACAGAAACGGGGAAAGCCCAACACCGAGGGTAAACTTCATATTAGATCTTTGTGATCAAATGGGGCTTAAATACGAGTTGGATATTTTCGCAGACAACAGATCTAGTGCTGGTGATGATATGACAATGAGGGATTTCCGCTACATACTAGATACCCTGTCACCCGATAAAAGAAAGGATGCACTGGATCTATATAAAGAATTCACCCAAAAGGTAAAAGATCTTGACACCGACTTTGAAAATTCGGGTCTAGAGGATGATGATTCTGCTATCGATTTCCACGAGGAAAAATATTACCAGCTGGAAGATGAATACTCTGAAAAATTAAAAGGAATTGCAGGAGAGATAAAAAAAGGTGTTAATAACTACTTCAATATAGTTCTTCCTGGATCATCAGATAAATTTGTTGTAGCACACCACGACATCGTAAATAAAGATTCAGATAATGCCAATGATAATTCTTGCTCAGTTATAAATGCTTTAATGATTAAGAAGCTAAGACCTGAGGTAAACGTGGTTATATTAGACGGAGAGGAATTCGGAGGTATAGGATCTAATCAATTAGCACAAAGAATTAAAGCAGGTGATTTCAAATGTAAATGGGTGCTTAACCTAGAGCTAACTGGTAAGGGCGGAAAAAGCTTCTTCGTTGGAGCTATGGGAACACCTTTAACAGATTGGATCGCAAATAGATTTGAATGCCCAATCGTAAATGTGCCATTCAATGATTCAGTGATATTTAAGAAATATGGAATAAATAGCACTGTGATTAATCCTCTTCCTGTAACAGATGAAAAAAGCCCGGTTATAAATAAGGATGGTGAATACCTAAACTTTAAAATGCTATTCAACTGTCACAAAATGACAGACTCAGTAGACAGCATTGATCCAAAAGATATGGAAGAATTCGTTAATGAAGTTTGTCTAAAAATAATAGACGAAGCTTGAGACGTATAAAACTATTTGAAGAATTTATTGAGTATGTTATGCCGGTAAAAAAGCGTAACATGAAAAACATAGTCATTATACCTAATTGGAAGGTCTATTAATGGCCTTTAAATAAGCATCCAGCTTTTTATCAGCAACCTCTATATTTAAGTTTCCGTTAATAAAGATTTCCCAAGAATCCCTGCCATATTTACCTATACCTGGCAGCTCTATAGCATCTCTAAATCCCTCAACCCATTTCTGACTTAACTTTATTATCCGGGATGCTTTTACATTCTGAAATCCGGTTGTTTTTATGACCGCTGCCAGCCTTTCTGGATCACACCCAATAGTAGATATGGGCGTCGGGATAAGTTCAAATACGGAGCTTAAAATCGGTCTTACTTGCTTATTATTTGTTTGATTTAATAGAATACAACAAACCATCATTTTCCATGGCTCTTTCAGATAATCCTCCTGTATTAGTATCTCTCTTTCCCCCATTATATTTGTATTCCGGGTACCCAGTGGGTCATTCTACCATCATCGGTAATCTCATGAACTACTATGTTACCTAAAGGATCCTTATCCTTACGGTAAACATGAAAGGAGAAAACAAAATCCCCGTGGTTGTTGTCCATGTCGGTGTACGTGGCTAGAGTTGCTCCCCCTTGTTCATACGATGTTTTAATTATGGTCTTTATCCATTCGCATAGCTTCTCCATTCTATCCATCGGAATGTCGCATATTTTTAAATGTGGAGAAATGCCAGCTCTGTAAAGTGCCTCCGATTTTATATAGTTGCCTACGCCTGAGATGACCTTCTGATCCATGATAGCTTTGCAAATGTTTTTGTTTGGTGATTTGGTTAATCTAGCATAAAATTCAGCAAAAGGAACTTCATTATTTAACATATCTGGTCCTGATGAGTTTAGCTTCTTCCTAATCTCCTCGTGATCAGAATAGAAAGAAATGTTACCAAATCTCCTTACATCCTCAAAGAAAACTTCGGAAGAGTCTGAAAATCTAAGTACAAAATGCGAATGCTTCCCTCTAAGGTCTCTCCATCCCCCACTCATGCCCAACGTGTTCCACATAAACAGATCTCCAATTTTAGCATAGATAAATTTACCTTTAACTCTGACCCAGTCAACCTGGAGTGGACCTGCTGATAACGCTTCCCTGATAAGTGAAATCCCGGTGGGTTCTTTCTTTAACCATTTTCCTCCGAGTATTTCAGCCTCTGTTAGTTCTTTATAAACTATTCTTTTGGCTAATCCCTCAGCCATTCTTCTTACTTCCGGTCCTTCTGGCATTTCTTTTCTTTTTGCAAATATAATCAATAGACCCGGTATAAAAAAATAAAGCCGAGCTAATTTAGCCCGGCTTTACCTTATAATTTATTTATATTATTGCTTGATTTCTTCGTACTCTACATCTTGTAAATCTTCCGCACTATCAGAAGTTTGTTCGGAAGGGGATTCAGTTGCTTGAGCTTGCTGATCTGCTGCATATACAGCAGAAGCTATTACATTCATCTTATCAGAAAGAATCTTCATTGTGGATTCGATAGCATCTAAATCGTCACCGTCCATGATTTTTCTTAATTCTTCTATTTTATCAGAGATCTCTTGTTTATCTGAATCACTTACCTTGTCGCCAAAGTCGCTAATCGCTTTTTCCATCTGAAAACACATAGAAGAAGCTTCATTATAAAGCTGAGATTTTCTTAATCTCTCCTTATCTGCCTCTGCATTTGCTTCAGCATCATTTTTCATCTTTTCAATTTCTTCATCAGTTAGCTTAGATCCTGATTCAATTCTAATATTTTGAACTTTACCTGTTCCCTGATCCTTAGCAGAAACCTTAATAATACCGTTGGCATCAATATCAAATGTAACTTCGATCTTTGGAATACCCCTCATTGAAGGCGGAATATCAGTTAACTGAAATCTGCCAAGAGATCTGTTATCTGTAGCCATTGCTCTTTCCCCTTGTAATACGTGTATCTCCACTGCTGGTTGGTTATCAACAGCTGTAGAAAATACCTCGCTCTTTGTTACTGGTATAGTTGTGTTGGATTCGATCAATTTAGTAAATACACCACCTACTGTTTCTATTCCTAGAGAAAGAGGTGTGATGTCTAACAAAAGAACGTCTTTAATATCTCCAGCTAGCACTCCTCCTTGGATAGCAGCTCCAATAGCTACCACCTCATCAGGATTAACGCCCTTGGAAGGTTTCTTACCGAAAAGTTTTTCAACTTCTTCCTGTACCTTAGGTATCCTTGTAGATCCGCCTACTAAAATAACCTCATCAACCTGAGCAGCTGTTAAACCTGCATCTTTCAATGCTTTCTTACAAGGTTCTAATGTTCTTTTAATTAGATCCCCGCACATAGACTCGAATTGAGCTTTAGATAATTTCTTTACGAAATGTTTAGGCCCATTTGAATCTGCACTTAAATAAGGAAGGTTAATCTCTGTCTCATTAGAAGCAGAAAGTTCAACTTTTGCTTTCTCCGCACCTTCTCTAATTCTTTGATAAGCCGTAGGGTCTTTAGAAGCATCCACACCGGTTTCATCTTTAAATGCAGCAACTACCCAATCGATAATCATTTCATCAAAGTTGTCACCACCTAAGTGGGTGTCACCGTTGGTGGAAAGAACCTCAAATACTCCAGATCCTATTTCTAGGATTGAAACGTCAAATGTACCGCCACCTAAGTCATACACTGCAACCTTAAGATCTTTGTCACCTTTATCCAGGCCATAAGCTAAAGCTGCTGCTGTTGGTTCGTTAATAATACGGAGTACTTCTAATCCTGCAATTTCACCAGCCTCTTTAGTTGCTTGTCTTTGGCTATCGTTGAAATAAGCAGGAACTGTAATTACCGCTTGGGTAACAGCTTCTCCTAAATACTCCTCTGCAGTTCTTTTTAGATTCTGTAAAATTATTGCCGAAATTTCTTGGGGTACGTATGTTTTTCCGTTTGCTTCTACTACTACCTTATCACCCTTTTCTTTTTTTACTTTATAAGACATTTTACCTGCCTCATTTTTAATCTCCGAATACTTAGATCCAATAAACCTTTTTACTGAATAGATAGTATTCTCTGGGTTAGTAACCGCTTGTCTCTTTGCAGAGTCTCCGATTCTAATGTCACCATCTTTAAAAGAAACCACACTAGGTGTAGTTCTTTTTCCCTCCTGGTTAACAATAACTGAGGGTGTGCTTCCTTCAATTAGGGAAACACATGAATTTGTTGTTCCTAGGTCAATACCAATTACTTTTGCCATTTGTTTTAAATTTATTATTTTTAGTTGATTTCTGAGAAAAGATTCCGTTATAGAATCATATTTCCTGTAATAAATTAATCAAAATTAGATCCGAAAGAAATTTTTAGTCATATTGTCATTTCATTCCCAAATAAAGTGACTTTTTGTCTACCGAAGCCCACAAAAAAACCCGATCTACCGACCGGGTTTGTCATATCAATGAAATATTATTTCTTCTTTCTTTTCTTTACGAATTCAAGATAATTATCAACAGTCTTTGCTTTCTTTTTCTTAGCTGCTCCTGTTCCTGCAGTAAGACTTGTGAATTTGTCACCGGACCCATTATTAGTTGAATCATAAAATCCGCTATTAGTTGCACCTGCTGAGCTAGGTGGAGATGGATTACCCATTCCCGATACGTTGCCCAATGTAGCTAATCCCGGAGCTGGAGCTGCTGCTCCCATATCCTCATTCATTTTATCTTCGTCCATGCCTTTAGCTTTAAGATATTCTTTTAGCTGCCAGCTTTCTACACAGTAATCATTCTCATTTAGCCATTCGGTAACGGCTTTAACGTATTGTTCTGAAGATTCGCAATCACAAATAATGTCATCTAATTCTTCTTCCTCATCCATCATGCAGATTAAGGTTTTTCCATTTGGTAATTGTCCTGTTGGGTGAAACATATTATTAGTCTAAGGTTTGTTTTATATTGGTTTTAAAAATACGAACTATATTGCCGTCCGGATTCTTAGTGATATATCCTATTATATCATTGTATATATCATATATGGGAGACTGTATTAGTAGTTTTCTGTTTAGATTGTCCAATACCCATTTGTTTAGGATCTTGCTTTCCTCTTTTGACATATCTCTTTTAACAGACTCAAATTCAAAACTGCTTCCTGTACAATTACACATTATCTATAATTTCCTCTTTCTTGTTTGCGTTTAATATATTGCCAAAGGTATCTTAATCCCTTTGCATACTCAGAAGGTCTGCTAAAAGGCTTGCCGAAGTCTTTTATATCGTTTCCGTTACCCTCCATTCTTTCGCCGGGATTATCCTCATTCTTTAGTGGATTATATCTTCTAACCTTTCCTGTTGGGTGGATAGTATAGAATACTTTATCGTGGCCCTTCTCGTTTTTATTGTTGGTTACCCTAATAAATTTTAGAGTGTTGTTGATTTCCTGCTGATGTGATGTATCCTCTTTGAAACCAAGTTCTATTAGTCTCTTATAGTCAACTGTCTTTCTAACAAGATCCAGGTTAAGGGATCTTCTAGAATCTGATTTGTATTCCTCATCCGGACTGTATTTTTCATATTCTAATAGGTACTTCATACTCTATATATTTACTTTAACTCCTCAAGATTCATCCGGCTTCCCTGACCCCAGTAATCTGCACCCCCGTAATAGGTGCAAATCTCTTCATTTTGTTCTATGTCTCTAATTGCATAGAAGAAAAAAGTCTCCCTTGGTTCTGAACTTTTCCATGCTGCATTGGGAGAATTTGAATGATTGTAAAGTGCTCCATAACCAGTTGGTATAACCTGTGTAACCGGAGACACAGTAGGCCACATAAATCGATAGTGTTCTAGTACATGCCAACATGATGCATTTACGTGTAGATCCAGTCCTATAACTGTGCATTCTTCTATGATCTCACCCTTTCCTATTCTGGATTTAGCAAAAACACCATATCCGTGGATTGGGCTAGGTGAAACATAAACTTTTTCTGGTAAATAAATTTGTACTGCCATTTGATCTGTTTTTTAAGTATAGGTTATACACACAAAAAGAAAAACTGTTCCGGCTTAATATCTATTTAGAATTTAGCCAATCCCTATAATCTTTTAAATTCTCCAGATTTTTTTTCCCCTTTTTCTTTTGCTTAGAGTCGGGATCAAGAAAAGGTACTATTTTACCTGGGCCTTTTGGCTGGAACGTCGGAATACTGTCAGATCCAACAGGTTCCAAACTAACTGGCATATCACCAATGACTTCCTCATCCACATGGTGTGGCAAGTTCTTATGTTTCGTAGAAGCATATTTTTGAAGTTCCTTCTTAGTCATGCTATCTGCAAGATTCGTAATGGCTTTCTTGTATTTTGGATTGAGATCGGAAGGTTCCATCGCTCCCACTTTTATTGCATAGGCCTGGGCCATTAATCGTTGTTGTGCTGTACTAAGTGCTGGCATTTCTTCTGTTGATTTTTTTGTGATCTATATATCCACACAAAAAAGGACTTATAAATATAAGTCCTTTTGTTTCTTGTCCCATTCACTTTGTGTTATGGGTTTAGAGGATAAATCCCAATTCTTATCTGGATTGATAATTTTCTTTTTAGATTTGTACCAATCATTGAAGGTCCAAATAAATCGATTATATCCCTTGCCGACTAAGGCAAATCCACTGTCCCCTGGTTGAATAGCCATTGGCGATTGAGGGGGAGCATAAAAACTTGTTTCAGGATTCTTTGTTTTTGACATTATTAGTTGCCTACGACAGCCTCTATTTTTGATTTCGTAACTTGAGTTGTCTCAAATCCTCCAACTGAACCATCTAAGTATTCAGCCATTTTAGTTTCTACGTCAAGAACAGATTCGCCAGATACTAAGAATTCTGCTTTTTTATAAACAGGATCACCGTTCTTGTTAACCTCTCCAGACTCAAAACTTGTTTTAACTACGTAATAGCTCATTAGATTTTTAGTTTTAAAATGTTAATTAAGCTTTTTTGTTTTTAAACTCTTGCACTTCTAATCTAAGATCTTGAGCAAGTTTTTTAAGTTCCTGCATAGCTTGTCTTACTCTTGTACCAGCTGAGCCGTTACCTTTGTCGAAAAACTTTTCAGCGTCTCCTTGAGTGCTTTCGATTAATGCTTTGATTTGTTCGAATTTTTCCATGATTTTTTTTGTTTTTTAAATTGTTACTATTTATACTTGTTTATTACTGATTGTTTCGTCTTATCTGCTAATTAATACAGATTTTTTTGTTGATCCCTGTTGAACCGACCAATTTTCTCCTAAATAAGAAATAATAATTGACTTCATAAACTCAATATATTCACCCTTACCGTCAAATTCTAAATTGTCCTGTATTTCATCATATATTCTATTGGTCTTAGGATTTGATTCTAGATAGCTGCTTAAACATTTCGATGCGTATTCCATTATTCTAGAAACCTCATTTCCACCTGCTTTGAATTTCATAGTGTTAGGCTGAGGAACTTCCTCTTTCTTTACCGCTATGTCTTCTATTAATTCATGAGAAATCTCATTCAATGTAAGTACACAATATGAATTTTTAGGTCCATCTATAACTTCGTTATTAGAATATTTTCCGATTATGAAATGAAATCCTTTTTCATCTTCACCCCTTTCATCTTCTATATCAAAGAAGTAGTTGTAAATATCCCCGTTTTTTACCAAGAGGAAAGGAGAAGTACCGAATCCATCTGATTCATGCATAGACCTTGACTCCAGATCATTTATTTTGAATTGCTCGAATGTAGATATTATTCTTCTCATTTTATTTTTTATTTTTCTATATTTTCTTTTAGAGATTCATTCTCAAGATCTGCGATTTCACTCTCAGTTACGATTTCCTCTGATTCTTTAATTTCCTTTCCGTTAATAGAAGAAAGTAAACTATTATAGAAAGAAGAAACACCCTGTGGTACAAGCTTTTTAAATGTTAGGAAATCTTCGTTCCCTATGGAATTTCTAATTTCTGTTCCTGTCGTTGTTCTTGGGGTTTCTACAACTTCTATTTCTTCAGAGAAATCACCGCCAGCTTTTTTAAGGTATTCCGATTGTTTCCTGTAATCATCCATCCTATCGTCGCCAGCTCCTATTAGATTAACTTTATACCCCATTTCTTTTGCTATACCATATATAACACCCAATAATCCTTTTTTAGTTGCAAAATATCCATTAATTAGTCCAGGATGATCCTTAACTACTGCTTCCATATACTTGCCAATAAGATCCTCATTGAATGGGGATTTGCCCGATTTATTATGACCTGGATTAACCACAGCAACTATACTAGGTAAACCGTTTTTCTCTTTAAGTAATTTTGCCATCTTTATATGACCATTATGGAAAGGCTGGAATCTGCCAACTAAAATATTAACCTCATTAAGCTCCGGTTTTTTGTCTTCCCCTTTTTCATCTAATTTAGGTTTTTCTATGTCCTTCTTAGTTGTATCTATTGTTTCCAAAGCCGAGATAAATTCATTATAAGAACAGAAGTGATCATCATCCTTAGTGCTCTCTTCAGATTCACTAGTTACGTAATCAACTTTTTTAGGCTTTAAATTATTCTTTTTAAAATCTAAAAATGAAGGCATTTCTGACTCCATTACAGCAGGTTTCTTTGTTTCAGTCTCTACCCTTTTTTCTATTGAGGATACGAGTAAATTGAATTGATCTATTATACCTGGTGTGATTATTCCACCTGCTCTCTTTTTAATCTTTCTGAATGAATTAAGAATAAGCTTAAATAGCGATTCAAAAGCTTCGTCTTCTTCCAAATACTTTAGTACTCTTCTGTCAGTTATAAGATTCTTATTCAGTCTGAAGTCTTCTTTCTTTAAATATTCTGGCTCTTGAAAATCTGCCCCTTTGTATTTGTATCCATATTCGTCTAGGAATTTAGAGAAGACATCAGAAATAAAAGAAATGTATCTCTCATCTTCGGTAGTTCCTGCTATTTCAAAAGTATCCACACCATTTTCTAGTATGAAGTTCATCACATCCAGTATAGTAATACCTAAGAAATCGCTAGGTTTTTCCTCTGTTCTTTTCTTAGCCTTTGATTTTGCAAGCTCAGTAAAAACAGGATCTACCATTTTAGATAAAATAGGTTCTTGCTCTTCATCTTCTTCCCCGAATCTAAATACTATTCCCTCTATTGGCTTTTCTAAATCTGCATTTAGAGCAGTCTTTTTTAATTCAGGATTAAGCACGCCAATAATAAATGCAACGAAACTTCTTGTTTTATATTCGGTTACGAGATCTTCGAAAGGTGTTCTTAAGAAATCGAGTATTCTATCTTTCTGCTCTTTTTCAAGATACCCCTGAAAAATGATAGGTGGTCTTTCTACCCCTAATAAATCTGCCCATGTATCTAGATCATTCTTACCCTGAATTGTTCCCTTAGGTTTTCCACTTTGATCTTTCTTATGGATATAAGAAAGTATTAGATTATTCTTAGGAACTTCATCATAAACTATCTCAACCGGAGCACTATTTGCAAAGTACTCTAATCCAAATCTCCACCCCCTAGGGATTTCTTTTATTATGTGGGGAGGCAATGATTCGATATATTGTATGGGTTTTTCATAGTACTTCATTAAAGTCCTATCTACCAGGGTTATTGGATTTCTCTGATCTCTTTTATAAAAATTAAATTTTCCTGTTTCGCTATCTCTTTCAACAATGAAAGCAGACCCGTCCATTTTCTCGTTAACGGTAACATAAGTGTTGAAAAGATTATCGATGAAATCTTTTCCCTTCTTATTATAGAGATCATATAAATGACTAATTCCTGCCATGTTTTAAATTTTAACCAATTCTGTTTATTTCTGTTGGTATTTCTAGACCAGCTCTTTCAAGATATTCCAGAAATCTTTGTTTTATTTCAGGTAATCTTTCGTGTAGATCAAATTTTGGATCTTCTATTATATCTAATAAAGCCTCGAAAGTTTTAACATCCTCTAGTTTATATCCCTGACCCAATGCAAAGTTTATAAATTCTTGAGGATCTCTTGTCACAAATCTTTCGCTTCCCTCTAATTTCTTAGAGTGTTTTAATCGGGGGATTCTAATTCCTTTGTATGATTTCGTGTGCCAATATAATCCGTCACTAAGAATCAATACAGGTGCATTATAGTCCATGATTTCCCCAGTTTCATCTGTATCTATTATTTCTTTTCTAGCGGATAGTATGGCTGATAAAAGCCAGTTTCTGTGTGCTGATTTGTATTTACTCTCGTCCACTTTATAATTGGGCGAATAGTAAATAAAATCTGCCCATTCCATGCTGGATAATGGGATAAGGTCCAATTGAACTATGCCCTTTTGTAAATCACCTTCTATTGGCCAGCCAAGGCTAACCACGTTTAATCCCTTCAGATAATTTATTTCTGGTTCAAATCCAAGTGCTTCTGCAAGTTGTGTTCTTAGTATGGTATCAACCGTTGCCGAACATTCTTTAGCGCCTACCCCATGCTCTCGTGAAAAGAAAGTTGTATCATAGCCAAGATCAAGATCACCTGATGTGTCATCGGGATTCTTTTTCTTACCTATGCTTCCGATTATAATATATTCCTCCCCGTACTTATCAACATCTATACCTAGAAGTGGAAAAAGAATTTCTTTGATACTATCAAGGGTTTTAGGAAATTCATCTTCACGAATTCTCCTTGAGGTTTTTATGGCAGCGCCACCCTCAAATATCTTGGAAAAGCCTGAAAAATTTAAAACAGTATTACCCATTATTTTTTTGAATCTTATCATAATATCTTCCCATAGCACCACTTAAATAGCTGCTATATTGTTTCTCGTCGTCTGTTTTAGGCTTAAGCGGATCATAGTTTTTACCGAAGTAGCTTTTACCTTTAAGAGCACCTGATTTATAGAAATCTTCAGCATCTTTCTGTGTAACGTTCTTATCCCCTATTTTTTCCTTCTCCCAATCATCCAAGACATCTTTCTCTTTAGACTTAAGATCAGCTTTAGACATTTTAGAATAGCTATCTTTAGAATCACCTTTAAAGAAAAAATCAGAAATAGCAGCTCCTGAGCTAGCTATCAATCTTCCGAAAAGTGGAATAATTGAATTTATTCTATTAATCGTTGCCCTTCCTCCGTCATCCGGACCTGGATCAGTATCTCCCCTAAGCTTATCGTACTCGTATTCCATGTTTGCATCCACCTTTCTAAGCCATCTGCTTAGTTTAGTATTGCCTTTATATAAGTCGATTTCACCTTCAGTTAGCGATTCTGTAAAAGTATCAAATTTCTTTATCCTCATTTCTGTAGTTTTTCTTTATATATCCCTAAAATTAAAGTTTTACCTTGTATATCTTATATTCGAAGGATTCGTTCTTATAGATCTGAATTCTTGCTTCTGAGTGTTTAAGTAGATAGTTTTGGTACTTAGGCGAAGAAAAGTCATCAACAAAGTCTATTATGTTAACTTTTTCCTTACCCTCCATCTGTCTCATTCCCCTCCCTAAACTTTGTTTAATTAGAACCTCACTTTTATATGACTCAACCAAAAAAATGTTATGTAGGTTGTTTATTGAGATTCCCGTTGAGAATGTACCATAGGTTGCAATAAGTATTTTATTATTTCCTGATGCCATTCTTGATTTGTATTCCTCCCTTAAACCCTCGTTTGTGTCGCCATCTACATAGAAAACCTCTTTTTCGCTATTCTTCTCCCTGAGTAGGTTCCATATCTGTTTGCCATACTCATCCTTAACAGATTGGAATAGCACCAAAGAATTCTTAGATGTTTTACTTATAAAGTCTACTACATAATTAAGCCTTTTCTTGCTTTCAACTACAAGTTTTCTCTCCAGATTATAAACCTCATTCCCTTCTAGATTATTATTATTAAGCTTTAAATCAGCAAGTTTATCCTTATATTCTTTTTCTAACCAATCCATAACGACTATCTTGATTGAAACCGGTGTTGCATAATTATTATCGAAAAGAAAACTAGGGGATATCTCAACTATAAGTGGACCGAGAAATTGCTGTATAGTCAAATAATCCGCCGTGCCCCTTTTAGTTAGTGTTCCAGTTAGTCCGAATCTCCACCTAGAGTGCATACAATTTGCAACAATCTTTTTGATAGACATTGAATTTGTATGATGTGCTTCGTCAACAAAAACCAAATCAGCTTCTTCGAAGAATTCAGGATCTTGTTTAACCAAAGACTGGAATGTACCTATAATAACATCACATCCTTCTCTTAATTTAGATCCGCCACCTATTTGTTGTATCTTAGAACCTAGCTTATGTAATCCATAATCTTCAAAATCCTCACTACCTTGGAAAACCAAGTTTGTACTAGGAACGATCATAAGGAACTTTCTAATAAGTCCTTTCTGTCTAAGATATGCAAATATCATAAACGAGATTAGAGTCTTGCCAGATGATGTTGCAACCTCAGAAATCGAGTATCTATATTTGATTAGCTTCCATGCTGTCTCAATCTGGTAATCCCTTGGCATCTTATTTGGATCACCGCCAATGCCGCCTTCAAAAAATTCATTAACCCATTCGGTATACTCCTCCAGGGTCAAGTCCTTACTAACTATTTTATCGAGACCGTTTATCTCGATCTCTATTCTATAATCTTCGCCGATTTGTAAAACTTCTCTCCATAGGCCTATTGGAACTTTCCATGCGTTACCCTTCTTTTCAATAAAGCATATATTTCCATCCCAGATTTTTTTCTTAACTAAAGGATGGAAATAGAAGTTGTGTATCTTCTTGGTTAATGATATATCTATTTGTTTCTTCTCAACCTCGTCAAGTGCTTCAGTTAGCACTATCCATTGATGGTCGTCAGAAACTTGGAATTTAATCATTATCTATATATCTTATTTTACGGTGGACCCTCTTAGATATTCCTCAAGCGATATTCTTTGGCGAACCCCATAAAGCATATGATCCACAGTTTGTACTGTTTGATCTATAAATTTTCTATGGCTTTCTACAAGCTCTATCTTTTCTGCAATCTCAGTTAAGTCACCTTCAATTAATACGGTCTTTTCATTAGCACCGTATCTAACATCGCTTCTTTCTGAATAATCTTTTAGCTTCTTTGCTCTCTCCACTCTTCCTTTTGAATTCAATTTAGATACAATAGCTGCTAGCTTATAACTGTACTCAAGTAAAACCTGGCGTTGGCTGAAAAGATCAACCTGAGCTTTAGCTAGGGTTTTTATATCCTTCATCATGATGGCTATTACTTGTATTTTCTCTCTCCATTCGCCTCTTTCGTTTTCGAAGATCTTACTAAAATCAGTTTTTTCTGTTGACATTTAAAATAGTTTATTTTTATCTTTATCTTTATTTTTACTGCTAGTTAGACTTACCACCTTAACAGAATTTTTATTTTTTTCGCTCTTCTTTTCTTTAGGTTCCTTTACTACAGGTTCATCAAATTCCGTGCTGACCTGATCTATTAGATTATCCTTCAGCTTAAGTGGGAATTTTATGCGAGGAGAACTTCTCTCATCACACTGTTTTTCCCATTCACCAGTTTTGTCCGTGCCTGAGCTAGGATCATTTATCAATAAAATATCTAAGGTCAAGTGCTTCGTTGGTAAAGTAGTTATCAAATCTCTTAATTTTTTTCCCCGTAGTTCTAAGGTGAACAACTAGATCATTAAGATCCCATTTTCTATTCTTTGTTATATTATTTTCTTCCAGAAATTTTCCCCAATTGAAAACAGTAAATCCTTTAGCTAAAAGATCCACGCTTTTCTCTATTCCTGCTTTATCCCAATCATACCAATATCTTAGATCCTCAAATTCAAACGGAAATTTATTCTCTATTGAGCAAAGTCCAGCAGAATTTGTCCACATCCAAGAATCCATTGGTCCTTCGAATATTGTAATAGGCTGACCGAAGTCCAAGAATCCTATACCAAAAACGTGAGATATGGGATCGATAGTTCTTGCTTTTTCTATAAGCTCTACATCTTTCCAATTTAAGAGTTTTTCGTAAATACCACTTAATTTGTAAGTGAGATATTTAGATGACCCCTTTATTGAATTCATGTTTCTAACTTGTAACCCTATTATCTTATCGTCAGGGGTAAGATTAAAAAGAAATAGCCTTTCTTTTTTTCCGTCCCAGGCAAATCTTGAATCTATTCTCTGATTTCTTTTTTGGATGTATCTTTGTATTTTAGATCCCCAAACTTCCTGGAGGCTTAAAGCATTCATAAAGTCTGCTCTCTTTATTAAAATATCAGAGATATCGTTATCGAAAAAATAGCTGATGTCAACCTTACCATATACAGTTCTTCTTTTAGTACGGTTTTCTTCAATGATAGTTTTTATCAGATCCTTTTCGCTTCCCGTCAGTTTGTTGAACAAACCAAAATCTTTCATAAGGGTTATAGAATCTTTGAATATTCCGCAACCTCCATTATAGCATTTATATGCCATAGTATCCATATAGAAATTCCCGCGTTTCTTTTTACCGTCGTTGGAATCACCACAATACGGACAAGAGAAATTCAATCTGTTACCAGCTTTATAAACAATTTGTTTTGCTGGATTACCCTGAAATTCTCTGCTGAGTATTACTCCTATTAGATCTTCTATTCTTTCTGGTTGCATGGGATAAAAAAGGGGACAGCAATAAAGCCGTCCCCGGTTAGGTTATCTATTAAAGATCGTTATAAAGATCTTCTAGTGAAGATGAAGTTGAGCTAGTATTAGGTCTAGCTGGTGCTTCGGTTTGAGCTGGTTCTTCTCTTTTAGCTGAAGATCCAACTTTAGTCTGAGCAGCTTCAGCATAAATATCATCAGAGTGACTGTGTTCTGAGCCTTTTGCCGGGGCTGAATTAACGCCACCAATGATTTCATTAATGATACGAGCTTCTGGAACGGTGTTCTTAATAACACTCATAATCTTTTCAGTCATTTCATCGTCCCAATCTTTGTAATCAAAGCTTGTTAGATTTTTAGGACCTTCGTTTAAATATTCCAAGATAGCATTCATGTCATCTTGATTTTTATTCATTGATTTTCCATTTACTTGAATCGAACATTTCTCGCCAACGAAAGAGCATAAATCGTAGTTGTTCCATTCTCCTACTTTTCTAACTTGGACTGCAAATAATTTACCCTCGAATAAATCAAAAGGATTTGATGGTTCGCCATACTCGGGTTGAAGCTGAGCTTCAATAAGCTCGTTTAATTTTTTACCAAATTTAAAGATCATTATCTTTCCTTCTAATTCTGGCTTATTCTTGTCCTGAACGATTTGAACTAAAGAATAGTAATCCTCTTTTCTAGAAAATTTCTTAGCAAGCTCTTGATCTGCTGCAGAATGAGAATTTTTTAATTTCCAAAAAAGATCTTTAAGAATTGATCTTTTTCCTACTGTGGAAGGACAATCAGCAGAAAATGCATTACCACTAATAGGATCGTTTAGGTAAACGTAGTACTTGTGGATTTTTGATTTTGCTGGATTAGCTGGATTAGGTACGAATCTCATTAAAGATTTATAAACTCCGTCTTTTCCATCCTCCGGATACGGTTTGTAAAATTCAAGGTCTTTTCCTGCTCCTTGTTTAGCAGTTGGGGTTACGAACGCTTCTGCGTCCAGGTTGAAGATGTCTAAATTGCTCATGTTTTTTTAAATTTAATTTTTAGTTTTACTTTTTGTTTTCTTTTTGTTTCTATTAATTTCTATTTTTTCATTAAAATTTTCTTTTTTTTTCTACTTATATCTTTGTGATGTTGTATTCTTTTGTGATTAACCTACCTGTACGAAGACCGTTTTGTGACCAATGTGTTTTTATTGGAGCACTAGCTATATCTCCGTAGCGAGCTTGTAAATGACCGTTACGGTTATTGTGTGATGCTGTTATCTTTGCGATAACACTAAACGAATTTAAAGATGGATGAGATGCCTCTTCTGCAGAGTATAGATACTCTGACCTTTTAGAAAAATAGTTTAATTTACTAGAGGTCTGCTGTGTGTTCTGTTTCAAAATTTCCTTTAATTCCATAAATTTCTTTTAGTTCTTTCTTTAAATACAATGTTATCCAAGTTGCGTCCACAATATCATCAATCGGTTTGTTAACTACCTTAGCTGGTGTTATCCACTCAGTTTTGTTAGTTTCTAATATATTAGCAAAGATTGCTAAATTTGTTTCATTCTCTTTGTAAATACATAGAGAATTATATAGTTCGTCCTTTTTAGCATTACCCTTTAAGGCGAATTTTTTAATAGATGTCGGAGAGAAAACGTGAAACCTTTCCACACCAACCCTATCTATTATTTTTTTCCTTAATAATGCAGTAGCCATAGATATATCTATAAGTGCATTACCATTAGAGGAGAAACTTAATCCTTCCATAGCAACATGGAAATTTGAATCCCCCATAACTTCTTCTATACTACTCCAAAACGAATCAACAATTTCCAGGAAGTAAACTATTTTGATTCTTTCCCTGCCTGTATAATCATCGGGTAATTCCTTCTTATCAAGGAAGATGAATTTAAAATCCTTCTCCGCTTCTAAAACGGCAAAAGGTTTCTTTGAACTCTTTCTTAGTGATTCCGGGCTTCTGTCGGATCTTGTCAAAGATCCCCAAATATACCTACCATCTTTATAACAGCAAAAAGCGGGGGAGTTTATAGAAAAATCGATTCCTACTGCATTCATAAAAAATTTACGAATTAAGAAGGGTGAATAATCTGGCCCACCGATCCTGTATATCCATAAACTTTAGCAAGCTTTTCGAAACAAGATTTCATTTGTGCATCTGTTAAACAACTTACCAAGTCATTTAATACTCTTTGGTCGTTACCTGCAGCAGATACCAAAAGGTTTTTCATTTGGTCCTTTTCATCACCTAGTGGCTGACCATACTTCATTTCGTTTAATTCTTTTACGTCTGAAAACTTTTTCATCTTTATTGTTTAATTTAATTATATATCTTACTTGGCTTCAAGAACTATATCTAAATAGTTACATTTAAAACCTAGATTAAATGTTGTATATGCAGGGTTATTGTTTGTGTAGTTTAGCTCTAATTCAGAGAAGGAAGTAAATAAAACCTCCTGAAATGTCACCGACATAACTATGTTACCCTCGTTGTCCATTATTCTTAGCGGAAGTGACTGGATAAAAACCTGATTACTAGCAAAATTAAGAAAATCTAAAACTGTATCGAGCATTATAAAATAGTTTATAAATCCATCAGCCATTTTAAAGATCATAGTAAATTCCTTAGAGAAAAGATCCTGTGTAGGTGTAGCACTCTTATAAGCTATCTTTTTACCCAAGTTTCTAACCTGTTCTACAGAATCTATAGATAATCCAGGAAATCCCACTGATTGTATTGTGCTATTTACATATTGAGCAACATCATCAAACGGAATAGGTTGTTTCTTAATATAGTCTTCATACTTCTTAGTCACCCTTTCCGAAAAGAATCCCCTAGGAAAGTTGAAGTAAAAGCTATTTGATTTTGGATTAAGTAGCATGCTTATCTTTATATATTACGTAATGTTGATGATTTAAGAATTCCGTCTGCAGCTTTTTTAAACTGAGCCCTAGTTAATCCAGGATATTGGAGGTACCCAGGTTTACTTGGGCTTAAGAAGTAATCAACTATTGTTTGATCCGCCCATCCGCTATCATGAAATCCTAATATATGTGCAGATAAAGCACTTATTAGAGCATCACCTTGCAATGCTGCGTTTATAGGATTTGTGCTGGGTACTGTATTTACTACCGGTGTACCGGCAGTACCACCGGATGCTGGGGTAACCCCTTTAACTACACCTTGGGGTGCTGCTTCTGTCCTTTGGGGTGCTGGTACCCTGCTCGGTTTAACAGATTGAGCTCCAGTTGCTCCAGTTGCATCGGTAGGTAATGTTACAACCTCGAATTCTTTTTTCCAATATCCCCAGAATAAAACTGATGAGGATTCATTAGACACTGGGTTTTGTGATGTTAATGTTACCGGTGCTAATGTCAAACTTTTTTTTGGCTGAACCTCTGCATTAGACTGAGCAGTTACATTGCCGTTTATTATAAAGAATCTTCTATCAGTAAACTTAAGTATTTTAGTTGACTGTGTCTCATCCACCTTGAAAGCAAGCTCACCTAAAGCAGGTTTTGCTATATCATTATCAAGTAATGTAGGCACATAATTTTTATTTCCCGAATTGTCCAGAAAAGCAATCTTATAAAGACCACTATTACTTAAATCTATTTCAACTGGTATACCATTAGGACCTGCTTTAACAAACTTAAATTTATAATAGTTATCAAAAGGGGAAATAGATATACTAAGTTTACCTGAGCCTAAAGCGGTAACATTTGAAGTTCCGTTATTTTGGGTTAGATTTCCGTTGGTAAAAGTTAGATTTGCTGAAGTAGCGGTTACGTAGTTTTGTTGTATAAAAACATTGGTGTATCTAATAATTTCAATAGGAGGTGGTGACTCAGTGTTACTTGAACCTACACTAATAGAAGAGGTGGAATAAACTCTGTTGTATATTTTCTGAACCTGAGGCAGATTTTGAAGCTTTATTGGTGTTATGGTTGTTCCCCACTGTGCAGGATTATTAGAAGCATAGGATGATATTCTAATGACTCTACTTTGATCGACACTGTTTATTAATGACATTGTATATCTCAAAAAGAATGATGATGAATACGCTGCATTTCTTACGATAGGTCTGTAGTAATTAGGCGAATCATAAGCAGTTGTTTGTGTTGACTCAAACCTAGATGTCTCGATTATAGCAGCTCCTATTTGTTCAAGAACTTCTATCTGATGGCTTATGTAATAGCTATTACCTATCGAGTTTTGAAAAAGAATAAAATCCTCCACAAATCCTTCATTATCTGTTGCATAATATTCAAAGAATTGACCTTTTGCTGATTCTTTTATAGTTGCCCCTATATTAGAGAAAGGATCTTCCTGCTCTAAAGAAAGAAGAGCAATTCTTGCAGAATCATATCTCGAATACCCCTCAAAGTCAGTAGTACTTTGTACCTGCCACGCAGAGATTCTGATAGGTGCATCCGAAACGAAACCATCTCCGCTCTGGCTTATTAGTGAAGCTAAAGTTTGAGGTCTGAAGTAATCCGAAGCAGCAAGATACTTATAGTTCATATCTTTAAGATTCGGTATCTTAATCTCAAAGTATTTATCATAAATATTCGAGCCTATGACTACAGGGTTAGGATTAAGCTCATAATCTTGTTCAGTTCCTTTCTTAAGTAGTATTTGAGAAGCAGTTACGTAATTTAAGTTCTGATCTTGAAATTCTATTTTAAGTATTAAACCATCTATATTAGAAAGGTTATACCCAGCTCTAATGTGATATTTAATAGTGTCATAAATCACTAATAGGTTAGATGGAAATACTATTGGGAGATCTGCAGTATTAGTTAGCTTATCCGAATAATCGTTGAATGGAATTATTAGATTTGAATCTAAAGTAATAAAAGAGTTAGTACTAATTTGTACAACACTATTGCTTGCACTGTTGTGTGTTAAGTCATAGTCACCATTCGGGTTGAATATCTGTACAGCATTATCCTGATAACCATTGATAAGTTTATCGTATCCTATTGTTGATGGTCCGCTGTTAACAAAGTGATCCTCTGGCTGCGGTTGATCAGCATACATGTACTCCATTAGGAGATACGGGGTAAGCTGAACGTATTTTGATGTTGTGCTGTAAGCCATTTAATTTTAAATTATTTTCCGAATTGTAAAAATCTTGGTGAATAGTGAACCCCAAATCCGATATAAAATCCAGGAGAAAGTCCAACAGATGATCCAGAAATACCGTATCCAAGCTGAACCCCAAGTCCAAATTCTTTTCTAGCTGCTTTTAAAGCCTTTCTAGTATCTGCATTATCTGTAATGTCGAAAGAGTTAATGTCATTAAAAGTTAAACCTGGATAGGTTGTGGTTACCCTTGTCATCATTCTTTTAGTTTTTGGATCTCTGTATATTCCTGTTGTGATATCTATATTTTGTTCTAGATTCAAAGAAGTAAGACCAGGTAAAATTGTAGCTATGTATTTGGTTGAATCTAAAGGATCCACATTAAGACCTATTGTATATGGGGTTTTTCCTGATATCATCAATCTATTTTTTCCTGTCATAATTGGATTATGAAGGAAATTAATTGATTCTTCTCCATTAGGATCCTTAACAATTGTTGATACTATCTTAACACTATCCCTAATCTCGGTAACGATATTTATTACTGAGTTTGGGGTGTTTCCTCTTCCGCTAGATTTTAAACCTAACTGATATATCAGCTCTTTTTGATTTTTAGAAAGCTCAGAAGCTTTTAGCTCGTAAGCTGATTTTTCCTGAATCAAATGCCCATTCTCGCTCTTAATAGTTCTTACACTATCTAAAGATGCGAGATAGTTATTGTGATCTCTCTTAGCTTCTGCCTCTATGTGAGATATTTGCCCGCATTGTTTTAAAAACAGCAAGATCATAATAATGATAACAGCAAGCATCATAAATCTGCTGCTTAATACCGAAGATACTTCGGATAGTGTATCCTTATTTAATAATTTCATATATAACTTCTTTTTTCCATTTTAGACCCATAGGATCCAGTTGTCCTTCCCCATATTTTTCTGCTAACGAATCAGAAAAGTACTTCTCTCTTTCCCTGCATTCTTCAAGTTCTTGAATTAATTCGGAAGATCTGATCTCCATCTTCTTGATTGTTTCCTCTACTGTCATTATTTCACCATGGATTCTGATAAACTCCTGGGAAATACTTAAAACATCTTCTTTTTCTTTTTTAGTTAGTTCTGTCATTTTATTTTATTTTTTAGTTTAATTCTGGACTTGCCCTGTAATTACTACAGAAGCAGCACCAGAGGCAACATAAGTAGTAACTATACTTCCTACACTAGCATAATTAGTCAATGATATGTATCCGCTAATTCCATCACACGTTTTCCAAAATACCCTAGGATTTGCGTTAGTTGTACTAGCTATGCCCAAAAAAGTTAAATCAACATATAAACACTCCGTAGGGTAAGTGTTCAAAGAAGGTTGGTATCTAAATCTCATGTAATATGGGATTGATGATATAGTGGATCCCCCGCCCTTAGCTGAATTGAAACTAAAGTAATTATATACTAATCCAGCTATTTTATATGATTGAGAATTACTAATATCATTCAAGAATATTCTATATGTGTTGGTATATCCAGTATTATAAAGTCCATCCACATTTTGATCATATGAAGTAGGAATTCTAAGGAAAACCTCATTGGCAGCTGGTAGGTTATATGAAGTAGGCGTAATTAATATCATATTGCTGTCCCAAAGAGAAACAGGAGTTAAATCCATTACGTTATAAACAGTTTCCGAAGTTGTCGTGGTTGCTGACAAATATCTTGCGCTCAGCGTAATAGTCGAAGATCTAACCTCCCTTACTCTCTTAACTGGATAAAGATAAGGACCTCCTGTAGCTCCAGCAGCCTGTCCCCCTGTAGATCCGAACGTGGTCTGTATATGTTTTCCCGAAGAAACCGACCCTCTAGCTTTAGCAGAGAATATTGGTGCGTTTTTAAGATCAAAAAATTCAAAAGCAGAATCCTGAGTGCTAGAAGCTAGAATTGATATCCCTGCTGTTGATGTAGATACCCCCGAAGGGTTATTCTTAGTAGCATCAAAAACTGTTTGCCCGGCATAAAAGTAAGTATTAGACTGTACTTTTATAGGTATTCTTGAGGATAAACTTGTAGAAGAAAGAGTTAGGTTAGAAGAAGCTATCGAAAGATTTCCACCAACCCCAATAGTTGTATTTGAGTATAAATAAAAATTACCGGTTCCCCCTATATTAATATTCTGAACGGAGCTTATCTCTGCGTTATCTCCATATAATATAGATCTTGCGGTATATGAGTCTATAGTAATCCCATCTCTAGAAGATATCTCAAGACTACCTGTAGAATAATATCTCAATGAAGCTGAATTACCCCCTGTTCTCCAATAGAAACCAGGTACTCCCGTTGAGGTTGCTCCTGTTTTAGAGAAAGTTAATATAGGCCTGGTTATCTGATCTTCAGTAGAAATTAATAACTTGCTTCTATTTGGATTTATTCCTGTGATTGTGGTATAATCATCTCCTATAACTAAAGACGTGTTAAACGCACTTAAATTAGAATTTATGCCTACCACATACTTGTCTGTTACCCCAGCAGGTCCTACTATACCTCCATATATGGAAAAGTACGTAGAAGTAAATAACGAATATCCTGTATATGACCAGGAACCTCCAGTACCTAAGGTGCTTATCTGATAGTCACTAGTATTAGAATCTATCCACATATCGAAAGCATTACCTGAGGTTGGCTGGTCATCCATCTTAGACCAAAGGGTACCTCTTAAACCAGTAGCTCCAGTAGCTCCTTTTTTTCCTGAAGGCCCATCATATCCTGCTGGACCCTTAAGTCCTTGCTTCCCATTAGGTCCAACAGCAAAGGAAAGTATCTGGTCAAAATTATAATTGATCTTTCTTTTTATCACTGAAGCTGAATCACCAGCAAAAATATATTTAGTATTAAAGTGCATATTTTAAATTGCTATTGAACTTGCTGTGTACATTACCCCGCAATGATTTCCTACTATATTACCCCCATATGCGCTATAATAAACTTTGAACCATCTACGACTAGCAGAGGTAGCTCCAGTTCCCGCTATGTTCATTATGGTAAAATCTATGTGAGATGCTCCGACTCCATCGGTAGATGTTAAATCTATAGCTTGGGAGGAACCATACGGAGCATATGGTGCGACTGTAAAAGTATTAGATGTATTTAATCCCAGAAATCTAATAAATTTGCTTTCTGAATCAGTCCTAACTCTGAAGTTGATTGCCTCGTGATCATTAAGCATATTAAGCCATCCTCCATTATTATCAACGCCACTTCCGCCTGTTGCAGGTGTCCATAGACAAATACCTACGGTGTTACTAGGTCCATATACGGAAGGCCTAATAACAAAATCAGTTCCGTTGTTAGAGCTTATTCTTTGACTTGCTGTACCCCCCGCACCAGCATAGATTGCTCCTGGTATTGCTGTATACCACTGAACCGAAACAGTAGGCCCTGTTATATTGGTGTTTCCAGTTACCGTTGGGGTAACAGTTTGAGCAGGTTGTATTGAATTAATCCTTTTGTTATACCAAACTTCCCCATTAGCTTTAACATCAAATATAACTTCACTTGATGTATAAGCTAGGAATAATCGAGAAACCCTGCTAGATGCTACATTTGACTGGTATCTTAAATTTCCCTGATTTGATCTCGTGCTTTCTATCCAAAGCGGGGGGAGAGAGGTATTTAACGGATTAGTAAAATCAAAAGCAATAGGCATTTCAAATACATTTGCTCCAAATCCAAGATTTACAGCAGCATAGCTTATGTTTCTATTAGATAGTAATAGTGCTCCCGATGCTGTATGATTTAGTATGAAATTACCGCTCGTTGTTACGGAAAGTCCTTGACTTCCTGTTAGGTTTAAATTAAAACCGGTAGATCTATATCTTGAATTATTGCCTCCATTAGCAGTGGTCGAAAGCTTTAATTGGCCAAAGGGGATATCAAAAAATAACGAATCGCCATTTTTCCAAGAGAGCCCATATTTCAAAGATGTCGTTGCAGTTGTAGTCCAGTAAAATCTAGGGGTCTTTGTGTTAAATGATGTAGCTGTTGAATAGATACCCTTGGTAAATTCCATCAGATTTTTTCCAGTAGCTCCGCCGTTTATTGCGATGACAGCCTTAGAATATTGTGGGTTTGCAATTCCAGTAGCACCTACTGATGATAATGAATTGTCGCTAAGTACTAACGTGTAGTTGTAGGGATTCGTTGAAGTTAACACGTATCCGTTATATGTTGAATTTCCTGCAGATGTTGGTATATTCGGATAAACCCTAAATAGGTCCTGTGAAAGCATTCCAAATCCATATTGGTTCCATCCCGAAGAAGAAAATTGATAAATCGGATTACCTAATCCTGTTCTTGTATTTAACCAGAAATCATTATTAATATAGCCAGTTAATCCAGGATCAGTAGCTCCTATGGTCCAAATGCTACCCCTACTCCCCATGTCACCATAAGAACCAACTGGACCAGCTTGTCCCTGTATACCATCAGGTCCTTGCTGTCCTATCTTTCCGTAAGGCCCCCCTCCGAAAGTTAGAACATCAGAAAAATTAGAGTTGATCTTATCAACAAAAACTTTTTGATTGTCTCCTTCTTGTATTCTTAGTAATTTTAAATCTGGCATTTTTTCTACGGGATCTTAATAAGTTATTGTATATATCAATAAGTGAAAGATCCCCCGGAACCTCCAGTAGATCCTATGGCACCACTTGATGACCAAGGTGCATAAGCACGATAGTAAACCGTAGTAACCCCAGTTCCGGTAACCCCTCTGGCAATAGTAAGATCCACTGTTGGTGATAGGAATGGCAAGGTTACCTTGGTTACACAAGAAGCTGAAGCCCCCGTGCCCACCCCTATAAACTTGAAACCTGAAGCTGATGTTGTTGGAGAATCTGAGCTATTGTGAACTGTTATGTCAATCGATTCACCCATTTGAAGTCCTCCAGATCCGCCCCATCCTAAATTAGAGTCATTATATAGCCCAAGACCAACATGCTGTCCTGAAACTATAGCTGGATTTATTATCATGGTATTTCCGTTATTTAAAGGAGATCCTAGCGTTGCAGAAGTTCTAGAAATAAAATACCAATTTATTGCAGTAGCTCCGGAATAACCAACAGTTCTCTGAGTAGTAGACGGATATGATATACCCTCGACTGTTTTATTCATTTTAAGCTTTCCCTTAGTTGAAAGCCAAACTTGCTTTCCTGTAGAGTTCACTAGTTCCAAATGATAAGTAAATTGGGAAATCGTACTATATGTGTCACCTATTCTGGTTGATCTAAATCCAGCTGTTCCGGATGGGGTTATCTGTGTGTGGGGAGATGCAGATGCTACTGTTGCTATTGATCTAATAGGATCAAGAAAGCCTCCGGATACTCCGGATATATTAAGATACTTACTTGTTACATTAAGCTGCCCAGTTAAATTGATATTATATCCGCCTGTTGCATATATTCCTGATGTCGAGTCTACTCCGTAGTTTATATCGGTACCTTTTTGTGATTCCATTCTCAAAGATGAAAACCTCGATTCAAATCCCCCGGAAACCCCAATATCTAAAGTACCACCAGGGACTCTTATACCTAATGAATTGTCGGTTGGTATAGTAGAAGGCCAATAAAAATATGGATGTTGTATATAATCGGTCACACTTCCATCTGCTACATCACTTCTAGAAAATTCTAAAAGTGGGGAATCATTTACAGCTGAATCGTTGGAAATAGAGAATTTAGAAAGCAATTCATTTATAACACCATTCTCAGGTGTAACATCGCTTAGTATAAACAGATAGTTCTTAGGTAATGTCTGAGCCATTTGTATAGCAGCACCAGTTCCCCCGTTATATGTAAAATCGTCTATTCTGAATAGATCTCCACCCGATCTTATATTATATCCCGTTGGGTTCCACCCAGTTAACTCGAGGGTGTATATGTTACTGGTTATCGAGTCTATCCAATAATCCCCCTCCTGAGCGGATCCAGCAGGAGCTAAGGAAGAAACAAACCATCTAGTTCCTCTCGCACCATCTAATCCAGTATGGCCAAAAGTTCCAGAATCACCTATTGCTCCTCTGTCACCAGTAGGACCTACCGTACCCTGAGTTCCCCCGTGTAGCTCCACTGTTTCGTCGAAGTTATTATTCAGCTTATTTATCAGTTGACTTTGGTTGTCGCTGTAGCTTAAGGCCTGTATATTAGTATTTGGCATTTTTTATATCTTAGCTATTCTTATGTTAAACATTAAAGAGTAATAAAAACCAACTTCTGTTGGATATTCAAACTCGTATATTAAATTAGTAATCGGTGTTAATTTATAGTTGTTATTTATAAAATATTCCAATTTATATCTATCGGTAGCAAATAGATCACCTCTAACTATTTCAAGGTTAGGTATTGTTGAGTTTGCGATTTTCTTAACATAAAGATCAAATAAGTCACCTCTGTATATAGGGGCAACGTTTAAATCTATATAAGTGTTGATATCGTCATTTATTGATAAAGGATTGCCTACGCCAAACTGGGATATCATATTATCAATAAAGACTTTTTTTACCCCTGAATTTAACAGGTATCTTCTGAGTATTCTATCTAATCTTATTATACCTTTTATATTTCCCTGACCCGATCTATCTGAAAAATTCTGCCAAATAACTTCTGCGTTAGTGAATATTTTAAGATCTAGCTTATCGTAATCTACTCCAGAAAGATATGGGCCAACAGATCCTATTCCAGTACCGGAATTGCTCCTAGTTATTTCTTGGACACTCTTAATATAGCTGTCTATAGTTTCGTTTATAATTTTTACATTTTTGCTACCTGTAGTTCTGGAAATTTCAAGAGTTATGTAATTATTAGCCTGGATAGGGTCGGGGGTCTGCATAACTTTAGAACCAAAGAAAGTTTTATATTCTTTCATAGCTCTTGTTCCTGCAACAGGAGATCCTGAATTAGTACCAATGTATCTGTTATAATATCCGGCATCCCATGAAGAAGAGAATATATTAAAATCTTTTTTTGCTATCGGGGTTAATCCTATTAATGGATAAACAGGCCCTTCCGGATACGAGCTTGCCGCAGCCAATATATTAGATCCCTCAGAAACTTTAGTATATCCTAGGTTTCTTGAAATACCGAAATACTCTTTATCGGGAGCAAAATTACAGTTTCTGAAAGAAAGATCTATCGAACTAGATCCGATTAATGTATCGGTTTTATCCCGATCAAAATGTATAACCTTTCTGAATATAGGCTCATATTCTCCAGAATATCTCGTCAAAATCGAAGGTCTTGTTGGATCTGGGGTTCTTATAGCATATCCTGTTTCTACCCTAGAACCCTTTAAAGTTTGTGGTCCATTGAAATCACGAGAAACCAAAGATCCGCTAGGTTTAGTTATCCTGGTTGGTCTTTCGAAATAAAGTTCAAATTCGTCAAGGGTTAATATTGTTGAACTTGAATTAGAGTCCCATTCATGAGTTGAATATTTTATGAATGGAGAGCTTCTGTTGAATTTATCTGCAATATACGAAACAGAGCATCTTGAAAGTAATCCTTTATAATACCTAGATCCACCTCCTATTTGTATAACTGGCTTGCCCTTATATACAGAAGATGGTCCGATAGGAACTGTAACAGGATTGGCCGTCGAGAAAGGAATAGTAAATAAGTATGCTGATCCGGTAGCGACCTTACCAAATTCTATAAAACTGGGACCAACCCCGGTTGGCCATGGATAAGTTGTAGACAGAGCTGAAACAATAAAACTTCCGTCCCCAGTAGAACTCGGTCCAGTAACACCGTCCACATTGGGAACATATGTCGTATGTATTTCCTCTCTTAAATCTGTATCGTAATCTGGGTTATTTATTATGTTTATTATCCCGGTTTTTCTAGCTGTATTAACAACGCTACCTGACGGTAGGGAAAGATCTAAAGCAGCACTTAATTTTATATTATCTATAGAACAGAACTTCTGTGAGGAAGCTAAAGGTGATCTTAGTTTCTCCTTGTCATTCAGTGTATAAAGTAGGGTGTAATCTAAAACTGGACTTCCCCCCGTTCCTCCAGTATAGCCAAGATTAAATGTTTTTTGATCTTTTACAACAACATCGCAAACAAAAAGTATAAACTTCTGCTGGTCGTTTTCTATCACCTGATATTTAACAGGAGACTGTATAATTGTGGTATCCTCGGGTATTGCCCTTAATATAGCAGAGAATTTATAATCCTCGTAACCCCTATAGTATTTTATGTACCTGTCAGATTCAACAGATCCATCAAAAAAAGTATCTGATCTCTTTTTTAATACTATTTTACAACCTCTGAATATTGTCTCATAATATCCTGATGCTTCGCTATAAACAAGAGGAGTAAATAACTCCTTAGTATAGTATGTCGTATCTCTAAATTCTGAAGTATAGTCGGAAGGTTCAGGGGTAAAGTATGACGCTAAATATAAAGCATCATCGGGATCAGAGCTTTTGGCTTTATCTAAATCTATTTTATAAGGTAGATAACTATTCTGATTGTTCATAAACTCCTTAGGAAAATCTCTAGGTGGTTGTTCTAATAGGAACCATTCATGCGTTAGATATTTAGGATCAGGAGTCGTTCTTTCAAAACTTGGTGAAAAGTTAGTAGGGGAGAAAGCCGGACTGCTGTTTAGCCTATACCTATTTCCTCTAGAATCTGTACCTAAAGAAGATCCCCATTTATTTATATATGGGACTATTCTTGATATATTAGCTCTTTGTGTTGTGTAATTCTCTCTTAAATATTCGTATTCAGTATTAAGCTTACCATAATAAAATACCTCTTCCTTTGACGGATCTACGTTTTTAGGATCTAGTAGAATTCCCTGAATTCCTATAAACCCATTGAAAGTTTCTAAGTCTCCTGTGTATCCTATATTAGAATATGATGCAGAGTTAGTAGAATACGTAACGTTAGAATATTGAGCGGGAAATACAACAACATTACCAGAGGAAGAAGTTCTCGACTGAAGAGTATTTAATACTGCAGATGATGTGCTGAGATTTAAGCTGGGGTCGGAGACGGAGAACGAGGTATATCCGGTAGCCCCATAGAATAAATTTCCAGCATTATAAATATTGCCAGTCCCACCATAGCTTATTTGGCCTCTTTTTACAAAGTATGGGATGCCTGGTTTTATTACATTATCTGTATCAGGATTTATCTGAAAATACTTGTAAGTCTCGGGGGTTGGTGAATAGCTATAATCAGAACTCCAGAAATCAAAATTGAATTCTTTTACATCAAAGAAAGTAAATACACCTAAATTTAAAGAAGCAGAATCGTATACATTGAAAGATTGGTCTGAGCCTAGATTTATCTGAGAATATATGTCTTGTAGATTTAATACAAGCTTATATTCAAAATCATTAAATCCTATAATCTTTCTTGTAACAGGATCAATTTTTGGATCATCGACATAGCCATTAACAGAATCTATCATAGAAAATCCAGCATCTGTTTTAATGTAGTATCCGGGTAAAACTTGATTTGAGTATTTACTATCGAAGATTATTCTATTATTTTTATTTACTGTTCCGCCGATAAAATTAATATTCTTTTTTATACCCGATGCGTCTGTTCCGTTAATCTTAACATATCCCGGATAATTAAATGTTGAATATTCTTCCCAACTGCTAGAAGCGTCAGGCGAATTTGTGAATTGCATACCCACTGTCGGACCAGTAGAACCTGCTATTGAATAATAGGTATTATCATAAAGAACTATGTCATCCGATACGTAATTTGTTATATTATCCCATGATCCCTTATATTTTTGAATAAATTCTGGGTAGTTATCGAATATTGATATAGAGTAAGAGTTATTACCATATAATCCAGAATTCTTAACTCTAATAATAGATGATTCGCCAGAATTACCATAATCCAGTGTTGAAGAATCTACATCGGAAAGAACCGACGAAAAAGCTAAAGCTATCTCATTGGTTGTACCACTAAAAGCATTGAAATAATAGGAATTCCCCGTTGAATAATAAGATCCCCCTACCCATACCATCATCGAAGAATAATCAGCAGAGCTTATCAAATCATATCTTCTGGTTCCATCTTTTCTAGATCCATTTGGCCAATATAATTTTAACGTTAAAGGTATATTATTATCATATGCCTTTAGAAATTCAATCTCCACATAAGCTTTACCTGCTTCTTTTGCTAGATCCCCTTTGACAGTAACAAGTTTATCGTCACTTCCCGTGAAGTTCAGAAGATCTATCGTTTGATTTTGTATTACAAGTGATCCTGAAGTTGCTCCAGTTGAACCTGTTGCAGAGAATTCCCCAGTTGTATAATCAAAAGGTCCGTAAGAATACTTAGGCTCTGATCCTCCATATCCCCCGTAATCTTCAGTCCTTTTTAAGCTATAGAAACTATCATTTTTATCGGTTAAATAAAATAATTTATTAGGATCTAATAGATTAACATTATCGGATCCTGGTAAAAATCCAGTTGCATTTTCATAGAATAATCTAATACCCGAGGTAGCACCTATATTATATGGTTCATTGTTATAGTAATATCCAACATTATCTCTCGAAGGTATCGGGGTGTTTTCATTTCCTGATAAATTTCTATATTCGTAGAAAAATTCCCCATTAGTTCTGATTGTTGCAATGTCATTTCGTGAAACATACATACCAACATATCTATTTATAGTATATAAATCTGAATCTGCATCATCAAAGAAAAACTCAAGATTTAATAAATTGGGGCACACAATTCCATTTCTAGAAAATCCAGAAGTTATATAATCCTCCAAATCGATCATAGGGTCAGACTTAGCAGACGAAAGATATTGATTTAGTAGCTCTCCCTTTCTTGTATAAATACCTTCCGATACGCTAATACCTTTATAATAAGTATATGAATCATATCCCCAACTTACATCTAATGGCGAATTAGAAAACAGTTTATTATTAAATATCGATCTTATATATTTACCAATTTTTGTATTCTCTCTAAGATCAAAAGTTTTTATAGCGGTTGCGTTATTTAGTATCTTGTTTTTAAAAGTAGTGGATACATCATCTACGAGTGGAAGATTTTCAAGTTCAGCATAAACCGCAACCTTACCAGTACCACTTATTATACTATATGTTGAATTATTTGTGTTACCTTTAAAGATTTGCCCATCGTAATAATAAATATCATCACCTGAAGTATTCTTACCGTATGCTATCTTAAATTCTGTTGAAGTGTCATAATCAGCAATCACCTTATACCTCTTAGTTGCATCTATTTGGGTAACGTTTGTTGAATATGGATAGGACAAAGGATTATCGAGCTTGAATATAACGAAAAAATCTGGTATCTCATTCTTAATCCATATCGGTGCAAAGTAGCTAAAGTCCTCGGGATAATTTTTATCTATTAATGCGGAGGCACCACTCGCATAGAAGAAATCATACTGGTCAGAAAAATATTGGGCTGGCTCATTTTCACCATTTGTGAATTTACCAACTTGAAATATTATATCATTTGAAATTTTACCATTTGAAAAGAAAGTAGAGACATCGCTGGCGTATGAATTTTCTCCTGTTACTGTGTACTTTTTAAATGCGTCGTTACTCAAAGTGTTGTTAACATCCATTGAATTAAACCAAACGCCACCCCCTGAATCTACTGAAATTTTAAAATTTCCAGTCAATTTAGGATTTGTTCTAATAACAGAGAAAGAAGAGTTATAATCAAAAAGTCTGGATTGAGACATATTTTAAGCCCGTATTATGTTTTATTAAAAATTAAGTGCTTTAACTCCGCTATCAAAATTAGGAGCTACTAAAGTGTCATTTTGATAAGATCCGCTGACCTGAACATCAAAAGAGAATGCGTCATCGTTTCTTATTTGTATATCTACACCTATTTTTTTAGTGTACGTTATATTGGATAAATTTCCTAGCTTTCTCCATCCTCCTATATAGCCCAATTTATCCACTGCTCTGAATTGGAATATCAACGGGATGTTTATAGCATTAGTTTCGCCTTCTCCCAGATACGTAACAGATAATGCTGTTGTCCCTGGAACTTGTAATGGGGTATTAGAAATTGGTCCAAGATAAAGATAAGCACCACACGAATATTTACCTATTAGATATTGATCATCAGATGAAAATCCTAATTTATTTGCATACATATTATCTTCTCGAGAAGCAGTTGCTCCAGTAGCAAAATCTATCGGTGTTCTTGATGCTTGCTGAACCCAATATTGGGATAAAGTTGTATCACCCCAGAATGTTTGAGTGTGGCGGAATGGTGAATAGCTTACTGAAGTTGAGCTAAAAGGTTTAACCATATCAGAGTAGTTAGTGAAAGAATATGCGCTACCAACTGAGATTAAATAAGGGTGACTTGTATGAATACAGAATTCTGATAGGTATCCGCTTCCTAGAGGAGATCCCCCAGTCGTACCACTAAATGCGCCATTCCAAACAGCTGCTGCAGTTCCGCCAATTACTGTAGAATAGTTAGCATATAATGTAGGATCATAAGGGGTAAATATAGTTCCATTCTGAGGATAAGTTCCAGATAAGCCAAAGTTAATCTGTGCAGAAGGTGAATCCCCATCATATGTATAAGATGAACTATATGAGTTAGTAAAATATTGACCCAAATCACCCACAGATGCATTATAATAAAGTACTTGATTAAATCCGATATTTCTATATCTAGGATAAATGTATTGTGAATATGCGCTGGAAGAAGCGTAAGGCGGAGCCTGCCTAAAATCAGTTGAGCTCTCAACATCATTAGTTACTAGACCTGTTAAAGATATAGGGCCATCCCCATATCTTAGATTAGTATTATATCCTGAAGGAAAGGCAGAAGCTATTGAAGAAGGTGCTTGAATTTCTAATCCTCCAGGAATTATCGAAGCAAGTTCAACAGGGGAAGCTTGCTCGTTAAATAACTGGATGCTATAAGATATAGAAGCTATTTTACCTGCGTCTGTAGTGGTTGCACTAGTAAAGATCTCGTTATAAAATCCTGCATTAAGCTTGATTACAGATCCTTTAGAAACTTTTATCTTGTTATTGTTTGAATCTACGAGATAAACCTGCAATACACCTTTAGCATTGCTTAATTCAGCTTTCATTAATGTTAACTGATTCTGAAGATCCGTTAGCTTATCGAATAGATTTAAAACAGTTCCTGAATTATTGTAGAATCCACTGGCAATACCTACTGCATTATGGTAATAAGTGTTATTTCCTGCCGTGTATTGCTCCGATAAATGCAAGTTAAGCCCCTGTGCATCCAATTGTGCTTGCATTCGAGTAACTGCAGAATCTTCTGTATTTCTTCTTAGTGCTACATCCACCCCGGTAATCGATAGGTTATCAGGAAAAGAAATTATAACGGTCTGAGAATAATCTGAGGTTAATGGGTTATCAGGCCAGCCTGCTTCAGAAATGGAAGCTATCTGTATTTCTACCTTTTCACCTTTCGTAATAGCTAGATCTAATTGGTTAATGTTTTGCACATCAGAATTACCTGGATCTTCAGGTGCCCAAACATAAACACCTTTTTGAGGATCGTAAACTTTTTTTCTAATGTCAGTTTTATATTCCGTCCAGTTTGAGAAAGAAGCATTTTTCTTAGTACCGTCATTATCAAGAAATTCTATTTGATCATTAGGTTGCGCAGACCCATTGTCGCTAAGATATCTATATCTAACTTTGAATTGGATAACTTGCTGAGCTCCCGTAGATGGACTAATTTGAGGAGAAGGGAATGCCCAAAATCCTCTAACCCTATATTTAGGTTGCGTTACTATCTGGGGAACATCAACGCTCAAAGTATTAACCTCAGATACTAAAGATGCGTAAAGTTCTACCTTTTTAATTCTCTCCTGAATCAGTGAACTTAAGTTTGCTTTAACCGCCTGTACATTAACACCTATTGGTGTTGTTTTTTGTCCAACAACACTAACCGGTGTTATATTGGAACCTAAGATAGGACTAGAATTTACGTTTGTTAACTGTAAGGATCCTTCATTTATAGAAGAAAGCCCAGTATTTAATTGAATCTTAGATTGATTGATGGAATCATCCAACTGATTTATCTCGCTCTTTAACGAAGACTTCATTGCTAGTTTATCATTAACAACTTTTATTGGAGTTGAATCTGTTATCTGCTTGTTTATCTGTACTACTCTGAAGTTAGTCTGAGCAATAGTAGGAGCAGTCGGAACTAAACCTTCTATCGCATTGACTTTATTCTCTTTGGCAGCTCCTACAAAAATCTTACCCAAATCAGATACCTCAGTTAAATAATAGGTTTCGAGATTTACTATGGTACCACTAGAATTTTTGGTTTGTAGTTCGTTGCTCCAAAATACTATTCCCGTCGACCAAACTGCTCCAACAATATTAAAGTTATCATCTATAGCTTTAAAGAAAATACCTTGTCTTTCGTTGTATCCAATATTAACTTGTGCATATCTAGGGCCAAAATCTATCGAAGATATAGAAAGTGTATCTGCACCTATCATGATTGGCTGATATCCAGAAACTCTTTTAGCTTGGATAGATGATTGATCCCTGTCAACTGAAGTTACCTGATATTGTGTTCCGTCATTAGTAGAGATCTTATCTCCTACATTAAGTGATCTCCCATCAGTAAATGTACTAAGTGTGTCTGTATAAGTGAGATTATCTAATTTATAGTTTCTTCTTGTTTCCTGAAATTGGTTTCCTGCTGCATCAGTAACAGTAACTAAATCATCATAATAAGTCGTTACGCTAAATCCACCTACAAATCTTATTGTTCTTAGCGGTAGCTGTTCGATCGATTCGTCTACAAAATAACCTATTCCATTATCGGTTAAATCCTGTATAAATTGATCATAAGAAAGGTCGTTTCTGCCCTTTAAACTAGTATCAAAATAGTTTTTTTGAGCATCTGTTGTAGTGTTAGCGATTATTCTCTTAACTACTATTCTATCCGCTGCATCAGGAACTTGTCCTGTTACGTTTACATTTATGTACAAAAGTGGGGTAAGAAAGCTTTCAAAAAACCAGTTGTCCTTAATATCAAATGTACTAGGTACCTCTAAATTTGTTAATCTGGCTGGTTCTTTTAATGGTTCACTTTTATAAACCTGTGTGTATGTACCATCAGGATTTCTAACAGTTGCAGAAGATTCACTAATACCAGCTAAAGCTTGTATGTTATTATCAATTCTTTGGATTTCTCCTCTCAGAAATCCATAAGAAGGAATGTTTTGATTTTGGGGTAAACCCTGTTCGTCAAGGTATTCTATCGTAACAGTGTTATTAGTAGATACCGCAACCTCATTTAATCCATTTATGATTTCTAATGAATTTCTTTGGAGTCTCAGAAACTGAGCTACTAATGAACTTATTGAATTTTGTGTGCCTGCCATTTAATTTTTAATATTATTGGTTGTTAGTTAAACTTTTTCCTACTATATCTACTTGAAATTTTAAATTCTTCTCGTCGATACAAACAATTTCGAAAACTGGCATATAATCATACCCTGAAAATGAGCTATCGTCAAGAGAAATTATCAACGTAGAATAACTAACTCCTGAAGGATTGCTTAATGGATATAATCCATCTGCATTTGTTAATATATTTATAATAAAGCCTCCTGGATATACCTGATCTCCAAAAGATATTCTAAATCTTTGCCCAGATTTCCATCTAGCATTAGTACTGTCTTTTAATCTTATTGTTAAATCACCAGTTAGAGTTAAGGGTACACCATTATTAACATGCTTAAAGTAGTTTGAATAAGATACCAAAGGAATCTCATTTAATCCGCTTTGTGTTAATGTACCTTTACTTTGTGTGTCGGATATATTAAAATCCTGAACTGCATTTATTACGGAAAGCTGATTGGGTATACTTCTATCTACGATAATACCTGGACCCTGCTTAACTAGGTTAAGATCATATGATATTTCAACGCTAGTTTGATTATTTAATATAGCCCTTACTAAATCATAATTTTGATCAATAAGTCCCATTATAGACTGCGTATTGTTAAATAGGGCTTGATTTGCAGCTAATGTTTGTTCTATATTTCCTATCCTTCTATCCATATTGATAGACGTAGGACTGCTTAGTGTTATATTCTCCAAGTTAGTTACCCTATTGCTTAACTCTATGAAATCAGAAGAAGCGTTATTCAATGTTGAACTTGCATCCTGTAAAACATTCATAGCATCCATGAACATAGAAAGTGAAAAAGGAGAATAGTCATTAATTGCCTGCTCTACTCCAGTCTGATCGACGTCGGTATCAAATTTAAGATTAATCTTAAATCCGTATGAGTTGCCGTTTAATTTTGTTACTGGATTAGGTCTATATTTCTTTAATCTAGGAATATAAATGTCCCCACCTTCACTATTTACATCATCTAAGAATAAGACACCATATAGGTTTGTAGCTGACGTAGCAGGATTTGCCGGATCATATACATCATAATAGATTAATACTGCGTTAAACTCAAAATCTGCTGCGTCTGCGGTGGCGTTAAACTCCTCCAATGTAGAAATACTGGAGTTGGTTAATATCTCCTGATATGAGTTTGGATCAAAATCAATACCGATAGAATCCAATTTGCTCCTAGTGTAAACTAGGGTGTTAGAATTATCAGTCTTAGTAAGAATATAGTTAGAGGGATCTGTAAAAATGTTTTCTGAAAAATAAGTGTTTGCAGTGTCTCTTGGTGAATACCAATTACCAGCTATCGAAGATCCATTTACTCCGGTATCATAATAACTAGCAGTAGGTGAACCTAAAACATCATCATCAAAAATTGCTAATGTTGTTAATCCACTAGGATTTGTTTCATCGTAATTTCTACTAAATAGATATTCATCATTTAAAGGATTACTTGGGTTATTAGTCCATTGATAATCTGGATAGTAATTTTTATCGGTTACGTTCTTAAATAAGACATAGGGTGTATTTCCGTCCTTAGTAGGAATATAAACATAAACTTCTGAATATGCGTTGGTCGAATTCTTTACAGAGTTAACAATATCTAGATTACCAACATATTGTACAACCCTATTATAAGGTGCTCCCGTCATTCCGTAAGCTCCTGTAGTTCCGTAAGGTGCATCGCCTTCAACGTATCTTTTTTGAGTTATAGGAACGTCATTGACAATCGTAACAGTATTCTGATCTAACGCAGGGGAAACCTCAGTCGAATCAGCTGCTGAATATCTGATTGCTCCTATTTCTTTTAGCCATTTAAAAAATATTCTTTCCGAAATATTTTGCTTTAATGAAGAATCGTATTGATCGTCACCTGTTATGGTAGACTCTATGTTTAAACAATAACTCTGAAAACTTTGAGAGAAATCTATATTTGCATCGCCAGTTATAATTTGCTGAGTGCTATTAGCCCAATCGAGAAATGCGCTATCAGGACCATTCAATCTCACATAGTTGGTTTGGGTAGACGCACTGTTATCTATATCAGGTATGTTCAATAAGGCAAACTTGGAAAATCTGAATTTACTATCTGAATTATTGAACGTAAATGAAAGATCCTCAGCAGATGAAGAGAATGTATAAAATGTTCCGCCTTGTACTTGTAAAGGTCTTATAAATGGTGTCTTTGCCATTAAATTTATTTTATTTTTATTCTATTAAACCGTTACGTTGTTAGCAGATAAAACGATCCAAGAACCGTTTTGGTTTGCTTGTCCCTGTCCAACTCTCGTTTCCCATTGTAGAGTTATTGATGAACGATAGGACTTACTAGCAGTTACCGTTATACCGGATGTAGAATATCCGCCATAGGCTCCATAGGTATTAAATCCTGTATAGTAACTTGACGATGTACCTGTTATCCCGGTGTAAATAAATCCGGCTGCTGCTGAAGTGTTAACGATAGTTACCCTAGTTCCTTGAGGAATATTAGGTAGCGTTCCACCTACTGGTGATGTGCCATCAACAACTTTCATAAAGAATCCAGTAGGACCGCAGTTTGCGTAGATAACATCTTCTAAACCAGTTATAGCATAAGGTGAGTTTACCGATGTTACATATCCACCGCCACCAATTCCTGATGTGTTTGCTGCAAATGCTGAACCTGCTGTTAATCCTGTTTTATAAGTTGTATTTGAACTTATAATATGTCCCTGGGTACCTAATTGAAATGCTCCATTAGCACTTAGTCTTCCGTTGAAGCTAGAGGTTCCACCTGCTACGAAAATAGAAGATGTTCCTAAAGTTATTGTTCCGTTAAGAACTACCGCTCCTGAAGCTGTTACGTCTGTTGATTGTAAGCTTACGAACGAAGCTTGACCTAGATTATTTACTGATGCTGTTGGGGTTCCTGTGGAAGGAAGTGATAAAGCATCAAATGATCCGATTTTTGCCTGAACCTTACCCGTTGAGGCTCCACTAAGATCTAATATACCATTTACCGTGTCTATACCGAAAACTGTAATGTATCCGTTTATCCAGTTCTGTAAGATTAGAAAGTTGGAGTTAATTGTTACTCTTGAGCCTGATATAGAATCAGTGCCTAAAATTTCTGTAATGTTTACTGTTGCCATTTTATTGTTTTATTTCTTTTTGAAGTGAAATATATATCTACGTCTCAGACAACACTTAAATATGGCAATACATAAAAACGAACTTACCATAATGGACACCAAAGACATATCTTTAAGTCCAAAACCAGTGATTTATTTCCCTAAAACACTAAAAAATTCAGACAATTTTACTAGCATCAAAAAAACCACTCCGATTGGGAGAAATCTGTGCGGTTACACAAAAAAATAAATATAATATGGCTAACAGAAAAAAAAGAATTACCGACGAAGAATTTTATGAGGATTTCCCTCCTGGATATCAATCCCCTAATGCATCCAGATTCGATTTGCAAAAATTAAAGGTTGACTTTAAATTTAAAAACGAGAATCAAAAAAATCTCTCAAATCTTATAAATGACAATAAGATCACTATCGTAGCTGGCCCAGCAGGAACAGGTAAAACTTATCTAGCATGTGCTCAAGCTCTAAAGCTCATAAAGAATGATACTAGGTTTAAGAAAATAATACTAGTAAAAAGTGTAACTGTTTTAGAAGGGGAAGAGGTAGGATTCCTTAAAGGTGACCTTAAAGAAAAAATGTTACCCTTTACCATATCTTTCCTTGATAACTTTCATAAAGTTATTGGAGAGGGGTTAACCCAAATTATGTTGGATCAAGGTTATATCGAGGTATTACCTTTAGCTTTTATTAGGGGTAGATCTATAGACAACGCAATTATAATAGTAGACGAAGCCCAGAATATAACTCAGAAAAATATGAGATCTACTATGACTAGAATAGGTACAGACACTAAGATGATTATTACAGGTGACACCAAACAGATAGACATGAAAAATCCAAAGCTATCGTCTCTTGATTTAGTTGTTAAGATATTTCAAAATAAGGATAATATCGGAACAATGCACTTTGGTGTTAACGATATAGTTAGGGATCCAATAGTAAAACTTATAGAGGAAACATTCGATGAATGGGAAGAAAAAAATTCAAAGCCAAATAAGGGATAATCCGAAGATTTATTCCCTATTGAATGTTGAATCTGGGTTATTTGGAATAACTATAGCAGATCCAAATTGACCTTTATTAGCTTGTAATATTTCCATTTCCTGATACATTAGATCCTTACCTAATCTCATTGCTTGATAATCCCTTGCAAGGAAAGGTGGATTAGGATATCCATAATCGCTGGAGTCAACAAAATCAGGTCTAGTGTCATCCGGTCTTTTATCCTTGTGATCTATTACTTTTATGAATCCTGGCTTAGAAACCTCGTAGATGTTTCCTGCAGAATCTTCTACCTGATTGTATATCGTATAATATCCAGCATCTACAAAAGTGTAGATAAAGTATGGACTGCCCTTTATGTTAAGAAGCTCGTCTTTTGTTTCGGAGTTACTTAGTATCCACTTATTGTTTTTCTTACCGTAAATATTAGAAGCATAGTTATTAAAAACCACGGTGGATAATAACGGAATCTCCATATAGTTATCTGTCGAATGAACATCGCACCAGGTCCAAGCTCCTGACCCAGGCCTAGAAATAATATTTCCCAGATTTATACCTAACTCAGGATAGTATTGTTCAGACAGGGTAGAAAATCCTCCTGTTGAACCAAATGATATAAAACTTCCGGTACCCCCAGTAGAGCCACTAGTATTAACTCCGAAAATAAATACGTTTGAAGAAGTATCCTTAGAGAATGTTAGGTCGCCTTCAAAAGTACCTAAATTTTGTAGATCTAAATTTTTATTAGCATTATTCGTCTTGAGTAGTGCGACACTATATCCTGTTAATCCTGGTGTGTTTATTTGATATGACGTAAAAAATTGGGATTCGTTGATTTTATCAAAAGCTAAAAATCCCATATCCCTATCAAGAACGCCAGTAGAATTATATGAAATATCCCTTAATGTTCCCTGATCTGTTATTTCAGCTGTGTATAAATAGTTCTGTCCTGTAGAGCCCAATACTATTTGGCTCCCGAAATAAGTACCAGTTACACCCTGACCATAGTCTCCCCTAATGGTATTAACATAATAACCCGAATTATCCTTAGCTGTAATTATTTTCTTAATGCCGTTATAAGAGGAAGTACCGCCTATATCTACGATTCCCCCAGTTATCCCGTTAGCTGTGGGACCTGAAATTATATAGAATGGATAATTTTTAGAAGCTGAGGGGGATGGATGCAGAATATTAAGCCCCATCATATTAAAAGTACCAGATGATTGTCCAGTTATAATAAAGCCATTTTCGTTATTTGATGATTTTATATCTTCTATAGAAAATCCACCAGTTGAACCTGAAGTGCTTTTTATTTCAACTAAATCTAGATTATCTGAATCAAGTTTAATGTATGCACCAAATTCATTAGAAGCAAGGTCTCCGATATAATAAGGAACCGTCGATATATCTCCCGTTCTATCCCATTCATTTTTTAAAGAGCTGAAAATGACAGGTGTGTTTGATGTGTGGGTAATCGCAAGATTCACATGATACCTAGAAGAATCTATTTTAGTGCTTACAGTCCCACCTGGATAAGGTAATGCTACGGTTGAAACGGGAGGGAAATATCTAAACGAATTAATTCTATATTTTTTTCTTATGTTGCTTTCATAATCACCAGTAACCCCGTTTATATCGGTAAATGTAGAGGAACTTCCTAGATCTCTTCCTATTTTAACCACGTACGCTGCATTTGAATCAGTCTTTGATCCAGCATTAGCTATAGTGTATGGATAAACTGAAGGAGTCCATTGGCAAACTTGAATAGTAATAGATGTTCCGTTTGTATATGGAAATGCTGCTGTTGCCCCGCTCTGATAAGTTGTACGTATTCCGAATGAATTTGTATCCCTATAAATCTGATCTATTCTATAGTAAGCAGTGTTACCGCCCTGTACGATTATTAAACTTTGTCCAGTCAGTCTGTTGTTAATAGATGAAAATTCATTGCCTCCTATTCCGTTTATAAAACTAAGATAGACCAAATTTACATTATCGTAGCTACCCCCAGTTCCTGCGGGGAATCCGGTAAACCCAAAGTCACAGTAAGTGTTTGCAACCGAATCACCGCTACCTACTGAAACCCTCCATGGGCTATTTATGACCACCGTGCCAAATGAGGGTACACCTATCCCAGGATATGTCCCTGCAGTAGCACCGGGAACATTAGGATTGGTAATACCCACCGGTGCCCCAGTTGCACCCCCCGTTGTAATTGGAAATCCGTATGCCCCCCAGACAAATTCGCCAACCTCAATAAATCTATTAAAAGTACCGGAAGCATATAAATATAATCCATCCTCGCTTGAGCAAAGACTTTGAACTTCGGTGCTAAATCCTTTAAATGGAAGTATCGATTCGACATTACCTCTCTCTGAATAAGAAACTATAAACCCGGTTTTTCCGTTATTAACTGAATTATAAGTTGATAGTGTGCCTGAATTTAAACTAGGTCCATAGTCAGATAATATTGCTGGGGTATTGTCCGCATAATATCCAAACTGGATCGAATAATTTCCGGTATAAATATCGGGCTGAATGTAGCCTCCAACATAATATTTCTTCTCTCCTAGAAAAGTCTGTGTTGTCGAAGAGGTTACTCTAAACATTCCTATGTTACCAGATGCTCCTGAAATATATGAAATAGATTTCTCCCATTCGGAAGCTTGTATAGATTCCGAGATCTGATCTTGCTCAAATGAAGGCAAAGCCCAATTGTTCCAATATGGTTGTTTACCTGCTCTACCATCAGCTATATCACTTAATTTTGCGGTCAGAAATAAATTACGTGGATCCAGCCCAGGGTGCTTATATTCAAGGAAAGAGCTATCATAAACCATCCACTCCGGATAAGTCCATGTGTATTTATTTACTTTAGGTAAAGGTGAACCCCCGCCAGTGGCAGTATGGTAAGTGAAATTCCATCCCGTTGCTCCTGCATATTTAGAAGATCCATAAACGTGGGGCAAATCATAAGCGAAAAGCGAAAGTTGATTATATCCAAGAATCCATAAATCATTCGCGTGGATAGTTAGTCCATCCTGATTCGTATTGTGTCCTATTAGCTCTATACCAAGCACAGCATTTGAATTCAATGATGAATTTGCTGTATTGAATTGCGTGTGTGATGTTCCATTAAAATGCCAAAGACCGGTTCCATCTCCAAGTTCCCCGTCTCCCATTGAATAAAAAACATGTCCATTATCTCTTGCTTTCACACAAGTTATTGGTCCCCCACTAACCCCATAATTCCAGAATTCAAAACCATCAAAATACGAAATACCTATGTCAGTTCCGATCCATAGGTTTCCATTCTCGTCAAAGTCTAAACAATATACGTTATCTGATATTATTCCGCTTGTGCTAGTGTTGTAAACTTTTGCCTGCTGGATATATTTTGATCCGTTTGTTAAAGTTATGGTTTGTAATTTTCCTTGCGGAACAACAAAAAGTCCTTCCGAAGTTCCCATATAGTAAAGATAATCCTTACCGTCATACCCTTTAGTTTCTATATCATAGATATGCGGCCAAGTATAATCATCAACGGTTTCATCCCATTGATCTGTTTCTTTAAAATAATAAAATAATCTTCCACCGGTGGCTCCATTTATTCTTGTATAATCAGATGCACCGGTTCCTCCTACCCCGTTAAGTGGATTGATAAAAGCTAAAATATCGTCACCAAAGGGGCAAGCGTATATTAATGAAACTTCCTGAGGCTGATTAAAAGTTCCCAAAGCCTGGAATGTCCAGCTATCACCCTCGTCAACTTTATTAGTATTGATCCAAAAAACTGCAACCTGATTTATGTTAGCATTTCCTGCTGTTGGTCCTTGTGCTACTCCAACCCAGGCTTTATCCTCCGGATCTATTGATATACATCTGGTATCCAGATAGTATGGTGAAACCTGGGGAACTGCGGAGTTTGTGCTGTCGTAATATTCCCAGATTGACCCGTTGAATCTTCTAACATCCTGACCTGAAGCCCAAGCGTAAAATTCTTGATCTAGATCTATCTGATTAATATAAAGGGATGAATTAGGCATCTATCTTTTTTTAAATTGTATTGTATATATTTGAATTTTAATAACAGGGATATTAAATTATGGACTGCCGAAATACCATCCTCTTACAGGACCAGTAGATCCGGGGTTGGCTATCTGATATGGGTTGGCTATTCTATTTGTATTGAAAGAAATCCAATTTGTTTTACCTATGGTTGCTGTTGTAGGAACTCCTCGCCTCCCAGCCCAAGGACCGTTGTCGCTTAGATCTACTGCAGCTAGAAAAAGGCCCGAACCCCCCCAGTCGTTATCTATAATTGAAATTTTAAGGCCATTAAAAGTATTTGGATCTACTAATCCTATATTATACATCCATGCATAATCGGGAGAAGCCGAAGCAACAATGTTATTTTCAAACCCGTTTCCATTACTAACTAAAGCAGCATTTATTAGACTTGCAACACCTAATCCTGCTCCTGTATCCTGCATAAATACCAATGTACCATCGGGGGAATTTCCCACACCCCCTGAAATTAATATATCAGATATTGTAACATCAACAGTCATATCATAGCCAGATTCGATATTATTTATACAAGGTGAAACCGTGCTAAATCTCAGGGTTAAATATAGTGTAACAGTACCTGATACATACGATGCAGAGGGAAGACAAGCCCCACCGTATCCCCCACTAGCACCTCCTGCGCCATCAAGTTCATATTCATAAGCTACAGGATATTCACCGCTATAAAAGGCTACCTCTAATGCTTTAGAAGACTGGTACCCTATGGAAAATTCATTAAAAATTAGATTCGATACCTGTGTACTTGTCCAATACCTGTTACTAACTAAAGATTTTCCATAGCCTTGTATATCAGCAAAATAAAATATATTACTGAAATAAGTACCAAGATCACCAGGAAGCATATAATTACCCAGTGTGTACCTTGTTAATGATCCCCATCCGGTTGCCCCAGGTACACCAAGAGCATTAAAAGCAAGACTGGAAGCAATATATTGTCCAGTAAACAAACCATAATTTAAACTGCTGGGCATTGTTATATCTTGCGAAGAAGACCAATATGATGTAATTTCTCCCTGAGCTCTGAATTGAGTGTTATTTATAGGAATAGGTACCGCAGAACTACCAGTGGTATTTACAGAATATGCATTACCAGAACCTGATATACCTAATGCTGTTAATAGAATTCCCGTGTCTGCCACGGATTGATAATGCAGGCCTAATGTAAAGGGAGATGCTAAATAATTATAACGCTCAAATAAGCCATTTTTGCTATATGTCACAGTCACGGAAGAAGATGCAGTGTTACCCAAAAGGCTAGTTAAAATAACAGAGGATGTTGATACGTAAGTTGAATATGTAGCACCAGACTCAGATCCGGTTAAATCCAACCAGCTGTAAATTAGAGCACCCGTTTGGTTGTTTATCGTGGTAAGATTTGGGTTATTTAAACCAGCAAGGTTCCATGTATAGTAGGCAGCACTAGCTGTAGATCCTACTGCAGTATATGATACTGTGGTTCCCATAGGGACAACAGTGGTCTGGTTGCTGATCATTGTCATTGAGATATTCTCAGGGACTACAACAATTATGTTTGACTTCTCGTTGGAAGAACTGATGCTTCCGATGCTTACTGTCAATTTAGCACTAAATCCAGTATTTGATGGAGAAACATATCTAACAATAGGATTAGTTGCTGTTGCCCCAGTAGGTGTTCCGCCGGGAAAATTCCAGATCCTTCCAGTAGGTGATCCCTCTGAGATGTCCTGATATAAAATGTAATCCCCTTGGCTTATTGATATTGACATTAAAGAATAAGATAGTTTGATTTATATATCCAGATTAATATGATCATGGATAAAGTTGGTATGTGAATTCGGCAACCAATAATCCGCTACCACCTATTTGTGAAGGTGGCGGAGCACTCTGAGAATTGGATACCCCCGAATCATTTACAGAAACATTTATTGGCGGGGTATTTAAAGGTAAATTACCGCTTTCATTAGGAATCGGTCTATAATAAAAATTCTGAATATTAGGATCCGCTGAATTATTTAGCTGATCTGCTAATTCCCCTATAGTCAAAGAAGCCGATCCTGGCTGTATAGTCATTCCCGTAGGAAATGGATAAAATTCGTTACCCGTGCTAATCTTTAAGAAATCACCTGGTGTTATGTTATGTAGTTCATATCCGCCAAGCCAATCGTTATTAAACTCATAATCAAACCATGTATGGGCATAGCCTTCGTCCCATCCATTATCCGTGAATATGTCCCAATTTATCTTTTTAGTCCCCCAATATTTTAAATTTGCATTGGGTAGAGCTGAACTAGATTCAGACCAATAAACGTATGTTTCGGCAGAACTAGATCCACCTGATAATCCCACAGAATCTGAAATTACAGAAATAGATCCAGTAGCTTCATATGTTAGTAATACACCATTTTGATCCGCACCTAGTTCATCGGGTGCACTGATAACCAAAGTAACGGGATCGTTACTTGGATCCGTGCAAGAAGCAAAATAATCGGGATAGGTTCTAAGCGAATTAACAGAAGATGCTATAGCATTTACCGTTCTGTATAGGGAATCTCCAGATTCACTAGAACCTACTAATCTTCCACCTACATAGACAGAAATGCTTCCTGCCCCGGTAACATATTGGTTGGTAAATACAGCGGAATCTACAGATAATCTGGAAGGTCCGGTTAAGCCTACTGTATTGCTCCACGAAGAACTGATTATTGTGGATACAGTAAAGGTATTATTAGATCCAGAAGGAACGGTTATTATCCATCTCCCTAGTAATTCCGGTATAGTATCAAATAAGGTTACTTCTTCGCCTGTGCTAAGATTATGTGGGGTAGCACATATCACTGTGGCAAAACTATATTGTCCAGATATAATTAGATATGATGTTATCTCCGTTATAGCTATATTCGATTGGGTAAACGAAATATACCCAGTTGCTCCTATAGGATCAGTGTTTACCTTAACATAAGCATCTTGTCCCTCTTCTGATTTATTTCCATAGGTAGCAAAATCTAGGATTTCGCTAGGTATGGTCTTTTCTAAAACCTCTATCGTCTCACCCTCAGCAGGATATTCCCATATTGAATTATAATCTTCCCATCCCTTAAATACATTTCTCCATGTGTAATCCTCTACCTCTCTATATCTGGTCCACGCATCAATATCTATAATCTTTGGACTCACCGTTATAGCTCCATTCTTTATCGCTACTGTTTTAGCGTTAAAGGCGTCATAGACGTTGCATGTTACCTGATAAACCCCAGTGTATGGTACAAAGTGGGCTAAGGTATAAAAGTCCAGTATAGACCCTCTAAATTGGAAATTATAAGGGCTTCCTTGTTGTGTTGCTGGTTTATTTATTATCCACTCAATATCAACCATGTTAGAGAAATCTACGTTTCTCCAGTTAAGCAAAGAATAATTCTGTATGGTTGAGAATAATGATGCTTCGTCTGTGTTTACTGTCGTTGAGTTATCAAGGAAAACAGTATAGATCCCAGTGGAATAACTAACAGCTGTTACTTTACCGAATATGTTTGTTGGCTTGTATAAAACTCTGCTACCAACTTTAAATACAGGAATAAGAATGGATGACCAATTTATATTCAGCTCGTCCCAAGTCCATCTATCTAAAATAAGCTCCAATACTATTGGCATACCCAAAGGTGTATCGTAGATTAATCCTGTTGTTGGATCGGTATAAGCTGGTGGATCATATTTTCCATCACCTAATTCAAGCAATTCGTCATTCTGTTTAAGATCATAGAAATTAGTGATTGCATTCAATAAAGAATCATTCTGGGTAACCGTGTATAATTGCTGATTGGATAAAGGATCTATTATATTTCCCAAATCCGAAATCTCCGCCGGTGCAACTTCTATTATCCCATTAAGTAGGATTTTATTGGGGGAAGAATAATAATATACAGGTGATGTCTGCTGTGGTGTTACATTCCAAATTAAGCTAGGACCCCCTGAGGTAACTCCGTTATTAATTATACCTAATGGATCTATCTGGGAAAGTCCCGGATCGGTTGTTATATAAAAATCAAATTCTGCTGTGGAAATACTAAATTCATAGGTATTACCAGCATTAATATTTAATACCGGGTTAGGTCCATTTAATCCAGTTGGTCCAGTAAGTCCAGCTATATAAAGCGCACTTCCTGTTCCCCCCGACACCTCCACGTAAGCATCAAACTTATTATAATATGAAGAAGGTGTCTGTATAGAAGTGCTTAAAGGTCTAGTAGAAAAATTTCTAAGATCCTCGATAAATCCAAAATCCGGGGTAACCTTAATGTCAGTATAAAACCCCGATTCAATATCAGGTCTTTGCATGACATCTGTCCATGCCTTAGTATTATAAACGTTGAAATAAATACCCTCACCAGTTATATCAATGATTCTTGCATTAAGTGGTAAATAATCTCTCTTAAGCCTTTCCTTAAGGGCAAACATTTTTATAAGAACTTCCTCTTGAGTAAATTTAAAATTATCAACAACTTCAGGATACCCGTAATCTGAATCATTTCCCGTGGTTTTATTTATATCATAATATAGACCGAATAAAGAGGTTTTTTTATACGTTCTGCTAGGTAGAATTGTGGTATCAGAGGAAACATCAAGAACATATTGTCCATCAGCATTTGGTCCATAAGTTTGAACCAATTTATATTTACCCGAATTTGGATTGTCTAAAACATCTCCTATCGAATAACTCTGGGTATATCCTCCAGATTGCTGTCTTTTTATCGCATTGAGGAATTGCTTATTCTGTTGTAGTGGTGATTCTAATCTTGCACTCCGGTATTGTAGGTTTAGCCAATATTCTTTTATTCTTAAATCCTGATATCCAAAGAATCTGATTGCATTGATTAGACCCTTGTAACTTCCTATGTAAGGAAATATCTCCTCTCCTGCTATTAATAACTCTTTCCTCTTATCATTTATTTCTAGGTAATTTGGAAGGGGTTCAGAAGGATCATGATCTCTTAGTATAATTGAATCGTCCTGGTAAAAAGCTCTACCCATGTTTTTTAACATGACACTAAATCTCTCATCCTCACCGACTATTTCACCATAAAAATCCATCTCGATTATTTTCACAGGCGTGCCTGTACTAATATCCTCTATGATTAATTTTCTCTCATAGATATTAGATGCTAAGTCAGTTGCATTAATAGCAACATTTATGGATAAAGCCTCCGAATTTATTAAAGATGTTGAAACATAACCATTACCAGAAAGACTGTCAGTAGGACTGGCATCCACATTATAGACCAAGTTGGGATAGCTAACTATTAAAGGCTGCCCGTCACCCCCTTCAAGTTGGTCTTCTATTTTGTATGTGAATATAATTTCAGATACGTCAGTTTCACCATAGCTATCATTATACCATCTGGATCTCCATTTACCAGCAGTAGCTCCAGTGGCTCCCGTATGAGGGAGTCCATATTCTAGATTGCCTGAGTTATTAAGCGTCTGAACTATGAATATCTGCTGGTTCTCGTAAAGTCCGGAGGAAACCGGATCAAAATATATGTTACCCTTAAAATATCCGCCAGGTCTGTTAGAATAAGTTGCATTAAAATAAATTTGATTATTTAGACTTATCAATCTTTGCCCATTAATAGTATCGACTTCAAAGTTAACCCTTAAATATGTTGAATTATTTACAACAGATGATATCTTAGCTTCAAATTCCCCCTGGTTTGCTATTCTACCTTCAATGTATACATCTGCACCATTAAGTATAGCGCTGTTTATCGAATCACCCCAAGCTACAATGTTAAATCCATTTACATCAGCTATATTCAAATCGATATAAGATGGATTACTGTCCAGCTGACTAACTGATATCTGGCCCTCTGAAGAAACCGATGATGAAGTTACGTACGTAAACTTTTGATCAAGTTCACTAGGACCTGTTGCCCCAATGTAGTCAAAGTTTAGCGGACTTCCAGCCTTATCATAAAAATTAAGCCTTCTATAGAAAAATTCTGACATATTTTAAAAAACCCTTTTATTATTTTTTTTAACCGTGTAATTAATAAAATTCTTAATCTGTTTGGTCGTTTCAACTAGACCAAAAACTACCCTATTAAAATATCCGAGTATTCCCTCTTTGATCGGATCTCTATAAAGAACGTTAGATAAAGATCTTTTTAATAACTGGTCTTTATAATCAAATCCGTTATAGAGATTGTCATTAAAGCTATCCCTTATATCATAGATATTCTGTGTGGGATCAAATTCATAGTACCTTCTTTCTACTGGAATTTTTGGCATTAATTTCATAATAGTTTTATATTGCAGCATATCAGAGCAAGGTGCATATTTATATTCTCCTAAACCGCTAGAAAGAATTCTTCTATATCCAGAGCATCCTATATTATAAGATCTTTCGGAAGCAAGTTCTGCTGTTGGGTATAAATCCTTAGCATCGTAGAAAGTAGTGTTATTCGTTTGCGGTTTTATCCCAGCAACGGTATAGTTTATTCCTTTCTTAAGGTCCGGAAAAAATGGTGAATAGTTATCCATTAGTTATTTTTTATAAGTTGAGATTTCATTTCAGCATTTAGAGACATGTTAAAATTCATGGGTATTATTTTAGCAATACTTACATTAAGAGCTCCAGGTTTACCCTGAATGATTCCCTGTTGATAATCTGTACCATTTCTATCGGTCCATCCTCCTCTTAAAACAACCAAGTCATTTCTACCTATTACAATATCTCCAAATTCATTAAGTCCAACCTGGTTTTGTAACTGAGCAGCTGAAACGTTGGTTAAACTTCTAACTAGAGTTTGATTTTTTTCATTAGCTTCACCTACAAAATAGAAAGAAACCGAATCGACTCCATCAACAGATTCAACTAACGCTATTATATCAGATTTAGGAATGAAATCTCTTCTTTTTAGGTTTAGCATATACTCGGAAATTTTCTTTCTTATAGCTTGTCTTATTGTCTCCGGATCATACCCTTCAAACATAGTAATTACCACGTTTGCAACATATCTTTTAATTCGAGGTTCAACTATTCTAACAACAGTTGTTGCGATCATAGACCCTGAATCCTCAATAAGATTTATTATTTTATTTTTCTGGTTAGTGCTAAGTAAAAAGTCTGATACTGGAATATCGAAATAATCCTCATTAGAAGAGATATTTAAAGTTATATCGGGAACTAAGAAAATATAAACAACGTTATCATCATCAAGATAATCATCATCAAATGTGGAAAATGCTTGAATCTGAGAGAATATACCAAGTTTATTTAGAAAAACTTCGTAATTTTGCGCATTGGCAAAAACAAAAGATCTGCTGGTCTTTGGTGCAACCAATCTTATTAGATTTGTAGTTTCTGGATTGGTTCCGAAAGAAGGATCTATAGCATTAAGAGCATCTATATACTCATTTAGATCTACCTCAGCTCCAAATAAATCTGTTCCGCTGGTAACCAATTTATAAGTTAGAGGTTTTTCCTTAGTGGAAATAGCGTTTCCTGATCCTCCTGATGTCTGAAGATATTCTATTCTTATTCTCGAGCCTCTTTGCGGAACCATACCAAAATTAGAATTTCCAAAATAAACATCCAGTCCTTCCTGTATTCCCGTTCTAACAATAAATCCCTTTCCATTTAAAGGAATATCATATAATGAATCATATCTTCTCCATTTTTCCTCGTTAACATAAACATCAACATAGAACTGGTCAAGGTAAGATCCAGCGGAAGACGGAAGATTAAAACTTTGCAAAGCGTTTCCAGTTCCGGTTACTACAGAACTAATAAAATCCCCCTGTGCTACTTTAACTCTAAGCGGGCTTGGACTACCACTAAGTTGAATAGTTACCCTTGAAGATCCAAAAACTAAAGAATATAATTTACCATTTTCCTGACATCTTATTTGTGCATGGTTGTTGATTATAACCGCGCTTCCCCCTATATCTGATTGTCTTCTATTCCAGGATAATGTTACTTCACCTTGTGCAGTACTTGCTCTTCCGGGATCATAGCCGGCTATTCTAGCTAAACTCCTAACAGAATAATCTCTAGTTGCTTGTTCTATATTTAATTCCGTTATTGAATCCTCTATAAAATACAGAATCATCTGCGAAAGGTTTTGCAAAACGAAAAGAATCTGTCCCCAAGCAGATGCTACGGTAAAGAGATTTGTTGTTTGGTTATACGTGTCCTGCAGGAAAGAAAACGTGTCGTTTAATAGACCGTTAATAAGGATATTATTTTTCTTAAAAATATTCATTTCTGTATATTAGGTTATTCTTAATGTAACTAGAGGACTTAAACCCCCGTTAGCTGGTATTTTAAAATCTATAGTTGCTATGTCTCTCTCTGTTCCCTGATAAAATTTAAGGTCATAAGATCCACCTAGCTTTCTGAAAAGAGGAATATATGTTTTTAAAAACAAATCCAATTCATTTCTAATGCTAGATTCGGAAAGATTTAAACTAAATATAAGCTCCTCCAGATTAAGTCCAAATTTAGTGTCGCCAAGTACTTCACCTTTATTAGTAAGAAGTATCATTTTTAATTGGCCAACGCAAATTTCTACCGGATCGGTTGTTTCGATCTGGTAGGGGTTGTAGCTTGGGTCTAGTGGATCCCTGTTATAAATCTCTCTCATAGAAAATTTTTCATATTATATATCTCTGGTTTTAAACACGACGAACGTAAACAAAAAACCCCCAATTTATAAAAAATTAGGGGTTTTTCTGTTAATGTTTATTTTAATTCCACTGTAAAAAATAGGAAGGAGTGTTCTCACCATTAATCATATCCATAACTTCTTGTAATTCAGCTTCTCCTGTTGTTCTGATATCAGAAGCGTTTATCTGAACACCACCAGGTAAATTATAGGTAAATACAGAAAGCATGTTTGCTAATGCTATTTTAGATTTAGCAATGCAATATCTAACAAAAAGCTCATCTGCAAAAAGATCATCGTCATTTAGTGCAACAAAGCATCTAACAGATACATCAGTACCACCAACCCCAAACCCCTGAGCAAGTTGGCCTTTACCGGATCTACCAGGATCCCTACCCAGAATGGTTAATTTTTTGCTATTTTTATTCCATTTAAAAGCAAAAGTCTCTAATAAATATGCTTTAGCTAAATCGAAATATGAGTACATGACAGTACGATAAACTAGGTTATCCCCAACAAAAGGAGAAAGTAATAATTCAGATCCAAGCAATTTAGAATCACCAAAATCCCTATCTGGATTACCTGATATACCAGAGCCCCCAACTTCTCTAACATCATATATGCTAATAATTGATTCTGGTAATTTTATTTGTCTGGTTGCTCTAAATTCAGGATGTCTGAATATTTCATTTTGTAAAATAAAAACTCTATCCTCAACAGCATATTGATAATTATCGAAAAACCATGCTTTGGCCCTTTTGATTATTCTTTTTGTTTCTTGCTGATTTAGATTATATGGAAGGGCACAGCTAAAAGAAAGTGCGTCTTCTATTTCTTGTATTAATTCTTCTTCTGTCATCTTTTAGCGGTTATTTTTAAAAGTTCATGTTACCAAATCTTAAATTATTGTATCTATCATTTAGATCTTTTAATCTCTTATCAGTAACGAACCTTTCCTTTCTGAAATCTTCCCAGCCTTTAACTTTCAGCGTCTCCTTACTTACGTCAGCATTTTCACCAATCTCACCAGCCCTTAGAACTCCATCTTTTATCTTACAGTTAATACTTTTGCCTTCGCAATCAATAAAGCAATCTTCAAGTTCGTTTCCAAAATCAACAACGCAGTCTTTGATCTTCGAAGATGTAACTATAGTATCATTAACTATATAGCATTCCTCTATTGAGGATTTTTTTATCTTGGAGCTGTAAATATTACAGTTTTTTATTATACCATTCTTTATGTCGCAAAGGATCAAATCAATATCTTTGAGTTCCAAAGCCTCTCTACTTCTAGCGTCTTTTAATTGGCATCTTCCTGTGGTAGTGTCATAATTAAAATACCCAGAGGTAACGTTACCCTCAACGATTATATCAAATATTTTATCCCTGATAACAGACCAGTATGTTTTTATGTTCTCGTCCCATCCTTTAAGATCTACAAAAATATGGAAATCGGGGTAATTTCTAAAGAAGAAATCAGGATCACTAAAAGATCTAACAACCTTAGTATACTGATTCATCATACTCTGAAGCTTAGCAAGGTCATCTTTTGAGTATCCTGATATTCTGTGGCTAAGCAAGTCATAAAGGTAAAGAATCACATAATCTATAATCTCTCTTATGTCTTTGCTTTTCTTTTGGTAATCACGATTACCAAGATATCTAAATTCTAAATATCCCTTGGGTATTTTTGTGAAGTTTACCCCGTAGTATTTGTCTTCTGGAACTTTAAACATTTTGGGATCAATAGTAGTTAGATTTTCGATCATAGAAAATCTATTCCTAGGAACCACTCTTTTTATAGATTTAGCATAAACATTTTTAGATCTATCTCCAAATTTAGAATAGATGAAATTCTCATCAAATCCTAATATAAATTTTAACTTGTCTAGATTTTCTATCCTATCCTTAACTTCTTTCCTGAACTTGTCAAAGCTAACAGAGAATTGGAATGCACATCTATCTGTCGTCCAACCATTTTCGTCTATCCAATTAAGGACTTTAATTAATATAGTAATAGCTTCATTATAGGGTAGTGGACCAGTAATGAACTCCATCATTTTGCTCCCTCCAGAATAATCTGGTTCTAGCTTACATGTGCTGGCATCCACAACAATATTAGAGTGGTACCTTTCGGATACCACTACTTTTTTGTTTATTAGCTTGGAAAGGGATTCAGCTGTTCTGCCCTTTAGCATATTGGTATAGAATTCAAACTCGAATCCTATTACCGAAGAGCTAAGAGCATGGAGCTTATCAAAATGTGTTCTATTATCGCTCATTTACCGGCTCTGCGAAAATTTTTCCGCTAGCGGGTTCAACTTGATAAACCGTAACTAGTAGATCGTCCCCGGGTTTAAGATTATTGGTTTTTTTACCAATTCTCTCCTGAGGGATAAGAGCCATAAGACCAAATGCTACAAGATCAATAAGAATACCATTTTTTCTCTTGTGTTTAATTTTTGCTTCAATTGGCTCGCATGTTCCGTCCTTGATTTGTTTATCAAGATCGTGTATAATAACGTTTCTTTCTAGAGGTTTCTCTAGGGTTAATGTTAATCTGTTATTGTCTTTAATCTCCTTAACGTAAAATTCGATCTCATCACCAGGATTTACACTAGTAATTGAGTTATCCTCGCTGAATTCAGTTTTATGTATAAGTCCAGTATAAACCTCTTCCCATTCAACAAATACGCCAAAGTTGCTTGTTCCAGTAACATATCCTTTATATTTCTTAGTAAGATCCAATTCCTGAATCTTGCTTTCCATAATTTTATTAAGATATTTCTTATAAGAAACGATAAAGATGTCCTTAGCTTCAATGTATCCTTCAATCATTACATGTAATTCTTTACCTATATAAGATTCAAAATCAGTAATTCTATTAGCAGCAGCCAAAGATCCAGGTAAGAAACATTTAATACCAGATAGATCAACAATATATCCACCCTTATTAATGCTCTCTATCTTAACCAGGTATGCACTAGACTCCTTCTTAATCTGTTCGAATAATTCAACTCTAAGGCTGTGTATGTAATATTCAACAACAGAACCTGAGTATACTCCCCCGCTTTTTCTAATCTTAGCCTGTAATACATCTCCTGGATTGAAAGATATGTCAGTTATTTTTAATTTGTCAGCGTCTTTTCTCTCCTTCTTAAGATCTATGTAAATTGTTTGCCCTGTGCTTGTTTGTGCTAGTGCTTCTGTCTCGGTAACACTAACGACCTTACATGGGTAAATGCTACCCTCGTCAAGATCTTTAGATAAACTCACATTTCCAGAAACCTCTCCGAAATAATTATTATAAGCATCTAATAGTTCCTGAGCATAAGGCTCATGACAATAGACTTTAGATCCACTAGGAATCCTTTTTAGTTTAGTGTTTGGTTTTCTGCCATTCTCTACGTCCCAGTTAAAATCGTCCGGGTTGTGTGTTTTATTTGATGATAAATCGATCATGTTTTTTTTGTTTAAGAAGTTATTAATCTTAGTATATATCCAAGCTTAAGTTCCTTTAAAAGTCCGTAATTTTTTAAAAAACTACAGGAACAAAACCTACCATAGGAGCAGGCCCACCAGGGGTTGGTACACCTCCGTTATAAATTAGCTTAAACTCAAGCATATTGGCTGCAAAGGAGAAAGCTAGAGCACTAGAAACTGCGATAGCACTGATTCTTCTTTCTGGTATTGTTTTAAAAATTTTTCCTGTATTAAATGCTCTTCTGAGATAATCAGCAAGTCTTTTTCGACTTCCGTAATAAATCGGTGTATAGAAACCACCTAAGGGTGGAGGGATTACACAAGGGGGTACAGGGGGAGTTGTAGCAAATGGCTGTAGTATTGTAGATACCCAATAATCTGAAATCCCCTTAGCCATGATATTATAAGGATCATTAGGATTAGCCTCATCTTCCACCGAAGATCTATCTGCATCAGCAATTGCAGCATCTATTAATTCCTGTACGTATCTTCTTTTTAGCTCCAAGAATCTTTCTGCCTCTGCTTTATATTCTATAGCCTTAGATTCAGATATACCATCAGATGTGTTTACTATTTCCGAATAAAGCTCAGATCCTGTAGATAACCCTTTAACTAGATAATCTAACTGGCCTACTCCAAAAGCATCAATCTCACCACCAAAGAGATTGTCTAGATTAGCATTAGTTAGTATATTGCTTACTTTAAAAGCCTCATCTATATTGGCATCTATCTCGTCATCAGTATCATAATATTCATCTCCAGAATTTATCTCTTCATCAGTATAATAATCGCTGCTCAAGATTTTTAATTTTTTGAATAGCCCACTATCATACCTTTTATCATAAGTGAACTTAGTTATAAAATCCATTACCATATAATTAGGAATCCTCTGCGGATCATTAATATGCTCCTCCTGAAATAGCTCCTTAGATATGTTAATATTACGAAGATTCTTAAAATCCTCTATTTTTTTATCGCTGCTAGTTCCTATGCTTTTTATAATCTCTATAGATTTATCTACAACTTCCTTTGTCCAATCAGAATAGCTAGGATCGAATCCTATTACATATAACCATTGTATATAATCTGATGTTCCGTCATATTTTTGAACTATTCTTCTAGCTATTTCTAAAACTTGCCCACTCCTTGTCTTTGGAAAATTTGGAAATTGTGAGAAAAATATTGAATATGTAAAATCAGGTATACTTGCCCCGTTTAACTCTGCCCATGCTAAAAATTCAAGATCAAATTTATCCCGATACTCCTCAATATCAATGAGCGGAATTGGCTCTTTTAGATCCTCATATTTAGGATCTTTTAATTTCTTCTCTAATGTAGGTGATTTTTCGCTCTCAAGCAATTTAAAAGCTTTCGAAAATGCAGTCTTTAATAATTCTGAATTCCCCTTCCGGTGTAAGTTACCAAACGGTGTTTGTGCGTTATTGTTTACAGCTAAAACATATTGATCCGCAAGATATGTTGCAAAATCATCGACATCCTTTCCTGCAGGATCATAAGGTCCCTGAATCGATTGTCCAGAAAGCTTATTAGAAACATTAGTTATAAAAGAACTCCAATTTGCTGGCATCGTTATTTGGTTTTAGATACTTGACTTAAATGCTGAGGATCTGTCATAGGTACAATAGGTACACCAGAAGGTCCTACCCCAGTTGGGTGTGTATGGGCATTAAAGAAAGTTAGAAAGGTGCTTCCTAAAACTAGTTTCTCTATAGCGGCTTCCCCCAGCTCTATATTTTGAGATTTTACAATCACTTTTTGCTTTGCCCCTTGTTTTTCCATTCTAACCTCGTCATCATTCAGTTTTAAAACTATTCTAAGTTTCTCTTTATCCGTTCCAGCATTTTGTGTATCAAGTTGAATAGTTGCATCACCGAGTTGAAAAACAAGACCTTTTTTTCTTGTGTATATCATCTTCAGAGTTCCTGGTTGAGCCTCCGAGTCATAAATTAAAGCATGTGTACCCTCATATGAATTATCCTCCTTGAGTTCTGTCATAAGATCCTTAGAAATCTCCTTAATATAGTGATAGCTTATCTTGTAATAATTATTATCCTCAAAATGAACTGCTACGACAGAGCCTACTCTAGGTATGCTTATGTTGCCTCCGCCGAAATCTCCGCCAAAAGATAAACCTGCAATCTGTTCTGCCCAGGGCAAATCATCAGAAGGAATACCGTCAAATATACCAAAAACTTCTATTTTTGCTCTTCCTTGGTAAAGTGGATCTTCAATATCAACCACCTTACCAAGGTATGTTTTTTCACTTGGCATAATTATTCAAATTTTTCAGGACTAGGATTCATCCCACCTGTGCTAATATTATACTTATCTTTCGATTTTAAATTTCCCATATCTAAAGGGTTTTCGACTATAAAATCTCCGCTCGTGTTCGGATAAGCTTTTCCTATATCTCCCCTTGATTTTCTACTCTCCATTTCAGATTTTTGATAAACTGCATTAGGCTTTGTAGTGAATGTGTTTACTGCATCTCTAAGTTCCCCATTAGAAGCAATTTTTTGTGTTTGTGCATAAACAGGTCCTGCTTCTATAGTTGTTTGATTTGCATTTTTTACAGCATCAGGATAAACCTTTTGTTCAGTGAGTGGTATTGGATTTTGATTAGGTGGATATACATCGTCTGATATTTGGGGATAAACTCTATCAGGTACACCTAGATCAGATCCAGGAACGTTGGAATAAGCATCACCTCCTGGATTAGTGTAAACCCTATCGGGTACACCTAGGTCAGATCCGGGAACGTTGGAATAAGCATCACCTACTGGATTAGTGTAAACCCTATCGGGTACACCTAGAGCAGTTCCTGGTACATCACTATAAACGTCTCCACCGGGATTAGTGTAAACCCTATCGGGAACACCTAGAGCAGTTCCTGGTACATCACTATAAACGTCTCCACCAGGATTAGTATAAACCCTATCTGGTACACCTAAGTCTGTTCCAGGTACGCTAGTGTACGCGTCCCCGCCAGGTGCGGGATATACCCTATCGGGGACTCCTAAGTCTGCTCCAGGCACAGTAGCATAGACGTCACCAGTGGGAACAGGATATACCCTATCAGGAACACCTAAATCAGTCCCAGGCACAGTAGCATAGACGTCACCCGTGGGAACAGGATATACCCTTCCAGGTACACCCAAATCTGTACCAGGTACTTCGTTGTAAGCATCACCCACTGGTGCGGTATAAACTCTATCAGGAACTCCTAAATCAGGTCCGGGTACACTCGTGTATGAGTCTCCCCCGGGTGCAGGGTAAACCCTACCTTGAATACCAGATACGCTGCTAACACCTAAATCTTGACCCGGTACTTTACCATATACGTCATCTGATACTTTTTTATAAACTCTCTGTGGCGGACCACCTAAACCTGCTGTTTGTGGATTAGGTAGCTCTGTCTTTTTGAATCCAGCATTAACATTACCTAGTTGATCCAAGAATTGCTGAGCACTGTTAAATGATAATTTACCTAATACCTGGGAAGGATTCAAGCTATATATGTTACCAAGGGCTAGTGAGTCTAAGCCAGCAACATTAGGTTTTATGAAGCTTGCAACTCCTTCGTTAATAAGATCATTTAGTGAATTACTTAAAAAGTTAGTTAATAGCTCACCCCCCATAGAAAGAATATCACTACCTAAATTACTAGGATTTCTCTGAACCGATGATCTAGCTCCGTCCCAACTATCACCAAGAATCATCGGCTTACCGTCTTGTCTGATATTTGGATATTGGTTTCTCATTCTGACCCTGCCTACTATAATTCTGAATTTCTGTCCTACTGGTGTTGCTATGTCTGAACCCGCACTGATCTCAGTTGGAATTGCTGTGCTCTCGCTGAAATCGAATTCACAATTTCTGCACTCAAAAACTATAACCGGCTTTATGCCTGATTGATCTTGTTGATTTCTAAACATAGACAAATCGTTATCAACACCAGCCCCACCTAAGACATTACCTACAAACGAATTAAATCCGCTTGCAGGATTTGTGTCTGATGATCCCCCGTTATTTTCGCTATTCTGTTCACCCGCAACATCTCCTATGTTTGTCCCTGGGTTATTGCCGGATCCAAGCATCGATGTTAAATTGTCTATCGTAGTTAAAGCAGCAGAAGATCCTATAAGTCTAGATGTCTTGAAAAAATTACGTATTTCAGAAACGAAAATATACATAGTAAATTTTCTAAGGTTTCTTGGAACTAACTCTCTCATATTATCATAGTCAAAAGTTGCCTGATTATATAGATCTGCAAGAGCACTCATTCTCAAATTTAGAGACTCCAATGTGGTAAACTCTAAAGCCTTACTTGCAGTTCTTTGTGAGTTAAATTCACTACCAGACTCAGCAGCAAATCCCTTTCTTGATACCAAAGATAATTGATCTAATCCTGATATTGTCTGTAAAAACCAAGGTGAATTATTAAGTAAGTCAGTTAAACTATTTTTAAACTGTATAAGCATATCTGATCTTTTTCCTCCCCTAGGAAATTGTGCCTCCCTTTCTCTTAGATATGATGTTGCAGAATAAAAATTGATAGCTCCATTTGGTGTAGTCCTGTAGGAATACTGCGGTTGGCCGAAAGGATTATTTGAGCTAAATCCACTAGGAATATATGATGTTTCTCTAAAAAGAGGACTGGGAGGAAGACCGTCGTCATCTCTTATTGGGAGTGTACCGAAATCTATCACTATTTTAAATCCAAGATATGTTGGATCCTCGTACTTTCCTTGTTTGGATAGCTTAAAGCCTTTTAAAAATAGACTCCTTAATTTATCTGTTGCTCCTAGTGACATTAATAGATTTAATTTTTATATTTATCTTATTTTTTAAACTTCATTTTTAAGAATAGAAATAGGGAATGCCTTAGGAGCAGCTCCCGAAGAGTTAGCTTTCCATGTTCTTTTAGCTAATACTAAATGTTGCTTCATTCCCGCACTTCCTCTGTTCCAATATATTGACATAGAGAAAACGACATAATTACCAGACAAAAACTCATCTTTAGTTGGGCTCATTGAGGTATTATTTTCTTTATTAGGTAGATCTCCAACATTCTGTTGTCTTATGCCTCCGCTCGAAACGTAAATAGCTACAGGGATAACCTGACCCCTATAGATTCCAGGAAAGAAATCAGTAAGCTCCACTTCTAGTGTTAGCTTTGTGCAATCGTTTATATTTATAAGATTCTGATATTTAGCATGAAGGTAATTCTTATGAACACCACCATTATCAGAAACCTGGGTATTTAATACTCCAAGCCATTCTCTTCTTTTTTCTTCCTTGTATTCATTTCCTCTGGCTCTACCTTTTTGTAGAATAGCTCCTACACCAACATGCTCAGCTGTAATTGACTCTATTGGATAGCTAACATATTTTTGACCAGGATCATCATTTTCTGTATTTTCGTCATAGAATCCTATGTCGGTAATATAACCACTCTGATTTACATTATTACCTGCCCTAGAGGTTAAGGTATATCCATTTATAAAATAAGGCACTAAGCCAAATCCTACCCTATTAGTTATAACCAAAGGTACAGTTTGAGCTGTTGGTGCGGTTCCCTCCGGAAGAGCAGCATCTATTTTATTACCCGCCGAGGTATATCCAGGTAAAATCCTAGCCTCTGCTTTAGGATCTTTATCAAATGCAAATTGAGATCCAAGGTTAACAAAATTAAGATTATAATAAGGATCTATCCAGCAATCATAAAAGCTAGTATCGTCGTCTTTATAAGATCTAAGTGAAACCTCCTGTATGAAATCATAATAAGAATAATTTGGACATATCCAAGTCATTTTATCCGCTAGCGATTTATCATTAGAAGAAAATCCCAGATTCAAATCTTGCGAGACCTCAAGCAGAGTATCGTGTGAATTTAAACTACTGAATGATTTTATTCGGTTTGTGTAAATTCCGGGTATTCTGCATTCTGCAACTATATTAAATCTTAAATTAATACCCTTCCCCTCAGGATCACTTCCAGATTCAGAGTATTTACTCGATACATCACTAGCAACATTTAGTATATTAAAATCCATTCTTATTGGCTTATAGTAATCACCAGGTGCTCTCATGTAGAGAGAAACTATGTCTCCATCTTTAGGGTAATTCACTGATATAAATATGCTTTCAGCTGCAATAAAAGAAAATCTGATGACTGGCATAAACCCACCAAGATCCATGTCAAATTTAGTAAGATATAGCGAAATATTATAACCATTAATCGAAATAAACGGCACATTTAATCCCGTAGATTTTTCTGCAGTTTCCCCTGAACTTCTTAATGAATTAACATCACTAGCTCCGTTAGCAAGGTCAGTCTGAACTAGCTCGTCCAGCTTCATGTTGTTTAGTGCTGAACTAGATATAATTATAGAATCTCTTTCCATTTATCTTTAGCTTGTCTGCGGTGTATTGAATCCTCCTCCGCCAGCATTCGGAGCGAATACAAAGAATCCTTTTTTCTTTAATATTGTCTTTTCCCCTGGTTGTAATACATTAGGTGGAAGATTAAGCTCGGGCTTATTTTTTATTTTATCCTGTAAAAATTTCTTTCTGCCGTCACTCACTTTAAATTTTTTCTGCTCCTGATTTTTCTTGAATACGTTATTAGGATTTGTATTTGTATTAGAAGTAACCTGCTGATTCTGTATTTTCTTAACCCTAAAAGTTTCCTTTACCGTACTGGCATCAGGGATTGCTAAAGCCATACCCTCCTTTAAAGCAAAGGGATTACCTATTGCATTAAACTTTAATAGCGACCCAACCATACCGGGATCTCCCAGTTTAATAGCTGCTATTAGATCTGGTCTCATTTGATAATACTCGGTAACAATAAAGAAAGAAGCTATCGATACAGGTAAGTTTTTATATGTTATAGAAGCTTTAGTTAAATCCCATATACCATAGGTTCCCGTTGTATTCAAATCAGTTTGAGGATTGAATACTGATTTATTCTGGGTGATGGTGTCTATTATTAATGCCATTTTATATTAATTAATTTCCTTCCGGACCTAAAGTATCAGGTAAATCGTCAATCTGGCTATTCCATAAGCCGGTCGATAATGCTTGATCCGGGGTATCCTCGCTAAGTACGTTTCCTGCTACATCAGCAAATGCACCAAAGCTTTGTAAGTTAGCAGATGTTTTTTGAGTGCTATGATAAAGTCTTCCGTCCCCTCTATTGAATATGCTTTCAATCTCACCCCTTTCCCTGCTTCTTGCGTGTTTGAGTGTGAATGTTGCTTTCATAGTAGTTGGAAAATCATCAGGTCCTAGCGTGTCACCAAATCCAATAGTAACACCATCACATATTAAATTTCCAATCATTGCAATAGGATTACATGGATTGCCTATAACTACATGCCATTCTCCTATTGGTGCTCCTGTTAAAAAGCTTAAAGGTGCTTGGTACTTCTCTATAAATTCACCAGTCATAGCTGTTTTCAAGAATCTAGAAGCATCGTCGCCTAAAGCATTTGTTATTTCTGCTAGTGTATCTGATATATTATTTCCTGAATTTTTACCCAATCTTGTATAGATCTCCTTTATCTTAGCAATCGATGCCTCGTCGGTTCCCCCCTGGTCTCCACCTACAGTTTCTGGTGTCTCCGATGAATCGCTACCCCCTGTGACGTTAGCTATCTTGGATCCATAGGTAAGTAACCATCCCATAGGATCTTTATAGTATTCTTGAAGCCCCTCATCTCCACCAGGAAATCCTATGGCAGGAAAGTTGCTGTTATATCTAATATCCGGAGTTAAAAAATTACCATAATTTGTACCGATCGATAAAAGATTACCCATTAAATCCAAAAAAGCAGCTTTACTATTAACCTCACCAACTGAGCTTAATTCATATTCAAATATTAGACTTAATCCCTCCCATGTAAAACTAAGACCTGTACCTCTGGTATATCCATCGGTAACAACATCAACAGGGGTCCAGATATATTCCCCCATTATACCAGCTCTTTCCTTAGCAAGATCTCTTAGCCCCTTAGCTCTTATACCCTTAGATATTGTTTCATCCTCGTCAGTTGCAATCATGATTCCTTCAGAAAGAGCTGCAGTCGCATCAAAAGCATTACCCATGTCTTCAGATATTTTCTGCATAGCGCCGCCAAAAAATTTAATTGGGCCATCCTGGAAAAATCCCTTAGAAAAAGCTTCCTGTACTAAAGTAGCTCCCTGAGAACTTGTGCTCCATACTATGCCTGTACTAAATGTAATAAGCTCGGTTAGAGCATTTCCCGTATTACCTCCAAACCAGGTAACTGCCTGTGCAACAGGTCTTCCTGCTCCCCCTGCATGATATGATTCGCTGCTTTTAATACTATTCTTTTCGCCAGGTACAGAAAGATTATCCAAAACTGGTGTGGGAAATCTTCTCAGGGTTATCATATAGTTATTCGGGATAGTACCATAGTATTTACAGTACAAGAAGTCTTTCCAGTAGTAAGGTGCAGAAAGTCCGCCTATTATTGATCCCTCAACGCTACCAAGAAGACCACTTAATATTCCAGTGTTCACGTCGGCTACTGATTCGAATGTTGCAGTTTCTCTAACAAGAAAACCCGCTGTTGGATTTTTAGATTGTATTGAAGATACCCTAGTGTTATAGTCGGAAGATTCTGATCTGTAATAAGCATCAATGAAATCGTTTCCCCCGCTTCCTAGCGAATAAAAAAGATATTGCCCATATTTTCCAGGATTCCTCTTAGAAGCCTCGTAGAATAAACTCCTGGCAGTTGGACCCTTATATGGATTATTAGAACCTAGATTGCTTGCTTCCGATATAATATCATTAGCAGTACCCTGAAGCGTTGCTTCATAGAGTAAACCAATCTTTTGCTTATCTGCTGGCATTTTTAGCTATCACTATTTTTTTACAAATTGTGGATAGCATAATCTATTGTTTCTGGGAATTCCTCAAGAAACTCCTCCAAATTTGATTTAAAGTCAGGAGGCATGTTTCTATAGCAAACAAGTATACTATCACACTTGTTACTATATATTCCTTGAGTTATTTTATTACGAATTGAATGATTTAGTATAAATTCTGATTCTGGATTTAGATTAATCGTCTCATACCCAAGATCCCTTATTATTTTGGTTATGTCTATAACATAGAAATCGCAAGAAAAATTTGATCTTTTCCTTGCTTCTTTTGGAGAGTTCTTGGAGATATAAAAATTAACATTAGTTCCTTTATCCATTATTAACTATTTTCTATTTTGTCCCAATCTTTGCTTAATAGCATCGAATGAAAGCTATCATATTCGTTGGATTCGTTTCGGTAGGTAAATATTTCGTTATCTACAATGCTATTAGGTGTTTCTTTCTTCTGATTGATTATCTGTTGATTCTTCATATCCTGTAAATTTTGTCTATGAATCTCGTTTCCTGCCTCTATGCTGGAAAAATGTGAAAATTGTTTATTTGGCTTAAGTAAACCAAACTGTCTGAGTAGCTTTCTTCTCTCTCTTCTATTTTCCATTTATAATTTATTTATTTTAGATATCTACGCTAAATCCTTTTGATTTACCAAAAGTTGAATCGTCTCTATTATAAAGATCCATGCCAACTACAAACTTAAAAAGTTTTAAAAATATTGCAGGGACAAATACGTCTTTTGCTTTAACCACGTCGTTAGCAGGAATGAAAATGAACTCTGATAATCTTTCCGATTCTGTCCCATCTGTCGTAGGAGTACCCCTTTCTATTCCAGTGACATCAACACCAAAGCAAGGATGCTCCGCATCCACCATTTTAGAGGCCGTTACCGTGCCTAAAAAGTGCCACTTAGTGTTATCATCAATATCAAATCCTGACTCTTCTTTTAGCTCTCTTTTAGCTGTTTCTAGGAAGTCCGGATCTTCGTCTTCTGCGGTACCTGATATTAGGCTAATCGAATATCCACCTTCCCTAAAAGGATTTTTTTCTTTAAGAACTCCTAGCATTAAGGGTAGTCCTTGATCGTCAGTAATAAAAGGTAAAATCACTACAGATTCTACTGTTGATCTTATTCCTATTTTACCGTCTATCTCAACAACATCGAATCTTGGGGTTGTTAAAAGTATTTTTTCCTCAGGGTTATTCATTGTCAGTTTCTTTATTATTTGTTACTAATGTTCTTTTATCTGATGCTCCAGGAGAAGGAGATTTAGATTTTTCCACCTTTTCGTAATAAGACTTTTTAATAGAATCAGCCAGAGAAGCTTTAATATCCTCTATATCTACTCCATCTAAAACAAAGTCTATAATTTCTCTTTCCGCATCTTCAAAAGAACCTGATAAAACTGTATAAAGATCCTTAGGAGGAAGATTCAATTTTATTTTAATTGAAACATCAACCATGTTCTTTTTCTGTTTCTTCAGTAGCTTATATATCGGAGAATCGTTTTGTGAGATTTTAGAATCTTCGTATATGATGGATGTAACCGTTGTCTGCTCATTCGGTCTCGTATGAATCTGCTGATTATTAACGGGAATGACCTGTGCAAGTTGTGCGGGTAGCATAATCACATACTCATTAAGAAGCTCTGAATTTATTCTTTTCCCGCTCTGAAATTCTATAAATGAAATATCTCCATTTAATACGATGTCCTTGTATTTTTCATCGATTCCAATGTCATCCCCTTTGATCCACTGGTAATCAAATGAGCTATAATGTGAGCGAGCATCATTTATTGTTTGTTCACTTATTTCCATTTTTTTCTTTTTTTTATTCCCCTTATTAAATAATGAAGATAATATCCCCATAGCTTTACTTTTTATCAGATTTTTTAGTAATTGTTTCTAAAGTACTTTGGTTATATAATTCACCGAGGGATCTTATGTTGCTATAAAGATCTCCGGTGGTTATCCAGGAGGACTCACCTTTTTTACTTTTTCTCTTATCATATTTCCAGACCTCTATTATATTATCTAGATCCTTATCTGGATGCCGGGAATACTCTACCGCAGAATACCCTGGAATCTTACTTAAAGTAAGTCTTTCCCCATAGGGTAAAACAAAATTCTCATCTATCTCCATACCTAATTGTAGAAATCAGAAGAGCCTTTGTTTCGGTTTACGTATTTATTCTTCTGGCATTTTTGCAGAGATCTCTTCAACTTTTCTTTTGTCGATGAATTCGGAAAGTAATGAAGCTATATTTTTTAGCATCTCTCTGTCTTGAGATCCTGAATCTACGGATCTTTTATAGTGGTTAAGTAAAGACTCCTCATCAGAATTGCTCTGTATATCCATTGCTCTCCTAGTTAAATATTTAATATAAGGATCTGGATTTTTTACATCGCTAAAACCACAGGGAACTGTAATTATACCCATATCTTGAATTTTAAAAGAGGTTTTTTTATTTAGAGAATCGTTGTTTATATAAACACAAGGATGATGATCGCTAGAATTTAGATATATTTTAAATTCAGATAAAAGATCATCTTTAGATCTCTTTGATATCTCGATAAGCATTCCATTATCTAGTGTAGCATCCCAAATATAATCACCGCAGGATTCAAATGATTCTATGGAACCAGGTATACCTATCAGATCCATAAGCAATTCTACATCGTCTTGTGCATTTTGTTTTATTCTATCTTGTCCTGTGGTTTTTGAATATTCTAAGTGATTTGCAAATTCCTCGATAAAGTCATCCATTCTTGATTTGTTATCTTCTTTTGATATCCACTTCTTATTCGGATCTAAGTCTAATTCTATTATAGCGCCATCAGCATCTTTTTTAAATGAAATTGCGTCATTGGGTATCCAAACGTGATCAGATTCTTTGCCATCTGAATCGACATAGCATATAGCTATAGATGTTCCATTTTTCTTAGGAATTATTATTTTATCTGAGGGTACTTCCTTTTCTCCAGCTGTTAAATCAATTGCGGATATAATATAACCACCGTCCCACGAATCTTTAATCCCGGGGATCTGGTAAGATTGACTCTCGTTAATTTTATTCTTCTGAAAATCTTTAAATCCTAATACCATATTATTATACGTTATCGTTTCCAAAAGAAACCGTGATTTTAAAATTCTTTGGATCCGTAGATTTATTCATATCAATGGATAAATTACTGGGATAAGTAGGCATTACACTAGCAAGCTTTTCCACATTAAGTTGGCTATAATCTATTGTTTTGCCCGGTATCAAATCTATATCAAATTGTTTATGCTCGTTCGGATAATCATCCACGCTAAACTCTAGCTCTATTAGATCGATATTAAATACGAAATCATCAATACCTGATTTTTTAATTATCAGATCAATGCTATATTCAATAAAAGCTTTAGAATCGTCAATGTCGCTATATTCCTCTGGTCTGTTAAAAAGATCGATTTCAATATATTTTAGTTCCGTGCCAAATGAGTAATCACCTCTAGAACTACCCTTCTTAGAAGAGCTAAATGCAGAATAGTCGTAAATTCTTCCCACTTTTGTTAGATTTTTCTTCTATATATCCAATTTACTATTTTTAATAGCAGGAATATATAATTAAGTATACTAACTAAATAATAAGGGTATGTCAAAGAGCATAAGTCCTATATGGTTCCTTAGAGAGCCTATAGATCCGGAGCACAAAGAGTATGTGCTATTAGATTACTTAAAAGAAACGAGTAAGGGGTTAAACAAGGAAAATTGTTACCCTATAATGAAAGAAATATCACGGATTGTAAAAATACTAAACGAATTTAGAAAGGATAAGATAATTAGTGAATCAGTCAAGAAGTCTCTAGGAAAAGAGGACAGAGAATATATCAATTCTTTTGTCCTTATTAATCTTCTACCAGAGCAAAGGGAAACACTAAATATTATAATAGAAGACTCACTGGATACATTATATGATTATTCGGAGATATGTCTGGACATTTTAAAAGAAGAAGAATCTAAAATAAAAATATTTAGAATTCAATCAAAATTTGATGACGCGGATAATCTAGTAAATTCAGGGATAGTTATTATCAGAAATATGGTAACAGATAAACTACTTAATTATTTCTTTAAATCAAACGTTAGAATGGAAACGCCAGATGGAGAAAAGGAGGTTTCAATTTTAAAAAAAATACACCTAAAAAATTCATTCTTCTCATTGAACTATGAGTATATCTACCATGAGATACTAAATGAAATAAACACAGATAATAAATACTCGCCTAAATTCTATGTTGTTGAAATATACGAGAACTTTGAAGAAACATCAGAGATCTATAAGTTAGCTAAAGAGAAATTCATAGAACATATAGGGATATAAAGATCACAAAAAAAGAGCCTATTGGCTCTTTTTATTATAGAGTTATTCTTTTTAAAAATTATTTAGTCTTTTAATAAAAGAATTGTTATCTAAAGACTCATTAGTATCCATATTAGCAATATTACCAAATCCTGCTACATCCATCATACCGGGTTTCCCGTTGAGATCTATTCTATAACCAGGTGAATCTATTTTAGATTGCTTAGCAAAAACTGCATCTGCATATCCTGCATAATCGTATGCTGGTTCTCTTTTTATTTCGGATTGTCCCGATTTTGAAGATATCTCTCCTGTCTGATTTTCACCAGAAAGAGGTTTGTATGTGTTATCATGCACTTTTGAAAGAAACTTCTTAAAATCTAAGATTTCCCTTTGTGTTACGTTTTGTATATTCATGTTTTTAGTTTTTAATATTAAGCTTCTTTTTTTCCAGTCAAAGAATTCCAGAAAGTTGAAAGATAATCCATTGCTCCTTTATCAGAATTCGATTGTGATGCAGAGCTAGGGTTTCCGTAGAATTGTGATGCCTTATCTCTTGCAATACTAGAAAGCTGATTTTTGTCGGTATCACTTAGTGATGCTAAAGCATCTCTTCCGACAGATCCTTTTGCTCCTGGTCCTCCGAATGCTTCTATTAATGCGTTCTCAATTATAGCTTTTCCTTTTTCTGATTGTAATCCTTCTCTCAATGTTGAGTAAAGCCATCCGGTAGGTTTTATACCCATTTGGGTAGCTAAACTATCCAAACCTTTTCTTTGTATAAACTCTTGTAAAGCTTTTGCCATTAGCGGAGCAAGATAATCAACGTTAGCTTTTTCCCCTGTTAATAATTCAGGGTAATCCTCAATCGGAATCTGATCTACAACTTCCTGTACTATAACGGACATATTGGAGTTTTCTTCAACACCAATCTGTTCCATTAACTTAGCAGCAACCTTTTGCTTTATAGTTTTTCTTAGACCCTCTCCGGCAAATCCAAGTAAGCCATTAAAGAATCCGCCTAAATCGCTAAACTGGAATGATTCGTTTGTTTCTCCATCCGAAAATGAATCAAAATTTTTAATAATTCTAGACATCTATATTCTTTTATTTTATCTATATATCCACAGAAGAATTATTAATCCAAGGGGTATGCTATATGTTGTCCAGAAAAAGATCCACAGCTTTTTGTCTGTATTTAAGCTTATCCTCCTTGATCTCTGGATTTTTTAATGCCTCTTTCTTCCTATTGACAACAGAGTCGGGAAGCATTGGTCCGAATGTGTCTTTTAGAATCTTTTTATCAGTTCTCCATTCGAGCGGAAGATGTAAAGCAAATCTAACTATATCAAGGTTTAAGAAGGGGCTTCTTAGCTCTAGAGTATGAGCCATAGACATCTTATCCAATCTAGGTAAATGATAATAAGACAGTTCATCAAATACATCAGATTGCTGGGAGTCATATTCATGTATTCTTGAATATCCTCCAAATAGCTCATCAGATCCATCACCACTTAAAACTATTCTATAACCAGATTCTTTCTTAACTGCCTCAAATAAATGATACTGCGGGATCACTGATCCTAAATCCACCGGTGTTTCATTCCATAGCGTGTATATAAGAGCATTCTTACTTGAATCCATACTATAGTCTAGAAAATTGACAGAAGTGCTTAAATGTGCGCTTAAATCGTTTACAAACGGTGTTTCCCCATTCTCTATAGTAAACCACGTAACCTTGGCATTCATTTCTTTTAGTACCCCTGCTATAATCGAAGAATCAAGACCCCCTGATACCAAAAGTGATATTGGGTAGTTCTTAGAGACAAGTCTATTTTTTACGCTCTCAAACATCTTATCCCACAGCCAACTCATGTGTGTCTCGTAATCTGCACCTTCTAGTTCGGATATTGGTGATTCCCATGTTCTGTAATAAGGACCATATGTTTGTTCAAATAGAGGAGACGCTATATTATAAAAATAAAACGTATTAGGTAGAATCCTTTTAATCGATTTAATCGGTGTTCTGTTGTCCTTATTGTAACCCCATTTTCTGATAGCACTTATATAGGTTTCGTCTAGCTCATCCAATACAGTGGTAAGACCCTTGATCTCCGAACAAATCTCACCAAGATCATTCTTATAAAGGCATTTCTTTCCCAATGGATCAGTAAATGCGATTACACTTCCTTTATTAGAATCGTATATTACTACCGCCCAAAATCCATCCCATGTTTGTATATGGGGTAAATATGCAGCAGCAAAGAATTCTAGATTTCCCCCTTTATATCCGCTGAATAAACTGCATAAATATTCCGTATCAGAAGAAAATGTATTCCTGTCATAATTAAATATTTCCCCATTGAACATCAAATACACCCCGGGAGAAACTTCTCTTGGCTGATTCCATTCGTCACCATCGGATGTTTGTATAGGCAATCTATGATGACATAATGTAATCTTATCAAGTTCCTCTACAGATCTTTCAATTCCCCTATGTTTTATCGTATCTAAAATTTCAGGATGTTTATCCGCTCTAGTTGTTAATAATATTCCGCACATGTTTTTTTAATTAAAAAGTATATCCTCAAACATTGAACTAATATTGCTCACTGATTGATCGTCAAATTTATTTGTAATTGTCCATATTTTATGAAGTCCAGCTTCCTGAAACATAGATATTACTTTCTCATAAGTGTCTCTTTCTCTTGTATCTCCATCAATGTGATCCCACTGATCTTTGCTTCTATCGGACTTATCCGGATTTTCACCATTTATATAGATTATAGTTATCTCGTCAAGAAGTGAGTATTTCTTAACTATCCCTATTTGATCCCTAGCTTCGTCTTCTGTTATTCTACCCTCAAGCAATCCCCACACTAAGACAGTTAATATTCCTCTATCATGTATGAATGATTCCCCGGGGATGTCCTTTGCTAACTGCATAAGCATAAACTCTTTACCTAATGAAAATGCATGTGCTTCTTTGCTATCCTCACTTTTTAGATTTAAGTCGGCAAAGAAATTGGCAAACTTAAACTGAAATCTTGGGATGCTAAAAGATTCTGAGATATATTCAGATAAAAATGTCTTGCCTGAATTTCTTGGGCCTTCGAATACGTATACCATATATTTCTTTTTATGGTGGAACATCGCACATGTTCCACCTAGCAAATATAATAAATTAGTACGGGGAAAGCACGAAAAACCCCGATCTTTATTAAAATCGGGGTTTTATTTATTTTGCGTCAATGTTGACGCATTTAAAAGGTGATTGCTGGGGTATCTCATCGAATGAAGTTGAATTCATTCTTTTAACGTGTGTTGCTATGCTAGGATAAATGTCAGCAGCTATATAATAGCAGTTATTACCTAGGATGTTTTTTATTCCACTATCAGACCCTTTCATGTTACTCAATGTACCAATTCCCTCAAGTGCAGATGACACCTGTCTTTTTGAAGTTGTTTTCCTTTTCTTAATATCATCATACTCACCTACAATGATTTTAGATCCTTCATAAGTTAATAAAGGTCCGCTGTCCGAGTCATCTTCAGTTAGACCAAATATACTATCCTTAGATATTCTTTTAGCTGTAGAAGATCCTAAAACATTATCATTAATCCATTTTATACAGCTTACAAATTTGCTTCCATCGAAGGTAACACAGTTAGCTATCATTACGAGGAAGTTGTTGATAGCAACAAATTCTTCCTTACCTAAATCTGGGCTTCTGTCACTTTTTTGTAAAGCAATATTGAAAGCTCTAGATATATCGCTCTTAAGATTATCATAATCAATAAAAGGAATTTCTTTATTCTTGATAGACGATTCCATCATTTCAAAAGGTCCGGAAAGATCTAGATCATCATTATCTGAATTTTTATTAATTAATTGTTTTATACCATCATATCTAAACTGGGGTCTAATCATACCAAATGTTGTCCAGCCTTTAAGATAATTTCTAAGAAATTCCGTTGCGTCTTCGTTACCTAGTGTTTTAATCTGTCTAGTCTCTGCCCATTTATTCCAGTTGCATGGGGTTTTTAATGACGATGACCCTAGGTTGATATTATAAACTGCACCTTTAGCAAAAAAGTATGAAAATTCTTCCGCTGGTTTAGCTTTATCTAAAGCTAAATTCCAATCTTTTATAAATTCTGTGCTGTAGGATGATTTAAGAGATCCGTCCTGCTTAACAAAATCCTCAGACTCCACTTTTATATTATACTCAGATCTAAGCTTTTTAGCTAATCCCCGTACTCCTGACGCTGATTTTGCATCAGATGATCCAGATGATTTTTCTGGAGATGCTATTGCTCCTTGAGCTTTGTATTGAACAGCTAGCTCCTTTTCGAAGTCAGAATTGTTGATAATAATTTTACCCTCATTAACACTAGAGAATAATTCAGAAATACTTTTAACATATCCTGAATTAGATGTGCTCTCATGCATTTTTGTTCCTATCATGTGCAAAGCTGCATTAATGGCTTTCCTATTCTTAGCTGAAACCCAATCAGAAGCAATTATATCAGTTAACAATGCTTGGTCTATCTGACCACTTGCATTTTTATTACCTGATAATTTTTGGATAGTTGAGATAACAGAAGTTGTAGCTGGGCCATATTTTCCATTAGGACCTCCTTTAGATTTTATCAGCTTACCTGCAGAAGTTATACCGTCACAAAGTGCAGTTTGAATAGCAAAGATTAATCCGCTTCCTTTTATCTTCTTATCAGAATCTGAATCCCCTCTTTTTAAAGGAAAAATAGCTTTAGCAGTTTCTACTTCTTTAACCTCATTTTCATCCTTGATAACCCTAACCGCTATTCCATACTGTGTCTTTGCTCTAGTCATAAGATCTAGTGCTTGACTAACTAAATTAGTAACATCAGAATATGTTGTATAAACTTCTTCATCATCCTCTAATTTTTGTAAAGACCTATTTGCTGTTTGGATCATAGTGTTGTTAAATTCTTCTTGAAATTTATCAACTTGCTTTTCTAATTCTTCAAGCATTTTTCTATCCTTGTCGCCACCATCTGTATTATCTAAAGTCTTTCTCTTCTCGTCAAGATCTAAAAATGTTCTTTTCCAATCCCTTCCGTATCCTGATTTTTGATCTTTACCCTCAGAAGAACTTATTAAATTAGTAAGTAATTTTTTTAGATTATCAACTCTTCTTTTATACCCAGTGAAAATAGATTCATTTAGTATATCATCAAATTCAAATCCTTCGCTGTCATTTAGCTTTTCAGCTTCTTCTTCTGCTTGTTTAGCTATATTGTCTATCGAATTCTGAAGTTTAGTTGTAGCCATCTTAAACTGCTTAAATATAACATCATCTTTAGATTTAGAAATTTCCGAAGTCCTATCAAGTGCTTCAGCAAATTTATATAAGCTCTCTAGATACAGTCTTTTAGCTTCAGCATATTTAGAATTTGCTAGATCATTATCGTCTGCGTAGTCGATCAATTTAGCGGTTAAAGATTTTACAGTTTTAGAACTTGCAACATCAGAAAGCTTAAGTCTAATAACATCGGGATTTCTATCTCTCTTAGGAGCTAGGTCAAAGGTTAATATCTTGAAAGCATTCAAAGCATTATCGCAAACCTTAACAAGCAAAGAATCTACTTGTTCATTTTCTAATAGCTTACTATAATACCCTTCTAATAGCTGTTTAGCTACCTGATTGTGAATATATGGATTATTGTTCATAATTTATTAATCTTTTAGTATATATTTTCTTTAGGCCCAGCAGCATCCTTACCCGTATTGTTCTTTTGTATTTCAGCTGAAAGCGTTTTCATCAAAACCGATATTTCCTGATATATTCCAGCCTGTTGGTTTATACTTGCTATCTCTGAAGCAGTATCTCCAGGTTTTTTAGAATTCTTAGCATTTTTAATTGCATCAAATTTTTGGGAAAGAGTTGTTTTTATTCCCTGTATTTTGGTCTCCCCGCTGTCTTCCTCGTTAATAACGAATTCTCTATATTTAAGCATACTTTCTAGCAATTGTTATTTTAGATCTTAGATCTCTTATCTCATCCATATACTTCTCTCTAATCTCCTTTATTCTTTTAGAAGCTAGTTCTCTTGCTCGATCCGGACTGGCTGAATTTTCAACTTCTTTATTTAGGATGTCCCTTTCCATATCCATAGCAACATATCTGTCGTTCCTCTCTTTTAAAAGGAAAGAAACAAGTTTTTTTCCTTGAGCTGGAACGTATTCTTTTATAGCATTTGTAAATTCGACTAAAGGAAGTTTAGCTACGAATTCAAACGAGGCATCGCTTTCATTCCCTGATTTAGTATAATTATCTGGACCTGATGTTGATTTAGTTGATCCTGATTTATCCTTAAATCTCTCCCCTGCTTCAATGTCTTTAGTCATCAGGTTTCCGTACTTATTTCTGAAGTCAATATCTTTCTGCTTAGCTTTTAATAATGCTGCTTTATATTTAGAGTATAATGATCCAGAAAGCGAAGAATCTGCTAGGTTTTTAGCTCTCTTATACATCTCCTCAGCTATATCAGCATCAACTTTTGTTTTAAGCTTTTCCCAATATATTCTAACTCTTTTATTATCGCTTATGACATCTCTAACCTTAGTGAATATGCTTTCCGTCTTCTTCTCGTGAGATCTAGACTGAGCATCCATTAACTCATTATTTCTTTGAATCAAACGATCGATTCTTTTTATCTCTGCAGGATCGCTTTTGGTTTGGGATCTTTCTAGATCTAACTTATCGATCTCAACATTAATATCTTCCCATTTTTCAACATATTCAAGCTCTGCTGATCTGTACTCATTAGCTAATTTATCTAGTGATTCTATACTGCCACCAAAAGTTCCACTTAGCCAGTTTTTTATAGTGTCGAATATGCCAGCTTCATTTAAGCTGTCCCATTCTTTAAATTTTAAAGTCATACCTAGTTGTTTAGTTTATCTTTTGCAGTTCTTAATTTACTGGCGTCAATATTACCTGAAGGAGTAACGAATACATCAGAAATTATTTTCTTAGTTCCTGAGTTTGCATCTTCACCATCAGCTATTCCTTGATTTATCATATTAGTTAACTTTGTGAACTCTTGCTCCTTGCTTAATGTCTTATCTATATCAGATTCAGTTTTGCCTAGATTCCTGAATAATTTTAATAGATTTTTCTTAGAATCCAAAGCTGAGCTAAGTTCAAGTAATTCAATCTTAGATTTTTCTATGTAAGATTTGCTAACCTTATCTGGATTAGCACCTATTCTTTTCTCCAATACTGTTAACTTTCTCTCGATATTTGCTCTTAAATCAGCAATATCTTTTTCAAGTTCCTTTTTTCTCTCGATGATATCTTTTCCTCTTCTCCCCGCAACCTTTTTCTTTTCCTTTTCCGAATCTAAGGAAAGGTCCTCCGTATCGGGTCCATTATCCTTCTTTTCTTCTTCCGATTTTTTATCCATTTGATCTTTCAGATTCTGAGCTTTCTCTTCTGCTTCTTTCTTTTTAGCATTAATCTTATCCTGAAACTTCTTGATGTCTACGTCGTCAGCTTTATCCCTAGCCAATTTATATTCAAGTTCAGCTAATGCAATTTCATCGTCTGCTCTTCCTGCCTCGTAATACTCTCTTCTTCTAGTGTTATTATCAATAACCTTAGAGACGAAATCTTTTGCTTTTTTTATCTTAAGTGAATGCGACTTAATGAAAGTTTCAAACTCTTTCGTTTTAACGTCTCTTTCTCTTTCAACAGAGCTTATTTTTCCCTTGTCGTTTATTGAACTTAAACCATCTATTTCAGATTCCAGTTTTTCGATATTTTCTTCGAAATTTGCTCTTTTCTCGATAGCATCAATTTCTAAATCTACAAGAAGCTTTCTTGCCTTATCGATCATTCCTACCCTAGATAAAGAGCCTAAGAAAAACTTAGAAAGTGAATTTTTAAGGTAGTCACCAAAGATGCCTTCGTTTACTGTGTGATTGGGTTCTGATCTCTCTAGGGAAGCAAACTCCTCACTAAGTTCACGGTCTACAGTTTCTATCAGAGACTCGTATTTTTTAAAATCATTAAAAGATGGTAGATTCTTCATTACAAAACAATACTTTTTTTATATTGTATATATCCAATTGGAATTTTTATTCTTAACCAGGAAGCACAAAAAAACCCTAGGATAAATCCTAGGGTTTTAATTATGCGTGAGTTAGATTATGCTAAACCACCAGCAGGTACGTTAACAAAGAATGTTAAGTACATAGTTTCTGGTAAGAAACCAGCTTCTACTAATGCGTATCTAGATTTAACTGCGATCTTAGGTGACATTGTTCCTTCAGAGATAGTCTGAATAGACTCTGCCATCATGTAAGGCATAAATTTGATACCTGGTTCATCGTCTCCACCTTTTCTTCCAACTAATACTCTTGTATCACCGTAGCTCATGTTTTGATCAACATATACAGTCATACCAGCAAGCGAACCTACAGGGTATAAAGTACCATTGTTTTGAGTTAAAGTGTTAGAGAATGGTGCGAAAGTGAATTGAGAGATATCTTGAAGTGCACTTGCAACTGCAGCGTTTGTAACGATGAAGTTAGCAGGACCTCTTCTACCTCTGTTAGCTACCACGTTACCAGCTGCAAGAATTCTTGAGAATAATCTTCTTTGTAAAGTTGATAAGTTCTCATATCCTCCTGATGAAGGACCTGCAGGGATTACCATTGTAGATGTAGTGTCGTCTTTCTTAACATAAGCAGATGTAGTTGAAACACTACCGTTAATAATTAAGTTTAAGTTAAGGTTTTGGCTTTCTACGTTTAAGAATTGTACGTGGTTAGACCATCCTAAAGCAAATGCTCTTGAAAGGATGTGTTTGTTGATTGCTTGAGAAACCTCATTAACCAATGCGTTCTCGATCATTGAAATAACATCGATACCGAATTGTTTGTTAAGATCCTGAATTTGCTCAGTTGTAACTGAAGCAGCAACTTGGAAAGTTTCAGCTTCTACGAACTTAGTGAAAGTCGAAAGACCCATTGAGTTGTAGTAAGTAGATTCTCCAACACCTCTTAACATTGGGTTGTAAGTTTTAGTACCATCAACGTAAGGACCTTGGTAAGCTTGGTCGTTGTTGAAACCAGCACCAGAATAACCTTGGATGTGATCTTCTAAAGCTTTAACTAATTGTGCAGTTCCAGCTGAGTTTTGAGTGTAGAATCCTGATCCACCAGCTCCAGTAACTACTTGATAAGGAGTACCGTTGAAATAAGTAGCAACGGGAGTACCTGATGCAATACCTGTGATTTGGAAGATAGGGAAACCATCAATTCTTGATAGACCTACGAAAGTTAAAAGTAAAGTGGTGTTTATAGAAGCTGTAGCACCTACTGTGAAAGTTGTAGCATTAGCACCAGTAGCACCAGTAGCACCAGGGATACCTGAAGCAATTTGGTAAACTGGGAATTTAATCATTGAAGGAGCAGTAGCTAACTGATCAGCAGCTGAACTAGCAGCAGCAGCACCTACTTTACCACCTGCGTATACGTAGTCTAAGTAAGACAGAATACCAGTTGGACCTGACATAGGGATAACAGGAACGATATCAAAACCTACAGTCTTCGCAGCTACCTGAATAGCTAATGGAAGTAATGAAGGGAATTTATCGCCTGAACCTTGCCAAGTGTTGTTATAAAAACCAGCGTTTGCGCCAGTTGTTAAAGCAGCAGCACCACCAAATGATGCTCCTGGGAATGCTGGAGGAGCAACAGTACCCATACCGTTTACTACGCCTAGTGAGTTGTATGCACCAGCAGATTCATTTAATGAATGGTAATGACAATATTTAGTCAACCACCCTTTTTTGTTCTCGTCTGTGATACCAGCCTTGCTCTCAATAAGAGGTGACCAGGTTTCATAGATTTCTTGTTCGTTTATCAATTTCATGATTTTAGTTGTTTTTTTTTGTTTTTTATCTTTTTGGAAATTTTTGCTCAAGTGCAGAAGCAATATAATTCATATAATCTGAAGAATATCCTTGTGGTTTTGCAGTCTCGGCTACATTTTCACTCTCGTCAAGTTTTTGTACTCCAACTGTTTTAGCTCCAAGCTGACGTGTTGACCAGAAATTTTTGATCTGATAAGGTGTATCTAAATTATAGAAGTTTGACTGAGCAACAATTGATTGCTGATGTCCTTCAGATAAAGATTCCCATACCGGAGCATATTCTGCTGGCATTTGGTCAATAAACTTAAGACCTGTTTTAGAGGTGTCTTCTGACTCGTTAAGAGTTGTTTCGTTAGCCTTTTGTGTTTCGGCTGATGTTCTTACTGCTTTAGCAGCTTCGTTGATATTTGAAGCGGTTTTTTGTGTCTTAACCGATTCTATTAATGAATCAATCTGTGAAGTTAGGTTCTCGTAGTTTCCAGCAAAGCCAGATTCGTTAAGACCTGCTTCTGCAGATAGATTTACATTTTCTATTAATGATTGCGTAGATCCTATAGGCAATTTGTTAGCAACTGATTCTGCAATATACTCACTGTAAGCAATACCTTTGTTTAATTTCTCCGCAATGTATTCTGAATAATCTAATCCTTTATTAACATTCTCTGCTAAATAATCAGAATACTCAATGTTTTTGTTTAGATTCTCTGCAATGTATTCAGTGTATTCGATTCCGTTGTTTAATTTTTCTGCAACGTACTCAGTGTAAGCAATACCTTTATCTAAGCTTTCGCCAAGATATTCTGAATAAGCAATACCTTTATCTACGTTTTCTGCTAGATACTCAGAATATTGAACGCTTTGATCTAATTTTTCTGCTAGGTATTTAGAATACTCGATGTTCTTATCTACGCTCTCAGCTACATACTCTGAATAAGAAATAGATTTGTCAACATTCTCAGCTAGATATTTAGCATAAGAAATATTTTTGTCTAGATTTTCAGCTAAATATTTACTGTAGCTAATATTGCTATCTAAGTTTTCTGCAAGATATTCGCCATACTTAATAGAATCTTCTAAATTCTCAGCTAAATATTCTGCATATTTTTCAAGCTTAGCAACTCTTTCCTCAAGAGCATCATTAGCTTTACTTAAATCTTCGGATTCGCTTAGCGATGTTTTTTGGGTTTTAGCCTCTGCGATAGCTGCTTTCATCGAATCCATTTCTTTTTTCAAGAATACTGAATACTGATTAAGCTCCTCCGCAGTAACAAATTCATTGTTCTCCATAAGGACTGATTTATTTTTATTGTCTGATTTATTCACGATTTTGTTGAATTCTTCGTTATTTTCAACTTTATATATCTTCAGTGAAGATTCTTTTTCGATACCTAAAGATTCATTTAAGCATTCTAATGAATTTAATATGCTATTATTTTTCATTGCTTGAAAATATTGAGATGTAAACCCTTCACTCTCATATACTCTTTCAAGCTGAGCATCCTTAAATCCAGGATCTGCTACTAGATCATAGGTAAAAATTTTCTTAATCGCCACCTTCTTATCGTTGCCAACGGATCCAGCTGCTCTTGAAGAAATAGAAAGAGGAACACCAGCATCTACTAGATTCTTAGCTATTCTACCCGCTGGGGTATCAAGAAGCTTAACCTTAATTTTAAGATCCCTATTGCTTTTGTCGTAGTTAAGATCTGTCACCATATGTGAGATATTCTTAAGTGATACGTCAAATTTCTCCGGGTGATCTAATTCTCCAACTAGTCTATTCTGAGATATCTTATCTTTTAAATAATCTAGGTGAGGTAGATATTCGCTCTCTTCGTAAATTCTATTGTTGTTGTTCTCTTTACCGAAAACAGCAGCAATACCTTCCAGAACGTAATCATCTTTATCAGACTTTTTAGCTTCTAGAACGGAATTCTGTCTTTCGAGGATGAATACCATGTTTTCGTTTATTGATTGCAGTTGTGGCATGTTTTTATACTACTTTTTTATGTTTATTATATATCGACAGAAAAAATTATTTTTTTGCTTATTCATATTTTATTCTATCCTTTGTCTGCTCAACAAATCTTTTAGCAAGTTCAAAGGCTTCACCATCTGTCACCCTATATTTTCTTGTTTTATCTCCAAAAGCAGCATATCTGTTTTTAAACTTAACCTCTGTAGTATCCCCCTTATCATCAAAAAATTCTTTTGCAAAAGTTATTGTTTTCCAATTTTCTATCTTAAGTGCCTCCTTATCCCTTGTGGTTAATATGGTATCGAAGAGATTGACACCTCCAGGCAATTGTGTGTCTTTTATAACTGTAGAATTTTTTCTATCCTTAATATCAACGTCTTTGGCATTAGTTTTTATATAATAATCATCCGCCTTGATATCTACATCTTTTTCCTTATCCTTATCCTTATCCTTATCATTATTAGAGTCATCAGCATCTTGAACCTCATCTTTGACAACTGGTTTAATCTCTTCTTTCTTTTCTACGTAATTATAAAGTCCTCTTTTAGTTTCTTCCAGCATCTCATCGGTATTAGGTTCAATCTCAATTGAATCACCATTTCTAGCCTCCCAGTCGATAGGATCTAATAAGAAGTTGGTAAAATCACCAGTCTCATATTTTCCTCTAAGCTTAGGATCTGCATAATCCCTCTCTACAACAATATAGATTGCTATTTCTGCAGGTCCGCTTTTTTGTTCAGAAGTTAGATCTATCATTTGTGATCCTTTAGAATCCATATCATCCTTTCCTTCTACCGAATTTCCACTTACTGTTTTAGTCTGAACGTTTTCGTCTTCTAATACAGGATACCCCTGTTTCTTAAAGTCAGAGAATTTAGTTATTACCTGAGACGATGTATTTAAGTTATCGTTAACCTCTACCTCTACCTTCTCTTCATCCTCAACAGGTTTTTGTTCAGCAGTTTCTATTTTATTTTCAGTCTCTCTTGATAAGGTAACCCCAAAAATCCTATCAAGATCAGCAGAAGAATATTTAGATAATTCCTCAGTGGTTACTTTTTTACCAACAACATTTATTATATTATCCTCAGAGTCACTGAAATGAAACTCATACGATTCTGGTGCATCCGGATCAGATATCAATAATGTTCCAGACGAATTATCAAACTCGGACTCAAATAATTCCCAATCACATGAACCTTGGTAATTAAACAGAGCATTAAGATCATTCTCGATAGATAACATTTTAAAATCAAGATCTTCATTATCGAAATAGCCTCTTTCTACCACATCACTATTATCAAATGAGATTAAAGTTAGATCATACTTTGATATTTGCTTCTGTACTTCTTTCGAGTTGATCTGGCTTAATATGAATACTGATTCGGATCCTGTATCTGCAACCTTTACTATCTCCATCGTTGTTCTAGTCTCATTGCTGAATAAGAATGAAACAGCCATTCCCCATCCTCCAGCAGGTTGTGACCAACATACGGTGATAGGCACACCAATCTTTATTGATTTTGGATCGAATGATTCTTTAGCAAAATCATCAACGTTTCCTAATCTAGGAGCTTGATTTCCACTATACCAATTCCAAGTTGATCCGACAGCATTAATAGCTAAAAGTGCCCAACCTATCGGATTTGTCCATTCTGCTGCTTTAACAATACTGCCTGCGGCTTTAGCTCCAGTAACAAATCCTTTGACCATACCTAAAGATTTTGCTGCTATACCTGCATTCTGCATTCTGCCCAATGATCTCTGGAGTTTAGCTCCTTCTACCCCGGCCTTTCCTATCTTACTCCAGAATGAAACTGCTTTCATTGGATTTACTGCGCTCCAAATTCCCTTTATACCTTTACTGGCTTTAGTAAGCAGGCTAGCTGATTTTACTGCAGTCTTTCCTGTTCTTAGAAACTTTATTGCTTTCCAACCTCTTCTTAGAACAATTGCACCACCTAAATATTTAAGGCTAGCAAATATTGCGGTTCCTGCTACAGCATAAGTAGCTACTTTAATACCAGTATTAAGTGCGTCCTTTGCTAAACCAGGTCCAGTAGAATCTTCATCTACTTTTCCAGCTAGTTTTCTGTCACTGATGTCAAATAACATAAACTTAGAGTTTTTGTTATTTGTCTCTAGAGGCATCATCTTATAGGCATCCAATGTCTCAATTAGATTAGCCCCAGACTCCTGATCTTCCAGACAAAGAAAAACAGCTTTTGGATTTCCTGGTGTCTGGCTCTTAACAATAAATTCATTATCCAATTTTCCGTCCGCCTCTAATTTATTATAGGCAAAGTGGAATTTTACAACCTTTTCCTCTTCTGACTTAGTATTGGCAGCATCTTCAAATACTGAATTGGAAATGAAATCACCAAATTTAGATACCCTTCCTTCTGGCTGAAATTCATTAGATTCCCTTAATGCTTTTTGCATAGAGTAACCGCTGCCTCCTAAAGATTCCCTAATTATCTCAGAAATATCCCCGTAGTTTGGTATTTCTTCGGAATCAGCAACCCATTCGCTAGGGTTTTTATCCAACCAATTTTTAAAGTCTGATGAGTATGCCCACCACTGAAAGTCTTCGAGTGATTGACTTGTTGCTCCCTCCATTTTAATAGGTATAGTAAACATGGGGAAATCGTTTCCCCTAGCATATTTACCGTCTGTTGCTAATAATATTATCATTGTATTTTTATTTTTCTGTGTATATTTTATCGTAAGACTCGGAATTTACATCTATTAACTTTTCTATATATCCCTCGTTTCTAAGCTTCTTAAATGTTAAATTCCCTATAGAGAACTCACCATCTTTACTTAATCCCTCTTTTCTCATCTTCATAATTTTCTCTTTCAGCTTAGTACTTCTCTTATAAAGCTCTTTTGCATTGTGTGGTAGAACTGAAGAAGCTACTAGTCTAGTGTGAAGCTGCTCAATCTCGTATGCCATAGCCTCGAATTTTTTATTCACATCCTTCTCGTCTATCTCTGGCGGATCAAATACTGGGTTCTTTATCCATTCGTTATTCAGTAGAGAAAATAATCCAGATGAGTTATGGGGGAATTTAGCATCCTGTATATAAAGCTCGACGTCATATCCTCGAATAGCTACATTATGTCTTAGATTCCATATGAATCTAATACCATCTAAAGCTGATTTAAGTATCTGAGGATTTTCATCATCAATCCCCTCAAGATTAACTATAACATGAACGTCAAGATCTGATAGATTTGTGTAATTGAAATTGGCTAGTGATCCGGTTAATTGGATATCGACTATATCTTTCTCTTTAAGTATTTCGCCGAACTTTTTAAAAAAATCACCTGCTATCCTAAGAAGTTTTTTTCTAACCCTCTGGTCTAATGTCCATTCAATATCATCTCCCTTGGTTTTCTTAGTCCAAAAAATAGGGTTTAGCTCATCGTGATAGAATGGATTTACCTGTCTCTCTAGTATAGGAGAAGATAAGTTAATGTAATTTTTATAAGATAATACTGAACCCACAAAAAAAGCTTTTCTTGTATATATCAAAGAAAAGCTTTAGATGTTATTATAAACTGAATATTTAGCTAGGGAAGCATACCTTTAGCATAACTTCCATTACTGTACTAACTCGAGAAGATAGTAGGGAAAGAGCTGTTAACTAATTCTCTTGCTTGGTCTAATGTGCGTTTTTCCATTTTGTATATAGTTTTAATTGGTTATGAAGTAAATGTACAAATCCCCTACGTAGGAAAAAACCCTAGGCACAAAAAAAATCCCTGGGGGTTACCAGGGATTTTAATTTAATTTATTGGAATTATCTCCCGAAATAATCTTTAACCTCTTTTGCGGTAAGAAGTTCATATTCAGCATAACCATTCGTTAAAACTAGAAATTTTCCGTTTGGTATGGTGAAGACAAAACTATCGTCCAGTACTTTAAAATTATCACCTATTTTATAAAGATCGAAAACCCCCTCGCTAAAGCAAGCGAATTCAAAAGTATCCCCCAAAGATGGAAATACCTGTATACTTATTTGACTGGCGTAATCGGCTCCATATACATCGTCTTTCGATACAAATTGTTCTAACTCTCGTAGGTAAGCTGCCTCTGATAGGCTATTTATGGTACCAACTGCTAATCCGCCACCGCCCATATCGGCTATACAAATTACCCCGTTCCTGTAATCATTAGAACCTTCTCTAAAACCTGCATTAGGGTTAGGTGTTCCAATTCTTGGATCTTCTCTGAAAGATTCAAATTGTGCAATGTGTTTTGTTCTGTTCATTTTTAGTTATTATTTTACCTATATATCAAAGAAAAGCTTTAGATGTTATTATAAACTGAATATTTAGCTAGGGAAGCATACCTTTAGCATAACTTCCATTACTGTACTAACATCGAGTTCACAGTACGTTTTAATGTTTTCATAGTCTTTATCAATCCAGAATGAATCATTTACTTTGGATCCGTCCATTATTCCCTTAGGCGATTCTATACCAAGAGAACAAGAAAGAAGATCCAGGCTTAAGTATTTTTGATGTGTCCAGCTACCGAAAGCAAACACGTCTGATGTATCAACATACGGAATCTCCCATGGCTTCTTGTCCCAGATTCTAATATTTGCTGGCGGATTGATTCCATTATAGACCATTCTTTTACCTAAGCAGGGAACGTCAAATCCTTTTATATTATGACCGCACAACTTCCAATTTTTTGAAGCTGCATTATTAAGCACCTTAGCTGTTTTAGTTAGAATGTCATGCTCATCGTCCCCGTAGAAAGATGCGAATCTCACCTCTCCTATATCAGTAAATGATCCAAAAGAAACACACACAACTCTGGAAAATTCAGGCTCTAATCCAGCCTTTTGTTTATAAATAGTTTCAGGATCTTCAGCAGATAATGACGGATATGCTCCAAGATAATATGCTTCCCTCTTTTTCCATAGCTGCCATAAACGGGGATTAGCATCATGTAATGTTTCGAGATCCTTATAAAGAGCTGCGGTCTCAACATCAAAATAAAGATATTTATAAATGTCTTCTTTTTTAAACATAATTTGGTTTTTTACAAAGATAATAGAATATCGCGGGAATAAAAATTATTTCTTCGAATTTTTATTTATTACTATAGGGGGAAGAGATTTATGATCCATTCTGTATTTTAAGCATGCATCTTCTCTTGCTGGGGATTCTATGATTACGTCTATATCCAAGCCGAATGTTGGTATCCTTCTTTTGAGGTATTCTGATTGCTTTGGTATAGATGGTATTCCATAAGCATCACATTCTTGTGACTCTGAATGTATAAATACAGGTTTTTGCCCAGCCTTCCAGGTTGAGCAGGAAAGAAAAAGGGCTTCTCTTATACTAAGTCCACCATCATTAAACTGATGTGGCAATAGCCTAAAACATATTGGAATATTAGATCTGTAGTAAATACCAGATAGAAGATCAGTAACTGAGAAAAGACTGGGTTTGTCATCATTAACAACACAAAGTTTAGAAACGACTGTACTGTCCATCTCCGATAATCTCTCACAAAAGAGATCCATAGTATTTCTTCTATTTCCATAAGCTGATCCAACTCTAACCATTATAGACGGGTAGTTAATCCCAATTAAATCCAGAATGCTAGATAGTCTGGATAGTAACGATATTGTAGAGCTCTTAATATTATCCAATTGCGTACCTAAGAAATATTCCCTGTTTATACATAGAAATATTCTGAGATCATTTTTAGTTATTGCCGAATTTATCTCATCGATTATATTCGATACAGGGGATTCTTCCTCTATTACCTCATTAAAGAAATTTGGTGAAAATTTAAAATTACATACATCTATACATGTGATCTCTATATCGAGCTCAAGATTTAATTTTATATTATCTCTAATTACACAGAGAAACTCCTCATATGAATTTATCGGGTAGTTTATATCATATGATTCAGAGTGTGGACCTATATAAGATAATTTCGGTGGCGTTTGTCCTAATATCATTTAATCTTTTTAAGATTGTACTGATAAAAGTATTTTTAGTTTCTGTTAAATTAGCCCCCTGTTGTTTCCAGTCCTAACTCGGACGAATTATAAACAGTTTTAGAATTATATCCTTTATCAACGATTTCGCTGTTTTTGTATTTGGTTTTTGTGGAAATGTTACCGTGTTCACCACCTTCTGCAAACTTAACGGTATTACCCTTAATCTCTATAACTCTTTCAGTCTTTTTACCTTTATTATAAACTTGAATGAAATATCTATAGCCTATATTATTAGGATTTCTGAATGCTCTAACAATAACACCAGTTACTTTATCCTTTGAATCTAACGGTTCAGCTATTACCACATCACCTATCTTATATTCATCACCCTTTACATTGGTTGGCATATTGGGATCAGTACCGACAGAAATTGATAAATCGCTAAAAGGTTTATAGTTTATTTTTAGGACGCCATTAGCTCCTCCATAACCATAGGTATCACCAAAAGCTCCGCTTTCTCCACCAAAGTCCTCGTTTATTGATTTAATATACTTCATTATGCTATTTATCTTCGGAGGCCTCACCATTCTGAAGCGCTAGTAGATCTTTTATTTTTGTAGCTAATTCAAAATTCTCTGTATCGATTGCTTTTTTAAGCATTGCTTCCAGTCTGATAATATCGGATTCATCCTTTGCTATATCATTTTTTTCTGTATTGCCTATTACATGAATTCTTTGTGGCGAATAAATAACTTCCAAGCTAGAATCAAATCTTATATTTAATCCCGCTTTTATATCACCTCTAGAAGGTTCATCGTCTTCATCATCATAGTCGTCATCACTTAATTCTACCCATTCCCCATTAACCCAGAATATCATCCAAGGTCCATAGAAAAGCTCGGCCACATCATTATCGATAGCATAGTTAAGCAACATCTTCAGCTCAGATTTAATGTCATTTTTATTTAAAGTATCTGAAAATACCTTTCTCTTAATACCAGGGATTACTGATGTTCCCTCGCCTACCCCTATCTTAAAGCATTTATTAACCCCGATAATAGAGTCCCAATCCAAGCTGGAAATAACCTTGTCAATTAGTTTGTTATTCGGTTTCTTCATTTCTTATATATTTCTATTTTTGAAGCCCTGCCTGGTCTGATATATCAGATACCCAAGAAGCATATTTAGCTGGATAAAAATTCTTAATAGTTTCTATGTCTCTTTTGGATACCCTATATTTATCTCTTATGAAAGATTCTATTAATTCTGACGCTTTAACCTCCTCTATCTTAATTCCTTCAGATTTCTTAGTCTTTGTATATAACCAAACTGGGGGTTTGGAAAACCTTGCTGAAAGAGTTCCGTGCCACCAATCTACCACCGGTGCGGGTACGATTTTCATCTTATTGAACTGATTTGCTTGAACGGGGAATTGTATAGACATTATCCTGTTGATCATAAAAAAGTTTCTGGACTTATCTATTTTACCAACAGCTTTCCATTCGTTTGCTTTGTTATTAAAAATAAGTTTTATAATATCAAATAATTGCATAGTGTATTATTTTAAGAAATTTTCAAATGGATCAAATCCTTTAGGCTGGACTGGGGTAACTATCCATTCTGTTCCGTCTAATATTTTTATTCTATCCAGGGTTACTGATTTTTTTTCTAGCTTAATCCCTCTTGTTGTTTCCATTTTACATGAGAAAGAAACATTCTCCGGTATCACAATGTTATCTAACCACATAAGTTTGGTATTTCTTAAAAAATTATTCTTTACCTTTATCCTATTTTCTGTGCTATCAACTCCCTTGCATATCTTTAGAATTAATGGGGATATCCAATTTAAAAAATCATCATCACCAACTAATGATTTTATCGATAAATTTTTCCATTCCGATTCGATTAGTAAATCATAGATTTTCTCTGCACTCTTTGGAGTAAACCTAGTAATCTTTCCTGCGTTTTCAAATTCCCATACGCTGGGTACAGAATCACCCTTGTCACCTATTAATATCTTATTGAATATAAACGGAAAGCTGTCTATCTCTTCTATATCAACTTTCTTTAAGAAATCTTTGAGTCTTTCTTTCTCGGGAGAAATAGTAGATCCCATATTAAATATGCTTACCTCACTTTTTGTTTCGTCTAGCCAATTTTTCTTCCATCCTTTAGGTACCGAAAGTACATTATTTTTAGAATTATTGTTCCAGGTTGCTGTCCAGATATCAGGCCCTTTCATTCTAGCAAGCTGATGTAAATCTTTATCACCACTTATTATAATACAGCTTTCCCCTATATCGTTGAATTTTTCTGACCAATATAAAAGAAGATCATCGCCTTCTGCTCCCTCCACTTTAGAAAAAATAAATCCCATTTTTTCTAGGTGAGTTCCAAACGCCTGCATGAGATCAAAGAAAATTGACCAGTCTACATTTTCATCCTTTACCCTTCCCGATTTATATCCGCCATCTTCAATTTCTACGTCCTTTCTCCAACTTCTACTATCTGATGCAAAAACTAATCTTCCCCCTATAGGTAGCATCTTCAGTGATGAGCATAAATCAGTAGCAATTTTTCTAATAAACATGGATTGATCTGATTTGCTTTTCAGTACTTTCCCTGGATCTACGTTAGATCCATATCCTGCAAATACCCCAAATGTTTTATGGAATATGTAGTTGCCATCTATCAGTATATTAATCATTTCCTCCTCCTATTTTTTCTAATACCTCATCTATTGTGAAGTTTGGGTTTGTTATTATACAGTCAAAATCAGAAAAGTTTTTAAAATCTTCCCTGTCTGCTTGAATTCTTCTCTCCGATTTATCTGCGTCGTTTCTTCCTGCTAGTCTTTCCCTTAATGTATGTTCGTCAATATCGATGAACATTATAAGTGACTCTTTTCTATCTTCAGGTTTAAGTTTTTCTATTCCAGAAGGGGTCATTATAAAAAGATTAGCTCTATAGAATTCATCAAGAGACGTTCCATAGAACCAGCTATTAAATTCGACCCATTCATAAAATTCGCCCTTCCCAATCATTTCCGTAGCCTTATCGTAAGTAATAAAGTAATAATCTACACCATTGAATTCACCCTCTCTTGGAGGTCTAGATGTATGCGAAACTGAATATATTAGATCTTTCCCCTTTAGAAGTTTAACTAAATGATCCTTCCCAGATCCTCCTTTTCCTGCTATTATTATTCTTCTCCAACTATCTTTCATATCAATCGGTTAGTTTCTGTATTTGAAACACGAGTGATAATAAAGAAACAATAGGGTCTATAACTTGAGTCCTTTGAGCTTGATGTTCTGCAACCAATACGATGACAGCAGGAATTATCTTCTTTAATTCAGGTTTATTATTGATTATCCAATTTATAAACTCCTCGCCAAGTGCAGACATTACCTCATCAACCTTTCCGTGATATTCACCTACTATATTTTGATAATTTTTAACAGGATCTTTCGATGTTGTTATGAGGGTATATAAATCCTCGTATGACCAGCCAAGCTCATTTATTTTTGCAGAATCTACTTTCTTTATACCTTCGATCATCCATGTTTGAACCTTGTTAAGAGCTGATCTAAAATCAGGATAATAATTCTTCTGAAACTCAACAAGAGATTCGGAATCTATTTCAATCCCAATTTTTCCAAGAATCAACCCTATTCTTTTATTCCATTCTGCTTTTAATTCCTCCTCCTCGTTACTATTTACAGGGTTGAAATCAATAAGTTCAAAACGGCTTTGGATTGCATCAGGAACCTTATTGATATAGTTACACGTAGCAATGAATCTAGCATTGCCAGCGAACTTTTCGACTGTTCCCCTTAGTGCTTTATAGAATTGGTCGGAAGCTCCGTCAAACTCATCTAAAATAACTATTTTTTTAGATGATTTTCCATCCATTACAGAAATGGTAGAACAGAAGTCATTTATTTTTACTCTGATAGTTTCTACCGAGCTCTCGTCGGAGACATTTATAAATATACTAGGATAGCCGTTAGCTAAGATTTTGGCAAGAGTTGTTTTGCCACATCCAGGAGGTCCGCTTAAAAGTACGTTATGACCTAGGCCATTCGTAAAAAGATTCGATATCCTATGAGGGAGAATCATATGCTTAAGCTCCTTTGGTCTAAGCTTTTCTGTTAAAAGTTCCTGTATCATATTGTTTCTATAGTTAAAAAATGAAGTTGTTTCTTAAAATTTCGAAGAAAGATCGTCTGAAGAATCTTTGTCCTGTCTAATGTCTACAAAACGTGGTAAGAAAAGGGATCTATTCTCGTGCTTATCTGTAATAGTGACGTTATATAAAACTGCTGCGATTTTTCCAATGTGTGAATCGGGATCTTTACTTAAAGATTGTAAATCAAGATCTGTGAATCCGGATCCAACTTTAACATTAAGTGTCTTCGAAGCATCAGTCATAATAAACCCACCGATATAGCCTTCCCTTTTACCTTCACCTGGATACCATCCGGTAATTTCAAGGTCACATTCATTAACCTCTTTGAACTTGACCCATGATTTAGATCTTTTGCATTCATAAGCACCGTTGTCTTTACAGATTACACCCTCTCCACCAATATCTACAATTTTTTTATAAATTGCAGGGACTTCACCAGGATCAGAAAGCTCCCACATCTGGGCAAGCTTAACTGGTGATTCATCGGATAATCCATTGGTAATTTTTTCTAAAGTGTGTCTCCTATCAATATACTCTAAAACACCAACTCCTTTATCTAAGGTTACAAGTTCATCGAAATCAAAAACATTAAATAAAAATCCACTCTCTATATCAATACTGGCTGTTCCCTTTAGTATTTGTGTTACCTTACCGCTAACTGACTTTCTATTTAAGTCAGTTAATTCGCCGTCAAAAAACCAATTACCAGATAAACCTGAGTTTATCATACAAAGTTTTAAATCGAAAGTTATCTTAGGGAAGCAAGAGGCATTAAGCTCATTGAATGCCCGGGTAAAATATGTTATCTCACCATTTTTATATACTGCAATCACACGGACGCCATCATATTTTTCCTCACAATAGATTTTGTCCCATTTATCGATTGTTGAATGATCGTCGGTAGCTAGCATTAAGGAAGGATCTGGGATTAGCTCTCTAGAAAGTGCCTTATTAATTAGCTTTGCTCCAATCCCTATGTTCATTCTCTTGGTTAATATCTTCATAAGAGTCTTGCGGAGTTCTTCGTCTTCGCTTTCAACCTCTGATAATTTAGAGGATAATAATGTTTCCGCTCTAGATCTTAGCGAATCGTTTGCAGCGGGTGCTTTCTTTAAATCTTCAACCAAATCTTTAAACTCCTCCCATAAATTAGGATTATGCTCTTTACACTGGGGTGGGAAATTTAGCTTATGCAGCTTAGTAGTAACAAAAGGATTAAAGCATGTATCCAGGATATACTCCATTTGAGGATTTATTGACTCCTTAATTAATACCTGTTTTGCTTTTTGCGAGCCATCACCTGTTAGAGATTCTACTACCTTTAGAATCTTAATACTGTTTACCATTTCATCAAATTTCATATATTGTATATTTTCTACAAATATAACGAATGATAACGGTTAAAAAAAATTATTCCTGATAATTTCGGAAAGAAAATTAGCACAATGGCGAAGGGTATTTAATATCTTCTATTTCACATTTTAACCATACTGTATTGAGTCATACGGTATATTGAAGGTGTTATGCTGATATAATGAGTAGAGTCGCTTATAACTGACTATAAGCTGTATTAAGAAAATATTTATAGAGTTACTTCCGGTGCTTCTTCTTCCGCACCTTCAGCTGGAGCAGCTTCTCCTTCAGCGGCTTCAGCTTTAGGAGCTTCTTTTGCCTCTTTTTTCTTGTAAGATTCGTTAGCTGCTAATTGATCTGGTGTTAATCCAAGGAATCTTTGAATAAGATAATCATTATCAAAATATGCTTTTTCCTCTTCCCCTGCTTTAACCTTAAGTTCTCCTAGGCCTTTGATGAATTCACTTCTTTTAGAAAAATTGGTTAATTGAACCATTTCTTCAAATTCACTTTCCCTATGAAAATCTAATCCAAGATTTGTTTTAAAGCTTCTATCCCTAGATAGTTCGGGAAAATCTAAACACATCTGAATGTATAAAGGTTTTACTAATATCTCTTGAAATATCGATCTTAATCTCCTTAGAAATTTCTCAAATCTTATCTCATCTCTTTCCAATTGATCTATTCCTGTCTGATAGTTAACTGGACCAGAAGCTCTGGATGCAAACCTAGCATAAGGTATCTTTGAATCCATTTTAAGCTTGTTATAGAAATAAAGAACATTATCCATAACGTTGAAATCAGGTCCGCTTGGATTAAGTGACTCAATTTGAGGTGATTGTCCATTCTGTTCCGGGAATAGATAGTTTTTATAAAACTGAACCTTAGGTCTTCCATTAACTGTTAATTCCCCTGATGCGTCATTAATTGAGATATCTTCCTTATAGTTTGACATTAGCTGTCCTAAAGTTTGCATCGCTTTTTGAGGTGATTGGCTTCCGGTAGGTATAATAAATTTAAGTCTATAAGAAGCATTCATAACATTCCAGATTATTCTGGAATTTTCCATGATCCTAAGAATGTTATATGATCTAACTAATCTCTCGATATAGCTAACCCTAGATACGCTGTTTCCTTTAGCATAAGAGATATAGACAATCTGCTCGTTTGTAAGCTTCCGAGTCATTTGCGGATTCTTGGGATACTGAATCCAAAATTGCTGATATTCATTCTCACCAATTTTTTCAACCGCTGGCTGAAGTGAAGAAGCATCCAATTCTTTGAATCCTATTATCTCCTTACCCTTATTATCATAGATAATCTCGAAAGCAAGAAATCCATCTATTAGGAATTGTTTAAAATACTGCCATCCTAGTATAGAATTCTGAAATCCAAAAACGTTATAAATCCTGTTATAGTGATCGGCTATTTTATCCTTTACCTTTTCCTTAATATCTAGATTAACGAAAGAAGGATTAGCAAAATAATTTCTATCGTCGTATGTGATAGATTCGTCTGTAATAGTATCAAGTATAAATTCAATTTCTCCATTTAGTGAAAATTTTCTTAAAAAGTTTCTTTTTTCTATATAATCCTTATCGAAATAAGCAATATATTTTCTTACCTTGGTATCCTGATAGGAAGCTGTCCAATAGAAAGCATCATCCTGGGTAAATCCAGTCCCCTGCTGAGAGAAAGCTCCTTCTGTTTTACCTATGGCCTGAGAGTTTCTAACGACCATATCATCATACTGCATACCAAACTTGGAAACCTTTCCTAGGTTCCTTATTATGTTGCCTAGAGCTGACTCGTTAGGTCTTAAAAAATCTAAAAATCCTGCCATTTCTTATTTTTATAATGTTACTTGGGTTGATTTTTCTTCTCCCTCTTCACCATTCTCTCCGCCTTCTTTATCCTCTGACTTTTTCTTTTCCTTCGCTTTTCTATCCATAACCTCTCTATTTGCAATGATATCTTGTCTAGACATACCAAGGAATGTTTCGATAAGAAATGCAGTAGAGAAATAAGGCTTTTCCTCATCACCAACTAATCCGGACATAGCAGTAACAGATTCTTTTCTTTTGTTGATCACGTCCATTTCCTGATTAATCTTAAATGGATTATCAGAAAAGTAGTCAAGTCCCATTTGACTTTTAAACATGAAATCTTTTTCTAAATGTGTATATTTCTTAGCCATCTGAATCCAGAGTGGTTTGACTAATATCTCTTGGAATACAGATCTTAATCTTTCGATAAATTTGGCAAACCTTATCTCCTCCTTGTCCAATCCTTCTGCACCGTTAGAGTAGGGAGAAGTATTACCCCCGTCGGGTGTATGAAATCTAGAGGGTGGAACTTTCGATTCCTGGACAAACTTATCAAAGAAATATGATAAAGGTGCGGGATCATTAAGATTTGGTCCTTCTGTATTAACTGGCTCGATAGTAGGTGTACCGTTAACCCCAGAAGGCATCAGATAGTTCTTATAGAACTGTATCTTAGGTTTACCGTCTACCAGTAATTCTCCGCTATCATCATTTAGCTGAATGTCTTCCTTATAAATACTCATAAGTTCTCCTAAAGTCTGCATACCTTTTTGAGGAGATTTAGTACCAATGGGAACTGTCATCTTTAGTCTGAATGAAGAATTCATTACTGACCATATAATTCTGGTATATTCTATAATCCTTAGAATATTATAGGGCCTAATTAATCTCTCGATGTAACTTACTCTAGATATAGAGTTTCCCTTAGCGTATGAAATGTAAATTATTTGTGGATCGTAAAGTACTCTTCTCCTTTTTGGGTCCTGAGGAAATTGTGTCCAGGTATTAATAAAGGTACCGTCTATTTGTTTTTCAACCGATGGTACAATAGTAACCGAATCTAATTCTTTGAATCCTACGATATATTTACCGTCATCATCATATATGATCTCAAAGCATAAAAATCCATCAACTAAAAACTGTCTGAAGTATTGCCATCCTGTTATATCATCACTGAATCCCCATATATCATAAAGCTTCTTGTAATTCTCATATAACTCATCTTTAAGTTTCTCATTGATATTAGTTATATCGATAAAATCAGGGTATGCAAAAAAGTTAGCTGGATCATAAGATATAGCCTCATCGCATATAGTATCTAGTACCCATTCTATTTCGGGATTAAGCGAGAATTTTCTTAAATAATCTCTTTTACCCTTATAATCTTTATCGAAATATGAAATGAATTGTCTTGTAGTAATATCCTGCTTCGCTAATGTCCAAAGCATGCTTTCATCTTCTACATTAGCCTTATTCTTGTTTAAGAATGCAGCTTCAGTTACACCAACTGCTTGTGAATTTCTGATGACCATGTCATCATATTTCATACCAAAAGTGCTTAGCTTTCTCACCGATTCCCTAATCCTCTGTATAACAGGAGATTGGGATGGATCATTATTATCTACAAAACCGGCCATTTAGTATATTTTTAGTTATTCTAGTTACGAAACTCAAATTAATTTCGATTGGTATTCCTTATATATCCCTGCTATATCTAAGCCCTCTACTTGAGATTTTCTAAGATATGGTATTTTATACCAGTCATCTAGATCTAAAATGCTGATCTCCCTTATGAATGTTGTCTTAAATCCGAAGACTGAATACTCATATCCCGTACCCAAAAGAATTTTTTTAAGATTTATATTTGTTAAAGGCAGTGGGGTTATTGCTCCACCTTTTGTGTAATGATTTTGGTTTTTCTCTATGATGCTAGTAAAGTTATCATAGATCTTACCCAATATTTTCACTCTATATTCGGGAGGGGTTACTATTAAATCTATACCAGAGAGTATAATCCCATTTTCTTTTGTCTGGTAAGAATCAGTACATAGCACTATGGGATTTCTGTCTATAAACTTTCTTTTCTCTGTTACCTCGCTGTCTGTAGGATAGGGAAAGGAGTATATCTCGCCAGGGATAAACGGGGGTGAGAATTTCTTCTCCGATTTCCCGCCTTGGAAATACTTTTCTGTAAATATATCATCGGTATTCCTTACAAGATCTGCAATACTGGGAAATTCTTTTTTATATTCTAATACTAATTCTGAATAGGTCATCTACTTTTAAATAGAAATTTTTCATCGACCACACCGAATCTAAACCCTCTTTTTTCTGCCCATTCCTTTGCTGCTTTGAATTTTGCCTGATTTGTTATCCATACCTGCATACTGTGATTATATGACTTTAACTTAGCAAGAGTCATAGCTCCTTCGTAGATGGGCTTTTGTGTTTGTCTTTCTGGTTTTATTTCGATAATCCACTCTTGCTCTTCTTCAGATTCTTTGAGTACCTTTATATAGAAATCCACATTATAATCATGTTCTTTCTTATCCAGTGGATTGAAATACTTAATTGCTATAGGTTCGGAACTCCATTTTAATATAGAATCATTTGTATCGCAATAAACACAAAAACGATATTCCCAGGAAGACCTGTATATTATATTATGGATGTCACCAATATACTTTTCTGGCTTAGATGGTTCAAATTTTCCAGATTTATAATCACCATTAGGCTTTACCTTCTTTATATCGGTCATTCGAATTAAGATTAAACGTTATAAGTGTTATCATCACCAGTTATATAACTGAATGGTATCATCTTAGGACTTTTCGGAGGATGCAGTTTCTTCCATCCTTTTGCAAATCCATTCTTAGCTATTTGAGTAAAATAAGCAAATGGATTGTTAGATTTTTCCGGATTGAATCTGTCCCAATATTTACAAAGATCCTCCATAGCAAATGCCATGCAATCCTCTTTGTCTTCCGGATCCTTATAAGCCATTTTTTTAGATATACCTTGTATCATAAGGTTAAACATTCTTATGGTCTCGGGGGTAAGTTTACCCAATTTTTTTGATTCTATAACAGCGACAATAAGTTCACTATTTCTAACATATTCTTTTGCCATTAATTTTTTATATTTTTTAAGGTTGGTATTACTCTTTCTAGTAGAAAAAAGGTAAATTATTTCAAAAAAAAGAACGTAGCCTATTGTCTACGTTCCCTGATTGTTTTTAATACTATTTGGAGTCTTCTTTTGTATCTTCTTCCTCTTCTTGTTCTTCTTGTTCTTTCCCTGTTGGGGCTTTACTTAATTTTCCTGCGGAAGAATCTACGAATTTTTTTCCCGGTGCGTTCTGATTTTCTGCCTTAGGAGCAAAATAGAAGTTGCGGCTTAGTTTTTTTTTAAATCGTCTGCTTCGTCTAGGTTGTATCCAATTTCGTCATTTACTTCGAAATCGATATCACCTTCTGTTCCAGGAGCTTCAGCTAGATTCATAAATTTATCCAGAGAAGTTAAGTGTTTTTTTTCTTTCGTAGATTTTCCAGATTCGTTTACTGTTAGGTTGTAACCGTGCATATGATCTAATTTCATTCCGATCTCGTCGTCTTCGCCTTTAGGTGCTTTAGTAAATCCGTGTCCGTCTGCAAATGTTTTCAATAAAGCTTTTTGTTCTTCCTCGCTTAATGCAGATTTATTTAGATTTCTTGAAATCTCATCTGATTCTTTAACTTCACCGCCTTCTTCTTCACCTTTAGAATCGTCATTTTTTTCTGCTGCTTGACTTAAAGCCTCTTCTAAATCAGAAATCTCGTTAACTAAAAAGTCTGAAGTTTTACCAGTATCTAAAAGAATAGTGAATCTACCCGAAGATCCATCTACGGATATGATCTTCCCCGTTTCTCCTGATTCTTTAACCTTGATGTAATCCCCAATGTTGAATTTCTCATCTTCAGATAGGGTTTCGATCTCAGGAGTGATTTCAGCTTTATCTAATTCAATATTGATTTGATTCCATTTTTCTCTTAGTACTGAAAGTTCGCTATTAAGTAAAGAATGTGCGGTCTTCATTTCTTTTGAAGCAGCATATAATGGATTGTTTTCCATTAAGCTCTCAATTTTATTGATTTGATCTTCCACACTAGAAATATTTTCTAATACTTTAGTTCTGTCATTAATCATAATAGACTTAAGTTTTTGCTCTCCGTCTAAGAATTCTGTTAATCCTTCAGCGATATCATATCTTAAGTAATCCTTAACCATTTTAACTGCCTGAGATCCATTTACTTTGTAAATTGAATTCTCTCTCATTCCCTCGTTAATTCTCTGAAGATAAATCTCGTTATTCCATTTAATAAGGTTGATTGCTACTCCTTCGTAAATATTGGAAGTTATATTTTTAGCAAAATCTAATTCAACGATATTAGAGAAGTTTACATAAAGATTAAGGATATCATTAACTACCTGAGATTCATTAACAGCAAAGTGAGATGCTGATTCTAATCCTAATACTTTACCTAATTCTCCAACGCTTCTAAAGTTTAATTTTGATTTACCTAGGTAAACAGATACACTTTCATTTTCTTCTACTAAGCTAACATATTTCTTACCTAATTGAATTAGGATACCATTTTCGTTAATTCTAACATAAGATCTAACCGATGCGTTTACCAATCCGATATAATCAGATGGAACTGAACCAATTTCTTTTGTACTTAATTTTCTAAAAGATTCACCTTGAGCTTCAAATAAGCTGTTACCTATTGCAAAGATAGTCTTATCCCCTTCAATTAAGATCGGTGAGTAAATTCTGCCTACTTTTGATTCACCTTGAGCATTAACAGGGATTTCTAATTTTCTAGTATCAGCTGCTTCATTAACATTTAAGTAATTGATTAAATTTCTAACAACCGGATTGAAAGACCATTTAGTAATTTCTTTAGATAATAAACCAGAAGATTTACCTTCTGAAATTAACCAGTTGTTTAATGACTCGCTAAGCTCAGAATAAAAGCTATTATTTCCACTTTGCTTAATAGATTCTAAAACTTTAGAAACCTCTATCTCTCTAGCGAATTTAGTAGATTTCTCTTTTAATCCCTCAATCAAAGGTAAAACTGTAACGTCCCATTTGAATGATTCTAATTCAGCAATAAAGTTATCAATTACTGCAAATTCAGGTACGTTTTTATTTACGATGATATTTGCATATTGTTCACAAACAATTTTAACTTTAGGGTATTCGTATATAGAAAGACCTCTTAGATCGTTAATTGATTCTAAAACTCCTAGATTTTTTAATCCCTGAGCATCAACAAAAGATTTAGCGCTATCATCATTCGAAGCTAAATTATTTAAGCTTTCTAATAATGAATTGCTAGTATCCTCTTTCTTTTCGTTATCTAAATATGAACCAGCATTATTTAAAGATGGATTAGCTTTTAGTCCTCCCCATGATTCCATTAAAGATGATGCTGCTTTTTTAGAAGCCCCCATCTGTTCGCTCTTTATTGATTCCCAGTGATTTTTTAATTCTGGTGTTGCTTCTATATCTGAAGCTTGCTCGTTAAGAGCAGCAAGAACTTGGCTTTCGCTCATTTCAGATGATCCGTTAAGATAGCTTTCGCATATCTGTCTAACCTCTGGCGATTTTGTTAGTTCTTTTAGTTTTTTAACTTGGTTTATAAAATCCATGGTCTTTTGTTTTTTTAATCTTTTTATATATCCACGTTATGGATAGAAACTTTTTACTATATATTTAAACTGTGTCGAATTTTATCACTTACACACTAAGATTTCTAATTTAATATCTATGTCAGAATGTGTATTACAGAAAACTATGCCTCCTAGGTCTGAATATACCCCAGGTTTAGATAGAAGCCATCCCTCGTAAATTGAATCAGTAGCTGATATTCTTTTTCCCGAAAGCACCATTAATTCACCCATATAATATGTATTTCCCAGATAAGTCCATTCGAGATATTTTCTTGACTCCACTGTAGTTGACGGAAATATAGCTTTTACTCCTAAGAACGAAACATATCCAAGATCGTCTCCTATATCTGTTTGCTGAAGAAGAAAACATTTTCCTGCTTTTAATGTAACCCTACTTTTACTAAAAGATACGGTTTCTTCTAGGAGATCCCTCATATCTAGGTAAATTGGTAGCTTCATGCTATTACCCTCATCTAATACAAGGCTGCCTCTATAGAATCTGAATCCCGTTCCTTCGTCATATGGGCATATTATTGGTTTAGTTGCCATTTTATTAGTTAGCTGTTATTATAGTCAATTTAACCGTCTTCGACGTTGGGTTACTAAAGGATAGCCCACCATTTCCGATATTGGCTGGACCTGTGTGTCCGTATGTAGAGAACGGATCTAAATCCCATCCTTTCCAATGAAGATCTTTTTTTATGGCTCCGGTTAGAACCATAAATTTACCCATTATATTTCTGGAGTTTCCTTTATAGTCCCAAAATAGGATTCTCTCATCGGCTTTAGATTCTGGTAGATAATATGCTCTTGCTACTATCATTGATGCTTCTCCTAAAGTTCCTTCAAAAGAACCTGGGTCTATGTTAACAGAGTTTAAAGGTCCTATTGTAAAAGTTTGTTTTTGAAAATCAGAAAAATCTTGAAGTGGATGGAAAAAGGATGCAATGTCAAGATAATCTAAAGTATCAGCTTTTTGTGTAACCACCAATGATTCTTTTACAAATCTAAGCTCTGGTTTTTCGTTAAATTCTCTAAATGTAGCTTCTATTCTAAGTAAAGAATCCCTATTAATCGCTAGATTAGTATAGAGAGTATCGAATCCCCCTGTTGTTCCTGACATGGGGTTCAGCGGATATCCTGCAGATCCACCTGCTATTTGATTCCCGCCGTCGCTAAAAGCAGATCCCCCGTCAAAGTTATATGATGCTATGTCTTGATCTGCCACCTTTAAATTAATTTATTTTTGTCGGATCCATTTCAACCGCTGTGTTATATCTTCCTGCATTTAATGATTCTACAATTTCGCCAACTGGTTCCTCTGACTCGTTTGAATCACCCCCATCGACAACTTCACCTATTTTTTCTTCCAGTTCCTCGATTTTTTCCTCTAGCTCTTCGACTTTATTATCTAGTGCCTCCTCTATTTTTTCTTCGAGTATAGCTTCTATTTTATCTTCAGTTTCAGACTGGACTGCTTCATCAGTGGGCTTTATGTAATCAACCAAAGATTTAATAAACCCCAGAGCAACAATAGGTAGAATTGCTCCACTAACTATCGAGAGGACCCTTTTTTGATATATGAGATCCTCTTCAGTTAGACCAAATAATTCTATCCAACCCTGAAAATTAGCCAGGTGCGTGTATGCGTAATATGTGTTACCCATAGCTTGCATAAGGGTCAATAATATAAAAAGACCCCAAACTATACCCTTATTCATCTTTTCGAGTGTAATTATCGAAGCAAGTGAAGCTGCAGCACCAATCTCGAAAGCCACTGCTAAACTTACAGCTAACCAATCTGGATTGGATAGCTTAAAGAAGTCTATTACGTGTATTGTCGAGATTACTGAAACAAGTAAGTACAGTGTAACAAATGTACCTATTATAAAATAGCCCGTTGTTTTCTTTCCCATTATTTAGAATTTTCAAGTTTTTTAATTTCAAGATCTATTTCAGATTGGCGATTAACATCCATGATTTTTCTGTCCGTAGATTGAATCATTCTTTTTTCTGCTTTTAGACCTTCGATCTCAATAATCTTATTTAGCTCGTTTTTAGTGCAAAGAGAATCCATATAAGAGCTTTGGATTTTAGAATTTTTCTCTAGTCTATCTAGGTCTCTGTTTACTCCGCATTGTCTCAATAGGATGATAAGGGTTAAAAATAGGGTGATAGCCCAAGAATAACTTTTAATTTTTTCTATCGTTTTCATATAGCTGTTTTTATTTCTTTATATATATCTATAGTAAAATGCAACAAAAAACCGATCCTTAAAAAGAACCGGTTTTTATATGATTTTTTTTGTTTATTAAATTATCCTAAAGAAACCCCTTGCATAGCAGCACCTAATTGCTGTTCGAGGTCTTTAATCTCAGAAACATCTTTCTTAGCATCATTTAAAGCCTGATCGAATGGTTTATATAATTCAATAAAGGTTTCAGCGCTTTTAAGTCCTTTACCTCTACCTTTAGAGATAAAATAATGACTTGCTTCTAGGGGTAAAGCAGACATATAAATAACCTGATTCTTTACTCCCTCTTTTTTAATTTTCTGAATTTGCTTACTTACTTCTCTAACCCCTAGAGCTTCAGTAGAATTCCATTCAGCCTCATTAGTCATGTAATCCTCATATTTAGCTAAAAGCTCTTGACTAAATGTTATTGCATAAACTTTAGTTTTAATTTCTTCCTTTCTAGATTTGATTTGGGATTCTAAAGACTCAACGAGATCCTTATCGATAGAAAAACCGCTCTCTTGGTTTATAGTATCGAAGTCAATTGAAGCAGATGCTCCGGGTCCGTTTTGAAGTTCTAATGTAGTTTCTTCTAATTTTTGCTTTGCCATATTATTTTTTTGTATTTATTTATTTTAGTTGTTTTTGTGTGATTGTTTCCTAATCAATAGAAAAAATATCAAAATCTACCCTATTGTCATTAAGATATGCTCTAAGAGGCTCCCTCAAATCTTTTGTCTTATATACTTTCGCAGGACCTTCTGGCCCAATATGGCAAAGAAATCCGTCCTGGGTCTCTATATTTGCTTCCTCCTCTAATATCAATCTATATAGACTAATCTGAATGGAATATTCATTATGATTGTTTTCATATAGATGAGAAAAAGGTCTAAGTAATTTTTTATATCTACCCTTGGGATGCTCGTCATGTTTAAAATCCCCGTTCGTTTTCCAATCTCCAATCAGTAAAAATGGCTTATCGTGTTCTTCCGACCAAAAAAGAAATGGCTGATCTATAGTTCCAGCTAATCTCCATCTTCTAGAAAATATTTTTAGCTCCGATTTAAGTGGCAATAAAACGCTTAGTCTTTTATCGTGGATCTCCATGAACTTTTCAATTCTTTCCCTTAATATCTCATCATCAGGAATAATTGGGGCTTTACCGCTCCAAAAGTCTTCTATCCATTTATGAACTCTAGTGCCCAAGCTATTAGCTACGTCCGCCTTACCCTGCCATTCATTAAGAACTACTGAAACATCAACACCTCTTTCGTCTGCCTTTCTTTTAGACCAATATTCCCTGTCAAAAGGAACTTTAAATGTTTTAAGAAATGTTGTTACTGAATCAAACTTTGAAGAGTTATATCTGTATACGTGTGATGGTTCATCGAAAGTAAACCCACGATCATCGAATATCTCTAGCTTTATCTCTATCTCTTTTTTAGCGCTTATTAGTCTAGAATCCATCAAAACAAATTAATTAGGTAACTTGCATTTGCTATAGTAAATACAAGTAAGAAAATTTCTAGTATAAATCTAAATATCCATATCCAGCTCAATTCTCTAAAAACGTATTGGTAAACTACCAGGTAGGACTCCTCGTCGGTTCCTTTAATTGGTTCTATCCATAGAGTTATTAGTTCCTCTATGTTAATAGCCTTGAAGTATTGATTTATGGGCTTTATCTCGTTCATAACAAAAGAAGGTCTTGCTTCTTTTGGTAGATCTGCAGAAAATAGAACCTCTGGGGGTAGATTTACCACAGTATAGATTCGGCCAAACCAATCTATTCTCATTCCCTTCCTTGTCCAGATTGGGGACTTTCCCAACTCTTCTTTTATAATCTTAAGATAATCCCTATATAATTTGATATCTTTATAAACTTTAAAAAATTTTAATATAGCTAGCCACATATTTTTGCTTTATGTTTTATATGAGAATTACACATTAATGTTTCCCCTCCATCTTTTTTTTGATCCTACCCCTTGCTCTTCTTATTCGAGTAGCGATAGATCTTTTCTTAATGCCATACTTTTCTGCTATGTCCTTGTATTTCATACCATTAATCTCTCTGTCAATCATAATATCTCTATAGGTATCAGGTAAAGATCTTATTTCATCTAAAACGGACTCATAAACAGAGTCAATGGTATTTTCCTCGCTAAAGAATCCATATGCTGGATCATCCTCAATAGTATAAAATCCACCTATTTCTCCTATTGTGTTTTTAGAAGAAAGGTACTCTAAATCACCATCCTCATGAGCTATTAATCTCTTTCTAGATTTCAGAAGTAATAGCGATTCATTTCTTGCTATGTTATAACACCATGTGGAAAAATTACCTCTCTCCATATCATATTGATCTATCTTTAGCCATATCTTGGACATGGTATTAAGAAAAGAATCCTCTGCTAATTCCATATTTTTTAGAATCAAAAAACAATGGTTGGATACACCAGGTTTAAGTCTGTTAAATAAATCACTGAATGACTTGTCTGTTTTATTTAGAATGAAATCCTCTGCTAATGTCTGAATGTTTGTCTCTTTAATCTCCTTTACTTCTCTGTGTTCTTTTTGCATATTTAGATTTGGTCAAATTGGTTAATTTTATATAATTCTATTCCAGCCTCTATTAGAAATGGAAGTGAATCTGGTTTTCTATAAACTTCTGAAAAAACTACTCTTTTTATTCCCGATTGTATTATCAATTTAGAACATTCAAAGCAGGGGGAAAGAGTTACATATATTGTAGATCCATCGGAACTTTGGGTACTCTTTGCAAGTTTTGTTATCGCGTTTGCTTCCGCATGAAGGACGTAGGGTAATGTAGCCATATTCTCATCCTCACAGATATTAGGAAATCCAGTTGGTGATCCATTATAGCCATCAGAAATTATTGATTTATCCTTTACCATTAAGCATCCCACCTGCATTCTTTTACAGTGAGAATTTTTTCCCCATGTATTAGCCATTTGTAAATAGATAAGATCGTTTTTCATTGCCTTTGAATTTTCCCCATATAATGGGCTTTTTTGAATGGCATCGGAATGATCCCAGGAAATGTCAAAAGTTTTTCCTATTTTTTTGACGCTCCAATTATTTATGCTAAGGAAATCTGGATTGGAGAAATCAAAATCTTCTGAAACTATTTCTCGTCCTGAATAATGTGATAGTATAGATAACTCCATTAGTTTATAATTTCTGCAAACATAATAAAATTGTACGAGGAAAAAAAATATTTTACGATATTTTTTAGATCCTTCTAGAATCTGGTCTAAATGGTTGATCTATTGCTGAAACTGTTAACGGTCCTTCAAGAAGTCCTGCTATTCTGGTAAGTGCATTTTTTATATCCTGCATATCACTATTACTTTCTAATCCATTATTACCAGATGCTGGTGTTTCTGATTTTTTATCGGTTCCAGATTTATCTGCAGCTGATTTCATTAAATCTGCGGATGGCTTTGTTTCTGCTGCCTTTGTTTCCTCTGGTGCTTCCTTATCTTTAGCTGCTTCTTTCTTTGCTAAAGGGTTAAGCTTTTTAACGTTATTTACTAAAGAAGGTGTTTCACCTATTTTAGATGCTGCCGAGGTTTCAGTAATCTTTTTACCGAGATCAGTTTTAGTTTCTTCCTTCTTTGAAAAGACCCCCTTTAATCCACCTTTCTTATCTATAACCCCTTTAAGAGCTCCGAGACCTTTTTTAGCAAATGGACTTGCAGCGCCAAGACTTTCCGTTGCTTTATCTGCAGCGGAAAATAAAGCATCCTCTGCGCCTCCTCCTATTTTAGAAAGTAACGAAGATACTTTAGTCTCTTTCTTAACATCCTCTGCGCCTCCTCCTATTTTAGAAAGTAGCGAAGATCCTTTAGTCTCTTTCTTAGGACCCTCCTCAGCACTCTTTTCTTTTTTCCTCTTCTTAGGATTTACTACTTCTTCAGATTTTTTAAGTTCATCGGGTTTCTCTTTAGTTCCAGAGTCTAGAGTATCCGGTAGATTTTCTAATTTAGAATCGCTCTTATCCGATTTACCTAAGACTTGCTCTGCTGATTTATCCTCCGATTTTTCCTTGCTAATAAGTGATTGCGTAGCTAGAAGTTTAGCTTTAGCTACCGCTAGCGAATTATAATAATCTTTATCCTTAGATAAATTCTTTAATATAGCTACCCATGTATTACTCCTATTATTTAGATCCTCCCCACTCAATTTATTTTTTATCTCGAGATCTAAAGCCTCTTTCTCAATCTTAGTAATCTCACCATCTATTCCATCCTTTCCTTTACCGATTAACGAATATAGGGTTTCTACGATCTCACCTGTAGATTTTCTTGAATTATCGTCTTTAGCATTATCCTGAGCTTCTTCATACTTCTCAAGCAATCCACTTAAATTCATATTTATGCCCTCGGAATCTATTAATCCCGGATCACTTGGATTACCAAAAAAGTTTAGACTACCTTCTTTGCTATTCTTTAAAAGAGAACTAAACTCGGGAACGTTTTTTAATCCTTCCATTAGATCCTTAACGTTAATTGGGATAACACCAGCACCCTTTGGTAACTTAACTACCTCCGGACCATTTTCACCAACCAAATATTTGCCTTCTTTCTTAGCAACCCCACCTTCCTGAAATGCTTTAATTATTCCCTTTAATCCCCCCGCGATATTACTGAAATCCTTATTTGGCCCTTCTCCGCCTTTAGAAACAGATCCTTTTGCCATTTCTGCTATTTTTCCCATAAGTGGGCCTTTCTCGCCAAGTAGTCCACTGATAGCTTTGGTAAGATCCTTTATTGCTCCTTCACCCTTCTCACTTTCTTTAGGATTAGCCGTAGAAGCCTTATTAGAGGTCGTAGCTGACTCCTTTTCGCTTTTTGTAGATTTATCCGTTGATGATATAAGGGACTCTGTAGCGGAAGTATTTTTCTTAATAGACTCAGCTAGAGAATTTATATTCCTGCCAAGGTCGGCTATTTGGGAAAATAATTTTTGATTAGGATCTGCCATTTAATTTGGTTATTATCTCTATATATTTCTTAATAAGATTACTTACCAAAACTAAACAACTCTTTGACCCCGCTTTTAGCTTTCGCCTCTGCATTTTCAACTTCTATGGCATCATTGAGCTTATCTATCCATATCTGATATTCGTAGAAAGGTATGCTTTCTATCCAATCAGGATCCAGACTATGCTCCTTCCATAATCTAAACTTGATATCAAAGAAGTTCTCTAAAGATATCTGAAATAACGAAAAGAGATCTGATCCCGTAGGGAAAGTTTATTCTAGCGGTGACCTCCATATCACCGCATACTGGGCACTTTTGTTTTACCTCTAGCTTCGTTCCCACTTTGATTTTCTGAGCAAGCTCAAAATACAAGCTAAATTCTTCTTTGGTCCAATAATCGCTTTCTCTCATTCTGGAAAGGATCCTTTGGAAATTTAGATCCCTCCATTCGCTAAACATGAAAGGCGCTATATCAAGAAATCCATCATCAATATCAATATTTTTCTTAGCACATTCTGTTATGAATGAAGTTATTTCCTGGGTTACCCCTATACTAGGAATGTATAGTTCAACAGTCTTATCAAGTTTTTTAATGGTAAAAACAAAACCTCTGGTCTCTTCACTATAATACTTAGCAATATTTTCGTCAAGTTCATAAGAACTTAGTACGCCAGTTCTGAGTTCTATACCTTCATTGAAGGGACATTCTGGTGTTTGGTTGCATGATTTTTGCGGCTTAAGGATAATAGAGTTCTCGCCTTTAACGAACGTAAGATCTCTAATAGCCATGATTATAAAGAATCTATCTTCTTGCTTAAGATCTTTATAAGAAACCACCCCTTCTCCCGAAAATTCCATCCGAGAGCATCGATCTATTATGTGAGTTAATTTTTCCTCTATGTCCAATTGATCATCTTCATCGATTGTGGAGAAATGTCTTATCTCTCTAACCTCAGCAGCTCTAATAGCAATTTTAGTTCCGTCCGGATAATATTTACCTTCCGATGGTAATATCCCAACCGGTATATTTTTCCAACCCATCTCTAATGATATAGGTTTATTTACACTTTGAGCTTTACCTAAGGAAGCTAATTGTTGATCATATTGTATCTGATCGATCTTTGGTTGAACCGGTTGGGGAATAGCCTGCTGAACTTGTTGTTGAATTTGTTCAGTTCTAGCGGATAGCTCCTGTACCTGCGACACCACATTGGTTTCCTTTGCAATAGGCTGGGGATCATCATATTCTATACCCCCCGCAATTTCCTTTCTCTTAAGAATCTCTTCTGGTGAAATATTATTATCCATTATTTAATCGTTTTTCTTATTATATAACAAAAAACAAAAAAGGAGACAAATTAATCGTCTCCTTTTGCATTTAATTTAAAATATATTATTACATAAACAAATCTTCCCAGTAATCACATATCCATGATGTGGTTACAGTGTAGATAGCTGGATTTTCGTAATCTAACTGCATATCATTAATGGCAGTACTGATAAAGCAAGAAGGTATTCTAATTCTTCTAAAAACATCCCCTCTTTTATTAAATATCGAGATAACCATAGAACCAACATAATCGCTTTTAATACCCATCGCACCTGTTAGTGGATTGTATATTAAGTCGCTCCATTGTCTAAGTATCTTATAAACACTCATTGAATTTACGTCATTTAAGTTAACCTCAAATTCCATACTTAATGTCATATCACTAGTAGTAGGCTCACCTGCAGCATATCTTCTTTGAGCAAACTTATAAGTTTGTTCAATGTTCCCGTTTGCTAAAATATCTACGGCCAAACCAGTTATAGATTTAACCTGCTGAGCTAAAATTGATTCCCCTTTAAAAGTCGTGCTAGCATCTACTATTCCCGACGGTGGCGTGATCAAAACCTCAAATTGGTTAAGATATACCGGTTCGTAGTTGTTTATCGCGGCTTTAGAGTTTGTATAATGTGGTAAACCTGCCATTTATTTTTTTTATTTTTTTATAAGAATAAATCCTCCCAGTAATCAACTGCCCAAGTCATATCATCTATTTTAAATATATCAGTTGAGGTGTAATTAAGATTCATTTCACTTATTGCCTTAGTGGGATAGCAGTCTCTGCATGTTATTCTTCTGAAAACGTCTCCTTGTTTATTAAAGATAGAAACTACGATAGTACCTGTATAGTCATTCTTAAGACCCATTGCTCCTGTTAATGGATTATAGATCAAATCACTCCATTGTCTCAATGTTTTAAAAACGTACATTGAGTTGTCATCATTTAAGTTTACTGTGAAGCTTAAACTTAAATCCAGATAGGTATTATCAGGTTTAGGTCCAGCATAATTTCTTTTAGCAAACTTATACTTTTGAGTAGTTAGTCCTGGGTTTTTATCTAAGGTAAGTCCACCAACCTTTGACACGTGCTGAAGAAGTATCTCTCCACCCGCAACAGCAGAAGGAGGTATAACAGTAACCTCAAACTGGTTCAGATAAACAGGTTCGTATTTGTTTATTGCTGATAATGAATTTTGATAATGTGATAGTCCTGCCATATTCAGTTTATATTTATCTTAGTTGCCTAAAAGGCTCCAATTCGCATTATACGAATTGAATAAAGCCTCCCGCTGCTATACCACCTGTTCTGGTAACAGTAATTCTATTTATGAACTTCTGTATACCTCTAGCAGGTTCGATGATAACGTCTATGATTCCCATATTCATATCAATGATTGCTGGAGTGTTATTAGAAGCATCCATAACAGTTTGGTAGTTGTATATTCCACCGCCTGCTCTAACGCCATCTAGGTAGTTATCAACTAATGTTTTAATTTCAAGTCTAATTGAATCGTCATTAAAATCAAATAGGTAGTTAGAAAGAATTGACTGAACGTCTGTTTCGATACTTATTAAAAGGTCTCTTACGTGAACTAAGTTGAATGCAGAGTTAACTTGTTGATAAGCAGTTTGGTTACCAAAGATAACTACCCCAATCCCTCTTCTCTTGATGATCGGGTTAATACCGAATGGTTCAAGATTTCCTCTGTCCTCATCGGTAAAGTCATATTCAACACCCACGATATTACCGCCTCCGCTTAGTATACCTCTTTTTTGACCTGCGATAATTGCATAAGGTTCTCCTGTAGCAAATTTTCTAACAAAGTTATTAGATACCATAGCAGCTGGTGGTACGTCTATATTTCTATTAGATTCCCTGATAGTAATATAAGGAGCGTAGAATGCAGCAAATTTAGATCCTTCTGCTTCACTAGGTAAACTGAAAGTATAAGAAGGATTTAGAGATAAGTTACCCCCGTCAACTATATAAGCAGTATTTAAACTTGGATAAGGATTAACAGCTGTAGGTGCGTTAGTAAATCTAGGATCTGTACTCTTTTGAAACTGAGCCATAGAAGGTGCGTTAATAAGAGCAAGCGATTGCTGTCTTATCATTGCCAATCTGCTTAACTGGTATTTAGAGTTAGGCAGAATTTGTCCAGAGAATGTATCTACTACGTATCTGAATGATATAACGTCCCTAGAAGCTAATGTCTGAGCAATATTTGTATCATACATAACATCTAGTATGGTAGAAACTCTAGCATCAGTTCCGTTAGGTCTATGTGATTCTTTCATGGTAAATCCAGAGAGATAAGTGAAATCAAAAGATCTTGTAAATTGAGATATCGATGAGAATTTCTGAACTCTTGACATATTACCATTTCCTGAATAATAAAGAACTGGTCTAGCACATGTTGCTTTATAGGTTCCTGATGTAGTCGTAGAAGCAACTTTAGTGATCTTAGCTAATCTGCTTTGTTGATTGCCTGTTTCAGGTACGCAGATGTCAAGGTCAGTACATACTACCAAATCTCCAACCGACATAGGTACGTTTCCGTTTGCATCTTCTGTTATGTAGAATGATGTTGTGTCTATTCTAGTACAATCTACGAATTCATTAATCGATCCCTCTTGAGAAATTATATCGAATTTTTGCGATGATACCGCAGTACCGATATTATCAGAAGCATATGTTGCAGCGAATAATGCTATGTTATTTATAGTATTACCAGCTAAAGAAACGTTTGTGTGGGATCTTGTGTTAACGTAGTTGAATTGATCCCTATCTACTGTGTTTTCGAAAGTAAGGTAATTTACGCTTGTTCCCGCAGAGTTTAGCCAAATAATATCTCCGTCCATTATTTCGGTATATTTAACATTCTGGAATAATGTTGATGCGTTATAAGCTTGGAGAACTCTTGAGGTTCCAGTTGTAGCATTCGGACCGGTTACCCCATTAGGCGTAGGTACGTTGCTAACTAAATCTAGATAATCTGAATTACCGAATTGATAAGCGCTAGTGTAAAAAGGTTTAGCACTTCCTGAAGCTCCTGTATTATATGAGGTTACACTATAAACAGGAGATACCGTTATACCTTGAGATCTATAGTAAGATGTATCTAATGGATGGCTAAAGAATATTCTAAGCTCGTTATTGACGTCTTTAGTTCCGGTAACTTTAAGTTTAACCAAATCATGTAAAGAGAATTGGTTGATTAATGCTCCAGTTGCACCGGAGATACCTTCAACTATACCCATTATGTATTTCTGGTCATCCGAAGAGTTAACAGTTAAGAAAGATTTTAGCTCATTCTTCTGTGTTGCATTTAATAAATAACCCGCAGTTCCACCTGTTCCTGATGTTTGGAGATAATGTAATCCCGCGTCATAAGCAGAAGAATCGTAAGGAGCAAAAGCTTGGTAAACAACTCCTGCTGTTGTACCTGCGTTGATTGCGAATAAAGTACCTGCTTTCATACCGGATGTGTATCCAGTAGCTCCTGTAGGACCCGCAAATCCACCAGCTCCAGTAACACCTATTACATTTTGTGTGTAAAGGTAATCTGCAACTAATGCCTGGTCATAACTTAGGAAGTTAATTGTAGGATTAGCTAAATCCCTGTCTCCCGATAATTCATCAATCAGGTGATTACCTACTAAATCTATTGTGTATGGATTAGTACAAATATTATCAAATGCTTCTTCGTCAATAGCACAGAATAAACCTGTTGCTGGCGAATTAGAATTTACTAAGGTTTGTATGTATTGATTAACACCATTAAGATCCACGAAGTCTGGAATTATACATCCTGTTACTGAGGTAACTATATTAACATCCTGTTGGCTAAGGAATGAATCAATTTGGCTTTTTATGAATCCGTTATTAGTAAAGTAGCTAGACCATTTTGGATCTAAAGCTAAAGCTGCATAATTTGTCCAATCCCCGGATACTGCTATTACATCAATGAAATAATCCGAAATATAGTCGTAAGGGTGCATGAAAGTAGGAACGTTATTAGCTCCATACCAATCTAGTGCAAAAATATCAAAACCTTTTAAAGGTTTTGAAGAGTCAGTAGACTTTCTAGTAATCACACTGATAGGGGTTTTACCCAAGTTAGTTAAAGCAAATAGCTTTCCTGTGTCAGGTGTACTTAATGTAGCTAAGAAATATTTTGTATCTGCGTACCAGAATCTTTCTTTATTATAGTAAGATGAATATAACTCAGAAGTTACCACTCCGTTATATTGCTCGGTATCAAGAGAGTATGCTCTATATGTAACCTCATCTGCACTTCCAGTATCTGTGTCATTATTAAGCTTCAATAAATTTAAACCGAAAACCGGTCCAGTATTTAAACAGGTTAATATCGATCGGTGGAAGAAAGACCCCTTATTTTCTAAGGATCTATCAATGTCTCCAAACACAGAGATCATAGTAGTAGGATCAGGAATGTATACAGGAGTATTGAAAGGTCCCTTATTAGAGAAACCCACAACCAATCTAATCGTTTGAGATGTTAGGATAACGCTTTGTGACGCGTCGAATTCAAGAGTATAAACCCCTGAGGCTTTAAACTGTGAATAGTCTATTTTAACCTTATTTGCCATTATTTTTAAGATATTTTTTGCTTCTTTACTATATATCGAAATAGAAAGTAGAATATTAGATCAATTGAATCTTCAGAGCAATTTATTGAAATCCCCATAGCTTCTTCCATCTTTAGTCAAAGGACCTTTGTTTCCGTATCCGTATTCATCATTTTCTGTTGCAATTCCAGCTTCGAGCTTTGCTGTTATTAGTTGTTTGTATTCATTGTCAAGTTCATCAAAGACATCACCGACCATTTGGTTGAAATCATATCCATCAAAAAGACCCGGTAGATTCACTAAAGTCATTGCTACGTCATCATGCCCGGTCTGGCTAGAATATGTTCCCCTGTTATTAAGTCCAAATGTAAATAGTTCAGGGATTGTCCATTTCTTATCATTTACTAAGATTTTTCCCTCCCTTATTAAACTTCTAAGAAGTTCACAGTACTTCATCTTGTTTTTTTCATTGTATTTAATACCTGGTTTTAGAATCCGAGCAGACTCTGAGTGTTTTGTAAATAAAAACATCTCATCATAATAATCATCATCAGTCATTAGTTTTTCATAAAGCAATTCACCCTTGAAATTCATCTCAATAGCTAATTTAGTTCTATCTATGCTTACAACTTTTACTAATCCTCTTAATAGCTTAACCAGCTCTTCTAATTTTATCTCGTTATCTCTAAAAACCCCAACCTGTACAAGTCCGAAGAAATCTGACTCATCTTCAAATTCCTCTATTGCTTCTATTACTTTTTTAGGTAAGGGGGTAACCTTGAATATATTAACAACAGTAAAATCACCCTTTATACCTGCGCTTATATCAACAGAAAAGACGAACTTCTTACCTGGGGAGTTAGCATTATCTAGATTAAATTTAGGATGCCATAGGAGTTTTTCGTAATTAAGACTTTCCTCGTAATGTAAGCAATCTATCTCTCTCCATTCATATTCAACTTCATTAGACTTAATTTTTTTAAGCTCATTGGAGCCTAAAAGTAAAGATGAAGAGCTTAAGAATTGGTTACCGTATTCCTGATTGAAGAGTTCCTCGCTTCCAAGGTTACCTATTTCCAGTTGTTTCCATGCTTCGTCTCTTCCTGGAACTTGCCACCAATCAACCCTTATTGGATTAAAACTATTCTCTCCAGTGAGAGCACCCTGGTAAATCTCATAGAATTTATTCATTCCATTCGGAGTGGATGTTATGATTATTCTAGATACCTTTGATGATGATACAGTAGGATACGTAGATCTAAAGAATGCTTCAATAAAGTTAGTATTAATATGAGCAAACTCATCCATATAAAGGAAGTGTATAGTAAAACCGATACCTGATGTTTTAGTTGTAGTTTTAGCTAGAATTCTACATCCGTTATCAAATCTCATTGACATCACATTATTAACTATCATTCCAGGTTTAAGAAAGAATGGCAGACCTTTTATAATCGCCTTGATCTTATCCATTAACTCTTCTGCAGTATCGCCAACATTGGCTAGAATCATCGCATTTTTATCATGATTGAATAAGAGATACCAAACAAGTATAATAGATGAAGTTATGGATTTACCAACCTGTCTAGGGGCTAGGAATATATTAAATCTATTTGCCTGATATTCTCTAAGAACAGAGCTTTGATAATCCCTAAGCTTGATGTAATTTAAACCCTCATCTGTCATTACCTGGCAGTATTTAGAGAAATATGTAACGTCTTCCGCACATTTTCTCATCTCGAGAATCTCCTCATTAGTATACTCCCAAAGTATATTTGGTTTTTTTAGATCAGGATTTCCGTCATGAAATGGGTTATCCACTTCTTTGTAATCTAATCCCTCTTCATCGATTTTTCTAAGAAGTTCATTTACTCTTTCTGTGCTCCAATAGCTACTTTCTGATTGGACTTCCTCTTTTTGTACTGCTTCTGAAAACATATTATTCTATTATATCGTCCTCGATAATGAAGTTGCTTTGATCTTCCTCATCGTCTTGCGGACGGAATTTATCATCAATCAATTTTTTTTCTCTCGCATTAACAACGGAGTTAGGATCAAGTTCTATAGGTTTAACATCAATAACCTCGTTTCCTAGTATATCCCTAAGACCCTCCATTATACCTCTTGTTCCCCTAGATCTTATACCAGCTCCATCCGTATTAGAAGGATAGAAACTATTACCCTCGCCCGTCTGATTTTGATCCATAACTACTCCACCTGAATGTTTCTTTACTTCAAGTTCTGCATTTACCCTTTTATAGCTCTGCTCCATTTTTTCAAGGTAAGCCTGATAATCCTTGGGCATTTGCATTATTTGAGATTGAAGCTGAGCAAGCACCTCAAAAATTCTAGGATGCATGTTTCCTAAATCTATCTCTTCTAGTAATTTAGTGATCGCATGTTGAGCAGATTTCATCTGAAACATCATCGATGAAACGTTCATAGCATCAACTTTTTTCTTAACATCAAGAAATTCTACGTGCCCGTGAGCGTCAGGATCTACATAGAATTTTGCTACTGAATCCATTAAAAATCTGGCCTCTGTTAAAGCACTAAGCTTCTCGTCGGCAAAATTCATGAGTTCTGATGTTTTTAATCTCGGAAGGTCTCCAGAATCTAAAGAAATTGAATCCAGAGATTCTTCCATTATTATGGCATCTAGATTTTCTTTTATTTTCTCCTGTATTACCTTCTCTGGTTTAGGTTTTCTTCTTGGCATATTTTATCTGTTTCTAGCGAACTTAGGTATGTTCATCAATGGTTTAGCATTATCAATTATGTGTGCTAGTTGCGAATCCCTTACTATGTTTTGATTTAAAACAGTAGATTGGGTATCAACATCTATCATATTTTTAAATAGTCTTATATTACTTAGATATATCGGACCTGTGAATATTTTATAGGCATTTGTTTCTGTTCCATAGAATGGACTTGCTTTATCTGTGTTAATATTAGAAGGTGCGGCAAATAATATAGGCTCAGTAAACATTCTAACTTCCTCGTGTAGCTTTTTTAATTTACTAGATTGCTCGTTCGGATTAACAGGATCGTAGGTCATCCCCCATATGTTAGCTGCTATCTGTTTATATGTATTAGAAATATTAACAACTACGCCATACCATTCCCCGTATTCTGGTGTAAATTGTAAAGGAGAATTTATGATCATACTATTAAGTCTTATAACCAAGCTCCCCTGGTCTAAGAAAGGATTAGTATTTTCGTCCATTACTCCTGAGTGTATTAGATCTACTCTCATACCCTTCATGTCAGAATTAGCGTCTAAATAAAGACCGCTTATTAAATTTCTACTTTGTGCTTTTTGTACTTTCCAAACTATAGTTCCTTGTGAGAAAGTGGTTGAGTTATTTTTGACAGTAAATCTATACTCGTCAATAACTGATAAAACCTCATATCCCCCAGAGTGTAGCTTATCAGCTCTTATTGCAACATAACCTTCAGGATTTGTAGCATAGGTTTCCCATCTTTCTAATCTATGTCTATTGGGATAAGTACTTAAATATAAATAATCAGAATCAGAGTTCTCTAGGGTTGCATTTAATATCGGATAACCTCTTTTAGTCATCTTTGTGTTATCGTAGAAATCTCTTAAAGTGAACCAACAAGTGTATGCTAATTCCTCATTATCTCTTAATAAAGGAAGTGACTTATATCTAACAGCATTCTTATATCTGCTAGGATCGAATATAAATTCAGGCGTATCAGAAAAAGCTTCACTTAGATCATAATAGTTATTTAAAACTATTGTCCAGTTATTATTAAGATCGTATTCGATTATCGGAAGATCATTATAAACATAAGATCTGATAGGATCCTGAGACATCTGTGTTATTGTGGTAGCGTACTGTTGTGGCTTAGAAGACTTTAGCTCCTCAGATTTAACTTCTTCTCCGAATAACTCCTGAGTAGTTACCGCTATTCCTTCTAGTTCCTCCTTGTATGCAGGATCTTGAAAATATGTATTACTTCTAGGACTGTATTTCTGTAGCTCTATTTTAAAATAAACCGGAGCATTCATGAAATCCCTGAATAAATAAGTTGAATTTATTTCGTAAATTCTATTAGTTATAGGGAAGTAAAGAATATCTCTCTTTCTAGGTTGTGATCCTTTACCAAATATGCTTTCAAAATATTTTCTATCTATTTGAATTTCAAAAGGATTTTCAAACTGAAGTCCAAAAGGATCATAATTTATTTTATTATCAGGGAATTGATTTTGGGGAACTAGTATTTTAACACATTTCTCATCAACAACATTGAAAAGAGTGTATTCTCTAAGAATAACATCTTTACCCCTTCCCTGAGGTTGTACAGAATAATAGTTTGCTTCTAATCCAAAAACTTTATTAACCATCTGGCTTAAATCCTGATAAAGATTTAAAGCTTTATTTACTGCATAAGGATTGAATGTGAAATTACAATCACTAAATATAACGGGTCTAGTTGAAACCTCATTAGAACATATTAGTGCAGGTTTTGATATAACTTTCTCTGGTGTAGGAGCATATTCAAGATCAAGTTCAAATTGAACTATCACTATGCTAGGATCTATTGGTTCGTCTGTATTATAGATTAATGTGCCATCATCATTGACAAGGACAGAGGTAAATCTGAATTCGGGGTAGAACTTATTATTGGGATCTAAAGTTATTTCAAAAAGATCCGAGAATTCGTTTGTTAATCCTCCTAAAGCTGTTCCTACATTTGTCCAAAGAGACCATGTTTTTCCGTCTATGCTATATCTGAAATCTATAGCGATATCATCAGCATCTAATATAGATCCCGAATTATTACTGTTTCCCGTATCAATTATCCATCCCTTAAATTTAGTGACGTATGTAAATGGATTATCCCATGATAGAATTCTATAATTACCTATATACGTGAAGTTTAAGGCACTATCTAGCTGTTCTATTCTGGTATTATAGTAATCAATGCTATCGCAAGGCTTGTAGTAAGTTTTGCCCTCTATTACAACTGTGTGATATCCATCACATCCTATTTGTAATGCTCTAGCTTTTGCAGATTCTGGGGTAGCAAAAAGATTATCTACTGAAGATTTTTTAATCTTATCAGTATTCTGCAACCCGTCATGATATTTATATCTTATATCAGTAAGATCGTATTGCTCCCCGCTTCCGTTATAAACTGGGGTTCCTTTCTTAGGAAACTTGTCCTCTGGGTTAAAACTCATTATTTAGTGGATATCTTTTCTTTATATATCCACTTAAATAAATAAGAGAAGCTTAGACTTCTTCAGAAGTCCATTCGATAACGGATTGAAATACACGTTCTGGTGTTATTGATTTAGTACATTCAAAATGTCTATCTGTGTCCTTATGCTCAGGACACCACAACCAATCACCTTTATCGAACTTATGTTCAACTTTATTGAAGCATCCGTGGCAAACATCGGTGTTTATTATTCTGAGAGTTTTGTCAGAGAATTCACAAAATGGTTGGGTGAAACCTGAGATCACAACAACGGGAACGTCTAAGCCCCAGGCCAGCCACGAAAGACCTGAACTTACACCAACGAAGAATTCACAATTAAGTATATCGCTTATTCTGTCCTCTATTGGTCTATCACCAGTTCTATCAATCACATTAGAAAAATGATTTCCCTGTTTATGAATTACAACAACTTCATATCCTATACTTTTAAATAGATCAATAAGCTGCTGCCATCCTCCGGGATAATTCCAATGTTTTGCAGCAGCAGTAGATTCTGTTCCGATACAAATGTATTTTTTATCCGAAGGGGTTTCATTTATTGCTTTCTTTAATCTTGGTCTGATCTCACCGATATATTCTAGTCCTAATATATCTGATGCAACTTTCTGCAGCGGACATAATCTAGGATCAACTTTATGATGATTAATATCGGTTTCTTGATACCATCCAATTCCAACTAAAACGTCAATATTATCCTCTCTATATCCTGGGTGTTTGAATTTAAGAACATCATATTGTCCTTCGAATAGGTGATTCCAGAAAGTAGTGATTGTTATATCCGAACAGTTATGAACCTCTGCGAATCTATTAACATAAGGGACCCAAGCTAAAGTGTCACCAAGTGAACTGCTTTCTAAAGAAATTATCACTTTACCCGATCTTATCTTTTTAAAAAGGTTGAATTCATGAACCTGCTCACCATTCTTGTCATAAACAAATATCGTTACATCATCAATCCATCTTCTGTATGCGTAGCAGAAATGACCTGTAATTATCTGGGAAGAGTATATTACAGAACCCGATGCGTCTTTTATATGTACTGTATACGGTTCAACATTAAAATCTCCAAAGTCTATAGTTACTTTAGGCGATTGATCAAACTGGGCTCTTATCTTTACCTTATGTTTAAATATAGGGTAATCTGACTTTTTTACGTCATCATAGATAGCTATTGATTCCTTGTGTATCTGCATTGATCATTTATTTTTTAATAAACCCGAGTATTTCTAAAATCTGATAAATATTCTTCGAATCATCATCAGTCATATAATAAGCATCTTCGTTGTTATTATATGAGCCCGAATAGGTTGGTAAATCCCTAAATAGTACAGGGGTCTTCCAAGAAAGCGATTCCTTTATGCATAGAGGATTTAATTCTATAATTGAATTAAAAACAAATAAATCTGCAGCTTGATAGAATACATCAACATCATTTCTTTCCCCCCAAATAGTGCAATTTCCAGGTAATTCATCCATTAGGGGTTTCCAATAATCCTCAAAATTAGAAGCTTGGTTTCCTACGAAATGAAATTGTATAGGGAAATATTCAAGTAGTCTAGCGTACTTAATAAGCTCCCCCTGATTTTTACCAGGGGTAAATAATCCAACATTTATAACATGTTTTTTAGAGTGATCTAGCCCTAGATATTCTATAGAATTATTTTTGTCTGGTTTTTTAATTTCAATCGGATACTCTAGTAGTTCGCTAGGGATTCCTAGGATTTTGAATTTTTCATCTATCCATTTAGAAACCATGACAAACTTATCTGGTTTATAAATTTTGATCGTGGGATCGAATTGTGAACTATGACAGGTCTCACATATAACATAATCCCTTTCCGGCCGATAAATGTTCTTTAGAACTTCATTATCAACAAATGTTTCGGGTAACTCTTCGAAATGTACCACATCAGGTCTTATCTGTTCTATTATTTCTATTAGCCTTTTCTTATCGTCACCAAGAGCTATAAACCTATCACCAAGAATTGATATAACTTTATTTCTCTGGACAACATAATGATCACCATAGAAACTGTATTCCACACAATATATCTCAGCAGAGTCGTTTAATGACTCTATCTTCTTTAGTAGATATTGGGGAAGTCCTCCGGTAGAAAAATGTGGGGAAATATAAAGTATTCTCCTTCTATTTTCCATATTGAGTATTAACCTTCTTTTGTAAATATTCCGCTTTCGAAATCAAGTTTTCCGTTTCCGAATTGGTCAGTTACTTTTTTCTGTAAATCTGATTCCTTTAAAGAGATATCTTCTGCATAATCGTAAAGAGAATTAATCTCTGTCTCAATAATTTCTAAATCTTTTCTATGAAAAGCTGCTTCGATGTTAAGTCTTCCTACTCTAACAACGTTTGCTGTTAATTCGTCTCTTAATTTCTGGATCTCCATTAAGAGTTCTTCTGGTAATTTAATTTGTTCTGACATATCTTATTTTTTATTTTATAGTGATGGCCCTTTGACCGATTTTAATATTTTAGTCTCTATAGGGGCATTTTGTTCTATATTTTCTCCTATTATTTTTGATTTTATTATTGCTCTCTCGTGGAGCTGTTTTACGTAATCGCCAGTGTCATAATATGCTGAATTTATTAAAAGGAAACATCTAAACGGGAATGGATTTTTTCTATTCTGATTTATGAGCCTTTCGGTGCAGGTCAACATAGAATTGTAATCTTCTACACATTCAAATGTTTCTGCCATCCACATAATATGTTCATTCCTTTCACAACAGAACTGCTCTGCATACCGATAGTGATCTATTGACAATTCGTAGTCGCCAATGAATCTATAAGCGTATCCCATCAAACAAAGTGCAAGATAAGCCATCTCATTAGGAAGATGCCCTATTTTTTTATCCGCCCATCCGTTGTTTATATTCAGGTACTGCTCGAAATAAAATATACACCTTCTTGCGTACTCGTCCGCGTGATCCTTTTTGAAAGGAAATTCTGAATAATTTCCATAACAATCGGAATAACTTTTACCTAAATACCAAAGGTGATACATGTCATTCAGAATCTTTCCGTTTGCAACTTGGTCTATTTCAAGTTCCAAAGCATCTCTCAGAAATTTCGTAGGGGAATTCCAGGTTTGGCCATCATTAGTTATAATGTGTCTAAAAGATCTAGGTAAATTTACCCTTTGAAATCCTTCGTTATCATCTCCATATCCAGGAAGCAGTATAACTTCATGTCTTTTATCGTGCTTAAAAATCCAGGGTAATTTAGCATTCCATAGCCATGTTCTAAAATATATGCTACCTCCAGAATCCGCAGTTATATTAAAACTCTGAATGTTTGTATTTTCTAATAATTCCCAAGCAAAATCTGAATCGACAACCAGCTGTTCATCAGCATCCATTCTAAGAATCCAATCACATCCGTGATCTGATGTTAAACATTTTTGTAGTGCATGGTCTCTGTTAAACCCAGGATATTCCCATTTGGTCTCGTATAAGAATCCAGGGATTTGTTTTTCCCTCATGAAGTTTCTTATCAGATCCTGTGTTCCGTCTACTGATCCATTATCTTGTATAACCCAATAATCAACATACACATAGCAGGATTCAAGCATTCTTAAAATGGTATTTGCTTCATTAGCAACCATAGCATTTAAGCATATTCTACTTCTTCTTTTCATGTACATAGTTTAAATAACATTCATCCACACCGAATTTAAGTCTTTCTAACCCGGAATTCTGCAATCTCGGGCTAGTTCTGGTTTCATTATCCCAATCCCAATCAACTCCTCCTATATCTAATATTCTTTGATGGATCATTTCATTATAATGATCACGAATTAATCTAGCTCTTCTATTTATATCAATCGAATTATTGCTTGTAGTGGTGTTTTTATCGCTGTACTGGAGATATAACATCTCTTTCACATGTATCATTCGAGTATTGATAAAAGTCCTTATAATGAGCTCAAAATCGTCCGCTACGGGAAATTTAATATTATGCCCACCTATCTTCTGGTAAATGTCTCTACGCCATATTCTAGCGTGATTAGGCATACCTATATTAAATCTTATTGTTCTTGGATTTATATCCGCCGTATGGTGTGCTAAATACTCCTTACCGTCAGCAACCACCATTGTGTGCCCAGCATATCCCCAGCAATATGCGTTATCATGTCGTCCGTACCAATCGCCTGATCTACCGCTATCATAGCTTTTAAATTCACCGTCATCATAAAGTTCGCAGCAATCTGTGTATATGAAACCAGCATCCTTATATGTAATTGAAGCTTCATAGCAAATCTCAAGACAGTTGCTTATTAAAGCATCATCATGATCCAATTCAAGAAGCCACTCACCCTCGCATAGCATAGCTGCTCTGTGCTTTGCAAGCCCTATATTACCGTTACTTATAGGGAGTATTCTATGAATTTTAATCCTAAAATCTTTCTGTGATAGCTCGTTTAGATATTTCCATGTCAGGTCCGCATTAGAATCATCTACTATAACCCATTCCCAATCTTGCATTGTTTGAGCTTTTAGACTATCGTACATGCGATCAATCTTAATAGTGCTGGTATTATATGTTGGGGTAAATATAGAGAATTTAGGCTTGGATAAAGAGCAATTTATAAATGTTGATTGTACAACTATATCGTTTGCTAAAACGTTATCAGGAATCTGTGAATCCCTGGAAAACATTATCTCTTTAAGTCTAAAGTCATCGACGTTTATTTGATCACCGATCGATATTATAAGATCTGGCTTATATAATGAATAATCCTCTACGACTGTATTATTATAGATCAATGAGTGGACTATTACTTCATCAAAAAGTCCTTCCTCATAATAGATATCAGATTGGAGTTTTATAGTTCCTTTTACTGGCCAGCCATAAACAATTGCACTAGGTTTTGCTGTTTGCATTATATCTCGGTATTAAAAAAGAATAATTGAAATAATCTTCCGTTTTCTTTACTGTCACCAAAATAGTCTAAAGAGACATGAAATAGATCTCCCCTATAAAGGGCAAGTCTATTATACACATTCCCTATTTTATCGACCATCTCCCATTTAGTGTAGTCTTGTGAATATCTATTATGAATAGCATTTGCATTCTCCTCCTCCGTGTGCTCATAATTTTTCCAATTACGGAGGCCATTTTCTTTAAGTTTAAATAATCCAGTCCCTGATGAAATAGGTGCATCTGGGGTTAGATAAAGAACACCCGCCCAATTTGTTGTATAATCAGAATGTATCCATGATCTATCAGAGGCTAAGGTGTATTGAAAAGCTCCAGTTGAATCATCGCCCCACCAAGTAACGTTTCCGGCAAAAGGTCTGATTATATCCTGAATTAATCCCTTAGAACTATCAGTCATAAAAGATGCTGTTCTCTGTCCTGGGTAATTCCCAATTGAGCTAAATTCTTGGCTAAGAGCAAAAGCCCTAACCTCATCGGGATTATCATAAAAGTCATCAACTATTAAACTTTGTACTCTCATAATTTACGATATAATTTATAGATTATACTAAAAAATTTAGCTTAGGTTCCAGTAAAATTAATAAAAGATATGGATTTTATATCCAGTATACAGTTGAATGAGTTAGGTTAAATCAGAACCATATAATATCAAGAAATAAATAGCTGATCGAAAAAAAATTACTTTTTCTTAAGTTCCCTGAGCTCTGCAGAAAGTTCTTTAATAGCTTCTATTAATAACGGAATGATCTTTTCGTACTTAACCCCTTTAAATCCGCTAAGTCTCGTGGTGACAACTTCAGGTAAAACCGATTCTATCTCCTGCGCGATAACTCCAACATCATGACCTTCGAATCCATGCTGATACCTATGTTCTAGTTTCCAATCAAACTCATAACCTGAGATGGATTCCACTTTACTTAGTGCGTCCGAAATTTTAACGATGTTCTGTTTTAAATCCCTATCCGAAGTAGAGAAAGCAACAATATCAGCCTCAGCATCAATCCTACCAACGACATTAGCATATCCGATTTTTCCACTACCAATATTTGGCCCTACTGCCAGTGCAGTAGTTATGACTATACCACCATTTGCTGTAGTATTCTCTGACATACTAGCGTTACCTAAAGCAGATGCGCTGGTCCAATAGGCAATACTCGGTGCGATACCTCCTGTTAAACCACCACCACCCCCTGCTGCTCCTTGTGCTCCGTTGACTCCTGAAGTTCCTGCTGATCCTGTTTTACCACTAGATCCTGATGATCCTGCTGCTCCTTGTGCTCCTTGTGCTCCTTGTGCTCCAACTGTTCCTTGTGCTCCTTGAGCACCTGTAATACTTATACCGGCTGGTCCAACTGTTCCTTGTGCTCCTTGTGCTCCATTGACTCCTGATGTACCACTAGATCCTGCTGATCCTGCTGCTCCTTGTGCTCCTTGTGCTCCTTGTGCTCCTTGTGCTCCAACTGTTCCTTGTGCTCCTTGTGCTCCTTGTGCTCCATTGACTCCTGATGTACCACTAGATCCTGCTGAACCATCTCCTCCGTTTCCCCCATTTTTTCCTGCTGCTCCTTGTGCTCCTTGTGCTCCATTTCCTGCTGGTCCAACTGTTCCTTGTGCTCCTTGTGCTCCATTGACTCCTGATGTACCACTAGATCCTGCTGATCCTGCTGCTCCTTGTGCTCCTTGTGCTCCTTGTGCTCCTTGTGCTCCTTGTGCTCCTTGTGCTCCATTTACTCCTGATGTACCACTAGATCCTGCTGATCCTGCTGCTCCTTGTGCTCCTTGTGCTCCTTGTGCTCCTTGTGCTCCTTGTGCTCCTTGTGCTCCTTGTGCTCCTGTTTTTCCACTAG